TCGGTGCAACACACCATTTCTATAATACTTGACTAATTCAATTTCATCTCGAAATTTGCCGTCAGGTTGTTTTACAGATCTAAAAACATATTCTGCTGGTCCATGTTCATTATGGACAATTCCACCAACTTTATGTTGAAAATTCCATTCACTAATGGCCACCCAATTTAAGGATTTGTTAAAAATATTTTCAAGAAACCAGTCTTTGGATCTTAGATATTTAAGTTGTTTTTGTATGTTCTCAACATCTTGATCTGTAATGTCTGGATATTGTTTCCTATTAGAATAGAAATAGTTAAGATCCACATGAGTTTTCTCTAAAACAGCTGATGGATAATTTATTTTTGAAATGTTTGATTCATCAAATCCCATATAACTCAAACTACAACCATTTGTAGAAATATCTGTTTCAATTCTTTTTGTTGGTTTAGCCACACATCTCCAATCCACCAAATATTTTATATCATCTTCTGAACTTAAAAAAGTTAGCAAGGATTTTTTTGGCAAAGAATATAAAAAATCTTTTTTAATCCCTTTGCCGTGATAATAATAAAACCGTATTTCATTTTCAAACACATCGATAAAATTATTTGAAAATGAAGGTTTTTCTAGTTCAAGTTCAGAAGACATGAGAATTTTTCCTTTTGTTTGGGTTTAGTCGTCTACGCCGCTAACCAAAAAAGCAGGCACCCAGGCAACAAACTTTGTCCAAGGAATTGTAATAATACACTTATAAAAATAAGAGCTTGTTTCGATTACACGGGCATCCAAAATATTTTCCCATTCTTTCTTTCTTTCATCTTTGAGAGAAAGAGGGACATTACCTTTTGGTGAAACAAGATCAACATCAAAATAAATAAATTGTTTCGACTTGGATTCATCAAACTTTAAAGACTTGTTGAGAAAAGAATCACTTGCTTTTTTCTGATTCGCCATTTGTCTTTTTTTCCTTTTTCTGTTGCTTAATATAAAGAACAATTCCCGAAATCGCTGCCGCCAATCCAAATCCAACCAAGCCATAAACCGCAGCTTGTTTCATTGTTAGGTTTCCTTTCCGATTGTTATGAGAAGTTTGCGTTCAGAATCCTTTAAAGGTTGATCGATTTTATACTGTCCAACCAGTTTCAATAAATCCTCAATAATTTCTCTTCCAAGATTTTTATACTCTAATTCCCTTCCAGAAAACTTGCAAACAATTTGAACTTTATGACCGTCTTCCATCCAATCTTTAATTTTGGATGCCTTTGTTTCAAGATCATTGTAATCTGTCACGGGGCGAACTTGAACTTCTTTCAAGTCAAGAACTTTTTGTTTTTGAGCCTTTTGTTTCTTTTGTTGCTCAAACTTAAACTTTCCATAATCCATAATTTTACAAACAGAGTTTCCGTCTTTTGTTTTTGCAATTTCAATTAAATCTAATTCGCTTTGTTGAGCCTCTTTGAGTGCTTCGGCAAAAGGAACACTTTTTTTGGTTTCTCCAGTTGAAGAAATTAAAACAACTGTTGCCGATTTAATTTGATGATTGATTTTTGCTTTTACGTCTTTCATTTTATTATATTATTTAGAACTATTGTTAACAACTTGAATCACTTATTTCTTTGATTTAGCTTCAAGCTGTTTTGGTTTTCTCTTAAACAAAGATTTCACTTTGTCGACACCAGAAGAAATCTTATTCTTTACTTTTGTTTTGAGTGTTGGGTTAATTTGCTCAATTTCTTTTTCAACTTCTTCTGTTATTTGAATGAATTTTTTAAGAGTTTCTCGACTACTATCATACTTTCTAGTAAGATAATCATATTTCTTACTTTCATGGAAATCTTTTATGGTTTCTGGAGTTTGATCCCCAACAGAAGAAAGCCAAATTTCTAATTCACTATTAGAACTTTGGGAATTTGTTTCTCTTGATGGAGGTTCTTCTGGAAGATTTGAAGATTTCTTTCCAAGAACAGACTCAATCTTTTCTTCGAGTGTTTTTAGAAAGCTCTTCATGGTTTCGGCTCCCACCTATGCTATAAGCCTGTGCGTCGAGCCTGTCAATCCCCGTAATTGACATTCTCTGCGGGCTTAAACTCAAGTTTTGTGGACATTTTTGTTTTAAGTTCTTCGAAACCAACAGGAGAATAATTCCAACAGTCAACTCCAACGTCTATTCTTTTCGTGTGTTGATCTTCTGGAAGTGTTCCGTGGCAGTGCCCGTGAAGCATCCACGAACCATAAAAGCTTTTATTAAATGACAGCATTGGATAATGAGACATTACAATAAACTGTTCATCTATTTCAACTTCCATATAATCAGAATAGGAAGTAAAAAGTTCTTTTGTAGACCCTTTTAGGTCTTTATCATGATTGCCCCGAATAAAGTGTATTTCTTTTCCCTTGAGTCTCCTCACAAAAGATTCAAGTTCCCCATAGCTTTTTGAGTTTCTTGGAAAACCAAGATCACCAAGAATAAAACAAATATCTTGTTCTCCTACTCTTTCATTCCAGTTTTTGATAACCGCCTCATTCATTTCCTCAACCGAGGAAAATGGGCGATTAGAATACTTGATAATGTTTGCATGGAAAAGATGCCAGTCAGAACTAAACCATGTTTTAATATTTTTGATTTTTCGTGCCATGATTTTGCTAGTGTGTGGTTGGCCGCATAAGAGTCAACTACGATTCGGAATTCAAATTAGAATTTAAGATTTCCAGGTCCAAAAGCTTGCGGAAGCAACTCGCTAATGTTTGTGAATTTTCCGACCTTGCCGCTCGACACGAGCCACACGGGACAGTCCGCAGTGAATTCAGAAATAAACTGTCTACACGCCCCGCACGGCGACGCAGGATGCTCGCCTCCGACGGCGACCACAATTAGGTCGATTGATTTAGGTTTATATTGAATTAATTCAACCAAAGCAGCTCTCTCAGCACAAATGGTTAAACCATAAGAAGCATTCTCCACATTGGTTCCATAGACAACAATTTGTTCTTTGTCTTTTAGGGTTGCAACAATCGCGGCACCAACACTAAAACCAGAATATGGAGAATAAGAGAAATTGCGAAACAAGTCAGTTTGAACAACAACATCTTCATGATTTATATATTTTGCTTTCATCTAATACCTTTTAAAAGTTTATAAGTTGAAGGCATATCAAGTTTTTTAATAAACATTTCTTCTGATAAGAAATGAATGTTTTCTTTTGTTGTTTCTAAAATAAAAATAGGTGTTACTTCAGCAACGACTTTAATAAAGTTTGCAGCGAAATACTCAATAGCATTGTTTCGCTGCGATTCGTGTATTGTTGCAACAATTTGCAACTTAGCTCCTTCATCTGCTAAGTCTTCCATAGCAGATTGAAGAGCTAACCCGACTATTTCTTCTTTTGGTTTTGGAGTTCCGAATGTCATTGTTTTTTTTCTTTCTCCTTTTTATAGGTTTCATATTCCTTTTCTAATAGATTAATAACCTCATTATTAAACTCTTCTTTTAATAACTGTAATTTTATCTCTCTGTAAAGAGAAGTTTCAGGCGACAATACACACAATTGTGCCAAACGTTCATATTGGACTATCATATGTCCAGAGATTTCAAATCCAAAAGATACCATAGTAGCTAAACTTGAACTACCAAGATAATTTTGAAATACATATTCTGTGCCATCTATAACACCAAGACTGTAGTTTCTAACTGCATCTCCAAATTTCGAAACTATTTCTTCTTGTTTGGAAAACTTTGACCTTGCTTTAGTTATTGTTTTTTCTGCGCGACCACAAACCCAACATTTTCCTTTGGTAAAATGAGTATGGTTTGGATTTTTACACTTTTTTCGTTTAACAGGAGGACTGTTTTCCTCAACGTAATCCTTAAATAATTTTCTTTGAAATCTAATAAAAGCTTGTTCTAAAGAAGAATCTTCTCTTGAAAAACTCAACGAAACAAACATTGATCCGTTTTGCTGTTCTTCTGCATATCCTGTTTTTACTTCTATTAAAACCTTTTTATTTTTCATGTTTGTTTTAGTACCTTACTATAATCCTTTAAAAGATTTGTAGCACTTTTTTTACAAAGAAAAACACCAGTTAGTCCATATAATTTCTTGTTGTGTTCTAATTCAACTTCTATTTGTTTGACAACTTCAGAAATAAAGTTTTCTACAAGTTTGTCTTTTATTAGATAATCAGAAATAGAATATCCTTTTGGTAACATTAATTCCAATGTTAATTTAACATCTGGATGTATGTCCATCATTTCTTTTTGATTGTTTTTACGTTTTCTTTAAACAAATCCCAGTTAACTTGCTCTTCAAAACTATTAAGTTTTGTTCTTAGCCGCTTTGAACTTTCTTCGCCTCCAACAGAAACAATAATTCGTTTTTCATTTCCAAAATCAAACCTATATGTTTTTCTTTGATCCATTTTATTTAACCTTTTTTTCTTGTTTGGCTCTTAAAGTTTCAACAATTGATTGTTCGAAATAAACATTTTCATAAATTGTTTCAAATTCAAAAAAGGTTTGATAAAAAATAAAATCTTCATCTTTTGTCGAAAATTCATATTCTAGTTTCCTACGATCAATTTCTATTTCAGAAATAGACTGATAGTCTTTGTTTGCAAACTTTTGCAAATTTGGGCAAACAACAGTTTTTAAGTGCTGCTTCATACCTTCTCGTTCTTTCTTTAAAGAATTTACAGAAGTGTAATAACTTTCTTGGTAAACTTTGTAACAACCAAGAGAATAACTCTCGCCGCTATTGTCATGAAAAGCTAAAATAGTTCTCCAAGTATTATCTTCATAATCTTCGCTTTCTAATATAGAGACTTTGCCTTTATCCAAAACCTTGATTTTATCTTTAAACCAAAGAGTTAGTTGTTCAACCGCATCAGCTTCACCTGCGTACGAGAACAAGCAGTTTTGCAGCCTTATATAGAACATGGTTTTGTTGCCTCGCTTAAAACCGCAAAACAACGAGTCCAGCTCGTTGCTTCTTATACTTTAATTATTATCTTAAAATTATGGATTATGTATCCAAACAGAAAATACTGTTAGCGGAATAACTTCATTGTTTTGGTTAACCGCATAAACGGTTACTTTACAAACTCTGCCCTCTGTATTTTGTTCAAGTACAGAAAGTCGCCCGTAACAATGGTTTGGAGGAATTGTGATAAAAGGCATTCCAAAATTATCAAGCTCTATATCAGAGCTAATAAATTCATATCTGCAATATTCTCCTGTTGGGGTTTGTTCTAAGGTTACAAACCCATTTGGTATTGGTTGCCCAAACCATTGATTCATTTGGATTTTATTATCTAATGCAATATGAAAAGTTTTTTCGCTTTCATTAATGTAATTGTTTCTTGGTTGTGGCAGAGGAACACCACAAGATATTAATAAAAAAGAAAGAAATAAGAAAAGATGTTTCATATGATTAAATATCAAATTCTTGCTCGTATTCTAGTTTTTCTGCTGGAAAGGTTCCTTGTGTTTTGCCGCAATCAAGACAAACAGAAATCGAAACAAGATTTTTTCTGTCTCCGCGAATTGGATTTGGAACATCGCCAACGATCTTTGGACCGTTTCCCATTTGATAAACAAAACTGTTTGTTTCTGTTGTCGCGTTTAGAACGCGTTTTGAACCACAGTGTTGACAAACCTTCATTTTGTTTTCCTTTACCCTTTGGTTACGTTTAGATCGTCGTTCACAACTTCAGCTTCGTGGTGAATCATTAACCAAATTTCATCCATAACAAAAGTTTCCAATAGGTTTTTAATCAAAAATGGAGCGTTAATATCAATATTAACACGCATGATTCTTTCCGTTTTATCATTGTCAAACGGGGCAAAAACTACTTCCCCGTTACAAATAAATCTATTGTTCAACTGAGGAAATCCGACCAAAGAAATATCAAACATTCCAGTTTGAGTTTCGTAGTCAAAAGAAACCGTTTCTTCCCATTCAATTTTTTTGTCCGCAATATAAGGTTTAAAAATCTCGGGAATTTTGGTTTCGCTTATGTTTAATAAAAACCTTCTTGTAATTACTTTAACGTTTTTTCCAGTTTTACTTTGACTTTGAGTTAATGAAACCAAACTAAATTTCTTAAATGGCATTTGTTTGATTAACTCTTCATTCGAAAAGTAATCCTCAAGAAGAACATTCATTCGACAATTGAATTTTGTTCTTATTTGCCTCGTTTTCATCTTACTTTTATTTCCAGGGCAACAACTTCTTTGGTTGTGATCTCTTCGAGAATAAAATATCTCCATTCATATGTTGACTCTGTAAATAAAACCTTCCACATATCTTTATTCGCATCATCTATTTTTGCTATCGAGCCTTTTATTTCAGAAAAATTTTTTCTTTTTTCTTGCCAGTTAAAAAGTTTTTTTCTGAAACTAACACTTGAAGTTTTATCAGAACAGACCAACAAGTTTTGTAAACTTTTAACAAGGTATGTGTTTTCGCCAAGTGTTTTAAACATTGGCATTGTTAAAACATCAGATAACAAAGGAGCTTTTAATCTTTTATTTTCAATCCAATTTTCAATTAGTTCCATTTTAAGATTTTCAATTTTAGAGGCATTTTCTTTAAATTTTTTATTAATGCTTTCTTTAAGATCGGAAAGCATGTTAATGTCAAAACATAAAACGTTTTTAACAACATTAATTTTTTTGTTGTTGATTATATAATCAACAAAATAATAATCTGTTTTCAGAGAAACATTTTCGTCTACCAAAGTTTTAAGTTCAATTTGTTTCTTTTGTTTTTCTTCTTTGTTCATTTTTTAAAATCTTTTCAAGTATAAAAATGAGTCAAGATTTTTATTGTAAATTAAAAACATATCGTTATAAATCTGTTGAACACCAACACATCCATCCAGTTCATTTGGTGATTTAATAAAATCTAAAGTTCCGCGATCAAATGGAAGTTGATAAAGTCTTTTAAATTTAAAAACTTCGCTGTCAAACTTATAATAAATTAAATCTTCAACGTCTTTTCTATGAACTTGTTGTTTATATATTTTCACCCCTATTGGCAAACATTGAATTATTGCTTCAATTGGTCGACGAGAGAGTTTATTTGACCTGTTAAGAATGCTATCAAGAAAAAGTTTTTTTTCTTCTTCGATTAGTTTATTAAGCTCAAAAGACTTTGACGCGCGATCAGACTCTTTATTGTCTTTAATTACAGAAATTGTACTATCCTCATATCTTACAATATCTTGGACAGCAGGTAAATCTAAATTCTTTTCGAGAACTTCAAATACTTTTATTTCTTTCTCTAATGTCGTCAGTTCATCGTGGAGCGATCTTATTTTATTTCTTTGTGTAGGATTCATAGACAACTTTTTCTCCAAGATAAAGTTCGCCGAATTTTTCGGCTGAACCTATTCCTTTCTTTGAATCGATATAATAAAACGTTTTTCTTCTATATGGATCATAAGAAATCTTTGTCTTAAATCTAGGCGGCCTCAAATCTAGATTTAATTCAGAAATAAAACCTTCGACAAAAGCATGAACATTTTTTCTTTGCTGGGAAACTACTCGTAGTCTGCCTTTTTCAGAAACAGTGAACTTACAATCTTTTAAGAGAATACTATTAGCATAGCCAGCAATTCGATTGCCTTGTTTTATTGACCAACAAGATTTGTTTAGATTCCAATATATCTTAACTTTTTTCGTTAAATCTATTGTTTTATTTTCTTTATTTGTCATTTATTCAAAAACTACTCAACTCTCACAGTTTTAGAAATAGAAAGAATGGTACAAGTGTCAAAAGAATTTTCGGTCAAAACACTTGTTACCCCGCTACAGGTTTGCATAATAATTCTTGTTGGGGCAGAACCACAAGAAACAGAAAAAGAAAACACAAGGTCTTGAGGACCACTATCCGCGATACCCTCAATGTTTTGATGAATAACAGAAAATCTATTCAAAAGAACATAAGAACAGCCAGAAGGAAAAATTCTACCAAAATTATCTCCAGCTGTCGCATAGTTTCTAATTCTGTTTCCTATTATCCTCATCGTAGGATTAATTCCTGCATCGGTTGAAATCTCCACGGAATTAAATTCAATTACTCCCTCATATCCTCCATCAGAAGTTCGATACAAAACATTTGTTTCTCTTGCCGCGGCATCTGCCCTCGAAGAATCCGACCCCGAATCGGAAGAATCCGAAACAGAAGCATCTGATTCCATAACAGAAGAGTCTTCTTCAATAACCGAAGAATCTGCATCTTCTGAAACCATTTGAGAATCAGGAAATTGCCGTGAATCTACGGAGGCATCAGAAGATTCGCGATCGGGCATTTCCATTGTTGGATTGCCGCAGGCAATCAAACCAAAAACCGCGATCAGCGAGAGATACTTGTTTTGAGAGATTTTCATTTTGTGAGACCTTTCTGTTGTGTACACCTCGACATTAACCACCGCAGCGGAGGCGTCAAGCGACATTATGAAACACAATTGGTCTCAAATATTACTCGTCCTCTTCATCATCTTCTTCGTCGTCCTCATCGTCAATATCAATATCATCTTCATCTTCGTCTAAATCTTCGTCAGACTCTTCAATTTCTCCATCAAGAATTTCAACCTCTAAATCAAGAGAATCTTCTGCAATTCGTAACAATTCTAAATTTGACATATTTTGAACGGTTTCTAATGCTTCTTCTTCTGATTCAGCAGAAACTTCTATGACTATTTCTTGTTGAAGAAATAAATTTACAGGCACGCCATATGTTTTTATATTCATGTTGTTTTTGTTTGCTCCTTTTTTCAGACAATCTGAAACATTACATTTTTTGGATGCTCTGAATTATATACATTCCTAGTTTCATCTTGGTAATGTGCAACCGTTTTCGACATTTCCTTAAGAAATTCTTGGTGAAGATAGATTTCATTCATCAAATATTGTGAAAGTTTTACCTTAACTGAAAGGTTCGAATAATTGTTTCCAAGTTGTTTTACTGTAAGAAAGATAGCTGCCCCAATAGTGCCACATGCAGAAGAATTGCACCTAAGATTTTTATCTTTTGTCACAGAGACGAAAAGGTCTCTTTCTTCTAAAGGAAAAAGAGACGAGACAGGGACAACCTGAAAAGAAAAAGACTTTTGATAACCGTTGCCCAAAGACATTTCAATTTCAAACGAGAGACTGTCCATTTTTATTTTCCTTTCGCGGTTTAGTTGGGGTGATGCACAGGTAGGGTATCCACATCCCCAACCTCTGTAAAGAGAGAATCCCAGGGCAATATACTTTGAAACATGACTTGTCCGTGGGTTTAAACTCAAACAGCGTTTGCCACGCAGAATTTCAAACAAATTCGGGTTTCAAACACAAAAACATCAAACTAAAACTGAAATTAAATTAAATGCTTATTGCCTCGTTGATTTCTCCTGATGCTTCTTTAATAGTGTATGAGACACACATACGAATTTGTTTTATATCCTTCTTTTTACAAATACTTTGTTTAAAAGTATTTGAAGGAAATAAATCATTTATCGGTAAGTCTGTTTTTTCAGGAATGAAAAGATCTCCAAATCTTAACTTTTCTTCTAGTTCATCTCTTATCTTTTGAAGACTATTCAAAAAATAATTTTGATAAAGAAATACATTTTCAAACACACACGAATCTATTTTCTCAAAATTAACGTCACTAAAAAACTCCACATATCGGCTGTTAATTGCTTCAGCATACATTTCTTTGACTTGTGGAAGAAGACAAAAGATAACCAAATCTTGGTTTAAGATATCATCTATATTTTCTTCAATATCATCTGGTTCAAATTCAAAATAACCTAATTTATTTTTGATACTCCAATGAGCAAATTTTGAATCATATTCTTCACTATAACTTTTGCTATAGCTAAAGACTAATTCTTTTGGATTGCTTATGATAGAATCACAAATCTCCAAAAATAAAATGTGAAGTTGTTCAAGTAGCAATTCTTGCGAGTCATACAAAAAAATTTTAGATTCTCCAAAACAGTTAAGATTTAATGCCCAAAGTTTAGACATTGTGATTTGACCAATTAAGCCGCGACAACCCTAACAGGTTGTTTGTCTTCAAAATGCCCAGGAGGAGGAAAAGTATTATAACTAACTTCTATGTTTTCAAAGAAAGGATTCTTTACTCTAAAAGAGTTTCTTTCAGTCCTATTGAACTGAAAACCAGATTCTTTTAGTTCTTTTTCTAACCGCTCCATCAATGTGTTTAAAACAATTCCAGACATAGGCATAGGTATGTCTATCGAACAGTTGAGTTCTATTTCAGAAATTTTTGTTGCATTAACACTTTCAAGAAATTCTCGGTTAATTTTTTCATTCCAAGTTTTTATATTCTTTTGAAACAATTCCTCAATCAATTTCATTTTATCTTTTAATATAGTTTCTTTTGTGGTTGAAAGCTGTTCTAGGGTTATTAGTTTCATGTTTTGTTTTCCTTTTCTTTTTTATGAATTCAGTAACATAATATTTTCAACAATTTTTTCGCGAAGTGTTTCAAGGACTTCCGAAGTTTTTTGACCTTCTTCTAGGTTTGAAAGAAAAGTATAATCATATTCCGAATAGCGATTGCGTAATGCTGGCTTTAATAGAATGGAAAGGCGTGCTTGAGCTGGCTTGATTTTTATTCTTTCTTTAACTGAATATGCTTTTAATTTCCAAAGATTGTGTTTTGAAGAAAGCTCTTCATAGTATTTTTGATACTCTTTGAGAAAATTTTCTGTTGTTTTGAGCACCCAATTATGGATTAGAAGAACTGCCAAAAAAAGGCAAAAGAAAACTAAGGCAAGCAAACTTTTCACAGACGCAAAAACAGCAGAAACGGCAATTAATAATATTAGTAACACTACCCAAAAATTAGATTTATGTGATACCACAAAAAAAGGAACAAATTTCTTTCTGTTTTCGTAGTGGTTTTCATAAAATTCCCTTTCGGTAGTAGGTGTTTTAGGTTCTTTTCCTGCTTCATCTAATTTCGGATAAGAGTTTCGATAATCAGCTTCAAACGTTTTTACATTTCCAATTGAATCAATGTCTTTTAAATCAATAAATCGATAAGAATCTGTAATTCTAGTTCGAGAAAGTTTTACTTCTCCATATCCGTTTAACTTAAACACCTGAATTTCAGGTATTGTTTCTTCATTCATCGTTGGTGTCCTTTACCTTTATGATCTGTTTTGCTCGGAGAATATCTCTTTGGAGTGTTAAGAGATATTCAAGGTCGGTTGATCTAATCTCCTGATCGGAAAAATTCCCGAACCAAAACTTTAATCTATATGGAAACATATTCCAGTCTGCAACTTTGTTATTATATTCTTCTTGTGCTAATGCGTTTTTTCCATGAAAATAAACTTCTTGTTTTTCATAATAAATTTCATAAAAACGGCAAGCCAAGAAATGGAAAAAGATTAAAATCGATGTAATAACAACTATTAGTGGCATCTTGGCAACTACAGATGAAATAAATGCTATAAACCATATTAAAACAAGAAAAACAGGAAGGGCACTATTAAGATCAAAAACCAATAATTTGCTTTCTTGATATTCTTTTTTTGGAGGCAGAAAAGGATGAGAAAAAATAATTTGAAGTCCTGTTAAGTTTTTAATTTCAATATAGTAACCATCCGATGTTTCAATAAGTTTTTCATCAACTGTATATTGTTTCGTTTTGATTTTCATTTAGTCTGCCTTTTTCAGATGAGCATAATCTTTTTTTGTTTGAACCCAATCGGTTCCTTTTCTTTCAAATTTCCATTGAAAAAGTTGACCTGTTTCACATGGTCCTTCAAAAATAACATAAAGCGGAGCAACAAAAACAATTGTTCCCGTATTTATTACTCTGTTTTCTCTTTCAACATCAATAACATTAACCTTGTCACCTTTAATAAACAAAGTTAAAGTTTTCTTTTGTTTCATATTTTACCACCTGTCTCGAAAATCAATCATAAGACAAGGAACAAATTCTTCTGTCCCAGGATACTTGCGAACCTCTAACGTATATTCCATTACAAACTTATGATTTTGCACAAACCAATTTCTAACAATGTCCATAACTTCTTCGAGATTTTCAGAAACATTCTCTCCAGCCACTGCAAAATCGTGAGATGATCGACCCATTGTTTTAACATTGTTAACAACTTGTTGGGTCAACAAGTCTCGAATAAATTTATTGGCGATTTTTACAGCATCAAACTTTTCTGGTTGAGGTTTTCGAGAAAATTTCAAAGTTTCGTAATAACTGCCTTTGGTGATTTCAACGTCTGAATCATTCCCCAAAAACTCTTTGAGTTTTTCTGGTTGCTTGTCAAAATTTTGACTGTGAAAGCTTACTTCTGAATTAAATGCTGTCTTGTTTAATTCAACAACAGTTGGTTCAATAAGTTTGAAATGAAAAGAGTAATATGGTTTTATTCCTTTTTCTGCAAAATGTCCTAAAATATCTTGAACTTTTCCTTTAAAAAACCCAACCGTGTGGGTAGATTTCCCTTCCGCATCGCCTTCTGTTGTGACAAGCCACAGATTCATTTCTGAGTTTTTCATTTGGAATTTTTCCTTTGTTTGATGTTGTAGGCATGAATGGATTTGAACCATTGACTTCCCCGTTATAAGCAGGGCACTCTAAACCGCTGAGTTACATGCCTGTTGAGTTTTGTTTATCTAACCAAAAACTCTGCAAAAAATTCTACTCCTTTTTCTCTAACAAACTCTGTATATTCAATTCTCGTGGCGTCAATTAAAACCGTGGGTAAATAAGCACCACTAGCTAGTTTATCTTGAAGTTTCTTAATTGCAAGAGTATACCGATCAAGATAGTTAGATTCAATAATTTCATTTGAATCATATTGGGATAATCCAGTACCATCAGGTCCATGAGATAAATTAGATTCAAATAATCTTTCTTCTTTGCAAAGAAAAAGAAAATCTGCTCCGTTATGGACACAAGCCATATACAAAGCTTTGTCATCCAATTTTTTTATAAATTCCATTGCTCTTTCGAATTCGCGTGATCCCATGTTTGTTATTCCTTTATTTCTTGTGGATGCGGCAAGAATCGAACTTGCTTGCCCATAAGGGCGAGTGATTTACAGTCACTTGCGAATCCATTTCGCATCGCATCCTTAGTTAACACCTTGCTTGTCATCGCTCTCGTGTGGTGTTATCACGGACTTTATTTTTTGTTTAGGGATTTGGTTTGGCCACATAAACAGATTGGAGAAGTCTAACCAAGCAAACGTACAGCGTTTGCAACTGTCCTAGTTTCCTACTAGAAAAAGGTCCGAACAGCCTATTCGGCTAGGTATTTCCAAACCGACAAGTTTGGGAACATTCTTTATGGATTTTAAATTATTCAGTAACAGAAAGTCTAAGCGTTCCTGTTTTAACAGGAGATTCATCATCTGAGTTTTTAAACAATCTAATTTGTGAGTTTTCATAATCCATAGAAATATGAGAAAACATTTCTCCAGGGGGAAAACCAAGCATCGGAACCAAAAGCTTGCAATTCATAAAACTAAACATAACAGTATCAATTTGATCCCACTCTTCCCAAGAAAAGAGTTGGTTTTCAATATTTTTCTTGAGGTCTTCTGGATTCATTTGTTTTATTCTCCTGTGTTTGTGTTTTGTTCGAAGTGAACGGAAGGAAAATAGACAACCATTTTAAGTCCAAAACTATCCCAATTAATTGTTCTTAAAGAACGAAAGAAATCTTGTTGTTCGATATGGGTTGCCTCATCATCTTCGAACATTTCAAATGCTGTTTTTGTAATTTCGGAGAGAAGATTTCCAAATTCTTCTGTTGAAGTAACAACCGCCAAACATTGTTTTCCGCACATTCCTTTTCCGCTATAGTTTTTAAGTTCATAACATTCTTCTTCAAAAGAGTCGCTGTTAATTTTTTCCAAAATCTTTTGAATGATATGCTTTGACATTTATTCTCTCTCTTGATTCTTTTGCGGGTGCCGACGCAGAGACACCTTAGCCATCACACGGCAACAGTCAAGCCCCTTCTAAAAGAGCAATTGCTGAATGTTTAACATGAACAACCCTTTCCGTGTTTAGAAGTTTTAATCTTAAAACTGTTTTGTTTTTCAATTCAGCAATAATAACAGCCAAACCATATTTGGTTTTTACTATTTTATTGGTTAAATCTTTCTGTGCTTCTTTTTTTGAGAAAAGATTTATTTCTGTTTCGGTTGGGATAAAATTTATTTCGTTATAATTTCCATAAAAAGTTTTGTTTGCAGACTTAACCAAAACAAGAGCAGTTTTTAGTTTTTCATCCCAAGAGATAAGTTCTCCAATTTTGTTTCTAATAAGAACAGTCTGTCCCTTAGTTTTTTCTTTTTTCTTATTAGTTTGGCCGCAATATCTTTTCACTGTTTCAAATGTGAGAAACGTAACTATCGCTTCGTTTCGTTTATCAAAAACAAAGAATAACTTATTTCCTTCAAAATCAATCGTTTTTATTAATGAGTTGTTTGTTTGAATTAAGACAGTGGAAGCAAATCCATTTTTTGTTAGAGATAGGAGTTTGTCATATTTTTCATCAGTAAGAATGACTCCATATCTCTGATATGCTCTTTTTATAGCATGTCGTTTTTGTGATTCTTGATGTTTCATACCTTTTTGGTTTAAGATTAAAACCAAAATAGTTTTGAATTAGATTCACCAGGAAAGCAAAAGGACTAGAACTTATCTGATTGTTTGAAGGAAGTCCTTTTATAGCCTAGTGAATTGGTAGTCTGCCGCGGATTTGAACCACGAACTGCTCCCTTATCAAGAGAGAACTCTACCCTTGAGTTAGCAGACTAATTTTTATTTCTCGTTTTGGTAGAAGTTTGTTGCTTCTACCGCGGCGATCTACACAGTATAATCACCCGACCGTCTGTGTCAACTGCCAAGGGTCATATGTTTGTTTTTTTAACATTTAAACGCCTTAATTCTTCTTTCAACCAAGAAATAGTGGATATTATCCATTCTTTTCTAAAAATTTGCAGTTGCCATTCTCTATTGCAAGGAAGAACTAAAGACTGTTCAAAATTTGAAAGTGATTTCTCATAATTTCCAAGATTGTGATAAGAAAAACCTAACATCTCTCTATATTGGTAACAGTCCTGTTCTTTTTTAAGAGAAAGATACTTTTCTAGAAAGTCAATACATTCTTTAAAATTATTTTTTTGTATCATTTCTAGTGAAGCTTTAAAAGCTGCGTGTTCTGGTAGTGTACTTTTATCACATTTAAAAGCCAATTCTTTGAAAATCGGAACATATTCATTATATCTATATTTCTTTTCTGGGTGACATAACATTTCATCTGCGAGATAATATCTGCATCGATCAATTAACTCTGGATCAGTTTCAAACCTTAACCAGTTTTTTAAAATTGAAAAATTTCTTTCGTTGAAATTTCTTGCTCCATTTGAACGATGAATAACTTTAGATTTTGCAACCAGTTTTGTAAAACTATCTCTTCCATCTTTATGATCCAAAAATTCATGAACAGGAGTTCTCCAATACCATCCAATTTTATTTTTAACAATTCTTTCTCTAAAGAAGTTTTCGCCTTGAATGCAAACAGTTCTGTCTTCGTTCCAGCCATACATATATTGCATTGATAAATAATTTCTTTTTCCAGCAGCTTTCAAGGTTTCAAAATCTTTTCGAAACCAATAAATATCATCAATTTGATCATCTGTATCCAACCACATAACCCAAGGTTGGGTTGCATAAGAAAAAGATTCTTCTCTCGGTGCCGCGAAAGACATTAGTCTTCCATCCAAATCAAGATATTTCTTTCCTGTTGCATACACTTTTTCTGTATATTTTTTAGCAACAGCAACAGAATCATCTGTTGACCCTGTATCAACAACAACAATCTCTTTTACAACAGGAGACATTTGTCCAAGAATAAAATCTAAATTTTGCGCGTCATTTCTGTTGATCATACACAAAGACAAGTCTAGTTTTTCAGTTTCTTCAGACATTTTTGGTCTCCTGGTTTTAAAGGTTATATAACTTCTTAATACAATCAACAAGTTCTTGATCGGGGTGGTCTGATTGTATTAGACCAATTTTAGATTGTTTTGTTTCGTGTTCTCTAAAATACCACTCGATTTCAAATTCTTCATCTTGATATATGTCAAACTGTAAAAGTTTGTTATTGGCAAAATAACTTAATCGAATTGATGGATCAACACTATTTGAAAGAACTTCTTCAAATGGTTCTGCGCTTGGGTTGAACTGTCTTACAATACTCTCAACTTGTTCAATTTTTATTAGTATTTTTTTTGTTATTTCCATGACACATTTTTTCTTTTTTTATATATTAAAAATCGCGGGATTCTTGCAGTTCTTCAAACTCCAATCAATCCAAAACTCCAACCAAATCAATCTAGCTAAAACATCATCAAATTTTGTGTCCATAAATCCTGGTACAGCGTTTGGATGCCTCGCGATCCAATTTGTTTTAGTTTCTTGAATCTTGGATAAGTGTTCTGGTTTTAAGATAAAACAACCTGGGTGTGCGCTCATAAGACCACATTTTTCATCAAAAAAGAAATCATTGAGTTCTGCTTTTTTAACAAAATCATGCCATCCACCATAACTTGGGTGTCTGCCGTTTTTATTACTACTTAATGGATCGCCTGTAAAACTTGGAGCTACAGGCAAACATTTTTCGTGAACCCGAGGAATATACATTCCAGAGTATTTCTCTTTTTCAAGAACTGCTTCACCGATGTAGATACTGTATCCCATGTTTTTTATCTTTCTATAGCTGTTGAGTTCTTTTTTTGCCCACAATAAAAACACACCAATTCCGCATATTGATTGTTTACCACTTTTGATAATTCATAATCATGTCTTCCAAACTTACAGAGCTGTTTACTCACTACAGGAATAGAACATGGATTAAACCTGTAAAAATTAATTGTTAAAACAATTTCTTCTATTTTTGATTTAAGTTTATCAATCATTCTATTCCAAGATATGTTTCATATGAATGAATTATTCTACAGTTGCTTCCAAAACCTTTGCAAGTTTCATGTCCAAGCGAACTGGAACATTTCCTGCTTCTGTGCCCACCAATAGCGGTAATGTTTTCAAACGGATCTAAACTTTCGCAATAAGAATTTATAATTTCAACTGTATGATTAGTTGAAAGATTCAAGTCTTTTTTACAAACCTGGTCCTGAAAAAGTGATATGTCTTTTACTTTATCCATTTTATTTTCTCTTTCTTACCACGCGAAACGAATATTCTTTTTTATAAGTTTTGGACTGATTTGTTCTTTTAATTCATCCGTCAAAATTTCATCTGACATAAGAGTCACTCCAGTTCTAAACAATTTTTTTGAAAGTGTGAAATCGTCCAATAAACTATTAACAAATGCACTGTCGGCAAAATACGGCGCAGGACGACGGCATCTATAGCAATAACTTGTCGAAACAGGAATACAGAAACAAGTTAACTGTGCTTTCCTCATTTTGTAATCATCGAGGTCTTCTGATCTCTTTTTTTGTATTTCGGCTAACCGACACAAAAGTCCAACGAAATTCTTTTCTTGCATTTCATCAAGATTTGGTATTAAATGCCTGCAATCCTTTTCTCTTGCCCCAATCATATCCCAGCGTAACCAAAATCCATAATAACTTATTAGTGAGTTTCTTGAAATCCAATCCCACGCATAAATATTTTTATATGTTTTTACTTTATTTGTGGTCTCGCAAAATTCACCTTCAACAAGATAAACACTTGGAATAAAACCTTGTTTTACGGTAGAAAGCGCGGCGCCAGTAAAGTGTTTGTAAAACACCTTGTCTGAATTTTCTGTAATAAATCCATAAAACTGTTTCATTGTCTTATCCTATTGTTGTTTTTTGATTGATTTTATTATTTCATACTCTTCTCTGGTTTCAAACCTAAGACGAGTACCTACTTCAGAAACCAATCCAAGCTCAACATATTTGTTAAAACCTTTATTACCAATATATGATATAATCTTCTCCACAGACCAAGGTTTATCATTTACTCCTTTTTCAGAAGCCCAGTGAGTCATTCCAGAAGTTGTATGAACACAGATTTCTGAAATGTAGTTTCCAGAAACTCCTCTACCAAAATGAGCAGAACACCAACAATTTGGATTAGTCTTTAAACAAGAAAGATTCTTTTCGGCTTTATTTGAAATTATACGTCTAAAATCAATTGGGCTCCAATATAAAACAACCTTGTTCACAGTGTGATTAAAACAATCTACCCCATTGAAAACATCTCCAGGTTTCAAATTCATCATCCAAACAAAAATCAAAATCAATATAGTCTCCACCACCAATTCCAATGTCAGATTGAACCTCTCCCTCGAAACTATCATTTGTTTTTAAAAATTTAACCACACACACAAGTCAGATGTTTTTCCGTTAACATGGACAAGTCTTTCAGACTGGCACCTCATACACTTTTTATTCATTTAGATTCTCCTTTAGACGGTTGCCCCAACCATTCTTCAATCTTGGTTATAAGCTCGTCAAACCCACTGTAAAAAGCTTGTGTTGGATTCTGACTTGAAGAGAATGTGATTGACTCTGTTGCGGTTTTAGACGCGGCAACAAGCATGTAATCTGCCCCAACTTTGTTAAGTTTAAAATCATAAGAAATTCCATTCTCTAGAGAGAGTTCTCCAGTATATTTCAAACGAACATTCTCATCTCCAACAAAATAAGAATCGTAATAAGGATCGTTAATCAGGTTATACAATTCTTGTAAAAATCCTTGGTCTGGATATTCCTCTTCTTTGTGAGCTTCAAACTCTTCTCGAATTCTTTTCCAAAATTTTTGCTGCTCTTTGGATAAAATCTTTAACTCGCTAATAAATGTTTCTATATGATTTCCATCGACAGTATAAGATATTTCAGACGATTCGTTTCCTTGAACTAATAATGAATCTATGTTTTGAATGACTTCGCACTGAATATCGGAAATTTTCTTCACAGAAAACTTCGCGCAACATTCCAACATGCCATAAAACTTAAATTCATTCTTTTGTTGTTCCATAGTTTATTCTTCTTTGTATTCGGGGCAGTCCTTGAGGAAACCTTGAGAAAAGGTTTTGCTTGCATCTTTCACTTCAATATAAATTCTTCTCCTATATGGTCCAACAGCATTACCAATTGTAATAGAAATAACTGAACCCGTAAAAAACATTCTTTGAGTTATACTTTTTCTTGACTGTATTTTTTCTTCGCCGTGAAAGAAAATACATAGAACGTCTTGTGTTTTATCATATGTTGTTTTACAAAGCTGCATTTTTATTTTGTTATCCTTTTTCTTTATTGACTATTTGCAATATTTTACATCAAAATTAATATTCAATTTTTTCTTGATTTGAAGGTTGTGGTAATAAAGAAACACGAGTTCTTAAATTTAAAATATAACGAGGATATTCCACGGGCGGCAAAACTTCGTGAATTACTTGATTTCCATTTCCGAATCCTGGTGCCCTCAAAAACATTACTGTTCCAGACTGAGTTTCAAACTCATCTATCTGTTCAATAAAACTATAGTCTACTGGTTCTGTTAAAGACTTGTATATTTTTATTTTGGCTTTACCACTTATCGTAAATGTCAGCGAAAGTTTCTTATCACTCCACCTATCTCTATGAGGAGAAATATAATCTTTCGGCGATCTATATTTCTGATATCCTATTTCATTTGGATACCAACCAGAAAGTTCAAAAAACTTTTCCAGACCATTTAGCTTCTTTAGTTGTTTGCAAAGAGCGTTTGCAATTGGAGTATTAACATCTCCTAACATTGAATAATATCTTTCATGAGATTGTGTAACTTTATACGTTTTATTTTGATTTATTGGATTAATAATATGATTACCATATTCAAGTGGTAAAAATTTTACTTCTTTTAAAAGTTTTTCTATAAGGTCTGAATCTGTTTCATTTGAAAAACAATATCCATTTTCATATGTTTTTTGCAAACAGTCAACTATATCAAATCTTTCTGTAAAGACCTTCATTCTAAGGTCGGTCGCTTTCTTTTTCTTCTGATTCAAGTTGTTCACAGCCATCGAGAAATTTTTGAGTAAATATATTCGAAGCACCTAAAAACTCAAGACCAACCAAAGTGCTAAACCCAGCAATTTTGGCATAATCAGCCATAAAAGAAACTCCTCCTGGGGTTTCCAACTCTTCTGTTTTTGAGACCTCATATCCGTTCACATGAGTCAAGTACAAATAAACCGCATCAGCAAGTTTATCGTATGTTGCCCTGTGAACCAGTTTTTTCTTTGTTGCCATTTTAGTTTCTACTTTCTTTTATGAGTTTTTGATTTACTGTAAAAACTTTCAATAAAGGCATTTTCTTCTTCTGTTGCCGAACGAAGTCTGTATCCGTTTTTATCAATAATTCCGAACTCAATCATTTTATCAACAACCGAACCTGATATTCCACCATCAAAATAATTCCTTATTTGTTCTATTGGCCACGCTGGTTCAATACAGCCTGTCTCCGAAATGGAATGTAACCATCCATCTGTTGTAAAAATATCAACGTCCAAAACGAACACACCTCCTGGGCATCGCCCAAACGATGCACGATTATCTTTAATGATTTTCATTCTTGGTGAGACTGTTTGCCATATAATTTTAATAGATTTTACGATATGATTCCAAGAATCATATGAGTTAATACCATCTCCAGGTTTTAGATTCATTGCCCAGACATAATCTTTTCTCTTTTGTTTAGAAAAGAGCCTATGGAAAACTCTATTTGTTGTTCCTCTAGTAAGTCTAGTTTTCATTCACTTTCTTTCCAGAACTGTTGAGTGAATAAATCCACCTAGTTTTGACAGATCAGAAACAACATGAAAACGATTCGAAAACATTTTAATTGTTTCTCTGTCGATATTGCACCCAAATTCTTCCTTTGCTTTCTTTTCGACAAACTTCAAAAGAAGTTTCATAAAAAAACTTTCTGGTTTAACATGCTCAAGAAGTAGAATCTTTCCTTTTTCTGAAAGGACTCGATCCACCTCGTTCATAACTGTTTCTGGATTTCCAAATGTACAAAACCCAAGTTGGCAGACAACAAAATCCATTGAGTTTGAAGGAATGTCAACCATTGATTCAACATCTGATTGAATTGGCTTAAATTGAATTCCGTGATACAAAGCTTTTCGTTTTGCCGCTTCTAATGCCTCAGAAGAAATATCAACTCCAGTAACTTCGCAGTCTTGTTCTTGATACAGTGACAAACCTTTGCCTGTCGAAACAGCGAGCTCAAGAACTTTTCCTTTAATTGGGCCAGCTGTTTCTTTCAGCTTTTGCCGCATAGGAGAAAACAAGTGTTTCTCGGCAAAGTCTGTTTTCTCATCATACGTTCCGTCTCTGTACACCTGTTTCATTACTTGTTTCCTTTGTTGATTGGTTTTGCTTCAAATGTTTTTAAGTTAACCAATATTTCTTCATTCGAATCAAAAAATTTTAACTTTTGCCATTTTGAAAAAATGACTTCTTTGTTTGGATTACTCCTTCAAATAAAAGTCTTTGATAGTCTTCAAAAGATTTGATTATGACTAAATTCGAATTTTTCGTTTTCAGCGAAACAACGCTAGGTTTACCGAGAATTGTACTACCAGTAGTAGAGTCAAAATGATAATTATTTTTTATTATATCAAATTGATTTTGAGAATCAAACCTTGTCACATTATAAAAAAATGGTCTAACTATTTGAAAAACTGGTTCTGCGCATCTTTCACAATAAGACTTAAACATCAGTAGATTACACTGGCTATAAAACACAACGGCTGTATAATTTTGTAGATGATCGCCCCATTTTGTGCTAAACCTTTTATGTCCCAACAATCTACACAGCAAATGGCCTTTTGATTTTGGGGTTGAATCAGCCAAAACGAGACCAGTTTCTTGATTGCGGTACATGGTTGCCTCTGAGCGTAGGTATGCACTGATAGAGTAGCTGTAAATCCCTAGAAGAAAACCATTAGAAAAATTCGTTTTTTAGTGCTGTGAGACTATCAGACAGCAAGTTATTTTCGGTAACTTCTTTTAGTTCCCAATTTGCTGGTGCAATATCTGCGCGATAATTATAACTTTCTTCATCGCGATAGGGAAGAAAAAATACAGAAACAAGTTTTTTTCGTTTTAAACGATATTCATTGATACATTTTTTTATTACTTTTCCGAGAGAAGTTTTTTGAAACTTGCTTGTTAAAGAATTAAACATATCAACCGTTTGAACTTTATCAAGTTCATTTAACATTTCTTTTATTTCGTTTTCGAAAACTAATTTTTGTTCTGGAGAGTCTACTGCGGGAGGCTTTAAACCCTCTTCTCGGAACTTTTCAAGAAAGTCTTTCCCCGCAAGAACTAATGCTTTTCAGATGTGAAAAGATGAACACCACTTTCAGGGTGAGATGTTAAAATGAACATAGTTAATGCCTAACAAACTTAAACCTTGTTTCTTTTAGGAGTTCTTCCTTTGGAGAAAATTCATGAATTTCAATGGAGTCAAGGCTAACTCCCCAATGTTTCCATTCTGGGCTAACTTCAACCTCTTCTGCCTTTTTGGTTGCAAGCTCTCTAGTTTCGTGTACTGATTCTAATTTAATATTTCCTTTAGTAGAGCTAAAGGAGTCATATTCTGTAAAGAATACTATTACTGCATATACATTTTCAGCTTCATAAATTTCTTTTGAAACTTCCACATCACCATATCCATCCTTAACAAAACTCTGTTTTCTCAAATGTTGAATATTATGAGTTAAAATTCTTGGTTTTCTTTCATAAGAACTACCCTTGCAACGTTCGCCGCCAGTTGAAGTAGTTTCACAAACCAAAGTCATGTAATATGAAAGTTCTTTTGAGTCACTTGTTTCTTTGTGCCGCTGCATTGAATTCCTTTTCCCATCTTTTCTTGTTTTCTTCTTCTAGTTTAATTGATTCTTCTGAACGAATCAATTTGCCATTATCAAAATAATGATACCTAAAATCAGATATACAATGCGAGGCTGCGGTGGTAATATAGCCAATTTCTTCTTTAGAATAAGTTTTAGAAAGAAGGTCTCTATCAATTGCATGATTAAAACACTTTATCCCCTCCCAGGAAGCATGTTTGACAGGAAACCCATATGAAGCGAGTAGGTCTCTCAGTTTTTGTTTTTCCTCTTTTGGAAGACCAAAAACATCATATGGGATTAATTTAATATCAAGCTTTTCTTTTGGGAGAGAATCCATTTTTTTACTCCTTATTCTTTTTGCTGATTTTAGAGACGCCTGTTATGACTGCCCCGAACGCGGCATCCACAATCGAAGAAACAATGTTTCTTTCAATTCTCTTTACCGCTGTCTTCACAACCTTCTCCGCAAGCGAAGCAGGAATTGATTTTTTAGCTTTTGGTTTTGCCATTTTATTTCTTTTCTCTTTTTGGTTTATTGTTTTAGAGGATAGCACAGGATTCGAACCTGTGGAACTCGTTAGAGTTCAGAAGTTTTCTAGACTTCCGCCTTAAACCGCTCGGCCAGCTATCCATTATTTTACTATTATAATTTAACTAGTTTTATTTTGCAGTAGCTTACATAAGTTTTTGAATAATTGCCAAACAAATTTTTATATGTTTATTTAAATCGACTGGATCTGGATCGCCAGAAATAAACCGAAATATTTTTCCTGTTTCTAGTTTAAATTCAAGAATATTATCTTCTGCAACTCTTATATAAACAATATTTTTATATGCAAATTTTTGATCAAAACCATCCTTTCCGTCAAATAACATTTCCTTTTCAAAAAGTTTTAGATTGCCATGTTTAACATCATAATTATTTCTTAGTTCTCTTTTGAGAGAACCATTAAATTCTCCATATAGTTTTTTGGTACCATATTTTATGGGTTCTAAAACCAAACCATTAATTTTCTCTTTAATCTTGTTTTCTTTTTCTTGTTGTTTCTTTATTTTTTCCTGTAAAATTTTATTTTTAATCTTTCGTCTTTCTTCTTTAAGAGAATCAAAATTTGAAAATTCAACTCTAGTCGCATTTGAAATCTTCTTCGTTTTAATAGATTCCCACAATAAATACACCTTGTCTTCCAAGAAAGGATCTTGTTTTGAAGAACATATCAAACCTATCAATTGTTCTTCTTTCATTTTTAAAACTTTTTTATTTATGAAATAACCATCTATTTCTTTAACAACGAATAATACGATACCAATACTAATCCAATCAAAATCATCAGTTCCATGTTTTATCTTCTTTCTTGTTAGATGTTGCCCCCACACTCCCACCATAAGCACGACGTCGGCGCGCACAATCCCCCGCAGGACAATCTTAGATTAATTCTGGTTCGCCCGCTGCGAGGGCTCAAGGGACTCGACAGACATGTCGGCGGGTGTTTTAGCCGCGAACCAAATTGGTCACATATCCAGTTGAATAATCATAAACTTTAACTGTCTCAATGTATTTTTCGCCAAGTAAATCATAAACAAGTGCAACCTCTTTTTCTTTGCAACCTTCAACAACCGCAGAAGCTCGATCTTCGCAAACATCTCTTGTTAAAATAGTACAAGCTTCTTTGTTATTGTTTGCTGATAAAATTTCTAATTGAAAATCCATTTCATCTGCTTCTTTTTTAAGATCATTATAGGTGATTTTTTTATCCTTGAGTTTTTTGAGAAGAGTTTCGAATTTTTCGGTGTTTGTCATTTGGAACTCACTTTCTTTGTTATGTTTGACAGTTATGTCCTCATACTTATTTTCTGTAATGAACCTTTTTAATATAATCTTCGAAAAACTCTCTGTAAATACGGAGGCAAAAGTTTTGTCTCAGGTTCTAGCTAAAAAATCCTCTCATAAAGAAGTTCTTGAATTTTGTTCTTCTAGGTTTCCATTAATTGGTGAAGGCTTTTCGAGAAAAGTATTTGATGCTGGGGAAGGTATTGTTATTAAAGTTGCCGCGACTGAATTTAACACAAACCAAAACAAAAGAGAAATCGAACTAAAAGAAACTTGCCACGCAGACAAGTATTTTACAAAAATTTTCTCATATGATTTAGTTGGTTTCATTTGGTTGATTGCGGAAAAACTAAAACCTGTAGCGTCAGAAGAAGAATTTCGCGAAATAATTTTAACCAAACTTAAAGGAATTGATTCGGAAGTTTTTAGAGCAATCCAAATAAACAAAAATCCTTCTGATACTTTTATTGGTGTTGTAATCGAAGTTATGAACAAAGACAATGATTTTAAGGTTAATCGTTGGCTTGCGAATTTTTGCGAAGTTTTAAATAGTTGCAAAATTGATCCAAGTGACTTTACTCCAGAAAATTGGGGAATCCGTTCAAATGGTGAACTTGTTGTTTTGGATTATGGCTTATGAGGATAAAAGTTATCTTCAACGCATTCGTTTACTTTAAGCCTTGTCAAGAATACTTTTCCTAAATCATAAGAATATCGATTGTCCCCTGTTGTGATTCTTTTAAAGAATTCTTGATAAGCCTTTAAAGAATGATCAAGTTTATTTAACTGCCAAAGATGTTTAGAAGCAGTTTCTATCTCCTTTTGCATTTCTAAATTTATAGAATTATTTTCTTCTTCAGAAAGAGTATTTGCGAATCCACTTTCTCCTCGAAGATTTTTTTCGTTGTTTTCAATACAGTTTTCAAAATATTTTTGGGTGTATTCTTTTAAATAATCAAGGGCGAATAACTCGGAAGAAAAAACACCAAGAAAGGTAATGCTATAATAAGCAGCGGGGCAAACATGAAGGGCATAAAAATCAGATTCCATTAGCTTTTGTACTTTCCAGACACGTTACTTGTGTTTTTCAACACTTCATTAATTCTATGTCGAACTATAGCATAGTCTTCCATTCCACCACTTATAGTTTTAATAAACTCTCTTAAAGAGTCTTGAGTGGGAGAAAGTGTTTTCAGTTTTTCTAAATCTCTTTTTATAGAATCAATAGAAAGATATGATAATTCTGATTCAAATTCAGTTGAGTTATTATTTGTAATTTGTGCTTCATGTTCCAGAATTGCCTTTTCAATTTTTCTTTGATAGAAATCTTTAAGGTAATCCAAAACAAACAACTCAGATGAAAATGTTCCTATAAAAGAAATTGTTTTATTGGCGTTAAGCATAAAAAGTGAATAAAGTTCAGACTCCATGATTATTTCCTTTCATTTTTCTTTTTGGTCTAAAATTTTATCAACGTGTTCTTCGTGTGCTTTTAATGTTTTATCAATAAAATTTTTAAACTCTTCGAGCTGCCTAACACCTAGAATAATATCTTCGTAATGCCCGTATTTTTGAGGAGTCCCAAACAAGATATATTTTATTCCATACCAAAGTCTTTTATGAAATGGAAGTTTGTTTAAACTAACAGAAAGTATAACTTGTAGAGGAAGAACTTCAGATTCATAAAAATCTAAAACGACTAAATGATTAAGGTCGCCGCATCTACACGTTAGATATGCTTTTTCATCTTCCATGTCTTGAAAAGCTTTTTCTTTCATTTTTTTATCATTCCTCTTCTTCAATGTCTTCTTCGTCAATGTCTTTTTTAAAATATTCTTGAAGGGACCTTGCTATTCTCGAAGAATGGCAGTAATACCAAGTATTGGTTTCTTGATCTAGCCAGTATTGGTATTCTTCCCCAATACTTTTATATTCGTCAAGAGATGAATATGTTGCAGCTTCAACATCTTGTTCGCCGCGATCAACATAATATACAGAACTTTCAGGAGATTCTCCTAGAGAAGACATATCCCCTTTCAACATAAGGGATTCAACTTTTTCAACTGAATTATAAAACTCCAAAAGTTTACTTCCGACTTCATCTGGATAGCCGTCCCAATGACAATAAACGGCTTTTACTGTGCCGTCTTTATAAAGAACTCCGATTCTTGATCTTGTTGCCATGTTTTTTCTCTTTCTTTTTTCTGATTACTTCAATTTCTGATTTGTCTTCGCAATATATACTTTCATATGGTGGCGGTGCTCGAAAACCTCCGCACGAACCATCCCCACACATACACATAACACCGCGACCTAAATGACAAGGGCAGTCACAAGGTTTAGGACCATCAAAACTTTTTGTATTTGCTGTTTCCACATACGAGTGAGATTGTTTTTCTGAACAATCAACAGATTGAATTTTTTTCATAACCTCAACCATATGAAATATTCTGCTTATGTCAACAAGCCGCAATAATTTTACCAATTACTTTTTTGAAAACAGGAACACCTTTGTAATTGATTTCCTTGAAAGGAAAAGATTCCATGTCTTTTTTGGTTTCGAAATAAACAACAAACCCAAGATCCCCTTCGGAACATTCGGATTTACTATCTAAATCAACTCCAATCCCGCAACCATTTGAATATTCAGACACATTATATTCTTTCATGAATTCTTCATGAAGTTCTTTTAACTTCTCTTTGTTTTGCATTGTTTTTTCTGCCTCTCAAAAACCTTCGTTTATATAAATTTCTTTAACACTAAAACTAAACCATCCAACTTGGCTAACAGCTGTCTGAAAATCAGAAATCGTGCTAATTTTGGTTATATCATCAAAAATTGCCAACTTAGATTCTTTATCTTTTTGATCCAAACGGTTTGCAAATTTTTTGTATTCTTCAATAAGAGCTTCAAGAGCATGAGACTCAGAAGAAAAAATCCTTCTTCGCTCTTCGCTTAATGGAAATCGATCTCCAGACAAATAAATTTCATCAAGTGTTACAAGAAAAGCATGTTCTCTTGAAGTTTCGGTTGATTTATGAAGAGGACACCAGTGGGGTGTTTGTATCTTGTCCCGCCATTCAACAGCTCCAGCAATCTTTTTATCTTCTGCTGCAATACAGATCCAGTCAACCATTCTATCCCATCCATCAGAACTAAAAGGATTTGTTTCTACTTTATTTGGACAAGAAGAACATTCGATCTTTAATACAGGAAGTTTTTTAGATGCCGAAGCCATTATGTTTGTTCCTTCTGTTTTGGAGTAAGAGGACATTTTCTCTAGTGTAAGACCTCCGCAGGTCGAATCAACCCAAGATCGGATTTGTTTATTCTTTTGGTTTTTCTTGAGACCTTATTAATGCAAACAATGCATCATACTCAAGTTTTTGTTTGTAAGCAGGATTTTTATTCATTTCAATTCTTTCCTCAAAGTGTTTGCATCCAACTTTAGCGGCAGCCTCCATAAACTTTTCTCTTACAATCAACTCTTTCCTAAGAACATATCCTTTTGCTGTAATTGGATCTCTAACAGATTCATTCTTTTCCCCTCTAGCCTCTAAAATTTCACCAAGCTCTTTATATGTCACCTCAACACAAATCTTGCACCTTATGCAAGCATACCTAATTCCATCTTTTTCAGAATCTCCTCGAACCAATCCACAGGATTTTGCCCATCCAGGTTCATAATGAGGATTTAATCCTTTTAATACTCTCTCTGTAAACTCTTGTTCAGTTTCGGTGTTTTCCATTTTAGTATTCTCAGTATCCGTATTCTTGTTTAAAGAAGTTTTCCAACTCCCTTAATAAAGAATTAAGTTTTAACAATGTTTTTCTTTGTTCTTCATTTGAACCTACTCCATTAAAGAATTTAACATCAGAACTCATTGCTAACCTAATACAGTTTAGGACAACTGGACAAATATCGTTGTCTCGCTCTGTTTTATCTAGAATGTTTCCATTAAGTTTTATTTCGGCGTAGCCAAGAGCATACTTCGCTTGGGCAGTTAAAACCTTATCTTTTAATAAAGTAATTTCTTGTTTTAGTTCAACGAGAGTCATTTGTTGGTTCTTGATGAATCAGCCAAAGAAACATTTTGGCGCAATAAAGAATTATCGTCTTTTTGTTTCTGTATTGCTAATTTTAGATCAGCAATTTCGTTAAGTTCAACTTCTAAAGTTCCAACATCATAATTTGAAAAGAATTCTATTCCTGGTCCATTGGAATAGGGGCTTGTTTTTAATACAAGTTTGTTAAACTCATTGAATAGTTTACTTTTGTTTTGATAAATAGAAGGAAGACTTGTTGAGTTTTCTTGAAACCATTTTAAGAGATCTGGCAAATTTTCTTTTATTGCCTCCCTAGTATTGAAATTGTAATCTGTATAATCAGATTCGGTTGCCGTTAAAACTAAACTCTGAACAATTCCTTCTATCGCCAGAGCTTGTGAAGAAAATATTCCTATTAACTTAATAGGTTCTATCATTGTTTTTGTATTCCATATTAGTGCTAGATAAAGCTTCATTCTATTCTTTCTTTGACAAGATGATATTTAACAGTGTTATGATTCCTAGCCTATCCAAGTTTATTTTTGAAGACCTTCAAGAAACAACCGTTGACAACAAGTTTAATTTTGGTCCTGTTTATCACGGAGGAACCTGGGATGGTATAAAATCAATAAAAGTAAATGGGCGAGGAGCTTTGGGAGTTGGTGCATATTTCACTCCCGATAAAAGTGTTGCCGAGGATTATGCCGCCGAAGCAGGTGGCAAGGTAGTTGAAACATTTTTATCAATTAAAAATCCTCTTAAGATATATTCAATAAAAGGAGATGGGAAACATCCAGTATCAGAAGCTTTTATTAGTTTAGGAATGGAGGCAAACAAAGCTTATTCCCTTGTTGAAAAAATAGAAGAAAAACATGGTTATGTTGGAACCCAACTCAAAACTCTTGCGGTTTTAAAAGGTTTTGATTCTATCTTTCAATACTTTAATGGAAACTTACGAGAAATTGTTGTTTGGAATAAAGAACAAGTTAAACTTGTTGAGAAGTAATATTTTTGAGAGCTTGTTCGACAACTTCTATTGGAATAGAAAGTTCATTAACGAAACAATAATCATCAGAGGTTTCTTTTAATTCATTACGTTTTTTGTCTGCCGCAGTTCTATCGGCATACTGTTCAATCAAAACAGTCTCATACCTTGCTGGACTGTAATCATCTCCATACTTCGGAACTTTCTTATATTGATATACTTGATGTATTTTTATCATTTTAGTTTCCTTTTATAAACTACTGTAATTAACAACATGATAAGTTTAAAAGATTTTTTGTTTGACAAAGAAGACGAAATCCCAGAAAAATACTTGAGTCTTGAAAAAAAATAAAACTTGGAATCGAAGATTTTTTATCGAAAAACAATCCAAAACAATTGGATCTTTTAATTCCTCAACTTAAAAACATTATCAAAGATAAGTTTGAGGAATTTGATAAAATTTATACTGTATATCGTGGAATGGCTTTAAGCCGCAAAGAATTTAAAGAAATTTTCTGGTCTGTATTAACTCCAAAACAAAAAACATTGTTTTATAAAATGGAAGATGGATTACAAGATCCTGTTGATTTTGAAATCATAAAAGATTTTAAACTTAAACCAAAAAAGGCAAGATATATTCAATCTTGGACTTCTCAAAAAGATGTTGCCCTGAGTTTTACAAGTGGAGGAGAAGTTACCGTGTTGTGTGTTGCCAAAACAGAAACTCCTAATTTGTTTTTTGGAGAACCTGGGGAACTTGTTAAGTTTACCAAAGATGGATTCTCAGAGGAGAAAGAAACAATTTCAATTGGAACAGTTAAGTGTTCTGTTTATTTTGGTCCAAGCGTTGCAAACCTTGGTATTCAAAAAGATCTTAAAAGCAAGATATTTTCTTCCAAATAAGAATCAATATTTACAGTGACACCATTTGCAGTAACAAGGAAAAGGCAGGTGAATAACAATTTCAGCAAGTCCAGATTGATAAATTAGTTTATTGCCGCCTTGAAAAAAAGGTTTATCTTTTTCTCTTTGTCTTTTTCTGAACTCATATCTTTTTTCTGCGTATGGACTCATTGAATCTCTTGTCTTTTTAGTGCGAATGATAGGAGTTGAACCTACACTAAACAGTTTCTAAGACTGTTGCCTCTGCCAGTTGGGCTACATTCGCAATTATTAATAAAACCATTCTAAACCATCTGCTAAAACAACAGATTCATAACCATCATATTCTTCAATTCTAAAAGGACCGTCAATAGTTTGAACTTTTAGTTGAAAAGCTCCACCCATATAAGGCGGACGAGATGTTGGAAACTTTTCTTTCCAATCTTTTAAAAACTGTTCTTCAAGAATATGGTCTATTTCTTTTCCATTTTCGATAGCATCAATAAAAGGTTGATATTCAAACATAAACTGTTGTTCTTTTTTTGTTCCACTATACCAAGTGGTCCAACCAGCACCATATCCAGGGCTGTATAAAATCTTTTTTGTTTTCATTGTTTTTTCTTTTGTTGAATTTTAGTTCGGGTAGCAGGATTCGCACCCACATAGCTAGAGTCAAAGTCTAGAGTCCTAACTGTTGGACGATACCCGAATAATGCCAGTTTGTTTTTACACAAGATCGCTGGCGTCTTATGGAGATGTTACCATCTCAGTTGGTTTGTATGCCGACTTTCAATGTATTTTTCTTTTTCCTCCTTGGGATTTTAAAACATGTGACTTACATTCTTCCATAATCATCTTGAAATCGTTTAATATCAGATTCGTCACATGTTCCATATTGAATTTCAATTATTGTAAGGTCTTCGGTTGCAAGAATTTTATGTTTTTGTAATCTAGGAATAGATATTTGTTTTCCTGCATTAACAGATATTTCGCTTAGCAAATCAATTTCATCTCCTTGTTTAAGGACACCGCAACCATTTACAACCACCCAATGTTCATCGCGGCAATTATGAGATTGTAGCGAAATACTATGATTAGCTTTTATAAAAAGCTTTTTATTTTAAAATTCAAACCTGTTTCGATTGTTTGAAACCATCCCCAAGGTCTCGTTTCTTTATCATCCATTTTATTTTGTGCGTCCTCCAAGGATCGAACTCGGGACCAACAGATTAAAAGTCTGCTGCTCTACCAGCTGAGCTAAAGACGCATATGTGTCACTCTTTCTTTTTAATATACCCAGATAAGAAACCATTTTTGTTATCTTCTAGTATTTCAAGAACAGAAAAAATGATTTGAGGTTTCTTGTCTGTTCCGTGATCGTATAAAATGTTTCCAGAATCAACATCAACACATGCATTGCTGTTACGACCTTCATACACCACATAATAAGTTGATTTCTTTTTCATTACTTGAAAAAGTGTTGATTGAGTTGGTGATCCAACAAGAAGTTTTCTGCCGCGAAAACAAAGTATAGAACTTTCTTTTGTTTCAAGTTCTTTAAGAACTCGTTTAACAGCATCAAAGACTTTTTGTCTTGATTTATGTTTCTTTCGAGCTGCGAGAAACTCTCCTGGATTCTTTTTCTTTTCTCTTTTTGAATCTGGCATTTTATTCTCTACTTGTTGAGTATTTTGGAGCCCTTTATTGGATTTGAACCAATAACATCCAGTTTACAAAACTGGTGCTCTACCAATTGAGCTAAAAGGGCGATATAGCGGGAGGTGGATTTGAACCATCGTCTCAAGGGTATGAACCTTGCAAGAAAACCACTTCTCCATCCCGCGATAGTTTTATTATTTATGGCCACATTCAGTTACGCTCTGATACCTGAAGTTTTTCAGACTTCCGTGCTGGAACTATCCACACCCTATGGCCGTTTATTTTATTCTTCTATATATTCATTAAGAAGATGTTCTGTTAACATAAATGTAAATTTTTGATGCGTTGATATATCTAACTCATTAATAAAATTCTCATAAACTTTAAGACTGTTGTCACAACTCTCTATACTTTTTTCTGTTTCTTCAAGTTTCTCTAAAAGAGACTCTGCTTTGTTTTTTAGTTTTCCGTGTACACTAACATTTGAATATTCAAAATATTTTTTAATAACAGAAACAACATAGTCTTTTGCCCTTAAAGAAAGAACTTCTTCAGAATCAAATGTTCCAAGAAACGTTAGTTTTTCTGAATCGTATTTTGCATATCTTTCGCAAAACAAAGAGTAAAGTTTCATTTTGGTTTATCCTTTTCAAGAAACACTGTTAGCAACACAGATACCATAACTCACACCAAACTTCTTGGCAAGAGCTTTAAGTCGTTGCCGCGTTTTTCTTTCCACTTTTATTTCTGGAATGGTGTCGTGGTCGCCATCGCCAATGGTAAAGATTTTCGAGGCAGAAACCAAATAAACCGAACCCTCCCCTGTAAAAGCGTTTCCAGAATGGCTATACCTCAGTCCTTTTTCTTTAAGAAATCCTTCAAATAGATATTCTTCAAGTTTTATCAAAAACTTATGTTTGTCTCCGTCTTCCGTAAACTTTCTAGGATAAGTTTTTAAAATCTGTTCTTTGGTTACAATAAATCCAAAAAATAATTTTGTTGTGTATGATATGCTCATGATTGGTATATTGATTTTTCCGACGTAAAATGAGAAGTTGATTCTTTTTTCTCTTCTTTTTTTCCATCGTGGAAAATAGACCCAACAACTATCTCTGTATCGTTCTTATATGTAAAAACATGACGTTTTGTTGTTGTTGTTGTTTTACCCCCGAGGGCCTCGTTTTCAAAGGGAAACCAGCGTTGCTTAGTTTCATCTTTTTTAAAAGAAAGTCTCTTATCAACCTCAGATTTTCCTTTATAAGAAAAGTCTTTTTGAGCTATTTGGATCTGTTTGTTCCAAATTTCTCGAATTTTCTTTTCTTGTTCTTCCAAGGACATTCCTTTGATATTGATTGTTTCTTCTGGCGTGAACCAATGTTCAGGTCCTTGAGCAAGAGCACCCCCCGCATTTGTAACTTGTTTTGAAATTCTCGCTCCAAGTTTTCCATTATAGTCTTTGTAACTTATTCTTCCCGCAGCTAGTTCAAAAACTTCTTTATTAGCATAAACCCTTATTTTATGTCCTTTTTGGTGGTAGTGTGCAACTCTTAAATAAGCTTGCGCAAGTGTTCCATAATTGGGTTCTCCAGGTCTATGATCATGTAAAAATGCCAAATATTGATGAAATCCTAATTCTGTTGATCTTGTACATGTTTGATTTACTACTAATAAAGTTCTGTTTTTAAATTCTTGAAAATCTGAAACCAAATCTTTATATTGGTCCATCCAATCGAATCCATTATAAGCATCAACTGCAAGAATCTTAATATTCTGTTGTGATAGCCTCGCTTGAACTTTTGATTTTCTGAAGGCATTATATAGACCTACGTCTTTTTCTCCACCAGTTAATCTTAATATTCCTATTGGTTTATCTTGTAAAGTTAACCACCAGTTAATAACTTCTTTTCCATGCTCTGTAAGGTCAGAACCATCAAAAAATGAATGTGGCTCAAAAACCAAATCGTTTTCCAAAAACCAACTAGCACCTTTGTATAAAGGATTTGGTTTTAATTCAATTATTTTTGCAACTTTACCAAAGTCTGAATTTTCGGCTTCTTCGTTTGTTGCTGAATAACATACAAGTTTTATTTTTCGTTCTTTACAAATTTCAAAAATTTTTGAGAAAAGATTTTTAATTCCTGTTCCATAATCTGATTCGTCAAAATGTATAATCGCATTATTTGGGTTTTCTGTTTGTTTTAACTTTTGCAAAAGATTTCTTGAGTCTTTTGAAGACGCTAATACAATGACCTCTAATTTATACTGTTTCAATTCTTCAATTTGTTCTTTTGTATCTAGTCGATTTAAAGCTGTAATAAAATAATGTCTATTTTGTACATCTTTTTGTGCATATGTTAATGCAACAATTTCAGCTATTTGTCTTTTGCCGCTTTTAACTGGTGCTTTAACTAATACGTTAGAATTATAGTCTAATGCCTTGGTAATTTCGACCGCACAATCAAACTGTTCTTTTCTATCCTTTTCAAACTCTAAAACATTCCAAGGATGTTGTCTTGGATTATTTTTTTCTCCTAATTCTGGACGATTATCCCTATACATCGTTGATTTCGTGTCAGTCATTTTATTACCATAAACTTTTAAAGAAATATCAAGAAAGCAAAAAGACTAGTTTCATTCTCCTTGATTTTAGAAGGAAGTCTTTTTATGGCTTGATATTGGAGCGGCCAGCGAGATTCGAACTCGCAACACTCTGTTTGGAAAACAGAAACTCTACCGTTGAGTTATGGCCGCAGAAAAAAGTAGGAGAGCAAAGAAACTAGTTTTTATAATCCTTTATACTTTAGAAGGAAGTTTCTCTATAGCCTACTATGGAAACGTCAATGAACAACAAAACATAAGTTACATGCTTTGCGGCGCTGTTTCATGAGCTTGAACCAATGTCTAGCAACAAAAGAGGGTTTATTTCTTTTATTCTAGAGAAAACAGCAAGGGGCATACCTCGATGGAACTCGTACGCCAAGAACATCATTCAAACAGTGTCTCTGTCTTCCATGAACTATAACTTACTTGAAGTTATTGACGTTCCTAAACCTCAACCCATCTGAGGTTGTACTTTGATACAAGAGAGCAAAGAAACTAGATTTCTGAAAAAGGAATAGAAGGAAGTTTCTTTATCTGTTCTCCAAAACTTACTTAAAATCATTTCTGATTTTAATGTTTGGTTCCTGTTTCTCGGACAAACTGGTTTTTAAACGAAAGTTTAAAAACGAACTCTCATCTCCGCAGGCTTTTGATTCTACTTCCATAGAATTGGTTTCCGTGGAACCCACGGTACCTTTTAGCGGTTCCCCCGAGACTTGAACTCGGAACCTTTTGCTTAACGGGCAAACACTCTACCAGTTGAGTTAGAGAACCATTTTATTTGTTGGTGGGAACCGTTGGATTTGCACCAACATCTCAAGCTTGAGTAGCCTGTGTTTTGCTTAAACTAAATTCCCTTGTTTTGTTTCTGTAAAACAATATCTTTTATTCTTTTGGCCTTTTCCCTGGATGCTCCATAAACAAAAAGATAAAAAGAGTTGAAAATGGAGGAATCCAGTACCAAATTGATATTACTATGTTTATGCTTGCCGCGATAAATAAAGTCCAATATCTAAACCTTTTATCTTTCCATCTTTGAAGAGGACTGCTTACATCTATTGTTGTAATTTTTGGATGTTGCCGCGGAATTTCTATTTTATACGGTTTCCGATATGGATTATCCATTTTATTTGGTGAACCCGACAGGACTTGAACCTGCAACATTTTGGCTGCAAACCAAACACTCTCCCAATTGAGTTACGAGCCCTTATTTTATTGGTAATATTCCTTTGGTAAACTTACATTTACATTTTTCACTTCAATAATTTCTTTTGCCAAGAAACTTGTATGGCGATAATAGTATACTAAATTACCCATTTCTAAGTCAGACCTTTTTACCAAAGTTTTTTCATATTCAATTAATTTTTTAATGGTTGAAAAATTGTTTATATTTTCTTTTAATTCCTTTTGCAAAGTTTTAATAAAACCTAAACCAACATTAGGATTATTTAAAATATTCCATTTAGCTGTTTTAAGGTCAACTTTACCAGAATAACGATTGCGTTCTCTAAGTGTATAAAAGAAATATTCTCCATCATCTCTCTTTATACAACAATCTCCACGTCTATATTCATCTTCTCCTCCATAATACGGAAATACTTCTGTTTTAAGAGAATCATCATTGACATTTTCAATCAAAAAATCAAAACGATTTAAATGCCTTATCAATAATTGTTCAACTATGTCTGTTTCATAGTCAAAGCAATAAATCTCTCCTCCATAGTTTAACTGGTACATCTTTATCTTTTCTTGAGGAATTTAGGAGTCAGGAATGGAATCGAACCATTGACCTCGCACTTCCACAGCACGGCTCTACCACTGAGCTACACGACTCATATAAACACCAAGAAAGCAAGAAAACTAGTTTTTTCACCCTTTGAATTTTTAGAAGGAAGTTTTCTTATGGCTTGGTGCTTGGTGATCCCAATGAGATTTGAACTCATATTTCTCATTCTGAAAAAATGGTAGCCTAAACCGTTAGCTGATGGGACCATAATAAAACATACAAACGAGGAAAGCAAGAAAACTAGTTTCATTCACATATTGATTTTAGAAAGAAGTTTCCTTATATTGTTCTCCAAAACTTACTCAAAACCATTTCTGATTTTAATGTTTGGTTCCTGCTTCTCAGACAAGCTGATTATTTCCCAAAAAGGAAATAATGAACTCTCATCTCCACAGGCTTTTGATTCGAAAGTTTTCATTCGAATCGGTTTCCGCGGAACCCGCAGTACCTTTTAGCGGAGTATGCGAGAATTGAACTCGCGACGCTCGGATGACAACCGAGTGTTATGACCATTTAACTAATACTCCTAGCAGTCGCCGATTGTTTTGCACAATCATTTTTGCTTGATTAAACCTTGTCTTATTTATTCGAGCTCGTGTTCCCGATAAAACAAACAAAGTTTGGGTTCATGCACTATTTTGCTGTTTAAACTAGGCGACTAGTATTGGATACAGGAGAGCAAGAAAACTAGATTTCTGAAAATGAATAGAAGGAAGTTTTCTTATTGCCTGTATTGGTGAGCCCCCTTGGATTTGCACCAAAATCTTTCGCATGGGCTGCGAATGTTTCGCTTAAACTATGAGCTCTTCTGTTCGCTTAAATTGTCAAAGATCAACTCGTGTGTTACTTGTTTTGTTTTACCGAGTCTCTTCTTTCCTTCATCTTAGTCACCCTTGAGAGAGTGTCAAGTCGTCTTTTTACGTTGTGTTGAAGGTAGAAGTTAAATAGTAAGGAAAAATATATTTTCTTGAGTTACAAGAAAAAACTTTTTTGTTTATTTATTTGCTCCAAGCTTCGGACTTGAACCGAAGATTTGGGTATGTTTTGCCGTTAAACCACTTGGAGTTCCTTGGTTTTTTTAAATGGTCAAGGACCATTCTTGATTTTTTCATATCCTAACAGGAGGGAGATTGAGATTTAGGGGTTGATTGGTTTTATTTGTATGATTTCTTTTTCCAGGATTTAGTATTTGGCGGTGAAGCCTACCCTGTTTTAGATCACCAGATTGGTCAACCAATCAGCTGTTTATAGGTTTTCCGTGTAAAGGAATGCCGAGTGGCTACGGCGATATGAAAATCAAGAAAAAAGTTTTAGGTTATTGGAAAAGAGAGGAATCAATATCAAGGTTTAATTCTTTTGAGTTTGCCTCGGCAATTCCAGCTCGAAGGGCAGTTAACTGCGCATTTTTATTTGCGGCGGTTTCAACAATGTCTTTTATTAACATCGTACGTTTTGGCCACTCATATTGAGCATTTGTGGCTCCATAGTGAAGTCTTTGGCTATCATAAGGATCTTCTTCTTTTGAAGACTCAGCTTTCCAAAGTCCTTCCATTCTACCAACGCCACCAATCATTTTGACGGCACTCATCAGTGTCATTCTTTGTTCTTCTCCAAACAAGAAATAAGAAACGGTAATTTGTAAATTATATTTGGCTTGGGCCTCTTGAAGAGCACAAATAGAGTTTTCGGTTTTGAGAATATCTTTTTCAATTTCCGAAGGCATTCTCCCTGTTTGGGAAGCTTTTCGGAAAAATGAGTTTCTGAACTCTCTTAAGAGAGGTTCTTTTCTTGCTTCCCAACGTTTGATAGCTTCTTTTAGTTGATATCCGTTAACTTTCATTTTTGGTTTCTCTTTCCTTGTCTCTTGCCCCTTCATTCTAAGCACCTGGGGAGTGGTGTCAACCACCTTTTTTCTTCTCGTTTGTTTTTGAATTAAAATGAAATAATATTGTTTCTTGGTTGGAGTGAGTTACAGGTCTAACTTATATTTCTCTAAAGAAATTGAATTAAAAAGTTTTGATGGCTGTGTTTTGAAGTCTATTTGTAATCCACACATAAGAGTCAACTCTTTTCCTTGTTTTGCGGTGTCTGTTTGCCAATAGGTTACCATAACAGGAGAAAGGTTTTTGTTCCAGTGTTTTATTGCCGCGATCCAAGTATCCACTGTCTCATTTTTCGATAGTGATTTTCCGTACATTGCCTCAAACAAACCATCTTCTATTTCGACAATAACATCAATGTCTCTTGGATTAAGAGAACTTAGAATACTTCCAACAAGATATATTTCTTGGTTGTAATATCTTGACCTGATAAATGTTAAGACTTGAACAAGTTTCTTGAGAGGAATAAAAGAAGATAGGTTTTCTTTTATTGTTGCCTCGCTCAAGGGTGCCCCGCGAGAGAAGCGGCGACAGAGACGCACCGAGACACGCGGGAGGTTCCAGAATTATTCTCCAATTCGGGAGGCGGCAACGGTCCCGTGGCTCCGCCGTGTGTCTCCGAAGACTCGTAAACATATTCGGTTCTTACTTCAATAGGTAAATTAAGAATCTTGGCCAAACACCTTTTGCAAACATCTTCGCAGTTGATCAATACAGATGGATTGGTTTTATCTCCTGATTTCATATGAAGATTTATATAACCGTTTTCTTCTGTGATTATACACCTGCATTTATCGCAGCTGTGTTGTTGGATTAGTGCCATTGTTTTACTCCTTTTTGGTAGATACTGTATCTGTTAGATTCAAATAAGAAATAAAATTTTCAAGATTTGAAAAAGTAACATATAGATAAAAAATTCCGCCTTCACCTAAAAGTTGAAACTCAACAAAATCCGCAATATCTGAAATTCTATGATTTAAAATAAGATTAGATTCTTTTACCGAGAATCCTATATTCCTTATATGTTTTAAACTAAAAACACTTGTGCAAGATAACCGTATGTTTGCCTCCGAAACCAATTCCCAATTTTTTAATTCTCTAATATCTTTGTCCCAAGCATGAATCGATCTTTTTTCAACAAAAAGATCGATATTAAAATCTATAGATCCTTTTTCTAAAAGGGTTTTAATTATTTCTTCTGGTTGCTTTGCTGACTGTTTTGTTGTCATTTTGGTTAATCTTCTTTTCTGATTAAGTCCCAAATATGTTTAAATTCATTTTGTGAATAAGATGAAAGCCTATAACTTTTTCTTTCTGGTTCGTAAGAACTAGGGGCAACTGTTTCAGTTGTTGCATCCACATAAGCAGAATATTTTCCATCTTTAGTTGTCATTGTTTTGTTCCAGCAGTCAGCTCCAATAACTTCTTTAATTTCTTCTTCAAGATTTTTTGCAAATGTTGTATCAATGTTTATTCCGCGATATGGAGTTCTAATTCTTTTTAAGTCACTGTAAGCGTAAAGATGGCAAAGAATTTCTAAAACGTCTTTATTAGATGCTTTAACCAAAGATTTTGGTCCTCTTCCAGTGTCTTTATGTCCCAAGAAAGTTACTATTGGATTAAAAGGAAACTCATATAGTTGTTTTATCATTTCAGCAAGTTCTTGTTTTGAACAAGAACCAACAGGATGTTGCAAACATATTTTGTGGTGGATTGGTGAAATCGTTTCTCCGAGAGAGGTTATAAGATTTTGAATCTCAAGAATATCTTTCTTGCTATCAACAGAAAAAGCAAAAGCGCCAACATGATCTTTAATCAGATTAGTTATTAATGGATTTTTTAAAATACTATAATTTTTAGTAGTAAAGTTTACGGTAAGACCAAGAGAATCATAATACTTTATTATGTCAATAAAATTTGGATGAAGTGTTGGCTCGCCCCCTCCAACCGCAACTTCTAAAACTCCAGAATTAAACAGAACTTGTCCAATTTTTTTTATCGTTTCAAATGAAGCGTGTTTTCCTTTTTTTGTTGAATCTTGATAACAATAAGAGCAATCAAAAGGACAGTAATCAGTAATTTTTAAGTCTACCAATTCTGGTTTTGGTGATGAATTTGGAAGCTCTCCGTTGGAGAACTTTATTTTCATTTTAACTCCAGATTTTTTATCAAAAATAAGAAAATAATCTCCTGTTTCAAAATATTTTCCAATATAGCCTTCTCCCTTTGGATACTTTTCCAGAAAATATTTTTGATTCCAAAGCCTAGGGAAAGGAATATTAGCGTTAAAACTTTCTAAATCTGGTGGAGGATTAATTTGAGAAGGTTCGTTATCGTTGCCTCCGTAAATTGCTATGTTTGGATTTGAAATCCAATCCACCATTTTTTGAAACCAAACTGGGTGTGGTTCTGTGCCTGTTTCATTTGGAACAACAAACAAGCCCCAAACAGATTCATGATCAATATTTCTACCACCAAAATCCCCAGAAAGTTCATGCAACCCATTCCAAGATGAAGCAATTTGTGATTTTAAGTAATCTACTTTTGCCTCTTTTGAAACAAGTTGAAAGTCTTCCCAATTATAATTTCTCCGACAGGGATTTATATCTTTTAAGAAAGATATGTCTTTATCAAATAAAAGAACTGAGTGAGAACTTGAACTGTTTGTTGCAAAACCTTCTCGATAGAAGAGAATTCTTGGAGTTGGATTGAATGTCATTTTTCTTTCTTTCTCTTTTTAGATTTATCAAAAGGAAGTTGCGGTTTTTGGAGACTTGGTTTTTATAATTTTAAAATTTGTTCTATCAAGATAAACAAGGATTTCGGGATCACTTTCTTTTTGATAAACTTTATTTAAATTTCTTTTTTTAAAGAAACTCAAGACCCTTGCACGAAAAGAACGTTTTGGTTTTAAAGCTTCGAATTTTAAATAATTTATATATTCATACGAAACATGATAATAGCCGCTTTTGCCGCGATTATACAATGTAAATAGATTGCCGTCCCCCTCATGCGGTTTTGAATAAACCACATAGAACAAATCTGTTTCTACAACCAAGTCTTCTCCACATCTTTCGCACATACACAAAATGAAAGGCGTATAATAATCTTCGAATTCTAAAGGCATAACATAAACAAGTTTAGGGTGTTTGATTGCTAGTTTGCACCCAAACAGTCTACACGCTAAAGGTTTTTTAGGTTGGCTAGAAACCATCACCAAATCTTTTGACTGATTATCTCTATACATGGAAAGCCTTCTGTTGGTACAAACAAAAAAACTTAACCTCTCGAATAAAGAAGTTAAGTCTTAATTTTAAGACCTTTAAGAAGAAATTATTTATTCTTCTTCGTCTTCATCGTAATCACATTCATCATCTTCTTCGTCACAATCACAAAGAAGTCTGCCCTCTGATTCGCTATATTCAAAAATACCATCACATTCTGGGCAATACTCTTCTTTGGTTTCTTTTTCTGGTTCTGGGCCAGAGGCCATAATTCTTTCACCGTCGGCGAGAAGTTTTTCTTGTCTTGGTGCCGTGATTACTTTTACAACCTTGTATCTACAGGTTCTCATTTTACCTTGGTTGTAATCAATTGGCACAGCGACAACATCGGCGGGATCTACTTCTACCTCAACCATATGCCCTTCGCCGCCATAAAATGAACTATTGGCATAATTCCAGTTTGCCACATGCAAACCAGAAGAACAAGTTTGTGTTGGATCTTCGTCAACTCGTTCTCTTGGCATTTCAAGAACTTTTCCAGGACTGTTATCAAATGTTCCGCTGTGGTAATCTTTAAAGTCTGTTCTTATTTTTTTATAGGCAATAAAATTGCCGTCTTTTGTAATTGGATGTTTGTTGGCATCCAAGAAACCAAACAGCTGATCAATTGAAGATACAGATGGGTTTTTGCGAAGTTTGCGGCAAAAGTTTATGAGCGGTGTTATTTCAATTTTTGCATTAATAAACTCAAGAAACTTTTGTCCAAGAGAACCGTGAATTTCTTTTCCATCAAGGAAAACTTGGCCATCAACCAAATCAAGCATTCCTTCTGATTTGGTTTTCATGAAATGGGCAATGCTTACAGCATCTCTAATTGCTGCTTCATTTTTATCTTGTAAAGCTTGCGAAAGGACAGGATACATTCCGTCCGTGTTTAATACGATAAATGGATTTCCGTCTATGTTGACGTTAATGGAACTTTTCGACTTGGTATATGTTATGTTATTCATTTTGTTTACATCCTACTTAGAATTTTGGGGCGAACAGGATTTAAATAACCACTTAATTTAATAGAGTCAACTAAGTTAATCAACTCTAACAGTTCAGGTATTCCTCTATAACTACTGCTTCCAGTTTTTAAAAAAGGAACATTGTACCATTCATCAAATTGTTTTTTAAGTCCAATAATTTTAGAAATCCTGTCTTTAAACTGTGGATCGCCGTAATCTGGTTCTCTGTCATATTTGTATAAAGCAGCCAAGAGTCTTACTTTTCTAGAAGCTTCAATTTCTTTGTCTTTTAATTCATTTAATTGTTTGAAATATTCTTTTACAAAAGGTGGAGATTTCGAAAGATATAAAGTTTGTATCTCTTCGTCTATAAGACACCCAAGTCCCGATCTGTTTGTCGAATAACTTGACCCAATATAAGATGGTGTTAAACGGAGAGAAGACATTTCTTCTCCATATGTTCTTTTAGCAGAAGAGGCATACAACAGATATTGTTTCCATTCGTCTGGAGTATGTTTTTCATACTCTCCCTGAATAAGTTCTTCTACATGGATTGCCCCTTCTTCTGCCATTAACTCTTCAATTTTTTCTCTTGAGACTTGAGAGGTCTTAAATCCATATATATTATATCCAGTGGATGCTCTTAAAAATTCTAGGTCTCCTACTCCGTAATTGAATTTATCAGCATCTTTTCTTTCGGGATGTTTTTCATCGTTAAGAAACACATACGCTTTCTTGCCTTTATCTTCGTCAAACACCGCAAGAGAGGATCTTGTGAAAGCTTTGTCTGGCATTGAAAACCCAGACCAGTCACAAGTTTCTTCTGTAAAGTTTGGAAACCAACAAAGTTTGAAAAACAGGGTTTTTGTAAGAGCTTGTTTTCTTTCTTTAGCATCTAGGAATTTGTAATAGTCTTCGAGTTTATGTGCCCCGATTTCTTTAAGATACAGTTCTTTTTTCTTCTCTGGCGCAACTGCCCTTGTATTAATCAAACAAATCTTGTTATACATACTTGATGTAATCTTAAGTTTTTCAAGCATTATAAGCATTGCTTTTTCGACAGTTTTGTTAAACTCTCGTTCAGTTTCAACATATAAAACTTTGGATTCGATCCTGTATGCCGTATCATTTCCCTTGGTCATCTTTGTAACATATGGAACACTATAGCAACAGCTGTAAGCTCCATAGGTTGATAACTTGACATATTGTTCTATTAATGGTGTTCCTTTCCAAGAAAAATTAGATTTATCTAAATAAATGCTAAGTTTATTTTTAATTGAATCAAAGTTGATTACCGCATCAGCGTATGATTCTTGCTTGTCGACTTCGGTTTGAAGTATTTTTTTAACTTCATCTTCGTAGTTTTTAAGAATTGCTAATATTTTCTTTTTGTTCGCATCGCTTTGTTTTAGAGTTTCTCTGTTTGGAGAGACTTCAAGTTCTCCAGTTTTGAACTCCATATAAAGATTACAGTTTCCAATTTTAACTAAGTTAAAATCAACCATTGTTTCTTGAATTGGATATTCAATTTCATCTAATACTGCATACAAACTTTTTCTGTTATGCGGTTCGATAAACCATCTCGTTCCAGACAATAATGGTTTTACTTTTCTTTGATCAACAGAATTAAATGCGCTAATATTTTTAAAGGTTGGAGGATTTTTCCAGTGTCTTACCACAGAAGTAGATTCTTTGTGAAACTGATCTATGTCTTTGTTCTTAACTGGAACAACTATCTCGGTTCCGTTTTTTTCTGTTGTTGGTTGCTCCGACATTAACTGTAAAATGCCACGTTCGGTTTCGTCTATGATTGCGCAGTAACTTCTTTTGATTCCATCAATAAAAGTATTGATTATGAAAGAATCTGAATAACCAAACGCAGACTTTGCTCCCAAGCCAAAACCACCTGTTTCAGTATTTGATCCACGTTTTGTGGAATTGCCATACTGAATAAAAACATTTGACATACGTTCAGGTGAAATTCCTGGGCCGTAATCCCTACATTTCCAGTGCAGGTCGTAAGCAGTTGGTAATGTAACCAACACCTTAGTTTGTGGCGAGTTAACTTCTCTGTGTGCGTCGCGGGCATTACAAATATACTCTTGAGCAATTGTCCGAATAATATTTGAATATAGTTGCCCTCTTAAAAGAGTAAGAACGAAACCAACATCCCCAATGTCGAATTTTTCTTCTTTTTTTACTCCAAAGCTTTCTAGGTTATGATCTTTTGTCTCAGCAATCTTCATCTACTATAGCCTTTTATTCTCTCGATACAGCTCAACTGTAACGCTGGCCCTTTAAGTCGTAAAGGGCCATTAACAATTGAAATGAGATTATATTAATTACATACTTGATAGGTCGCCAGGATCTTTCCAACAATCTATATCAAGATAAGCAGTAAAATAATCCACCAAGTCTCCAGTATGAAGGTCTTCTTTTCTCATCCAAAGAAGAAAAGGCTCATCGAAAACAAGAGGATTTTCTTTTGGCCGAATTGATGTTGCGCATCTCGTTACAGCAACAGCCGCGGCACTTTTAGCTCTTGCACCATGTTCATTTAATTTAAACTTGGTTTGTTGCAGAGCTTGCGACAAACACATTTCTTCTTCTTTCTCAGAAGAATTCAGTTTTGCCATAAATGACATTCCAAGCAAATAAGATAGATCTGATTCATAGTTTAGATCAATTTTTGGAATTGTTACAGAAGAATAGTTTTGGTATTCTTTTCTTTTTACGTTAAACATTTCTTCCGCAGAGATTTCTCTCAAGGTTTTAATTTGTTCTGCCGTGAATGGACCTTTTGCAAGGTACATGCTATCCACAAATTTATCATTTTTTTGTTTAAGATCAATTCGAGCATAAATTATATCATCAACGAGAAACGTATCGAAAGAATTTGAAATTTTAATTGAGGGATAAGAAGTAACTTTGCCTTCTTTTGCAACGATCATGTTGGTCGATTGTGCTTTTTCAACCCATTCAACTAATATATCCATAATAGCAGCGGCACCAAAATCTGTTGGATTTTCAAATTTATCCAACTTGATATCAAATCCATTATCTGATAAAAACTTGTTTATTTCTTCGTGAGAAAACGAGGCAACACATCTCATTTCTTTTTCAGAAAAGAAATTCAAGTAACCATTTGTAATATATGGTTTATAAATTCCATTTAAGAACTTTCTTTGCTCTGGAATGATATGTTTCCAGGGAGATGTTGCTTTTCCTGTAAACTCAATTGCAGATTTTAATGCCGCGACAACAGGCGGCATCACAGACACAGATGAACTCATTTTCTTTGTTTGCCTTTCTTGCGATTTTTATTGGATTTAACTGCTACCATTCCAAATGGTAGCTTCGGAGCTTCTTTTATTTTTTTAAATTTATCAAACTCGGCAATTACAACTTTTTCAAGAGGGTTTAAAAACTCTGTTGAGTAAAACCAAACATTTAAATCATTTGCAATTTCTTTAGTTTTTGGACCAAGCTTTTCAAGCTCATAGATCGAAAGTGGATCTATTACATGTTTTAAACGTAAGTTTTTGTAATTTTCTGGTGGTTTAACTCTACGATAACAGCCAACATCCTTTAAAACATATTTCAAAATTATTTCTTTAATTTTTTCTAGTTGTGTATAATTTGTAAAAAGAATTTCAAATTCATGACAAATATTAACAAAAGCATTTTGCTGGTTATGTTCATTAACATCAAAATCCTCTTCAACAATATCAAGACTAACGGATAGTTTATTTACTGCTTTTTCAATTATCTCTACTAGTTCTGTAGGGTATCCAATAATATTGTCAGACAAAGAATAATATTCAATGGAAATATAAGGGAAATAGGGATCTATCGCCCTTGCTAGAGGCTCAGCCTTTGCCGCCTCTTCTATTTTCTTAAGTTCTTCTTTAATTTTCTTTTCTAAAGATTCTTGTGTTTTTGCCGCGATTTCTTTGCCATTTGGCAACATAGCAGTATATGTTTTTACTATCGTTTCTTTTGTGTTTATTTGCATAACAGCTACTCTATTATTTTGATTAAGGAATCAATTCTTGAAGATTGTTTTGTCCAACAAGTTTAACATCTTTTAAGTTTTCTGTTTCAATTGAATCGGAATAAACAAACAATTCTTGTTGTGTCTCTTTGTTTTGTTTTTCTTTATACAATTCAATTATCTCTCCAATTTTAAAGAAATCTTTTTCAACAATTGATTTAACAAGAAGAGAAGCGTTCTTTGAATTCTTTTCAACCATTCCCATAAAACTAAAAGAATTTAATGAGAGGTGCATCCATTTAGCGACCCATTTATTTCCGCGGCGCATGAAAACAAGAGGCAACGAAAGTTGTGATTTTCCTTGCAGTTCAGATTTGAACTTAACAGTTTTTGGTTCGAATGCCAATCCTTTTTCGGATTGATTTCTTTCCATGAACCCAAAGAAAACCTCTTTCGCTTCGTCAAACTTCTCTCCAGAAAACACATTAATCTGCGGAATGATATATTCCACATCGCTTGGGATTTGATTTAGTCTTATGTCGATAAATTCTGATGCACCATTAGGTGCCGATGTTATATCTCCGCTGTGTGTCGCATAAGAGTTTCCTAATCTTGTAAACGAGACTTGCGAGGCTAAGTTAAAATTCTTATCCAAGAAAATTGTTGATAAGTCGTAATCTGTTCTTATTTGGTTTTGATGCCAATAGATGAAAAATCTAAGGGTGTCAACATCTGATATTGGTGTCTCTGATCCAATTGGTAGAATACCAATTCCTCTTGGTTTTAATTTATCAGATGTTGGTAGCGCCACAGTCTCAAGTTCTTTTGAAACCGTAATTTCTTTATAAGATTTAATTCTTGATTTAAGAACTTCTTTCAAATCTTTGATAACCGTTTCGACAGTGGAAGAATCAATTTTCTCAATTGAATTTTTCATTTCAAAATAAGATTTGCCTTTTTTGTTTGTATAAATTTTCATTTTGCCGTTTCTGTTTCTCAAGTGTTGAATTAAAGAAATAATAATCTTGCTCGAAAAGGATTGATAAAACAATTGAAGTTCGGAAGGAGAAATGTCTTTGTTTTCTCTTAAAACTCTATCCAAGTTTCTTCCCAAAAGCGAAGGATATTCCTTAAAGAAAGAAAAAATATTTTCCTTGTCTTTTGATAATAACACAGCTTCAAGTTTCGAAGCTACAGTTTGAACTGTCTTCGTATCTCCCCTTATTTCATCAAAGAAAGTTTTTATAGTTTTGAATTTCGATTCGTGTGGGTGAATTTTTTCACCAATTCTTTTCCACTCTTCTCGATAAGAAAGAGCGTCGGCAATCGAGTTGGAATTTCTTTCCATTAAAGAATTTAATTCCTTAAATATTGTTTTTCTTAGTTTCCTTGGAAACTTCTTAAACTTTGTTTTTTCTGTTAGAGTAACATCCCCAGAATTCATCGCTACGACAAACCTTAACAAGTCTGTCGATGTTGAAAACATCATATCAAGACTTCTATCGTGTTTTATTTTGTTTAAAAGTGCTAAATTTTCTTTAATTGTTGGAGTAAATCCATTTATACTTTCATTAGGAATAAATTCTTCGTGACTTGAAATAAATTCAAGATCATTTGCAGACAAAGGAATAGATGACTCTACGAGTTGTTTTGTTCTTAATAAAACTTCTTCTTTAAATGTTAAACCAAGATTTAGCATCTTGAAATATCGAGAATGGTTTTCAATAAACTCTTCTTTGTTTTTTTGATATTCCTCAAATGTATGAGTTACATTTTTTCCATAAAAACAAAACAGATTAAATAGTTCCATATCGGAAGGATGAAATCCTCCCTTTTCAAAATTTTGGAAGAATGGATTATAGTTTTTTGTAAGTCCAAGTTTTTCTAAAAGTTTGCTTAGTATAACGTCAAGTTGTTGAATTTCTTCTTTTGAAAGTTTCTCTGCCCAAAATGTTAACTCTGGAGAAAACGTCCACCCAAATGTCATAAACTTAGTTTGAAGTTGTGAACTTGTTTCTACACTAGAAACATTTCGTGGCTTAGCTAAGCCAAGCACATCTACAGGAAGTCTTTTTGTTTCTGCAACTAGATTTATAACTGTTTCGATTTTCATTTTATTTCTTTCCTTTTATTTCACTTGTTTTGCTTTATACAAATTTTGATGCAACAACCAAGAGTATCAACAATATCAACGCGCAAAAAATTGACAACAAATATTCTTTATTCAAGGATATAAACTCCTTTATCTTAAACAAGAGGCTTTTTAGCTTTTGCATGGTGCGGAAGTTTAGCCGCGGTGCGTAGAGTTGTCAAGCACCAAGTTTAGTTAATAAACTGTGGTACTTTTTCAGATTTTAAATCTATCACTTCTTCATATGCAGAAGATAATTCTTTTTTGGAATTGTCCACACCTTCTAGTTGAATTCTAACACGGTCTTCAAGATTTGATAATTTTGAAAGCAAGTCAATGTTTTTAACAACATCTTGAACTAGATCAATAACCTCAAGAGTTAGGTCTGTTTCAGATTGAATTCTAAACTCAGATGCAATTTCACTTAGTAGGTTTTGATACTTCTCGTCAAATTTAGTTTTAAGGAGGTCTATAACAACACCAGAAGCAAACTTAACAATGATTTTTCCTTTTGAAGAAGCTATGAATTCTTTTAGTTTTTCAATATTTTTAGAGTTGCTCGTTTTTAATGCGTCGAAAAGGAGTTGCTGAGAAACTTGTGATATTTTTTCTGTCGCCATTCTTTTTGCAACTTCTTTGGCGTCATTTTTTGCAACCGTTAAAACTTTTGCGGCAACAGCGGTTGTTCCAGAAGAAGGTGTTTTGAACTTTTCCAGAACTTTGCTGAAATAGTCATTGGCATGTTCTACATGTGAACCATATTCATAGCAATAAGAATCTACAGATTGACCAAGCCCGCCATCAACAGCATATAAACGAGAGCGTGTTGTAAAATCGTAGTAGTATGGTCCCTTTTTACAAGATGCCATATCATTTTCAAACTTTGAAACACTCTGTAATTTTTTACCGATATAAATAAGATTTAAAACAGTTTTTCCGTTTTCTATAAATGTAACTGTCTGAACATTGTTCAAATCTGTATGAGCAATTCCTGTTCCGCCACTTTCTAATACCTCCATAGCATGAGGAAATGTTTTTAAACCTTTAATCTTTTCGAGAACTTTTTCGTAAGAGAATTCATCTTCATATTCTTCTAAAATAATTTCTCTCTCTTTTTTAACAAAAGTTTCCCAAGCTTCTTTTGAAGAAAAGAAAATGCCATCAACAGCATATATATTCCCGTTTATCGAATGTTCAATTGCGGGTCCTAATCTTGAAGATGGAAGTCCTTCCTTGTTATATTTTGAAATGGCATGGAGCACTTTTTCTTTTGAAAATTCTTTTGTTTTAAAATTATACTTCCTTGGCTCAAAGGTATATGTTTCATTTTTAACATCCAGGTGAAGAACTTCACCTTGTCCGCCAAGTGTGGAAACTTTTTCAATTACTTCTTTAGTGTCTTTATAGTTAGTTTTTATAAACTCTTCCGTTATTACCTTACGATATTTTTCAAAACTCTTGTAGTTTTCAAATTCATTTTTTGTAAGCCTCACTCCATTATAAGCATAATTTAAAGGATTAATTGAATTAATTGCGGGACCATCTTCTCGATGAAGTTCACCATTTTTGAAATGGCATTCAACTCCTTGAATATTACAGATTCCCGTAAACCCATCGGGGATTTCTTCAAAAGAATTGTAATATTCAAGATTGGAAACTTTTACTTTAACCTCTACTGGTTGAGATTTTTTTGTGTCCAAGGGTTTTTTTTCTTTAAAGTCTTTTAGCCTTTTTCTTGCAGCAAGAACTTTTTCTTCGGTTTTTTTATATTTTGGTAGAGCTTTCTTAAGCGCAGCCAAAGATTCATATTCTTGGTTTTCTAAAAAAAACTTTTGAGTTCCATCCGTAAATTCTACAGCTGGTCCATCTTCTCGGTGATAAGAACCATTATTTTTATAATAAGCATATTTTAAATAACTATTTGTTTCTGGCAGATAAGTAACCTTGCCGCAAAAATCAGACTCAGCTCTTTTATCAATAATTTTGTCGTAGTTTTTTTCGGTTGCTGTTAACTCAACAAAAGGTTTTCGCTCTTTCGAAAAAAAGATTTTATCATAAAAGTGTTCAATTTCGTGAATATATGTTTCCTCCACATTTAAATTATAACTTGCATCAAAACATGATTTTACTTTGTCATTTTTATCAAATGATATTTCGGATACGTTGATGTTAAAGTCTAGACAGTTTTCTTTATTTTCAACAAGATCATCCCAGTTCTCGTAATCCAAAAATTCGACAACAGCTTTTTTGTTTTTCAATGCCTTACCTTGTTCGATAAGACTCAAAATATTTTTTTTGAATTTTTTATTAAATGAAACTGGCGAATTTTCAGTGTTGCCTAATTTGAAATAAACATACGAAACTTGATCCTTTTCTGGAACCTTTATCTTTTTCCAGCCTGTTGCTTTAACAAGTAATTCAGGATTCTCAAACATGTCAATTGCTTCCCCTTCATTTGAAGGGTCGATGTTTGCCGCGTCCAGGAACGCAGCTTTTATGGAATCAATTTTATTTTTTCCAGCTTCACTTGGCATTTTTCTGTTCTCACTTTTCAACTGTTGCTGTCGACTTAATTTAGATCTGTTGACTTAAATTGTTTTTGGTCCATAACAGACATACTGTACAACATATAACCTTCGTATTCTTCAAGAAGGTTGTCATAGATTTGTTTTAAAGAATTTTCACACATCATGACAAGTAATTTATCTCGAATAAATAAAACCCATTGAGTGTCTACATCCATAAACAACTCTACTGAGTTTGCATACTCCCCATATATTTCTTTGACCAAAAATAAACAAAGTTCTTTTATTTCCTTGTCTGATTGAAATTCAATTGGAAGTTCTGCCTTTTTGATTATTGTATCTTCCATTTTGATTTTCCTAGTCCTGATTTTTTGCGTCTTCAAATGCCTAATGTATATGCACGCAACATGGGAAGTCAAGGTGCATAATAAAACTATTATGTCTTAAATTTCGATGATTGAAATACTTTTTTCTGGGCAACCATACTCAGATGGGCCAGTATAACAACAAAGATTTTCAAGCGGCTGATATTCGGCCTTGTCGTGAGAATGACCACAAAACAGTTGAAACTTTATTTCTTTGTTTTTTGCCGCCGTTTCCAAAAGCATGTCTCCAAAAAACTTTGAACTAAAACATGGCAACCATTCCTCGTTTGATATAACTCCTTTATGAGTTGAAAGTTCTCTAAATGGAGGAACGTGAGTTAGCACAATTATTTTTTCTGGAGAGTACGCCGCGACTCCAAAATCAATATCATCTTTTACTTGTCTTGCCGCAACTTTAGACAATCTCTTGCATTCTTCTCGCAAAGCAGGAATAGATTTCATTCTAAGTGAATTCAATTCTTCAATAATGTAATAATCGTTCATGTTAACCGTAGAAGATAAAAATGGAGAATATTCTCCATCATACCAACCATCAGATCCAACAAACAAAGTTTTTGTTGAAGAATCGTAATAAGATTTATTTGTCAGATAGTGCAAAGTGTTTTTAAATTTCTTTTGTGAAGTTAAAGTTTTAATCTCGTTGTTCACTTTAGAGAAAGATGAATGATAATAATCGTGGTTGCCCAAAATGAAAAATAATTTCTTTTGATGTTTTTGAAACACATTTCCCATATACTCAATATGAGATTGGATAAATCTTCCAGATGAAATATCTCCAGTTAACAAAACATGTTTGGCTTCTGTAACAAGAATTTTCTTAAGGAAACTATCAACTTTTGCAAAATGATCCTTTATCATTGCTTCTTCGGTATCGAAAAAAGCAGGAGAGAAAAGAAAATCTAGGTGAGTATCTGTTATGTGGAGATATTTCATCTGAGGTCCTGTTTCTAGTTTTCTTTTATTTCTTCTTTATTGTTTAACAAAAGTTTCCAGTCTGCTGATCTTTCTACTGTTTTAATTTGGTTAATGATTTCTTTCGAAGATTTTTCTGCTGTTATCCAAACGGGTAGCTCTTGCTTTTTCGGTTCTCTTTTAACCGAAAGGAAAACTTCTTTGTTTGTTTCGATTTGAGCTATTGAGAAAATTTTATTAACTCCTTCACTTGGAGAAGTTGGGCCAATTCCTTTTACTGTTGACTGCATGTCTTTAACAAAATAATTTTTTCCATCTGAACCTTCGAATATAATATCTGTGCCGCCGAATCTGCCGCGGCCAACTAAAGATATCTTTTTGGTTAACTTGATTTCTTTTGGCTCTCCAGCGAATTTAACAGAAAAACTAGATTTAGACTTTAGTAACTTTAAAACTTCTTTTGCTGTTCTTATCGTTATACTCATGTTTTCTTTCTATTCCACCTTTTCTTTTTAGTTTGACTTTTCATTAAGTCTTGAATTTATTTCCTTCAAGGCTTGTCTCATTGTTCCGTGTTTAGCAATAAACAAATTAAGTACCACTTCTGGTGTTAGATTTGTTATTTCTGTTTCTCCAAAAAGATAATCAACAACTATTTTTGGAGAAGATAGTGTGTGTTCAGAACACAGTTTCAGAAAATCATATTTCCCATCTTTTTGTCTTTCGACAATTAAAATAAAACCATTTGACCTCATATCGATTCTTGTAAATTTTCCTGCATTTAATTTTTTATCTATTGTGTTATTGAATTTAATATGCTCTTTTGTTTTTTTTGCGGTTTCTTTTTCCGTTCCAGTGGATGTTAAGTCAAGCATAAAACTAGTTTTTGTATCTTGCATGTATATTTTCCTTGTTGATGTTGCTAGAGGCAGTTTGACTTTCGAGCGTTTCGACGTGTTTGATTGCAATATAAGCTAAAATAGAAAATCCAGCGATTCCAAATAAAATCAAACTCCATATTCCAATCACGAAATATCTTAGCCAAATTTTGAATCTTTCGATTATGTTGTCTGTTAAACCTTCTGTTTCCATTGCTTCATCCTTTTTTAGTGAAGGCAATAAAACTTCAAGTAGAGAAACATAACGTAAATTGTTGTTATGCTCATTGCTAAACCAATAATCACACCAATAAAATGAAACAAATAGTGGATACCGATTTGTTTCAACGCTGTGATTATTGCAGTTTTTATCAAAGGTTGCGCCTCTCTGGTCCTAAGTCTAGGGGCTCGGAAAAGCGGTGTCAATCCGCGATGTTAGCTCAGTGCATTCGAAAGGAATAATCGCCCCCTTGACACCTAGAGCATCTTATTTACGCTAAACCTCCCTCGCAACAGCCGTTTTATCCCCTCTCGCGCGCGCGGGCAATTGAAGGCACAAAACGCGACAGTGCGGTTGACAACTAGGTTTTGAGTGGTTCAGCTAGACCCGTGCAACAAATAATCTCCGCAACTTATTTCTTAAGTGTTTTAACAGTTGTGTTGCTGTTGCATTTGGCAGTAACAATAAAAACAAGAAACAAGATCAAAGATGATAAACATCCTAATACTCATAATTGCTAATCTGTTTTTCATATTAACAATTGGTTCAATGTTGGTAGAAATAAACAATTTAAGTAAAAAGAAAGAGTTATTAAGAAAAGAAAAAAACCTAGAAGAAGAACAAAATATTGAAGGATTAAGAAACTCAATGATTGTTTATGTTGTTATGGGAACTATAACTTATGCTTCGTTTATTAAACTTATCGTAGAAATGTATACAAATAAATAAGAACGGAAACACAAACAAGAATGAAAAAATACTTTTGCTTTGATACAGAAACAGGTGGTCTTTCAGAAAGAACAAGTTTGTTAACCCTATACGGGATTATAACAGATGAAAATCTAGAACCCGTAGATTCTATTAGTTTAAAACTAAAACCTTCAGACGGGGTATTTCTTGTAGAAGGACAGGCATTAGAAATAAACAAAATTAATTTAGATAAACACTCCAGGGTTGCTGACACTTATGAAGTTGGGGCAAAAAAACTAAAAGATTTTTTGTCAAGACATGTAGAAAACCATACGAGAAAACTTGATATTATTGGCCAGAACGTTATAGAGTTTGATATTCCAAGAGTTAAAAACTTTCTCTTGTCTGACGAAGAATTCTCTTTTTATTTTTCGAGAGAAACCAAAGACACAAAGGTGCAAGGAATATTTCTAAAAACACTTGGAATAATTCCTGGAGATGTTAACTCGTCATTGATAACCCAGCTTAAATTCTTTTTTCCAGATTTAAACCTTGATGGGCACCACGATGCAAAATGGGACACCGAGCACACATTAAAACTCTATAAGAAACACGTTTCTATTCTAGAATAGAGAACAGGTGGTTATTGCCTCTTTACGGAGAAATTGGCGAGCTGTAAGGTGCGGAGTATGTCAAGCCTAGAACTCCACGATCTAGAATTTGTTTTGGTTCCGCAATCAAACTCCAAAACCAATAATGGCATTGAACAATTTAATGTACTTTTGGAAAATAAATTAATTTGTTCGACAATTGAATTGGATGGTAAATGGATCTTGGTTGATACCTTAACGGGGAGAAGTGAAAAGTTTGACTTGCAAGAAAGTCTAGAGAATCGAATTCTCGAACTCGCAAACTCCTCAAAGAAAGGAAATCAAAAAAAATGCTTGACACATCTTCTCTCATAAAGGTTGATCCAAGGGGACTAAACACAGAAAGTTATGATTTAGACTTAATCACAAGTAAAACGTTTTCAAGTGTCCTTTCTGGTCATGCCGCCTCGCTCAAACTTCAAATTGATATTGACCATAAACAAAATCATGTTGCTTTTGTGGTTGAAGGAAAACCAATTTTGGGTGAACATATGTTAGGTAAAGAAGTTGTTGCCGCGACTTTTATTCCAACAGCAAATGCTTTGGAGCATTGGAAACTAATCGTTGAAAGACTTATCCACGCTTGGGATTTGATAGCGGCTCCAATTCAAACAAAAGAAGTTCTCAAAGAGAAACTCTGAAAAAGAAAGAACAAACACATGGAAACAAAGCTGTCAAAAACTCTGATCGCTTTTCTGAATAAATTCCAGAAAGAAATCGAAAAAGGTCTCCATGTGTACGGATACAAAGCAATACACTTATCAACAAAAGACCTGAAGAATTTCCACGATATTCTTGAAGAGATTAAAAACTTTTTTTCGGAGAAAGAAATAAGGTGTGAGTTTACACCTTCTGATAATTTCATTTCATTTTGCTGGGTAGTGCCTGCGAATATTGCTCGTAAAGATGCCTTTGAAAACACACAAGGAACTAATGTTACCGAAAAACTTTCATATTTTAAAAAATATGAGACGCACGAACGACCAAACAAACAAATTCCTCGGGATGTGTGCCTTGTGCGTTTTGGAATAGGATGAACTAAAAAAATGGCGAAAGTAGAAATCGTAAAACAAGACTTATTTGATGCTTCAAACCTTGTAATAGGTCACGGAGCAAACACAAAAGGTGTTATGGGTGCAGGTATAGCTAGAGTTTTTAGAAAGCTATACAAAAACAATTACATTGCTTATCTTGAATCTTGTGTCGCAGGGACATTTTGTCCAGGTGGAATTCTTATTGTAAAAGAAAAAGAAAGACTGATTGTAAACATTGCATCACAGGATTTCCCTGGTCCTTGTGCAAAACTTGAATGGATTGAACAAGGATTAGCTAAGTGCGCGGCAAATGAAATTAAATCAATTGCTCTTCCCTGGATTGGGTGTGGAATTGGTGGACTTAAAAGGGAAGACGTTCAAAAAGTTTTAGAAGATTCTCCTCTCGATTATATTAAAGTTTGCGAAGTTGACTAACTGACCAACTCTCTAAAAAGGAAGAAATGAAATGAACCTAAAATCTCAAAAAGAGCTACACGTTGAATTTCTTCCTTTTCAAAAACTTATAGACTATATTAAAATCGGCGATGCTCTTGGAATGGGATTTGAGTATACTTCAGATAAATTTATAAAAGAAAATCTTTGGAAAGAAAATACTTTGCCAAAATTTATTCAACATCCATATTGGGCAACCCTTACCCCAGGAATGTATACAGACGATTCTCAAATGAGTATTGCACTTATTAAGTTAATGTTAGAAGAAGAAACAACTGAATGGTTTGATGATCGAGTTGTCGGAAGATACTTTCTTTCTGAATTTAAATCAAGCCCTAGACAGGGATATTCGACTGGTTTGTATAAAGTTTTGTCTACTTCAAAAACAACAAATGAATTTTTGGAACAGATTGCCGCGTTTGGAAAGTCTTCAAAAAATGGCGGCTGTATGAGAGCTGTCCCAATTGGTTTATTACCTGATTTGGAAATGGTAAAAAAATTTGTAAGATTCCAAGCGGAAACAACCCATTCAGGAACAGGCGTCGATGCAGCAGAAATGATTGCTGTTGCGGCATTTGGATTGAAATATAAACTAACAGAAAAAGATAACAAAGTTGATGTTTATGGTTGGGTGAAAAATAACACTTCTTATTTTCCAGAAATTATCAAAGAACTTAAAAGAGTTGAAGGCTCAAATAATCTCGGTTTATTAACTTCAATTTCAGTGCTAAAATTATTTAGTGAATTTGATTTGAGGTTAGGATTACATGAACTGATAAGAAGGTGTATTCTTTTAGGTGGAGACACAGATACGGTTGCCGCGATTGCGGCGGGGTTATATGGATGTTGGATACTTTCAAAAAGTAAAAAACAAAGAAGGGTTTCTTATATAAAAGAAATTAAACCATTGATAAGGTTTGTAAAATGATTACAACTATCGACATACTTTTATGCGGAATGTTTTCGACACTTGGTTCGCTGTTAATTTTGACACATAAAACACTCAAATAACATGACTACAACTACACACCAAACAAACGAAGAAAACCTATTGCAAGAATTTGCCGAATTTAGAAAAGAAGAAGCAATTGAGCTGTTGAAAAATTTATTTAAAGCTTATTTTGCCGCAAATAAAAACTATACTTTTGTTGTTGTTGAGCATAATAGCCCAAAAGATAAAATAAAATTAAAATTCTTTTCTGTTGATCTGGAATCGGAAATGGAAAAAAATTACTATTATATTTCAGATAAAATTGGGGATAGGCATTTCGCTGCCGATACCTCGGATGAGGTAATTCAACTTCTTCATCCATTCAAACCTGAATCAGTTGAGATTTCTATTCCGCATTATTTGCTCGCGGAGCCAACAAAGTTTAAATCTAGAACTTGGATAAATTTCCTAAGATATGGGAGGACTTTTTTCCAAAAAGGAAAAGTTATATCTCCGTATAGAAGACTTTCTCATAAAGGTGATGGATTAGATATTTTTGTAGATCATAACAGCCTGCTAACTGCTTTTACAGATAATGGATCAATTTTTGATAATAAAGGAAAATACTATAGAGGAATAGATTATGTCAAACTCTCTACCTGAAACAAAACTAAGTTTGGAAGAAATAGAAACTGTTAAAGAAATTAAAAAAATAAAAGAAATGGCAGATGATCTTATTAAAAACACAGTTAGAATGGTTTTTGATAAAAAACCAAAATTAACATATCTTTCCCTTTCTCATTCTCAAAAATATTATTCTTTAAGTGTGTTAGAATCAGAACTTTCTATGGATCAAATTATAGATCTCGCAATTGAAGATTTGGGTACATATCCATGTAGGAAATACAAAATTGCCGATCCTAAAACCACTAGAACTGATGAGATGAAAATTCAAGACTATAAACTATTATGTAATCGTAGAACCGATCCACCTACCACTTATATTGATATAGAAAATTATTTTAAATGGACTCAAATTAATCCAAACAATAGATCTCTTTCCGAAAAGAACTTTCCAAAAAAAGATGGGTATGACTTATTTAAGTTGTTTAATACCGAACTAGCAGTCTTTTCTAGGATTTCAGAATTAGACCACTTGGTTTTTGATAGAAACCTAAATACAATAGATTTAAAACTTGTGGTGGAAAAACTATGATCGACCAAGAAAACACATTTTCAACAGACATTGAACAACAGTTGAACCTGTCTATTTTAGACATAAAAAATTTTGCTAATACAGCAGTTTCTAAATATCTAGATGGAATCTTCGAACTGAATCCAGATATTCAATTTATCTATTTTTTATTAGATGGCGATTACGACGAAGAAACAATATCAGTCTATTTGATAGAATCTGAGTTTGAAACAATAGTAGATGAATGTTTTACTGAGTTTAAAAGAAGTTTTGGTTCTAGAAGAACAAGCAAAGATTTTATTACAATAAACTGCCAACACCCTCTTTCAAAAGAAATTCATAAGTTTTGGTATCCAGTTGCCCTTCATGAGTTATATGATGGAATTTTACCAATTCCAGTTGAAAATATAATTTCACGTTTAAAATACGAACTTCGTACTCCTAGTAAAAGAGAAACTCATCACGATGATGGTTTAGATATTTTAAAACAAAGGGCAATAGAAATAAAAAAAATACTTGATTTTACAAATACTGGATATGAAACTTTTTACCATAGATCTGGAAAACAATACTCTGGATTTTCTTACGAGATTGGCCCAACCGTTAAAGTTAAAAACTTTGGAGTTAAAAAACTGTAAATCCATTCAAACAAAACGAAAGGAATTCTAAAATGGAATATGAACATAACAAGGAGTCTCCAAAAACAATCTCCGAGGTTGTTATTGGACTAATGACAGGAACTATTGCGATTGGAATTCTTTGTGTATTATATATTCTTGTAAAACTTGCGAAAGCTGTATTCCTATGAAAGAAACTTTTTCTGTTTCTGTAACAGGTCACCGCGATTTGTTTCACGATGAAAAAGAAATAGAAAAAAAGTTTTTGAATTTTATTGATATTCAAAAAGGGTTAAATCCCGACAAAGAAATTGTTGTAAACACAGGAATGGCAGTAGGATTTGATCTTCTTGTTGCCGAGATTTGTCTAAAACAAGGAATAAAATATAACGCCATATTGCCTTTTGAAGATCATCTTAAAACCAATGAAATCTTTTGCTTGTTAAAAGAAGCGGCAAACAAAGTTGTGGTGGTCTCAGAAGGACCATATGCGAAATACAAATATTTTATAAGAGATGTTTGGTTGGTTGATAATGCAAATGTCTTATTTGCATACTTGATTAAACCAGGAAAAAGTGGAACACGATTAACAGTTGAAGAAGCAATAAAAAAGAAAAAAGAGGTTATTTACTTCTGATGAAAACAATTTTTAAATTTATAATAATTTTTTGTTTGGCAACGCTTTTCAATTTATTACTTGCCCTTTTTGGACACGTTTATTTTAGATTTGATGTTATTAATTCCTTTATCGCTTTGATATTATTGGAAATGGTTTTTTTGTTTTATCAAAAAGAAATGGAAACTGTATATCATGGAAAATAATTCAAAAGTAAAAGGATTATATCGGGTTATTTTTACAGAAAAGTCTACAAAGAAAAAAAACATTATTGATGTTTTTGCTGTTGATAAAACAATGGCAATAGACATTGCAAAAAACGAACTCTTTGACGGAACAGTTTTTATTGCAAAAGGTTCTAATCTTTCTGTTTCTGTTAAAGAATTAACAATCGACAAAGCTGATTAGTAAAATAAACAAAGGAACAAAACACAATGACTCACTAGGTAAAAAATAAACTATATGTCGTAACAAGAGAAGACCTTGGACTTCAATATCAAATTCCACAAGTGGCACACGCTGTGGCAGAATTCGCACTAAGAAATAAAATAAAGTTTGAGGAATGGAATTCTGGTGGTTTGGGATCTTTGGTAGTTGTTGCCGCGAAAAACGAAGAACAACTATTTCAATTTAAAGCAAAACTAGAAAAAGAAAATCAAATTTATTATGGATTCTATGAACCAGATATTGGTTATAGTTTGACTGCTTTAGCAATAGAACCATCGGATAAAGTAAAGAAACTTTGTTCGGGAATGCCTTTAGCGGGCAAACTTTCAAAAGAAACACTAAACCTAAAATTAATTTTGACATAGTTGATAAAATGATGGAAACAGAACAAGCAAAAGATGTTTCTATCCTTCAGCATGGATTACAAGTTTGTGATAAACTTTTTAATTTAATAATTCCTGCACTTAACTCTGATGTTACTGAAATCAAATTTCCTAATTGGTTTATCGAAAATAAAAGATTTATTCTTGAAAATCTTCCTTCTGAATATATTTTAAGAAAATATGCCATTTTTCATGATGTTGGAAAACCTTATTGTTTAGAGCACGACGAAGAAGGAAAAAGACATTTTCCAAATCATGCTGAATACTCTTTCCAAAAATATTTGGAGTTGTTTCCAAATGAAAAAGAGATAGCTGAGTTAATAAGAAACGATATGGTCGTTCATATTTTAAAAGATCATGGAGTTGAAAATTTTTCAAAATAAAAACTGTATAACTCATTTGGTTGTTGGTCTAGCTGAGATTTACGCTAATGCTGAAATGTTTGGTGGGGTCGAGTCGGAATCTTTTAAGATCAAGTATAAGCAGCTCGAACGAAGAGGTGGTGCAATTATCTCTGTGCTAAAGCAGAAGAGATAACGCGTTGACAGCTTCGCGGAGGTTGCTTACACTTCTCGCGTTTCGCTAGTTCAGCGGTAGAACGGCGGGCTCTAAACCTGCAAGTCATAGGTTCGATTCCTATGCGGAGCACAAACAAAAACATAAAAAGGAAAACAAGAATGCAAACAAGACTCTTCTGTGGTTTGGCGATTGCTGTGTTGGCTGCCGCGTGTGAAACAGTATCTCCTGGGGAAGTTGCCGTTTTAGTTGATACTGGAACAGTTAAAGGCGTATATCCTCCAGGACTTTATTACGATGGCCCAATGATGGAATTTCACAAACTTTCAACGAGAGCTCAATCATTTGATATGATTGGTGCCCCAACTCAAAATCAAAACCATGAACGTTCTGGTGAAGGTACTGTTACTGTTTTAACTCGGGACCAATTAAGTGTTGGTCTCGATTGCACGGTTCAATTTCACTTAAACAGCGACCACGCCTTACCTGTGTTTATTAAGTTTGGCGAAAACTATGCACAAACAGTTGTTCACACTCCTGTCAGAGCTGCGGTAAGGGATAGCGCAGGTAGGTTTAACGCTCTCGATCTTTCAAACCGAAGAGAAGAGTTACAACAAACCCTCGAATTAGAAATTCGAAATAAGATTCATACACTGTTGTCTCAGCAAAGAGTTTCAACAAATGCGATCATCTTGGATTCTGTTTTGATTCGAAATATTGATCTACCAAATTCTCTCGATGAAAGTATTGTGGCATTGCAGCGAGAAAGAATGCAAACGCAACAGAGACAACAAGCTGCCTTAACCGCGCAGCAAGATGCTGTGCGGCAAATGGCAGACATTCGAGGACAATCAGAACGAAATATTTTAGCAGCGGAAACTGCCGCTAGAACAAGACGAATCGAATCAGAATCTATTGCCGCGGCAAACAGAACAATTGCCGCTTCACTTACTCCAGAACTTTTGCGTCTTCGAGCAATCGAGGCACAAAAAGAAGTCTTGGGAAGTAATCAGACTCGAACGGTATTTATGCCTCCAAATATGTCACTTTTCAACCTTGGAAATATCCAACAATAACAAGAAAGAAGGAAAGAAAATGGAAAACAACGAAACCCAAACAGTCGAACAAACTCCAGCGCAAACAACCGAAGCGGTTCGCCGCTTTTATATGCGCAGCGGAAAGCGCACCGTAACCGTCTCCTACAGAAGAACCGAAGGAAACAAATACGAATATGCTTTTTCGGCAAACCGCGTTACAACGGGATCAAATACCGCTGTTGACCTTTACAACAAGAAACTTGGCAAGGAAATTGCCGAAGGTCGCCTTTCCAGCGGGCGACATTGTTTTCAAATCGAAGTCAAAGACATGAAAATGATCCATGTCGAAATTGCCCAACAAATGGCTGAAAACACAACCAAAGAAGGAACCAAGGAATTGGTTCCAAAACCAATCAAAACTGTTGCGCGAGACTATCTTGCTTCGCACAAAAAGTAATCGAAAATTACTCGCGGAGCAAACCAAAAAGGCTGACTGACAATGTGTTGGTCGGCCTTTTTGACTTTAAGGAGCAGAAAATGAAAACCCCATACCGAAAAAATGAATTGCTTATGGTTCCAAAGTCAAAAGAATCGCACAACTATTTTTGTAAATGGTTTGGTTGTAGAATAAGTAAACAAACAATTCCAACAGGAATTTATTTGCTTCAACTTAAAGAAAAACAATTTGTTTTTTCTTTCCAAACTTGTGCAATATGTGGAAGAGAATATGCAAAACCATTTCATTCAAATGAGTTTATTCAACTTTTTCATTATAAAAATTCTTCAAATTGGAAATTTGTAAAATTTGATTACAAAGCCGATGATATTGTATTGCTAACGAAAAATAACAATTATGATGAATATGAAGCTGAAGTGAGACATATTTCTCATGTTTCAGAGATAAAAAATCTAGAATTTAATCATTTTTGGTTTAATATTCTTTGCGCAAACATTGGATGCAACTATCAAAATTTTGTTAATGAATATGAAATTGTTTTAATGAAAAAATGTAAACGGTGCGAAAAATTTATTCAAGAAAAATAAAAATAGAAGTTTTAAAATGAAAACCATAAAACTGAAAAACAATGAATTGATTCCTGAATACTATACAGGAATTGTTGAATGGGAACCTGGAACAAAATGTTGGTTCAAAGAAGGAAAAAGACATAGAATAGATGGACCAGCAAACGAATACTTTGACGGATCAAAAGAATGGTGGATTGAAGGAAAACTTCACAGAATAGATAGCCCCGCTGTTGAATATGCAGATGGAACAAAATGTTGGTTCAAAGAAGGAAAATATCATCGAACAGATGGTCCTGCTGTTGAATATGCAGATGGAACAAAACAATGGTGGGTTGAAGGGAAACTTCATAGATTTGATGGTCCTGCTATTGAATGGGCAAATGGATCAAAATATTGGTATAAAGATGGATTACTTCACAGATTCGATGGTCCTGCTTGCGAATATAAAGATGGATTAAAAGAATGGTATGTTGATAATAAACTCTATTCCACTTTTGAATTGGAAATCTATGTCGAAAAACTTATTTTCCTCGGGAAAGAAAAAGGCAACCATAACCTGTGTTGGTTAAAGTTTTTAACAGAAAATCAAGGAATCAAAGAGTTCCCTATTATTTCAGGAATGGAAAAAAATTTAATATTTAAAGAAATTTTCGTTTACTTGGAAATATAAAAAATGAAAACTTTCTTCGTTATAGTTGATGATAAACCAGATTCTCAAATACAAACAAAGAATGTGTTTGAAGGATATAAAGAAGTTTTAAAAAAAGAAACAAAAGGTAAAATTCAACTTATTGAAAAATCTTATTTTTTGGTGTGGTCTAAACAAAAAATAAAATAACAAAAGGATATAAACAAAAAAACAAAAATGACAAATGCGATGTTGGTGTTAAAAACAAATAATTCAAAACTTGGTGGTGTTGCCGCGACTTATAGTTCAATTGATTCTTCTTGCCCGACTAGTTGCGCTTTAAAAGATAATGGATGTTATGCTCAACTTGGTTTTGTTGGAATTCATACATCAAAACTAAATAAAAAGAAATCAACTCCAAGAGAAGTTGCAAGAGAAGAAGCAAAACAAATTAAACAAGCTATTAAAGAAGAAAAGAATACAAAACCATTGCGGTTGCACGTTGCAGGAGATTGCCGCACAAACGAAGCAGCAGCCATATTAGCCGAGGCAACAAAAGAATGGGGCTATCCAGTATGGACTTATACACACGCCTGGAAAGATGTTTCTCGTTCTAGTTGGGGCAATAAGGTTTCTGTTCTTGCCTCGGTTGACAACATAAAAGAAATAAAATCGGCAAGAAGAAAAGGTTATGCTCCTGCTATCATTGTTGATAAATTTTTATCAAAAAAAGCATATGAGTTTAATGGATTTAAATTAATTCCTTGTCCAAATCAAACTCATGAAAATATAACTTGTGAAAAGTGTAAACTTTGTTGGAACGATAAAAAACTTAAAACTCTAAATGCTGTTATTGGATTCGAAGCTCATGGTGCAAAAAGAAAATCTCTGCCAGTGATAAAATGAAAACAAAAGAAGACACAATAAAGATTATAGAATCTTCGGATGGAACAAAACAATGGTATAAAGAAGGAAAATGTCATCGAGAGGATGGACCCGCGATTGAATGGGCAGGAGGGGCGAAAGAATGGTATATTGGAGGAAAACGCCACAGAATAGATGGACCAGCTTTTGAAAATCCAGACGGAACAAAAGAATGGTGGGTTGGTGGAAAAGAATACTCGGACACAATTTATGTAAGAAACAAAATTTTTCTTGGAAAAGAAAAAGGAAAGTTTGGGATTGAGTGGTTAAAGTTTTTAACAGAAACAGGAATTGAAGAATATCCTCTTATTCCTGGTATGAATTATGAATTTGTTCAAAGATATGACCTCCAATCATTTTTAACTACGCAGGAGAATGTTTTAAAATGAAACATCTTAAACTAAAAGATAATGAAAAAATTCCCAAACATTTTACAGGAATTGTTGAATGGGCAAGTGGATTGAAAGAATGGTTTAAAAAAGGAAAACATCATCGACTTGATGGACCTGCAATTGAATGGGTAAATGGAGATAAACAATGGCTTAAAGAAGGAAAAACTCATAGAGTAGACGGACCAGCTATTGAACTTTCAGGTGGATATAAAGAATGGTGGATTGATAATAAATCAATAAAAAAAGAAATCGATATTTCAAATAAAATTTTTCTTGGAAAAGAAAACGGAAAGTATAAGATTGAGTGGTTAAAGTTTCTAACAGAAACAGGAATTGAAGAATATCCTCTTGTTCCTGGTATGCCTCCTTATCAATTTAGAATTTTTAAAGACATATCTCTCGACGAACTCTTAAAAGTAGGTGTTTGATGGAAACAATTGATCTATGGACAAAAACCACACAATTTCCTAAAAACTTTACAGGAATTGTTAAACGTGAAAACTTTCTTGAGATTTATTATAAAAATGGAAGTATTCATCGTAAAGATGGCCCCGCTTATATATCAAAATATATGTACAATAATCTAAAAAATTTTACTTATATTTGGTATAAAAAAGGAAAAAAACATAGAATTGGTGGTCCAGCGGTTGAAATTTGGGATGGTTCAAAAGAATGGTGGGTTAATAATAAAAAACATAGAATAGCTGCTCCTGCGGTTGTTGGAGTAGATGGATATAGAGAATGGTGCATTAATGGAAAATGGCACAGAACAGATGGGCCAGCTATTGAATTTGAAAACGGAGATAAATATTGGTATTTAAATAATAAACTCTGTTTTGAAAAAACGGACATACCTATTCTTTTAAAAAAGAATATGTTTCTCAATATGGAAAGAGGAAAATATGATTTGTTTTGGTTAAGGTTCTTAACAGAAGACCAAGGAATAAAAGAATTTCCAATGATTCCTGGAATACGTGAATTCATGTTGTCTATGGACTCTGAATTAAAAGATTATTTTGATGAGTGTGGATGGGTATAAACATGGAAACAATAAAGATTTTATCAGGGACTCAACTTCCTAAAAACTTTACAGGGATTGTGGAGTATCCGTGTAATGTTAAGATTTATTATAAAAATGGAAGTATTCATCGTAAAGATGGCCCTGCTTATACTCGAAATGAAATCGACCCATTTGGATACGATAGATATGTGAAATGTTGGTATAAAAACGGAAAACTTCATAGAATAGATGGTCCAGCTGTTGAACAATCCTACTTCAATTTAAAAGAATGGTATATTAATGGAAAACATCCAATAGACAGACCAGCCCAATCAAGATACGGAAGTTTTTATTGGTTTTATGAAAAAAGATATTGGCATATAAATGACTTAATTCATTTGTTTGATAAAGGAATTTTTCTTGGAGGAGAAAAAAGAAAATATGGAATTACCTGCTTTTTGTTTCTAACAGAACATAATGGAATTCGAGAATTTCCCATAATGGGCGGAATGAAACAAGAACTTCTTAATCTTTGGAAATTTGATCTGGTTTTAAAACTAGAGGAGTATAAACTATAACATCATGACAAACCTAAATGTAGTAGTAAGAAAACGTGGTAGACCACCTGGAAGTAAAAACAAGAAAACCGCGGGCGATGTGAAACCTAGTCCCGCGGTTATTGCCTCGGCGGTCGACTCAGGAATAATTCCAAAAAAGCGAGGGAGACCACCGAAGAATCCCCAAGCAGCCGCGGCACCAAAACCAGAATTTATCCCACAAGAGATTCCAGTTTTAGAATCTAAATTGGTTTCGATTATAAATAAACCAAAAGAAGAGACCAAGGTTCAAGAACCGAAAAGTTATAAACAGTTTGAAGTTGGAGATAGAGTTAAAAAAATAACAACAGGAGATGTTGGATATGTTAAAGTACACAAGCCAGGTACCAGGTATGTTTACGTTAATTGGGGTGGGGATTATATGGATTTTGTTGCGGCTGACTTACTAGAACTAGTAAACATACCAGCTTCAAAAAGGCAAAAAAAGAATGAGTGATTGTGAATGGAAACTTTAAAACTAAAACTTAACGAATATATTCCTGACAACTTTACAGGAATTGTTGAAGCTGAAAATGGAGCCATAGTATGGCTTAAAAATGGAAAAAAACATCGAGAAAACGGGCCAGCAGCTGAGTGGGCAAATGGAAACAAATATTGGTATATTGAAGGAAAACGCCACAGAATAGATGGTCCAGCAGTTGAACATCCAGATGGATATAAAGAATGGTGACTCGACGGAATTCGCTATACAAACAATAACTTTTCCACCGAAGGAAAGATTTTTTTAGGAACTGAGATCGGGAAATATGGACTTGAATGGTTAAAGTTCATGACAGAAAATAAAATCGAAGAATTTCCTATTATTCCAGGTCGGGAATTAAAAATAGTTCATTCTTTTACGGTTGAAGAATATAAAACGTTTATAGAAAGCAACAAATGAAAACTTTAAAACTAAACTTTGGAGATGTATTTCCCGACAATTATACGGGAATTGTTGAAGTTTTTAGCGGAACAAAAGAATGGTGGGTTGAAGGTAAACTTCATAGAACGGACGGACCAGCAATTGAATGGGGCGAAAACATAACATCTTGTTATATAGATGAATTTGTGTACACAGAGGAAATCTTAGATTCTTTAATTAAAGAATCGATATTTCTTGGAATTGAAAAAGGCAAGCACGGTCTTGAGTGGATTAAGCTTTTAACAGAAAATGGAGGAATTTGTGAAATCCCTAATTTTAAAAAACTGAAAGAATCTGATATAAAGAAAGGTATAATATAAAATGATAAAAAAAACAATGTCTTTGTTTCTTATTGCCGCGATTGGATGCTCCTCTATTCAGCGGCCTCAAACAAGCTCTCTTGAATATCCAGTGGCTACGATTCCAGCAACACATGAATCAGAATTTAATTCTGTTTTGGATGCCTCGGTTGTTCCGATATCCGATGCCTCAACTTTGTTCTCTTTACCAGAAGGAAGCAGAATTATTGCGGTGAGAGAAGGTGGCACCGCGCCGTATAGCGGCGTTCTGTTTAATAACGTTGCCGCCGCGGGTCTTGAAGTTGAAATAAGAGCTCAGCAAAGAACATGTCAAGTTAATTCTCTTTATGAAAGACAACAACTTGCAGCGACTGCAATAAGAGATATTGAATCCTTAAGAAACACAATTTCGACACAGCAGCGTACATATTCACTTTTAATTGAAAACAGAAACAGAACTATCTTTCAATATGAAACTTATTCGAATTCTCTTAGAAGACAAACAGAGGGAGAAGTTGGAAGAATTGTTGGGTTTACTATTGGTGGGATAGTTTTGGGGGCAATCGTGACAGGTTTAATTGTTGGTTTCTTTCCAAGGAACTAAAATTTGCAATCTAATTATTTTTGAATTTAAAAGAGGTATTATATGGATATTAAAGTTCCTTTATTAAAACAAAGTGATGGAAGACCATCTGCCAGTTTTACAATGGTTTTTTTGGCGTTTAATGTTTGTCTATTATGGTTGTTTCTTTCTATAATAGAAGGACTTGGACCAATAAAAGTCAGAGCTTTCGATTCAGGTCAAGCAATGGCGTTTTTAGCACCTTTGCTTGGATTATATTTTGGAAGGCGCTATACCGATCCAAAAACAGCTTTATCAAATGAAGTTGCGGATCAAAAAGATCCTGAACCAGCGAAGTCTGAATGATAAGTTACTACATATTAAGAGAGAGATAGATTTATAACGGAAATAAAAAATGGCTAAAATAAAATTAAACACAAAAGAAGAATTCTTTGCTTATGCCAAAAAAGTTCTCAAAGAAGAAATTCTTCGATTACAAGAAGCAAAAGCAGAAGAAAAAATAAAAGCAAAACAACTTCCTGTGGATGATACAACTCCAGAGCAAGAAATGAAACGCCTCGATAAAAAACAAAAACAAGCTGACGTTCGTAACGAACTTGAATCTTCTGATGCGGTTTGGACAAATGCTGGATTCGAAAAAAGACAACCAACTCCTCCAACCTCAAAACTAAAAGATCCAAAAACTCCTGAGTTCGCCGATGTTTATCCAAAAGGTGGAAAAGCAAGAGATCTTTCTGTTCATATGAAAGATCTTCCTGTTAAAGATGATGAAGAGGATCCAAAACTCGGAGTTGAAAAGCGCGGTAAAGGCATCGAAGGATTCGACCGAACAGCGGCTCAACGTAAAGCCGAACCTTTAAGAGTTGATGTTGCTGATGCCCCTGAATACACCGAAGAGCGCGGCTATAGAAACCTAAGAGACTATAAAAATTATCTCGGCAGAATGCTCTTAACTCCATCTGTTGGATTTGATAAGAAAAACCACAGAATGCTTGTTTCTGCAACAAATACAGAAACGGGTGAAGTAGAAGATTCAATGCTCGAAGACTTAAGTGCAGAGGCACTTATAAATTTAGCAATGCAAAACCCATCTCTTCTTAATCCAAAGACAGGATCTTTTGAAGCGTTCTTAAAAGATGTTCGCGGAGATACCCCAGTTGCAGATATGTACGATCCAGAAATGGACCGAGACAAATTTACATTTGAACTTGGAGATATTGTTCCAGGAGCTTCAACCAAAAAAGAAAAAGATGGTTACTACGGAAAAGAAAAAGATCGTCTTGATCTAACACAAGAAGAAACTGCCGATGCTCTCGGTATATCGCAAGCCGAAGTTTCAAACGCAGAAATTAGTGCGCTTAGAAAACAAGCAAATATGTACAACAACTCTTATATGAGAGCTGCCGAACTTCAATCAGCAAAACTAGCTGATATAGTAGCCGATTTTATGCTTGAATATAGAGATCAGTTAACTATTGACAATGTTGAACAATTCAAGTTTGCTTTTGGAGAATTTTTAAGACTTTTAATTACCAAAGGTATGGTTGGTCAATATATTAAATCTCAAGTTTCTAGTGGAAAAATTGGCGGAATTAAATTTGATGCAGATTTACTCACCAATCTCTACGCGAATATTGAAGAATTCGATGCAAGAATAAAAGAAATTCAAGGAAATCCAAAACTTGTAAATCCTAAATCTAAATTCGATAAGACTCTTCTTCTGTTTGCAAAGCAACCAGCTGTTGTAGAACTTATGATTGAAGAATATAATGGTTTAGTTGATTTATTTGAACACGCTGCTGAGTTGTTTTTAACTTACGGTTTAGATGAAGATGGTAACTTTGACTATGCTGGGTTTGATGACGAAATTTTCCGCGAACGCCTCACAAACTATATTGCGGCGGATGCAGAAGGTTTATATGGTCATAAAGAAAAAGTTGCGAGTAAAGCCGAACCAAAAATACACACAACGCCAGAACTTGAACGCGATATTCGCAGTAGGTTAAGAGCCAGAAATAGAGAACAAGATGCTCTCAGGGCTCAAAGAGAAAAAGCAAAAAAAAATAAGTAAAAAAATACTTGAAATTGTAAAATGTATACAAGATCCAACACGGAACTAAAATTTAACTCTAAAGCAGATAAAGAAAGTTTCGTTGTTGGATTTTTGTCATTGTATCACGACAAATCTTGTTGTCTTGAACTTGTCAATAAATCCAACACGACTTTAGAAATTTGTTTTTTTGGTTCCTTAGATAAAAATTTATTACAAGAGATAGAAGAATTATATGGCAGTGTACTAGTATTTAATACAGACAATGCCAATAAACATCTCTAATCTTCAGAAACTATTTGAACTTGCTGCGGAAGAGGCTGCTCAACAACAACCTCCTGCAAATAGTTCTCCTGCGCCTGTTGCCGCGACTGAAGCTACGCCACAGGCAACTCAACCAGCACAAGTTAATCCACAAAGTCAAACAGGTGGACAAGCTATTTCAGTTGAAAAAATTATTGATCATCTTAATGGAATCAGAAGCGGCAAAAGCTTTAATGATCCATTAATTTTTACAGCAATAACAAATATATTTAATGGACTTTCTTCTTCCGAGAAAGCTGTTCTGGATAAAGCTTTGTCTCAACTCGATAAATCAATTGAACAAATTACAAAACAACAATCCCCACCAAATCCAAACAACCAAGAAATAAAAACTCCAGCAGTTCAACCACAGTTTGGAAATCAAACAATGTCTTCCGCGGCAACTCCATTACAAGGTCCTCAACAAGCACAGCAAATGGCTTCAAATTCTCCAGTTGTTGGAATGATGGGTGGATTACTTGCAGAAGAATCTATATCTCTCAAAAACCTTCATGAATCGGTTAATCGACCAAATAAAACAACAGTTGTTATAAATGGAGAAGAAGTACCTTTCGGATCAGAAACTCATAAAGGACAACTTGTTATTGTTCTTCAAGGATTGGAAGATCTTAAAAACTGCTATCGAAAAGGTTCAAGTACCCGCTACACACTCGCTGGGGCCTGTCAGAAAGTCAGAAAAATTCTGAAAGACACTTCCGTTCGTGGTGCCGTCGATGGTGCCGAGCACAGCGATCCCAATTCAGAAATTGTTTCTTGAGCCATACAGAGCTGTTTAGGTGCTCTGTCAACACCCCTTGACTAAGGTTCGTTGTGGCGATATACTAACCCCGTTCACGAAAGTTAATCAGGTAGTATAAAACAAAATGGATAAATCGCAAATGAGAGAGGCTTTAAAAGCCGCAAAAGATTCTTTACCTAAAAACATTACAGTCATAATCAAAAACGAAAAAGATTCTTCCCCTAGAACGGTTGTTTCTATAATAAAAGAAATTACTGTAGGAAAAGGATATAAAGGATCTTACACAGCTAAGTTAGAATCTGGAGACATTATCAGTTCAATGGCCAGTGATAGTGTCATTTCAATGACAATTGATGGAAATGTCTTCGACAAGGAACAAGAAAAGAAAGTCTATAACCAAAAACCTCTTATTGATGAGACCGTTGCCAAAAATTTACTGACTGTTTTTTCGAGCCTTAAAAAAGATGATATCATAAAAATAACATCAACAGAAAATAGATTTAATCAAGAATTTAAAGTTCTTAATACTGAACTTGTTCACGCTCCATTTAAACAGTGCAAAATTTCAGTTCAGAAACCAGACGGTAACGGACCAATAGCAACATTCCTATCTAGAAGAGATTCGGGAATAATTCAAAATTGTGTTGTTGTGCCGCCAGTGATACAAATCACAGAAGAAATAAATGAACAAGAATCGGACGAAGAAGACGAAGAATTTGATGCAAGTCTTATTGCCGATTAAGAGTGATTTTTAACCTTTAAAAATTCTTGATCCAGGAGGAGGAAGATTTGGTCTTCCCGAAGAATGTTGTTGCATTGGTCTAACTTGGTCATTCATAAAACCACGTTGTTGAACTTGATTCATTTGTTGTTTTTCGACAACGAATGTTTGACCTCTTGAATCGGCAACTTCAAATACCTCTTTTATAAATTGAGGATTGTTGTTTATTACTCCAATGTCTATTCTTGCTTGTTCATTTTGAATAATAAAGGTCTTAAATGACCGTCCAGTAGGAGTTAGCATTCCGTGGCTAACAGCGTTGTATTGGATTATAGGGCGTGCCAAATGACACGGTAGTGGCATTCCAGCTGTATCCAATATCTTATAAACAAAAGCACCTTCTCTAACAGCGGTTGTTTGTGGTTGTGGGTTGTTAAATTGTTGAAGTGGTGTAGCTTCTGTTAAAAGTTGCCTTTTTTGTTCTACATTTTCTCCATGAAGAAATTTAGTTTTTCCAGAGGCTAGTCCGTTAACGATTGTTGAAGCAACTTGTTGTTGTTGATGATTTAAATTTCTCATAAGGGCATCGGCAGAGTCGGGTTGTCCCCATTTTCTTGTTATGTGTTCGCCAATCTGTCTGGTCTGTTCTTTAAATGAATTTCCAGCATCGTCTCCAAGATCAACCATTGAAGCATACTTTTTAACTTCTCTTGATGGTGCCCATTCGTTTATTCCATACATTTGCAAGTGAGCAGGAACTCCTTGTTTATAGTGTTGTAAAACAGCTTTATGATAATTCCTCGCAGCAGAAATTGCTTCAGGTGTGTTTTCCATTCCAAGTTTTGCTGCAAGTTGAGCATTTTTAAAACTCTCCATCTCTTCAACAGATTTTCCATTTATTGTTAATGGATTACCGTGATGATCGAAAGTCATTTTGGTGTCGAGTTCTGGATTGAATCTTTTCCCATTATTGTTTTGTTGGGGCGGTGCATTATAGTATTGAGGTTGAGGTCTCGATTGCTCATAAAGCATTTCTCGTTTCCTTTTTTCAATTAACTGTCTATATGCTAAGTCAGCATTAAACTGCATCTGTTGTTCATCATTATTATTTGACATATTATTTATACGTTTAATAATAACTATAGTTTTAATTTAATAAAATGTTAGGTTATGAATTCGCAAGCAAGTGTTTTACTCTTGTAAGTTCGGTTGCAGCACGTTCTTTTGCGTGTCTCCATACACCTTTCTTATAAGTTGTTCCAACCTTAACAGGAAATACTTTTTCCAGGTCTTCATCCGACAAAGAAGATAATTCATTTTCGATTTTTTTAAGTTCGTTTATTAGCTCTTCAATAGTTTGAAGTCTTCGTTTTTGAACTGAAATTTTTCTTTCTTCAATTTCTTTAAGAGAAGATTCTAATCCATCGGCAATATCTTGAATTGTTCTTAAGAAGGATGCCCGTTTTTTTTGTATCGACCCTCGGTATTCCTCGACCTCGCCTGTTTCTGGGTTTATTCTCGCTTTGCCGCCGTCGGAGGCAACCACCACCCTACCTGGGTAGTGGCGACGTTTGTGCCTATAATCGTCAATTCCTAGGGCTCTCTCGGCAGCGTCGACACCAGCGTCATACTTCGCTTTGAAGGCAGGCAAAACTTGTTTATAATAATTCAGCTTTTCCTTCGCCCCTGGGAGGATGTGCGGGGCGAGGTTGTTAATATCGCTGGAGTACAACATGTCAAAAGTCTTCATCTCTCGATATTTCATTACATCGTCTTTTGACATTACCCTATTGTTTACCATCCACTCTTCTTGAATCGTAAGAGGTTCTTTCATGGCTTTAAGAAACACTTTTGATTTTGGATCAATGTTTGGGTCAACAAAAGATGAAAGGTCTCCATAGGTTTCTCCAGAAAGACCTTTCCAAAAAGCTCTAAAATAATCTCCAATTCCTTCATCGATAGATTCATCAAAAATCATTGCCGCAAGTTTTGGTGCGTTATCGGTTTTCTCTCCAGGTTTGTCTAAATAAGTGTTTTTAACACGCTTAGAATTAGAAGGCTTGTGTGGACCTTTTTTTAGATCTTCTTTATCGTTTGACATAACTTTCGCTTATTAACTAGAATTAAAATATGTCAATTAAAATAAAAAAGAATACAGTTTTAAAACCGAAAAGAAAACCTTACACATTCACCATTGACTGCTTTGAAGCGATAGAAGAGTTTACGACGCAAGAATATAATAAAGAGGAAGATGCTGACGATGAAAATCCTTTTTATGGATTTTATGCCTCGACTTATTATACGGAAAACAAAAAGGAATTACAAAAAATAAAAAAAGAAGGCAAACCTTTTAGTTTGGCCTTCTTTGTTGATGAAGAAGTTGAATTACTATTAATTGAAGAAGATAGAAAATATGAATCTTGGAGAGTGTTGGTTACAAAAATAAAAAACTCAAAACCTCTTGCGAGTTTTGAGTGTTATATAAAATCACTTGTTTTATCAAACCTATTCGATGATTAACAATCATCATCATCGAGTGTAATGTTTGCGGAGCGCATGATTTTCTTTCTTTGAGATATTGCCCCGAGAACTTTGTCAATATCCTTTTCTTCGATTAAGTAGAATTCAACCCATTCCTTAATGTAAGCTTGAGTCATTCCTTTGACAGCTTTTACGAGCTTCTCAAGATGTTCTTGATTTGGGTTTGGTTCTCCAAGTTTTTCGACCAAAAGTCTTTTGATAAAATCAAGACGTTGTACTTCATCAGGTTCTTTGAATTGAATAATCTCGTCAACTCTACCTGGACGAAGCATTGCTGCATTTAATTTCTTGATATCGTTAACAGTCATCATAACTGTTGTTTTGTGTTCCATTGTTTTTAATGACTCTAAGATATAGAGAAATGTTTGATTTTGATCTAAACCTGTAATAAAGTGATCTACGTCATCTAGTACAATTAAGTCTGCCCCAATTTTTAAACAAAACTGCTTCAACATTTTATTTTCATTAAACTGCTTAATAAAGCTGCTGTCTATTTTTAACACTCTTCCAGAAGTTCTGTTTGCAAGTGTTAACACAAACAAACTTTTTCCTGTTCCTGGAGGACCCCACAACATAATAGTTCTTTGCATGTTTTTGTTCTTAAATCTTTTGATTCTTGATTCAAGATCAGCAATAAAAGGTTCATCAACCAAATAATGTTTTTGGTCATGTCCTTGAGAAACTGGGGATATTTGTAGGTTGCCGTTATTATCTGCGAACAAGTGAAGTTTGTTGCTTACCTTGTCAAACAAAACGTTGATAATGCTGAAGTAGTCGTCGCCTTTTTTGAAGGCGAAAACATCCTCGAACGCGCCTCTCGAAAGAGATGATTTACCACTAGATGATTTTGAGTTCGCGAGCGTTTCTTGATTTGAAATCGCAATAATTGGAATTAACTTTCCCTTAACATTAAAAATATATTCAATAACATATTCGTTTTTATTCAAGGTGCCCAAAACTTTAACACTATCCGCAAAGTTTGCCACGGTTGGCAAATAAGCAGAAGTGAATTCATCATCAACCAAAACATCGAAATCAGGTTTCTTGTCTTCAATTAAAGACTTAAAGTCCCAATGTGGATCTTCAATGTCATTATGACGAGAATTCAAAATTTGGTTAAACAACCCGTTTGCTTTTGTCGCAATTTGAATTGGAGTGTCTAGTGCGTTTGGAGTAAACTCTGAATACTCTTCCACTTTCTCGATGGCTTGTTTAAATTTATATCTCTGCATTCTAAATCTTTTCGGAAGAAACCTTGTGGAAAGAAAATACATCCCAGCTATTATTCCAAAGATTGCAAGTTGCGCGAGTATCTTTACCCACACAGTTTTGAAATAAGTGATTATTTCACTCAGAACCCACTTTATTAGTCGCATAGCGCACATTGATAGCCGCGCGAGGGCGCGGTGTCAAGGCTATGCAAGAATCCAAATAAAAAAGTTATATTAAAAAGAAAAAATATTTTATGAATTATATATACAGATTATACATGTTATTTCAGTTATTTGAAAGATCTGCAGAATTTATAGAAAAAAAATTAGAAAAAAACCAACAGTTAGAATTGAAAAAATATATTTTGGTTTATTCTGATGATATTAATGAATTTCAATCATCTGTTAAAAGAATAAAAAAAGCAGACCCAGGTTTAAAAGAAATTACAAAAGTAACTCTGTCCAAACCAAATGTTGTTAGATCTTCCGAGATCGAATTTTTACCTTGCACAGATAAAGACAAAATAAATTTAATGAAATCTTAAATTCTAGTTGACATTTTTAAAACTATGAATAACTTTTCATCAATGGAAAACAAGCAAAACAAAATCGAACCGCCTTCTTTCTTAAAGGCTTCTTCTATCAAAAAAGAAGAAACAGTTCTTAAAAAGAAAACCAAACAACCAAAAACAATATTTTTTGAAAAATACGCAGAACTTTTTAATGGGACATTAGTCAAAATAACTCACGAATACGATAATGATATGTTTATCGGAGATGTTCTTTCCGAGTACAGCGAAAAGTGTATTGGAACAATGTATTTCCCAAAAAGCTACGTCAAATCTTTTGAAGAAATAAGTGTAAAATAACTCATGAAACCAGCTATAACAGAAAACGGCAAATTCAAAAAGAAACAGAAAGCAATAAATCAATCTTATGGTGGAGAAGAAGATGAAAAGCTTTTTATGGAATACCACGCAAGTAAAGTATACGACCAAAAAGGCAACCTAGAAAAAAGCAATGAAAAACTTAGAAACCAATTAACCCTCAGAAATCAAAAACTTGTTAATACTTTTATTTCCCTTATTGGAAATAAAAACAAAGTAGTGGTGAGAAAATATAAAGAAGATCTATTTCAAGAAGGTTTAATTGGATTATCAAAGGCAATAGAACATTTTGATCCAACAAGAGGAATAAGGTTTTCGACATATGCAGGACACTGGGTTCTCCAGGCAATTACTTCTTATATCGCAAAACAACAATTCGTTGTTGCCATCCCTACCCAGCTTAGATTAGCGTCGAATAAAATTCTTTCTTTTATGAAAGAGAATAAAAAAGAAACAACAGAAGAAATTTCTTTTGAAGAAAAAGAAGAACTTAAAAAACAATATAAAATACCAGAAAAAATATATCTTGATGCTGTAAAAGAAATAAAATCGGGATTTAATTCTTCAAACGTTTACAACACAATGGATAAAAGAATTGTTTATTTTGAACAGCCTTTGACGACTATTGCCTCGTCTTCTGCTCAGACAGATTCTTCATTTACTTATGAGCGGTTTTTAAAAGATAATGACGTTAATGTTTCTTATAACGAACCAATTTCATTATTAAACGAAACCCAAAGTTTAATTTCAACAAGTGAAGATGTGGTTTCTGCTGTCCATAAAACACTGCTAGAACTTGATCCACTTAAAAGATTAATTTTAATATTGAGGTTCATGGGAATAAAAAATATAGAAAACGAAAAGGAAATAGAATCAATTGGAACTCAAACAATATGAAAAATACGTTACTGTAACGGAAGGAATGGATTACAGAACAATTTCAAAAGAACTTTTAAAACTTGGAGTGAACTTAAAACACGCAACAGTTAGGAACATAACCGAAAAAACAATGCCCGTGTTTTTAGATGCCTTCATCGAAAATGCAGGATTTGATCAAGAAAAAATAAACAAAGAAACCGTTTTAAAAACAGTTCAATTCTATGATAATCTAATTGAAATCATTGGTAAAGTAATTGCAAAAAATCCAGATCTCGTAAAAACAACAATAAAGGAAATAAAAGACTCAAAATGAAAAATGTATCATTTGGAAGAAAATATGACAAGAGAGATACAAAAGAAGGTATGCCTCTAGAAAGATTTCTTGAAAGACGAAAACTTGAATTATCTGAATGGTTAAGTGATAATAAAATAAAATCTGTAACAGATGCCGAAGAAAAGGTTAAAACTTTAGGTATTTGCATTACCTCTAAGAGCTTGAAAGACATAATTGACTATTTTGAAAAACCGATTTCCTTCGATACTCCGAATCCCCAACCTCTGTTAGAAACGAATTTGGAATTGCCCCTAGAAAAACCAAAAAAGAAAAAAGCACCTTCCGACGCTTCACCTGAAACCCTATAACCTACTCCCATCACCAACCAATACTTTCTGTCAAGTGGCTATTATTTTTTGTCTGTCGCTTTCTTTGTGGTCACTACACTAAGAGGGTCTGGGAGGGAAGGATTATTTCTTATTATCTTCTATAGACTGATTAGTACTAATCTCGGTGGAGTTATTAGGATTAGTAAGACCTATTACTAATGAACTAATCAGGTCATCTACGTCTTTGGCCTCTTGAGGAAAATTCTCTTTAAGTTCTTTTATCAAAGGGAGTTCTTTAATTTCTAAGAGGAGGTTCTCTGGTTTTAAATTCATTATGAGTTGATATTAATATATATTCGACTCTTCTGTATAGCTTCCTGGAAATTTCATTTTAGCTACTAGGTCTTGAGGTCTAATGTTGTCAGGTTCTTTTCCTGAAGGTGTTATGAGCCATAACACTTTTGCTTGTAGTGGTTCAAGTTCTGGAGCATATCCATCTGTTAAAATTACAACCCATCTCCAGTTTCTTTTTTGCTGTGTTGGATCTTCTATAAACTTTTTTATGGCATTGAAGTCTGTGCCGCCTGATCTTGTTCTTTTCCAAGAATATGCTAAGTTGTTTTTCCAAACAACATGAGAAGAAACATCTACTTCTGTATCAAAGTTATAAACATCTACCTCAATGATTTTTGCACAATTTGCCGCTTGAGCAAATGCAAGTTGTACTTCATCATTTGACATGGACCCAGATTGATCGATAAAAAACGCAATTGGCTGAGATGTTCTTTTCTTTTCTCCAGGTAACATCATTGGAAGTTTTTTAGAAATTTTACGATATGTACTTTCATGGTCTTGAATTCTGCACTGACCAATTGCATTTTCAAGAAGCATTCTCCAATCAACAGGAGATTCTGCCGCAATTTTTCCCATCACTTCTTTAATTGCAGCACTCATAGAGCCCCAGCTGTTTTGTTTAGAGGCTGCATTAAGAGCTTCTTTAATATGATTTCTCATATTGGACTTGACCTCTTCTCTAATTTCTTTAGGAAGATCTTCCCAATTATGAGAATCAAATCCTGTAAGACCATTTAGTTTATCTCCACAGCCATTTAAAAAGATTTTTACTTTTCTTCCATTTCCTTCCCCTTCTTTTTTATTTTTAGATTCTTGATTTTTTAGAAAGTCTTTTATTTTATTGAAATAAAACACAGTGGTTTGCAGTTGCGGTAACGTAGCAACAAACTCCGCAAATTCTTCGTTTTCTATGTTTGGTTTTCGGCCTGGGTAAAATCCTACTTCTAAAGGAAACAGCGCAATATCAGGATTCATATTTTCTGTTGCCGCTAAAATCATCGAGTTAATCGCCAAGTCCATCGCAATATTTGCGATGTGCATTTCATAAACATCTTGAGATAATATCGTTCTATCAGTTAAGTGACCTAACAAGGTGTGCAACACTTCGTGAATAAACAAGAAAGCAATTTCTTTATAAGGTTTATTAGTTGATGAAGTGATAATTTGTCCCGTTATTTTATCTTTATATTTGCCACAAAGTTCAGCATCAATAAATTCGGGGTTATACCCAAGGATATAAGTTATCCTTCCAGTTTCTTTATAAAACTCATAATCGAATTTAACATATGCAGTCTGCTCTTTCCAGTCTTCTTTGATTATAAATCTATTAATAATTCTTCCATAAAAAGGTTCTTGCACAAAGAATACATTGAGTAACCATTTGATATAGCTGTAATCCTTGTTTGGATCTCTTTTGTATTCTTTTTTCGAGAGGCTTTCCCCGTGTTGATTTTCTGTAAGTTCTTTGTCCATCGTTTTCTGCCTTTTTAAAGTTGCTAGTTTCGTCCATAGCCTACACACGCGCGTGCAAATTGTCAAGGTCCGCGCGAGGGAGTGTGTTGACACGCGCGCCAGAGTGGTTAACCTGTGCCGAGGTAAATCGACAAAATGACATATGTAACATGCGACATAGAAACAGCAAAGCAGATTGCTTTGTTACAAGATCCGAATCAAGCTGTTTTATTTCTCGGGCCACACGGAGTTGGCAAATCGCAGATTGTTTATCAAATAGCTGCCGCGTTAAGAGAAGATATTTATAAAGATCCCATTGTTTGTACTACAATTGGAGCCCTTCTAAAAGAAGAAGGTAAAATGGGTGATCTGATTGCACAAAACAATGGTGTTTGGGGCTACGAATTAGGCATCCCCGTAATTGAACGAAGACTCTCACAAGTTGGAGAAGGTGAATTAACTGGAGTGCCTCGTATTGCAGAAAATGATTTGCTTAAGAGAGAAACAACGAAGTTTACTCAAATGGATTTTATGGGCGTCACATATGAATTCCCAGTAATTTTATTTTTCGATGAATTGAACCGAGCTTTTCCAAGCTTAAGACAAGCAACATTTCAAATTGCAGATTCGAAAATCTTTTTGGGAAACAGACTTCATAAAAAAACTCGCGTGTTTGTTGCCGCGAACGTTGGGCCGATGTATCAAGCAGATAATTTCGACATTGCAGAATTTTCTCGATATGCTGTTATTGGAGCTCAATATGATTCCGAGGCATGGTTAAAATGGGCAGGAAAACCCGAGAACAAAATTCACTCACTTGTAGTAGAGTTTATTACCAAAGAACCCACTGCTCTTTATACAGACGATAAGAAGTTTTCAACAAACACAAAATCCACAGATCCTAGAGCTTGGGCAAAAATTGGAAATTTGATGACCAGAATGGAAGAAGAAAAAACTCTGGGCGATATGGTTACAAACATCTCTAGATTTAAAATGCTTGTTTCGTCAATCATTGGCCCGATTGAAGGTGCGAAGTTTGCGGAATACTGCAAAGAAAATATCTTCTTCTTTGGAGTCAGGGACATATTTACGCACTGGCCTGTTGTCAAAGAACAAATTGAAAGATCAACAAAAAACGCAGACAGAAAAACAAAAATAATTTATGAACTTTGCCATAAACTTAGCGACTCGCTAGAGTCCAGTCACGAATACTGGTTTAGCGAACAAGAAATGTTCTATAAAAACATTTCTTTGTTTCTTGACGAAGTTCCAAACGAGCTCTTATCCCAGCTTAGCCAAAAAGTTCTGAGACTCAGAAATGACCAATCGACCAAAGAAAAGGCAACAGAGAAATCTGTCTTAATTAAAATCTTTGATAACGTTATCAAACCTAGAGCCAGAAAATTTTTATCAAACGATAAAAATGGAATACCCTCGTAAGAGATTTTTATTTAACCTCAATATTTATTTTTGAGGTTAAATAAACTATAAATGCCTACTCCATATTTACCACTAAACTTTAACGTTACATCGTCTGTAAGCGTTCAAAACGTTGCTGATGAAAACGGAACAGTTTCTACATATGTCTGGTTGCGCGCTACAACTGTTGCTCAAAAAGGAATGCAATTCCGTATGGGCAGCACAGAAAATCCAGACGTTGTTTTGAAACTTACAAGCACAGCAATTATTCCTGCTCTAACAAGTGCTCTTTCTAGCGCACTTCAAAACAGCGGTGTTGCTGGTTCTTGGCCACTGTAATCAAAGTAATCATTATTTTCAAGCATTGCTTAAAATAACAAGAGGGACTAACTTAGAGATAAGTGGTCCCTCTTCTCTTTTGCGGACTCTTGAGGTAAAAAACATGGAAGAAAATCAAAATATAAAAGCGGAAATAATGACAGCTAGTGGAATTTTAGTTGATGTTTTAAATATCAAAGTAGAAGATATAAACATATACGACATAGCAACATCTTTAGCTCACACTTGTTTTGCAGGCGGACATGTTAAAAAACTTTATACAAATGCTCAACATTCAATTTATGTTTCTCACTACGCAGGACTAGACTCTAGTATTGATAAATCAGATAGGAAAACAATATGGATCGAGCAAATGCGGGGATTGTTACATGATGCCGCGGAAGCTTATACAGTTGATATAAGAACACCTCTTAAACGACTTGAAACATTTAAAGGATTAGTCGAATTAGAAAATAAAATTTCTGATAAAATAGCAGAAAGATTTGGTTTGGATTCTTTACATTCTGCCGCCGTTAAACGCGCTGATACATACGTTAGGGCTCAAGAAATGAGAGACTTTATGGCAAAACCAAAATATGAACTTCCTCCAACAGATATTCGGGTAACTCAAAAACCATTTGACTACAATATAAAAGCAATGGACCCAAAAAGAGCAAAAGAAGAGTTCATAAAACGTTTTGTCTACTTGCAAAATAATAAACCATGAGTTACTCATTGTCTTCAAACAATGAATCTTGAAGACTTCCTGAAAAACTTAAATGTTAATAATGACTTCTATCGAAGTATAGATTTTCTCTCAAAACCAAAATATGAAGAACTAAAACTTTCGTTAGCAAGTAATAAAAGTTTTTCTGATTATTCAAGAGAATTTAATTGGTTTACAATATATTCTTCTATCAACATAGAGAAATATAAATCCGAAACAAAAACATTTGTTCCTGCAAGAAAATATGGAAATAGACTCTATACCTGGAGACTAAACCAAATGGACTATTACAGGGGCGATAAATATTCAGAGCCGATAAAAATTGGTTCTGAATTTTTTTTGTTTTATAATGAATACGGAAAGCCAACAAGAGCTCTACTCGAAAATAAACTTATTGAAAATGTAGGTTATAACTCTTTTAAACTTACAGACGAAAATCAATATTCTCAAACATTAACAGAACAAGATATTGAAAATGCAAAAAATGGATACTTTCAATATTTAGAAATTTTTGATTCAAAACCTTTTAAAGCAAAAGAACTTGAAAATTTTAATTTTATCTTTTATGGAAATTCTCCAATAATAGAAAAAAACGAGATTATTTTTTGGGCAGAAAGAAATGGATTTGTAAATCATTCAAAGAAACCAAAACAGAACAAAAAGAATGTTCTTGTTTGTTTATCAGAATTTCCTTATTCAAGAAAAGCCTTGTTGAAAACAAAAATTCCGCAAGGTTTAAAACATAACACGGCGAGAATTTCTTATAAAGATTTCATTAACATTGCTTATAACATTGCTTATAAACAAGATTTTGTTTTCTCCTGGAATTCTTTAAAACGAGAAAGAGTTAAACTTTTAACCGAGTATAAATCTTTTTTTGAGGATGAAAAGAATTTTAATAAAAATCAAAGGCGGCTAACAAAACAAATTGTTGAAGAACTTGAAATTCAAATTGAAGAATTAAACTTGTTTTAAAAAAGTAAACAGTATTTCAAAGTTTTTATATTGTTCCATTCCAGAAATAATAGGAAACTCTTGGATTCCTCTTTCTGTTAAGAACCTTATCCAATCAAGATCATATTTGCCTTTTTCTTTGCCAAGAAAAATACCAGTATTTAACCAGTGTTCCAAATCTTTATAACTTAGATATACACTGTCTATATACCAAAGTTTGGTACCACCAGGCATTTCAATCGCTGGACCATCTATTCGGTGCCGTTTGTCTTCAATCCACCATTCTTTATCTCCATCTGAATGTTCAACAGCTGGTCCATCTTCTCGATGAATTTTACCCTCTTTATACCAAGCTTTAGTTCCATTATAAAATTCAATAACACCAGTATAGTTTTTAGGAATCTCGGCAGATGAATTTAGTTTCAAAACTTCCATTTATAGCTTTTTAAGCTCCAAGTTTTTCGAAAATAACTTTAAATTCTTCGTCCTCTCTCATTCCAGGAATAATAGGAAACTCTTGGATTCCTCTTTCTGTTAAGAACTTTAACCAATCAAGGTTATGGATGCCTTTTTCTATCTTTAAAAAAAGAGTATTTTCTATTAATTGATTTAATGTAAATGGATGATACATGAAATCATCTATATACCAATACTTGTCTCTATTTCGATATTCACAAGCAGGGCCATCTATTCGGTGAAAATTTCCATCTTTATACCAATACTTAATTCCTGATTCATATTCTGCAATCCCTGTATAGTTCCTAGGGATACATTCATTACCTTTTAATTTAATCGTTTCCATCTTTATTTTTCCTTTTTCTTCTTATTTTATATCAAAAACCCTGCAATTTCCAAACACATGAATTCAAAAAAGGCAATTTGCGGAATTTCCCTAGATATTTTATACTTTCTCCTAGATGGAAAGTCAAAAATTTTTTCAACATTTCCCATCTTTTTTGGAGAAGAATTCAAGTTTTGAATAAATCTATTAAAAACAGTTTTAATTCTTGAGAAGCATCTCTAGATTCTTCCATTCCTTTAATATAAGGAAACTCTATAATCCCTTCATTTTCTGTTAAAAACTTTAGCCAATCAAGGTTATGGATGCCTTTTTCTTTTCCAAGAAATATATATTTTTTATAATATCTTTCTAAAGTTGTAACATTGTATGGCATACTGCTAATCCACCATTCTTTATTTCCGTTATCTATTTCAACAGCTGGACCATCTTCTCGATGCCATTTTCTTTCTTTGTACCAAAATTTAGCTTTCATTGCTTTATGTTCAATAATTCCTGTAAAGTTTTCAGGAACTTCTGTAAACGAATTCACTTCTATTATGTTCATGGTGAAATGATCTCATCCATTCTTGTTTTCAGTAAAGGACTCACATCCTCCATCCCAGGAATAACAGGAAACTCTTTTATTCCTTGGTCTTTTGTCAAAAACTTTAACCAATATAGGTTATATTTGCCCTTTTTGGTTTCAAGAAAAAGGGCAGAAATAAACATTTCTTCCAAATCATATATTTCATATCTAACTCCATCAATAAACCATTCTTTTGAACCAACTCTCCATTCAATCGCAGGTCCATCTTCTCGATGCCTTTTTCCATTTTTAAACCATTCTTTGTCTCCATAATTGGTTGGAATCATTCCTGTAAAGTTTTGTCCAACTGTTAACCCTATTATGCTCATAACCCAATTTCCTTCATCTCTTTTTCTGTTAAAAATTCTTTAAGCAAAGAAAAGAACAGTCTCTCTGTTTCCATTCCTTTAATATAAGGAAACTCTTGAATTCCTTGATTTACTGTCAAAAACTTTAGCCAATATAAATCATATTTTCCTTTTTCTTTTCCAAGAAAGATCGAATCTTTAAAAAGCATTTTTAAAATCATGGAGTGATAGAAAGATCCTTCGAGATGCCATTCTTTTGTTCCGTTTGCGTATTCACAAGCGGGACCATCTAATCTATGACATTTTCCATCAATCCACCATTCTTTATCTCCATTAGCCTGTTCAATGGCTGGCCCATCTACTCTATGGGGAAACCCATCCTGAAACCATATTTTTGTTCCTAGTGGATATTCAACAATCCCTGTAAAGTTTTCAGGGCACAACTCATCAACTTTTAATTTAAGCGTTTCTGTTTTCGTTTTCATTACCTTTCTTTCTTTCCTTATTTTATATCAAAAACCCTGTAATTCTCAAACACACGAATTCAAGTTTTTGAATTCTTCGGTTTTCCAGGGTTTTTGATTTATACCCCTGGGATTTTGGATAAAACTCATGTTCATTTTCTCGCATGTTTTGTGTTCAAGAATTCAAGTTTAAGAGAAATGAGGTTTTCTCTAGATCTCAAGTGAAAGTTTACGAAAAGCTTTCTTAAAAAGAGGATCGGTTTCCATTCCTGGAATAATAGGATACTCTTCAACTCCATCTTCTGTTAGAAACTTTATCCATCTAAGGTCATACTTTCCTTTTTCGATCCCAAGAAAAATTGATGAATTGATTGTGCTACATAATATATTACCAAAATAGTAAACTCCATCAACCCACCAATATCTTTCTCCATTTCCATATTCTACAGCTGGACATTCTACAGCTGGTCCATCTATTCTGTGAGCCCTTCCTTCTTTATACCAATACTTTGACCGTGTACTGGTATAATACACAATTCCCGTATAGTTTTTAGGAATCATTTCACCTGGATTATTCATGTTTATAATTTCCATTTAAAACCCTTATAACGCCTTTCTTTTCCCAACGAGGGAATGTTCGTTTTTTTGATTTTAATGCCCTGCTGAGCCGTATAAATAAAGTGAATAAATGTCTGGGAATTTCCTTGATGATCATAAATCAGTCGCGGCAACATCTAAAAAAACTTCTTCTCCAACCAAAGAATTCAATTCTTGAATTGATCTTAAAATATTATTATCCTCTCTCATTCCTGGAATGAGAGGATATTCTTTAATTCCTCCTTCTGTTAAAAACTTTAACCAATATAGATCATATCTGCCTTTCTCTTTCCCAATATACAAAGAATTGAATACAAGAAAATTTAGTACACTATAACCAACTAAGTCGCCATTAACAAACCATTCTTTATATCCATTTATCCCAACAATAGCAGGTCCATCCGTTCTATGAAGTTTTCCTTTAATATACCAATATTTGTCTCCATTTATTCTTTCGATAGCTGGACCGTCTTCTCGGTGAAGTTTATCTTCTTTATACCAGTTTTTACTTCCATTTTCCCATTCAATTATTCCTGTATAGTTGTCGGGAATATATCCACTAAGTTTCAGTTTCAAAACTTCCATGACTGTTTTCATTTCTCTTTCATGTAGAACAAATCTTCTTAATCCAATCCCAAAGCTCTTTATCAGTTTCCATTCCAGGAATAATAGGAAACTCAATTATCCCACCCACGCCTAAAACATAAATCCATTCTAAACCATACTTGCCTATCTCTTTCTTAAGAAAGAGATTTCCATCCAGCATCTCTTTATCGTATTCTTTTCCATCAACACCCCAAATAACAAACCCAGTTTTCCATTCAACGGCAGGTCCATCTATTCGGTGTAATAATCCATCAACCCACCATTCTTTAGCCCACCATTCTTTTTCTCTATCTTCATATTCCACAGCTGGGTTGTTAATTCTATGTCTTTTTCCATCTTTAAACCAATATTTATATCCCGAGTTAAATATAACAATTCCTGTATAATCACTAGGAACTTGGCCCATGTTTTCCAGCTTTATTATTTCCATTTGTTTCTCTTTCCATTGATTGGTTTTATATCAAAAACCCTGCAATTCCGAAACACATGAATTCAAAAACATCGTTTTATGGAATTTCCCTAGATATTTTATACTTTCTCCTAGATGGAAAGTCAAAATTTTTTTCAATATTTCCCATCTTTTTTGGAAAAGAATTCAAGTTGAAGTTTAATCGCGGCAACACCCACAAAACTCATAACAAAGAAATCAATCTCTTAATCTCTTCATAATCTTTCATCCCTAAAACAATAGGAAACTCTTCTATTCCTTCTTCTGTTAAAAACTTAACCCATTCAATACCATATTTGCCTTTCTCTAATCCCATATAAGCTGCATACTTTGTATAAAAATCAAAATCGATTAAATCAAAACATCGAATATCCTCAACCCACCACTCTTTTGTTCCATTTGTTCGTTCAATTGCTGGGCCATCTATCCTATGACATTTTCCATCGGCCCACCATTCTTTTGTTCCATCCCAAACCTCAATAGCTGGTCCATCTTCTCGATGGAGTTTACCCTCTTTATACCAAATTTTAGTCCCAATTTCATACTCAATTATTCCTGTATAATTCCCCGAAACAGCAACCCCAGCTTTTAACTTTAAAACCTCCATAGACATTTATCCTTCCACAACCTCAATCCATAACCCCTAATTCTTCCAATATCCCTTTGCAAATTTCTTTCTCTTCCATTCCTTTAATATAAGGAAACTCTTCAATCCCATTCTTATCCGTTAAAAACTTCATCCACTTAATACCATACTTTCCTATCTCATACCCAAAGTATAAAGAAGTGTCAAAAAGCATTCTTAAGCTAATTGCAGAAACCTCCTTGCTCTCAAGATAAAATGCTGTATATCCCGAGTTCACTTCAATAGCATATCCATAAGGATTATGCAACTTTCCTTCTTTATACCATCTCTTTTCTCTATAGGTTATATCAAAAGTTTCAAATGCTGGGCCGCCTTCTCGATGAAGTAATCCTTTCTTATACCAATATTTTCCCGCAACACCACCACCCATTTTCTCCGAAATAATCATTCCCGTGAAACCCATCCTCACACCACTTATATTGGGTTTTAACCTTATAACCCTGTGTTTTGGCATCTTTTTTATTTGTCCTTTCTTAACAAATAAACCCACTCCACCAATACTCACCTTAGCCACTCTATCCGCACCGTCAACCCCTCCCTCTCTCTTTCCTACTTTAATTCCACTTTATTCCTCCTTCCACCTTCCCCCACTCCACAACCCCGCTACCCTCCACTTGCTGAATTAATTTCACATTGACCTTGCTCTAACTTATCGAAACTCTTGAACTATTCGTTGCGGTAGTTGACGCCCAACTGTTGCCCGTGTGTGTTGGTTCCCAAGACCAAAAATTGAAACTAAAAGAAATTAAATGAAATGTTTGAGAAAGTAAAATTTTGAAGAAAAAGTTGAAAGAGTGAAATGTATCAAACCATGTGAAGAATTTAACAAGAATTTAATAGAAAATTAATCAAATTAATGAAGGTTTAACCATATGAGTTTTAATAGAAAATTAATCAAATTAATGAAGGTTTAACCAAATAGAAACCATGTGAAGAATTTAACAAGAATTTAATAGAAAATTAATCAAATTAATGAAGGTTTAACCAAATAGAAACCAAATAGAAAGAAGTTTCAACCATGATATATCTTAACCAAGAAGAGAGTCAAGAGTTATAGGAATGGATTAACAACTTCTTAAAGTTTTTGTCTTGGTTCATACCTGGAATAAGAGGAAATTCTTCTATTCCTTCTTCTGTTAAGAACCTTAACCAAGGTAGGTTATGGTTGCCTTTTTCTGTTCCGAGATAAACAGCAAATTGAATTAAGTAAGAAAGTATTGCAGGAGCATAATACATTCCTTCGATCCACCATTCTTTTTCTCCGTTTGGTAATTCAATAGCAGGACCATCAACTCTATGTCGTTTTCCCTCTTTATACCAATGTTTTTCTCCATTTGGGTATTCAATAGCTGGACCATCCTCTCGATGAGGTTTTCCTTCCTTGTACCAATATTTTGTTCCATCTGCGAATTCAACTGCTGGAGCATTCAATCTATGAAACGATCCTTCTTTATACCATTGTTTTGTTCCGTGTTCCCATTCAACAATTCCAGTAAACTTATTGGGAATATTTTCTTCATCTTTAAGTTTTATGGTATTCATGGTATTGTTGCCCCGACTATTTGATTACGAAGACTTTTAAACAACTCCTGAAATGTTTTTAATTCCTCCATTCCAGGAACTATAGGAAACTCTTGGATTCCTTCTTCTTCTGTTAAGAACCTTAACCAATCAAGATCATATTTTCCTTTTTCGGTTCCAAGAAAGATTGAGAATTCAATAAGATTTTTTAATAGTCTATGGCCATAAAGAATTCCTTCGATCCACCATATTTTTGATCCATCAAAGTATTCGTTTGCTGGACCATCTATTCTATGTCTTTTTCCTTCTTTGAACCAACATTTAGATCCATTGCTACGGATAGCAATTCCTGTATACTTATCTGGAACTTCCGTAAATGAGATTACTTTTATTATGGTTTGTTGTTGATTCATGGTGATGTTGCCTCGATTATTTTGGCTTGTTTAAGCATCTCGACCGAGGCTTTAAACCACGGATCTGTTTCCATTCCAGGTATAATAGGAAACTTTTCGAATCCTTCTTCTGTCAAAAATGTTAGCCAATATAGGTTATAGTCGTCTTTTTCAGTTTTAATATAAATCCCGTCCTTTATCATCGTAAAAACACACAACCAGGTATATTCTTCTCCATCAATCCACCATTCTTTATGACCAGTTGCCCATTCTCTTGCAGGTCCATCTTCTCGGTGGAGTAATCCATCTCTGTAATAAAATTTAGATTGATTTTCGTTAATCGCAATACCAGTAAAGTTTTCTGGTATTTTTTCTCCAACTTTTAGTTGGAAAATGTTTCGCTGTTTTATTTGACTCATATTGAGGTTGCCCCCGCCAATTGATCAATTTTAAAAAATAATTCATTATATTCTTGATCGATTTCCATTCCTGGAATAACCGCGAATTCTTCAATTCCTGTTTCTGTTAAGAATTTAAACCAATATAAATCATATTTTCCTTTTTCTTTCCTAAGATATATTGCGGTTTCAAAAAGATATTCTAGGTAATAAACATTATAAACACTTTTATTAATCCACCATTCTTTATGTCCACTGGAATATTCAATTGCTGGTCCATCTACTCTATGAAGTTTATCTTCAATCCACCATTCTTTTGTTCCGCCTAGATATTCCACAGCTGGTCCATCTATTCTGTGAAGTTTGTCATTTTTGTACCAATACTTATTTCCATTTTCCGATTCAATAATTCCTGTAAAATTGCTTGGGGCAATTTCATGTTTTTTCAGTTTTATTGTTTTCATTTTTATATTCCTAAAGTTTCGAATAGTTGTTTGAAACTTTCATCTTTATCCATCCCTGGAATGATCGGAAACTCCTTAATTCCTTGGGTTTCTGATAAAAACTTTAACCAATAAAGGTTATATTTTCCTTTTTCTTTCCCGAGAAAAATAGATGTTTTAATCAAGTGAGAAAGCATTTCAGGAGCATAACATTCATCTTGAATGTACCATTCGTTAACTCCATTTGCATATTCAATTGCTGGACCATCTAATCTATGAATTAACCCTTCTACATACCAACAATTAGTTTTATTGTCATTATATTCAGCAGCTGGGCCATTTTCTCTATGAAGCAATCCTTCTTTATACCAAAACTTGGTTCCATCTACATGTTCTACAATTCCTGTATAATTTGATGGGGGCTCTTGATTTTCTTTTAGTTTTAAGGTATTCATGGTATTGGTGCCGTTTTTGTTTCTTTATCAAGACTTTCAAACGAGATTTTAAGCTCTTCATATTGCCACATACCAGGAATAATTGGGAATTCATAAATTTCATCTTCTGTTAAGAATCTTAGCCATTCAAGATTGAACTTACTTTTTTCTTTTCCAAGATAAACAGATGTTTGAATGAGCTCGTCTAGCAACGTACAGTTAAAAATATTATCATCGATCCACCATTCTTTTGATCCATCACTCCACTCAATCGCTGGGCCGTCTATTCGGTGCCGTTTATCTTCTATATACCAAAGTTTTGTGCCGTTTAACCATTCAATAGCAGGACCATCAGTTCGATGATATTTTCCTTCTTTAAGAAATACTTTGTTTCCGTCTTCGTATTCCACAATACCTGTAAAGTTTTTTGGAATTTGTCTTCTGGAAGTTATTTTTAGCATATTCATGCTGTTGCTGCCCCGAATGTTTTTATTGAGCTGAAGACCTTATAATGGACTGAATGGAATCAGGGAGAGAGGAAACAAACTTATTGATATACCTTAAAGAATATGGATAACCTGGGAGGATAGGGTGTTCAGTAATTCCTTGTTCTGTTAGAAACAAAAGCCAGGGAATGTTATATTTTCCGTTTGGCTCGGCAGAAAGAAAGATAGAATTGGATAACAAGATTTCAATAGTTTTGGAGCCATGATAGTGGTTATCGTCTATATACCAAAATTTGGCTCCATGTTGATATTCAATTGCTGGGCCATCGATTCTATGAAGTAAGCCTTCTTTATACCAAAACTTATCTCCATTATCCCATTCACAAGCAGGACCATCTATTCGATGTTGTTTTCCTTCTTTATACCAATATTTGGTTCCATTTTCCCATTCAATAATTCCTGTATAGTATTCTGGAATAGGTTCTTCATTTTTCAGTTTTATCGTATTCATGTTATTGGTGTCGTTTTGATTTCATCAAGATTTTGAAATAGTTCCCTAAACCATAAGGCGTTGTGCATTCCAGGAATAATTGGAAATTCTTCAATTCTTTGTTCTGTTAGGAACTTTAACCAACATAAGTTATATTTGCCGTTTTCTTTTCCAAGAAAAAGGAAATAGTTGATAAATTTTTCTAGATCCGACTGGTTATAGAATTTTCCTTCAATCCACCATTCTTTTATCCCATCATTCCATTCGACTGCTGAACCATCTATTCTATGAAGTTTTCCTTTTTCATACCAGAGTTTTGATCCATTTGCGTATTCAATAGCTGGACCATCTATTCTGTGAAGTTTTCCTTCTTTATACCAGAATTTTGCTCCGTCTGCCCATTCAACAGCTGGTCCATCTTCTCTGTGGAGTAATCCATCTTTATACCAATATTTGGTTCCATTTTCCCATTCAACAATTCCTGTATATTTTTCACTATTTTTTGGTTTCAAAATTTTCATGCTTTATGTCCCTAAAGTTTTTAGGAGGAGTGGTTTAAAATTTTCATCTTTTTCCATTCCTGGTATGATTGGAAACTCTTCGACCCCATTTTCTGATAAAAATTTTAACCAATATAAGTTATATTTGCCCTTTTCGGTTCCTAAATAAATCATATTATCTATATGATGTTTTAGAATTTTAGCACTCATGATATTTCCATCAATATGCCATCGATTTTTATACTTGTTTTGATATTCAACTGCTGGGCCATCGAGTCGATGCCACAATCCATTTTTGTACCAACATTTGGTTCCATCTGAATATTCAACCGCAGGACCATCTTCTCGGTGAATCATTCCTTTTTTTCTCCATTCCTTGGTTCCATTTTCCCGTTCAACAATTCCTGTATAGTATTCTGGAATAGGTTCTTCGTTTTTCAGTTTTAATGTTGTTTGTTGTTGGTTCATGTTATTGATGCCGCGATCGTTTTTTGGTTAAGGGATTCAAACAAAGTTTTAAATTCTTTGCATTCTTCCATTCCTGGAACAATGGGAAACTCTTGGATTCCTTGATTTTCTGTTAGGAACCTTAAACAACACAGGTTATGGTTGCCTTTTTCGGCTCCAAGATAAATCGCTTTTTGAATTAGTTCAAAAAGTTTTTTGACATTATTTTCTTTTCCTTCAATCCACCATTGTTTATATCCATCTGAAAATTCACAAGCAGGACCATCTAATCTATGAAGTTTTCCTTCTTTATACCAATATTTTGGTCCATTTTCCCATTCGATAATTCCTGTATAGTGTTCAGGAACATGTTCTTTTAGTTTTAGTTTTATTGTTTTCATTTTTATTTATTTGTTTTTTTGTGTGCTACATTTGTAGTTTTAAATGGTCATAATAAGATTTCGTCCTTTTGTCAGATTCAATACCAGGAATAAGAGGATATTTTTTAATTTCATTTTCTGTTAAAAACCATAACCACTCAAGATCATATTTATCTTTTTCTTTTTTAAGAAAGATTCTATTTTCTAAAAAGAAATTGTTGCTATAAAATTCAAAAACAATAGGAAAATAGTGTTTTCCTTCAACCCACCATTCTTTGTGATCTATGATTATAGTTGCCCCACCAAGTTTACAGATTGGTTTTTCAACTGCGGGACCAGTTGTTCTATGAAGTTTTTCATCCATAAACCATCTTTTTTCTCCGTCACAATATTGGACACTTGGTTGATCATTTTCTCTTTGATAAAGTTTTCCTTCTTTAAGCCAACACAAGTCTTTATTATAGGTTTCGACAACTCCTGTAAAGTTTTTCGGAGCAAAACTAAACCTCTCGACATATATTTTGTTCATGTTTTTATACCATATTTAAGTTTTCTATTATTTCTATAAAATCTTTATTTTTTTCCATTCCTGGTATTATTGGAAACTCTTCAATTCCTTTTTCTGTTAAGAACTTAAGCCAATATAAGTCATATTTACCTTTTTCTTTTTTAAGAAAGACCGAGTGTTCAATAAACCAATTTAATGAAGAAACAAAGTATATATCTCCATCAACATACCAATATTCATTTCCAGCCATATATTTGATGGCTGGACCATCTATTCTGTGAAGTAATCCATCTCTGTAATATTCAATTGATCCGTTTACTCCGTTTGTCCTATCGATGATTCCCGTATAGTTTTCTGGGGCATCTTTCCAGTATGGAAACTTTAGTGTTGTCTGTGACATGTTTTATTGCCTTATTTTCGATAAAATCTCGCATAATTTCCTGGGTTTTATTGTCTTGGTTTTTCCTGGAAAATAGTTTATTATTATATTCTAGCCCGCTCTAGGCATATAAGAATGACTGTTTAAACAAGAATTCCTAGGAAAACAAGTGATAAATTCAAATATTACATATTCCTTGGAATTTTCCATGTAAAATCATTCAAAATCAGAAAGAATTTCCTCTTTTAACATTTTTGGTTGGTAGCAGAAAGAGGTCATAAATCAGTATATCATACCAACTGATAAAAGGGCTGTAAAGAGGGAAAGATAAATCAAAGCAAGAATAAAAGATTTTCAATTTCGATATTTGAAAGTTCGAAATAATTTTCTTTTTTAAGATTTGCCATTTTTAGGCGAGCAGACGAGGCTAAAAGATATTTCATAGCAGGAGATGTTTCTTCTCTTGTATAAAAACCAGAAACAATAAGTTCTTTTAAAATTTCAATTAACATTCCAGGTTTATCAAGAGCTTGGGAAATTGATACATCATGAGGCTCTCCATTTTTATCATGAATTACCACAGATCCTTTTGTGACAAGTTGGAGAAGTTCTTCTTTCGTTAATTTACTTCCATAGTTTGGGAGATATTTATTTTCACCTTTTAATACTGAGGTAACTTGTTTTCTAATACCATCTAAAAGTTTATTATGTGTGGTTACGACAGGATGTACTCCTGGTTTGAAACCAAGTTCTTTATACTGTCTATCAAGATCCTTGTTTTCAAACACTATGTCAAATATCTTTATCATGATGTTTATAAATACTATTTATTTTCTTATATTTAAAAATGATGCTTTTCTTAAAACAATTTATTTTTGAAAAAACCGATGAAAATTCTACAGTAGAATTATCTACACTGGCAAATACCATAGAAGATCTTTTCAATTTCATATCAGAACATTTTCCAGGCACAAATTTATATACAAAAATTGTAAATTTAGTAGAGATAAAATCTACTGATAATTTTTTTAACATTGCTAAAGATATTATCGAATATGGAGATGAGGGTTTTTTTAGTTTGATAACAGAAAATGCATATATGAAAAATCTCACAGTAACAAAAAACTATAGTGGCCTTCCATCGGAAATAGAGAAAGAAAGATTTTTTGCACAAGATAAGAAATCAAACTATTTTATTCCGTTTGTAACTGGTACAAAACTTCCTAATAAAATCTATCAGTTTAAATTTGAAAAGTATGATTTGGTAGAGTTTAAATCAAAGAAAAAAGAAGACTCATATGTGAGATTTGCAAAGAATCAAGCACCTATAGTTTACTATATCGATATATCAGCACAAGAAACAGTTCAAGAATTTTTAACAAAAATTCTTGAACAAATAAATTCTTAACCCATTTTTTGTCTTGTTTGATTTGGCATTGTTGCTAAATCATTTTTAAGTTTTCTCAAAATACCAATCATATCAAGAATTATTCTGTTTCTTTCTCCAACTTGTGGGAGGCGAAGTATATCTTCTTCCATAAGTTCTTCACCTTCTTCAATAAGTTCGCCACAAGTTTCGATTGTATCTGTAATAACTTTATCAACCTTGGTTAAATATTTATCAAGCTCTCCATGTCCTGGATTTACAATTTTTGATAAAAGTCCTTCTTTTAGAACTGTTTTCATTTCATTTTTAAATTGAACTTTTTTCATTATTTATCGGCCTCTTATTTTATCCATTATTCCACGAAAAAATCCTGGTTCTCTCGTTTTTGGAATATTTGCATCAACTTCGGAGCTAGATGCCGTAGTAGCCATATTTGCATTTCGCATTAGATTGCGGGCCTCTTCTGTATCAAAATCTCTTGGAAGTTTAAGTCTTAATTCTTTTGCTTTTTCTGTTACAACCTTAAACATGTTTGAAATAGCGAAATAAAGTTTTGCGACTAAAACTTTGGCTTCTTTTCTTACGACGGGTTCTTCTGAATCTAAAAGTGGAAGAACATCATCAACGGCGCCGACAACTGTTTCAAGTTTTTCTGAAAGGTCATTTACTGTTTGAAATGAATCCATTTCGGCAGATTTTAAAGCTGCTCTAAGTTTACCAAGAGGTTTTGTTGCTTCGCCATATTGACCAGGACCAACATTACCGCCTGTAAGAGATACATGTTTTTCTTCTGGTGCTCTTCCCCAAACTTCGTTTAAACTTTCGTGAAGTGCAACTTCTTCTTTAGAGTCAAATTCTTTTTTTGCATCTTTAAAACAGTCGTGTTTAAGCATTTCTTTTAATGCGTCTTTGTGTTTCAGTAACACTAATTCATAGTTCGCTACAGCTTCTGTTAAAGCATTTATTTTTTTAGCCATTAATAGTTTTCTCTCCTATTGTATTATACAATCAAGAATAATTAATTTGTCGAAATTATAATTCAGAAAAAAGCATGTCAAATAATTAATTTTGTAAAACAATGGCACTTTATAGACATCAAGAAAATGGTAAAATTTTTATCATTTTAGAAAGCGAACTTCAAAAAAATAAAAAGGAACCATATTCTGGTGATGACTTTATTGCGCCACTAAAAAAAGAAATTTCTGAGCAGGTTGGATTAAACAGTCTAAATGCTAAAGATAAATTTCCTATTCAGAAAACATATGTTGAGGGAAATGTTGGTGGCGGTGAGAATTCAATATCAACAGTTTCAGAAGAACAAAATACTTTTATTAAAGCTATAGCATCAGAAGAAGCAAAACTGAATTTTGCTACGACTTCGGACAGCGGGCAACTGACAGTTAAAATAAAAAGAGGAAAATACAGTCCAGCACCAGAAGCTATGGATTGGCAAGATGCTCTTAACGATATTGAGATAAATAAAGAAGAATCAAAAATAAATGTATCTGTTGAAAAACTATTGAGTGAAAACAATGTTTACAGCCCCTCAAATCCAATAATAAAAGAAAACGACCCAGATGAAAATAAAATTGTTTTAGGAACAATAGCGTATAAAACACTTGGAGTTCATGGTCCAAGAAAATTTCCTTCGACTGTAGAATCAGATCCTAAAATAAATCAACTTACAATTGAAGATATGAAATCTGTTGGATTGAAAATTCTTTTGGCAAGTTCTGGAGAATCTAACTCTGCAATAACAAATTCAGCAGGAAATAGTATAGCTGCTATCGATGCTGCAAACCTAGTTCCTAGCGCGACAGAATTAGGTAGCAAAATTACATTTGGTTTGACAAAAGCTTCAAAAATTCTTGAAGATATAAAACCTGGATTTAAAGCAACTGATAACGGAGATTCTGTAATAGACAATTCTTATTCGATTACCTCTTTTGGGAGCCCAAACAATCCTTTTAAACCTTTTACTGGTACAGGCTCACCTTTATCTTTAGCAAAAACACTAGCAACGTTAACAACAATATCTTTTTTGCTTAAAAAGATCGCAATATCATTAAACCTAACAGGAAGAACTCAAGGCGATCACCTAGCAAATGGAAGTTCAAGAGACCGCCAAAAATTATTTGGAAGTTCAACAGCTAATGCTGGTTCTGATTTGTTACAAAACATATTAGATCCATTTGAATTACCTCAAATTACAAATGACTTCTTTTTATCAATAGATGCTGGATTTAAACAATTCTTTGGACTAGGTGATTCCCTTATTAGTTCGATAAGAGCTTCTGAAGACATTACAAGTATGAAAAACTTCGGATATTATTCAATTTTTATTCGAAAATTAAATGCTGGTATACAAGAATTGATTTTAGGTGGATTTGGTTCGTTGTTACAAAATGTGAATCTTGGACAAGGATCAGAAATAAGAGAAACCCTTTCGCCAGAAAACTTAATGGAAAAACTTAAGTCAAATTTCGTGCTTAAATTTATTAAGTTTTTAGCCTTGATTGGAGATAAAGTTTTGATTGTAAATGAATTACAACAACAATCTCCTGTTCCTGGTTTAGAAACCACAATATCCGCAATAGATGGTATACAAGAAAAAATTTCAAATGATGATCAAAGAGTAAATCCTGGTATTTTTGTTGTTAAACATCGTTTAGATCAAACCAATGGTGGAACTGCGTATGCTAATAGCAATTTACAGTCTATGCTTTTGATGCCGCAATCTATTATAGAGGCAGATAAACTTTTAAACGGAGAAGAGAATCCAGCGGCAAAAGCTACAAGAAAACTTTCAGAATCAAATGTTGTTCATACGAACGATTACATAAATGGAAGAATTCCAAAAGCTGAAGTTAAAAAAATGGAAGATTATCTTGAAAGAGATTATATGCCATTTTATTTTCATGATTTAAGAACAAATGAAATTATTTCATTTCATGCTTTTTTAGATTCTGCCTCTGACAGTATTCAAGCAGAATATAATGAAGTTGAAGGATATGGAAGAATTGGTGTTGTTCCAATTTATAAAAATACAAAAAGAAGTATAAGTTTTTCTTTTAAAGTATTAGCAGTAAATGATTCCGATCACGATCAAATGTGGTATAAATTAAATCGTCTTGCTGCATGTTTGCATCCTCAATATTCCGAAGGACGTATTTTATCCCACCAAGGAAATAAATTTATTCAACCATTTTCTCAAGTTTTTGCGGCAACACCTCTTATAAGATTAAGACTTGGCGATTTATGGAAATCGAATTATTCTAAGCTTGCTGTTGCTAGACTGTTTGGTTTGTCTGGACAAATTCAAGGCAGAGAAGAAACATTTAAACTAGCAACCGAAAGACAAATATCTATTAGACAGCCAACTGATAATATTCGTGCCCAACAACAAAGACGAAACAATGAAGCTGCAACTTTACGCAGACCATTACAGCCTGGAGATTCTGTGGAGATTCGACCAACTTCTAATAAAAACCGATGGCCTGTTGTTGTTCCAAATGATTCTGTTTCGACAAATGCAAGACAACTCGGGCAACAAATTGGACAATATAGAATTGTTCCTGGTGCTTTTTTATACATTCCTTCTGGTTACGTTCGAGGAGAAATTGTTGAGTTCCACCCTTCCACAAGAGGAACAGGAAATAACTATCTCGTAAGAATAACAGACACAAGACCCGACGGACAACAGCTTGGTTTTAGAACAATTTCTGGAAATCGTCGTGGTCAAAGTCCAACATCGCTATTTAACATGGTTAACGACGATCCAACAGGGGATGTTGTGTGTGTCAATCCAGACAGGTTAACTAGAATTCTGCCTCCAAGAGAAAATGTGGAACCAGCAGATCCAATAACCCAAAGAGAAACTATTAACACAACCGTTGCAGATTTTTTTAAATGCGATGGAGAGAACGCAAATCCAATTATGAAAGCCTTTTGTACAACAGAAGGTAAAGGACTTGCTTGTGTTATAAAATCAATGAATTTTGAAAACATTATGGATGCTCCTTGGATAACAGATAAATTTGATGGAAGAGTTCCTTCTCTTGTTACCGTTAATATGGAAATAACGCCAATTTATGATATAAATCCAGGATTAGATTATAAAGGTGCAATGACTGCACCAATATGGCCATCTGGTCAAATTGTTACAAATTTAATGGGAAAGAATCACTCTTCAGATGAAGGCCATAAAAACTTTCACCAAAGCAGAGTTGTGTATAACTTTCCATCTGTAAGAGGTCCTAGAACATGAGATATGACAAATCACCACTTTTAAATTTCGGTACACAATATGGAACATCCGAATTTATTCCCAAAATTAGAAAAGCGATTGAAACAGGACAAATACGCTATGAAGAACATATTTTAACTGGACGAGAGCGTCTTGATACTTTAGCTGCTCAATATTATGGGGATTCTTTTAAATATGATATTTTAGCCGCCGCTTCAAACATTGGTAACTGTTTACAGGTTCCTCCTGGTACTGTTGTTATTATTCCCAATTTAGAAGATATTGATCTCATTACTTAACTGTGAGATGGTAAAAAAATTAGATAAAATATATTATTACAAAGCTGTTGAGAAACTTGCGCCATATTTTGGCGTTTTAACAACAAAGGATTTGTCTTCGGCAATTGCCCTCGAACAGCTACAGGGGTTGTCAAATAATATAAGAAATATTGATAGTTCAATTCAACCATCTCAAGCCGAAGCAAAAATTGTAGACCTGATTATTAATACTAGAGAAGGTGCGCTTCCAGTAATTGATGAAGTTAGAAACCGCACAGCCACAGGTGCAACTGGTCAAATTATTGACGGAGTTCGCAGAACTCCACCAACAGAATACCCAGAATCTTCAAGAAATGATTTACATACGGCTCTAGATTATTATACGAGAGGCTCAAACACTATAAATCAAGCGGATTTACAATCGAAAATTAGTAATTTTGTAAAACTTCACCATAGTTCAAAACTTAATGAAAATCAATTTTCTACTGCCGATATTGGAGAAATGTTAAACAAACAAGACGACGATAATATAGTTAAAAAACTTTCAGCGATTGAAATTTTCAGTCCAAATATTTCTCCGTCGGCAAAAGATACAGAAGGACTTTCTATTTTATTTAATGGTATACCAAATATAGAGCTTAGCAGACTTATTCCATATCTCGATGTTCAGTTTATGTTTGGAAAGCCCACAACTGATTACGATGGAAACTTATCGGCACCTTCTATTTTTAAATTTTTAGAAGGTGCTGTAAAAGTAAGAGACAACTCTACTTTAGCACTTTTAGCCAAAGGAAATCAAGTCGAAGGAAGAATTGAGGGTGCGCGCAACGATACTGGAAATCTTGCTATTGCTGGAATGGAGCTTTTCACTTCTCCGCAAACTATGGTTAACGCCGACACTCCTAATCCAAAATATAACAGATTAAACAGTTCTACAAATGAATATAATTTAAGATCAACATCTGTTATTGATAAATTTCGCCCATTTTTAAGTTTCAAACAACTTTCAATTGACGTTGCCCCATCTGTTGGTTTATTTTCATTTAAAACAGCAAAAATGGAATTTATTTTGCATGATAGAAGTAGACTGCATGAAATTGCAGATTTGGTTAAACCTGATTTATATGGAACAACAGAATTAATGGTTGAATATGGATGGGCACATCCTGATGGAGCCGAATTGAACAATTCTTATGCTGATTTATTTAATTCCACAAGAATAAAAGAAAAATATGGAATAAAAAATGTCCAATTTACTTTTGATGAAGTAGGTCAAGTTAATATAACTCTCGAACTTTTTACAAAAGGTGGAACAGATATTTATACCTCAAATATTGCAACAGCTTCGGAAGCGACGCGGCAATCAATTGTAAGAATTCAAGAACTTAGTGATATAATTTCAAGATTTAGACAAGCAATTCCAAATCAATCTAGTGGGAATACAGCCTCAAGAGAAATTAGAGGAATTCAAGCATTAGATACTGCATCAGATATTCAATCAAACATTAGACTATCCCCAGAAATTATTAATCAAATAAGAGAATTAAAACAAAGTTTAGGCCCTATTTCTTCGCGAAATAGAGACGTTTCTGCACTTTTAGATTCTTTAACGTCTATGTTTCAAACAATAAATCAAAATAGAAATACTAGAGGGAATAATAGACAAGCGGGACAAACTTCTGCTCTCGAACAATTATCAAATTCAATTCAGTCGGATATAAGGCAACAGTTTTCTATTCTTAAAGATGGATACGACCCATTCTATCCAGTTGGATTTGAATTGCCTGATAGAAGAATTCAGGGAGCTCCTGTAAGAAGACCCTCAGAAACTTTCAGAAGGGTATTAAGAAGCGGCGATGGCGCTAATCAAAGACAACAGACTGTTCCTGGGCAAAATATTTCTAATAACCTATTAAATGAATTTAACAATGAACAAATATCGCTTGGTAAATTATTAATGACATTTATTGGACAACCACTTGCGGCAACAGGAAAGTACGACGAAATACAATTTGTTTTTTATCCTTTTAACAATTATTCTGGATACGCTAGGTTTTTGCACACTGGGCAATTTATGATTGATTTAAGGTTCATGATTGAGCAATACTTTCGATTTAGAATGGAATCTGTTTCTCGCGCGGCCAACGTGAACTTGAATGACTTTATGCAATTTATTCAATCAACAATTATAGATGATCCCGCCGCACCTGTTTACGGTGTTGATGATTTTTATGAAAAAACAGTTGATAGAAATACAAACCAACCTCAAACAACTGCAAGATTCGACGCTGTTAGACTTCAAACTGAAATAAGCGAAAGGTTGCGAAACATAACACCAGATGGAACCTTTAAACAACCAACAATAGAACTTTATATTGAAAGTATTCCTCGAAAAAATTTCGTCCCAAATTCACTAGAAGAAACAATAGACAATTCTAAAACAATTCTAAAAATTCATGTCTATGACAAACAAGCATCACAGTATGAAGGTCTTGGAAGTATTTTAGAAATTGCAAGAGACAATACCCTTTCTGCTTTTTCAACAATAACTGCTGATTCAACAAACCAAAATTCTAGAATTGGTCAAGCCCAAAAACAACAAATAGAACAAATAATAGGTAGTGCTGTAAGAAATGGTTTAATTGAAAGAATAGAACCATCAAGGAGAGAGCTTAATCCTGATGGTAGATATTCCTATTATAAATTTGTTGGAAGTCAAGGAAAACTCAAAGAATTTATAATGAAGACAATGCCATACATTATATATGGATGTGCGGGAACAACAATTCAAACAGCAACCCTTACATCCCAAAATGACCCTGCTTTATCTTCTGTTAACATGATACGAAGCACAAATGCCAATCCTCAAAGAGCAAACGGCGAACAACCTGGTGGATTACCTATACAAATTATTCCTGCGGAATTGAATGTCTCTTGTTTTGGAAATACGTTAATCAATTTCGCGCAAAGAGTTTTTATAGATTTTCAGACAGGAACAACCGTAGATAACATTTATGTTGTAAATGGTCTTAATCACACAATAACGCAAGGTGAGTTTAAAACAGACATAAAATTTGTATTTTACGATGGATATGGAAAGTATCGCTCATTTATCGATCAGGTAAATGCATTTACAGTTCAATTAGATGATATTTCCCGTTCAAATTCAAATAGAAGAGTCTAATTTCCTCGACCTTGACACTCCTCGCGTTCGTGCTTACGAGTAGCCAGCTAGGAGCAAAAAATCATGGAAAAAAATCCGTACGAAATCTTGGGAGTTGAGAAGGGTTGCGCCGAAGAAGAATTAAAAAAAGCATATAAACAAAAATGCTTTGAATTTCACCCAGATAAATTTGCAACAGAATCGCAAGAAAAACAAAAAGAAGCGGAAGACAAATTTAAAGAAGTCCAAAAAGCATACAATTCTATAAAGGATGGATCGTATGAAGCGTCGCAACAATCACAAGAAGAGTATGGATTTTCTGATTTTTTCTCAAGTGTGTTTTCAAAATTTCAAAACAGAGCACAAAAACTTTCCAATATCCAAGTCGAACTACCAGATTCAATTCAATTGAGCTTTGTAGAAGCTATTACTGGTTGTAAAAAACATATTCACTATAATTTTGGGTTAAACTGTGCAACATGCGGCGGGCATGGAGTTGTACCAACAAAAAATCCATGTAAAGAATGTAATGGCAAAGGTACAAAGACTGTTGACGAAAAAAGAACATTTGGATTGTTTAGACAAACAACCACTTGTGGTGTTTGCGGCGGCTCTAAAAAAGAAATGATAAAATGTGGAGATTGTAAAGGCGAAGGTCATATACAATATACATTAGAAGAAGAAATTGTTTTTGAACCTTGTTATCCAATAAACAAAAAAATCATAAGAAAAATTCAAGATATTGAATATGTTTTTATGCTCAAGGTTCAAACTGTTATTCCTGAATCAACTAAAATGGAAATTTTTGAAAATGAAAGAATTTTAGCCATTGATTTTAGTCTTCCATTTAGTGATTTCTTACTTGGAGGTAAATTTAAATTAAATATCGAAGACAACCAAGGAGATTTTTGGTTTGAAACTAAAACTGGTGAACAATATGTACTTGTTAAAGATAAAGGATTTCCACATAAAGGCTTAAGATTGCCACTTAAAATTAACATTTCTCCGAAAATTCCAACCGAATTAACAGAAAAACAAAAAGAAGTGTTAAACAATTTGAAAAATCTTGGTTTATAATTGTTTTATGGATAAAAAAGATACAACAAAGGAATATAAACTTTCGGATCAATTAATTGGCCAACTTGCAAACTTAGTTTGTGTAGCAATGGCAACTCAAACAAATGCCGTAGATCATTTTAGAATGATTAGAGTTGTTGAAAGTGACCAAAAAGGAATGGAAGGAAAGCTAGTGTTAACTCCTTCATATGTTGAAACTTACAACAAACAAGTTCAAGAATTAACTGAACTCGTTGAAAAATCACAAGCTTAATACTCTATAGAGTAAAATATATCTGCTTTTATATATTTTAATTTGTTTTGACCAAGACAATAAAGTTTATTTAAACTTAATGAATTAAAAATAATATTTAGTTTTGGTTTTCGTTCATTAAGTAAAACGATATACGTTTGTTTACTTGTTTTTAATGCTGTTCCTGGTACCACAGCTTTCATTTCTAGAATATATTTTAAATCGACAACTTCTTTTGTTTGATAAATTAATTCAAAGGACTCAATCGAATGGTAACTCCACTCATTGAGTCCTTTTTCTTTTTTTAAGTCGGCACTATTAAAAAGTTTAACCACAAGAAAAGAAATGTTAAAGTTCGCAATTTTTTTCGATTTTTTTATCATTGCGATTTCTTCTTTTTTCGATTTGCAAAGATGATATTCGCCTTTATAGTAATAAATAAATCCTGTTATTTCCGCCACATATCCATCTAAAATTTGATTCTCGTCAATTTCATCGCGCAAATTCAATTCTTTAAATTGTTTTACAATATCTTTTGTATGCGATTTAGAAAAATTCTTATATGTTATTTGAGCTTCTCTTGTTGTCTGAAGTTTACATTGCAGTTTAATATTTGGAGTAAACCAAGAAGAAAAATTTTGGTTAAATTTTATTTCGTTTGGGAAAATATAGCCTTTATATAGTTTTTTTGGCCTCACAAGTTTTCCGATTGGTTCATCTTTTATTTTTTTAAACTTAAAATTTCCCACAACAAAATTAACTACAATCAAATAATTTTAAAGTTTCAACTATAACAACTAAAATAAAAGCTTATAGAAAAGAAGTTATAATTAAGAATGTTAAAATGACATCAATTGGAAGCGGCTTTAATCAAACAATAAATCCAACATCATATGGTTTATATGATAGTTCACCACTATTTCAATCAGACGCTGATAATCTTGTAAGATTTGTATTAACAAAATTTGGAGAACAAGTTTTAAGCGTTGAGCTTACAAAAAAAATAATTTGGAATGCTTTTGAAGAAGCAACAGTCCAATTGAATGCTCTTCTTGTTGAATACCAAGCAAAAAGTAATTTAGCTTCCCTTTTAGGTTCCCCTACGGCAAGTTATATTTCTGGTTCTAACGGGTTATTTTCCATTAATTTATCAAATACATTTGTTCAACAAAATTTAAACTTTTTAGATTCTCTATCGGGTCCATATACTGGGTATATCGGAATTGGAAACTGGGCCGAATCTTATTCTGGATCTATAATTTTAACAGCTAGTCGCCAAGATTATGATCTATACACTGAATTAAAAGACGAGGCGGGGAATACATTATTTGGATATCAACCATCGGGCTCCAATGTAAGGTTTACAGTTTATGAAGTTTTTCATTTTGAACCTGTTGAATATATCTTTAACTCAAACTATGGATCTACAATCGCGTATGGCTCTGATTTTACAACAGAAGCAGGAGTTGCGGTACCAGATACAAAATATTTCGTTCTTCCTCTTTATGAAGATGTTTTAAGGGCTGGTCTTTATGAAGACGCAAGAAGAATTAGAAGATCCCATTATTCTTATGAACAATTTGGAAGAAATCTCAGACTATATCCAGTTCCAGGAGTTGGAGATTTTATGGCTTCAGGTTCTGTTCGAAGAGTTTGGGTTAGAGTTGGATTTAAGCAGCCTCCATATGACCCAAGAATGGATTCTAATTTTGTTCAATCTAGTGCTTCATTAGGATCAGGATTACATCCTGGCACGGGGCCAGGAGGCACATATAATTTTGCCTCAAATCTATACGGAGTTTCTAACCCAGCAAATGTGCCATTTGGAATTGTAAATTATGATAGTTTAAACATATGGTGCAGAAACTGGATCAGAGAATATTCTCTTTATTTATGCGCTGAAACTCTCGGATGGATTCGTTCAAAAACAAATGTTGTGCCTATTCCTGGGGCAGAACTCACATTAAATGGTGAAAAACTACTAAGTTATGCTGGTGATGGAATTGAAAAACTTAAAACAACTGCCAGAGAATATTTGGATGGTTTAAGCTATGATAAACTTATGGAAAAAGAAGCTAACAAAATGGAACAAACAAATAAACTTCTATCTCTTTTGCCTTATCCGCCACAAGTAGTAATTAGAGTAAGATAAGATGGCACGACTTTTCATTACAGAAAAAGAATTGCAGTTTCATGCAGATATAACCCAAGAAATCATAAAAGACGTAATTGGACAAAAAATTTATTATTATTCAATTTCTGCAACTAAATCAATAATGAATGAAACTTATGACGAGGCCATAGAAAAGGTTTTTGATGGTCCTATTATAGTTGACGCGCTTTGCGGACAACCTGAATGGGAAAACATCGCCGATGCCCACGGTTCTTATCTTCGTGGCAAAATGGAAGTGTTATTTCAAGCAAAAGATCTTTTGTTGAAAAAAATAAAAATTTCTGAGGGGGATTTTATTACATATGGAAATCACGCATATGAAATAGTTTCTTATGTTCCAATGAACAACATGTGGGGACAAGAAGAATTCGATAGATCATTTAAAGCTACTTGTATTACAGCAAGACCTGGACGTTTTGATCCTTCTTCTTTCAATACTCCTTCTTCGGAAGGTATGGAAGGTGGAATCCAAAAAGAATTTGTTCAACAACGCGGTTTGAAACAAACAAAAGAGGGCGCAACTAATGACATTCGAGAAATGCGCGAACGTCTCGGCGATGATATGGCTCCTAAAACTTTAAATGATGGACCAAGAGTTATTGCGATAAACGATCCAACCCCAGAAAATAGCAGAGATGAAGGAATTGTAAATTCCTTCTTAAACGATGACAATGTAGACGATGATTTCTACGACTAATTTTATTTTCCATATTTACTCTTAGAAAATAAAATAAAATGACAGTTGGCAAAATAACACGTCTTGGAAATCAAGAAAATGAGTCGTATAATTATGAACCAGAAATTCCTGTGCCAGAACGATTTATCGACGGTACAAAAGGTAATATAACGCGACAAAATATAGAGCCACCTTTAGAAACAGTTCCTAATCTCGAACAAATTCCTTTTGGTAGTTTACAAGGGGAAGATCCTGCATACGAAACAGTTTATGCTCCTGCGTGTACTTTGCTTGACATTGATCAAAGTGTAAAAAAACTATTTAATGAAACAATAAAGTTTCCTACAAAATACCTGAAAGGAATAAATAAAATTGCATCATTAAACAAACCAGAAGTGAAAGTTGCTGGCGGCGATCGATTTGCCTTGGCAAAGAAAGTTACTCCATTAAGAGGACAAGATGGAACTTTAATTCTTCCATCAATTGCTATAAGAAGAACTAATATTAACCATTCTTTAGGAACACAAAATTCGAGAAGTTTAAATAGCGCAACTGGAGAAATTGTAATAAAGGTTGGATTGGATGAGGAAAAAGATCCTTTTTATCAAAATCTTATAAATAAAATTGGGCTAAAGTCTATAAGAACTTCGCCTTCTTCACAAAGAAAACAAAGTAAAAATAAAAATGACCTAAGCATTAGACAAGGTAGTTTACTAGATCCAAAAACAAACAATAATCTTGTTGAATTTTTAGTTATGCCTGCCCCAACTTTTGTGGATATTTCGTATGAGGTTGTTTTGTGGACAGAAAACGTAAATTCGATGAATATTTTACTGCAATCGATTTTGGCAGCAAAACTTCCATTAGACAATGGTTTTGTTTTAACAACTGATGCAGGATATTGGTTTTGTGCTTATTTGGGAGATGAGATTTCTATGGAAGATAATTTTGATGACTATTCCGAAAACGAAAAAATAGTTAAAACAAAACTTCAGTTAACAGTTAAAGCATACTTGCTTTCGTCAAATGATGAAACAAATATGTATCCTATTAAAAAATATACAAATGCCATTTCATTTGATTTTGAAATTAAAGATTCTAAAACAAAAGTTTATCTCAAAAAAGAGATAGAAACCATTGGAAACAAACAAATACAGGATAAGTTTTTATTAAATAATATATCAGATCCAGATGATCAAAAAGATAAAACACTTGAAGAAAATTTATATTTCGAAAAAGTTATTACCAACTCATTAACGAATAAAAAAGAAAGAGTTTATGCTGAAGTTTTAAGAAGTAATGAAAGTAAAGAAAAAATTTATAGCGCTACAAATATTGACGAATTGATAAATTTTATTTCTGATGAATGATTTCGTTCAAATTCACTAAAAAACAAGTTTCCTGAAAACTTCGAAATAATTATGTTAGAATTAAAAATTCATTGAAAGGTTTTCAAGGATAAATTATGACAGAAACAATTTTAAAATTCCCAGGATACAGTGACAGTGAAATAGATGCTTCGGTAAGAGACACAGTACCAACAGGCGATCCAGTTGCAATTATTGGCGCAATGGTACAAGGTCCAGCATTTGTGCCAACTGTCATTGGATCATTATCTGATCAAATAGCAAAATTCGGATCAGTAACACCAGGATATCCTGCATCTTATGCTTCGCAAAGATGGCTAGAGAATAGAAACAGCGCAGTAATTGTAAGATTATTAGGAGCAGGATCAAACAGTGGTTCTGGAGATTTTGACGATACTAGAACAAAAGGAATTGTTAAAAACGCAGGATTTTTTGTTTCTGGATCACAGACTGGAATTTCTGGTGATCTTCGCCACAACGGTTCAGTTCAATTTCTTGTCGGAAAACATGCTTTAGCAACAAAAGAATCATATGGATATCCTGTTTTCACAGACAACGATTCTTATACTGCTAGCAGTGGATATGTCAATCTTGTAAGAGGAATGATTCTTTGTTCTTCTGGTTCTCGTATTATGGTACTAGATGGAACAAACGAAACGTTTGTTGATGCTGTAAACGATATTGCTTCAATTGATAGCGGATCAAATAGCGTAACTAAAGGAAAATTTAAACTTGTAGTATCAACAAGTTTAGGTTCGAGTTTTTCTGCTTCTGATGGATTGGCAGGAATTAAAATACTAACAGCTTCATTAAATCCAACAGACAGCGATTATTTCGGAAAAGTGTTAAACACTAACCCAGATAAATTCTTACAAGAAGGGCATTATTTATACGCTGATTTTCCAATTGATGCTGAAATTGCCCCAATAGCCAGCGGCGCTTCAAACACAGATAGCGTAGCAATTATTTCTGGTTCTGCTGCAACAACGTCAACAGGTGGAATAACATCTGATCCTTTCAGAAATCTTTTTGGAAGATTCGATACGAGGTATTCAACGCCTAAAACACCAATGATAATTTCGCAGCCATTTGGTAATATTGAATATGATTTATTTAATTTTGAAACCATTTCTGATGGCGATAACGCGAATAGAATGGTAAAAATTTCAATTGCTGGATTAAAAGTTTCTTCTGATCCTTCTTATGAATACGGTTCATTTACAGTTGTTGTTAGAAGTTTCGAAGATACAGATTTCAACCCACAAATATTAGAACAATTTACAAATGTAAATTTAGATAAAGATTCAGATCGTTACATTGCAAAAATTGTCGGAGATATTAAAGCAGAATATAGATTTGATTTCGAGGATGAAAATGATCGCGGAGTAAATATCTCTGGTACATATCCAAATAAATCAAAATATATTCGAGTTCGCGTTTCTGATGCGGTTGCATTAAAAACACTTCCTGCGAAGTGCTTACCATTTGGTTTTAAAGGTGTTCCAACACTTAAAACTTCTGATTCTACAACTGATTCAAGTGGAACGACAAGAATTGGAGCTTCTGGTTCTGTTTCTGGATCGCCTATTGTTCCACCACTGCCATTCAGATTTAAAATTACCAGAGGAGATGTTTCTTCTACTGCTGCATACACAGGTCAAGCAGGAACAACAGAAATTGTCGATGGTCGTTTATATTGGGGTATTAAATTTGAACGTAATACCGAGGCAACAAACACAAACATTGTAAGCGAAAGAAATGAACTTATTCCAAGTTATGGTAAACTTTTAGGTATTTCGAAACTAGATACTTTGTTTACTGGTTCTTTTGTTGACACTTTCAATAATAATAAGTTTTCCCTTTCGAAAGTTGCCCTCCCAACCACAGCAATTGCTGATCTTACTGCCTCCGTTGCTTCAATCTTAAAAGAATCAGCTTATATAAGAAATGGAACACCAGACGGAACAAACTATACAATAACCGATGGAACAATTGGAGCAAGAATCACATTAGCTTCCGTGCTGCAAAAAGGAACTGCTGCTGAATTTAATCGTTTTAGCGACTATAGCAAATTCACAACAATGTTTTACGGAGGATTTGATGGCGTTAACGTTCTAGACAAAGAAGCTAGAAAATTCACAGACAGATCAACTTCTATTGAATCTGGAAGCGCGGGCTATGGAGGAGCCGCATCAAGTTTCGTTTCCCCAGGATTTAGCACAAACATGAATGGAACTGGAGATGCAAACAACCAAATAAACAGCTATAAAACCGCTGTAAGAATTGTAACTGATCCGCTAAGTTCTCCAATGTACATAATGGTTCTCCCTGGACAAAGGGAGTCGACTGTTACAGATTACGCTTCGCAAAAGGTTTCTGATTTCGGACGAGCTTTTTATATAATGGATATTCCCGCGTATGATAGCGACTCTATCAGAATCTTTGACGGAGAAACAAACAGATTTATTGATAATCAAAAAACCGCACAAGTTTTCGATGCGAGAGCAATCGATAATGGCGCTGTTGCCGTTTATCACCCATCTGTAACAATTGAAGATCCGCTAAATGAAAAAAGAACGGTTGTTCCTGCGTCGGTAGCTGCACTTGCTGTTTTTGGATTCAATGATAGAGTTACTTATCCTTGGTATGCCGCAGCAGGATTAAATCGCGGAGCACTTACATTTGTTAAGGCCGTTGCTCAAAAAACAAAAGCTCAAGATAAAAATGTATTTAGCGATACAAGAATAAATCCAATTATCAAAGACGAAGGACTGTTCGTTCTATTCTCTCAATTTACCCTCAAACAAGGAACAAATGTTTTAACTTCCAGAATAAATGTTAAACGTCTTTCAATTGAAATTTCTAGACTGATTTCAAATGTTGGATATCCTTTTATATTTGAAAATCAAACACCAGCAATTAGAGATAACCTTAAACGAGCTTTAGAAAACAAGTTCTCTTTCTTGCAACAAGCAAAAGCGATAAGTGCTTTTCAAGTTGTGTGCGATAATACAAACAATACAGATATAGATAAAGAAAATCACAAAATTAGAGTTTCTATAAAAGTAAGACCAATCGAATCGGTCGAATATGTTGTGCTTGATTTCGTTATTACAAGATCTGGAACTTTTATTATTTCATAAAACTCACTTTTAAAACTAAAAAAATAAACGCACTTCTAAGCATATTGGAGGTGCGTTTTGTTTTTATATCGTAATTACCTTTGATAATAGGAAAATTAAAGAATGGCAGAATTAACATTTAGAAGTCCTGGCGTAAATGTAAAAGAAATTGATGTAAGTGGTGGTACAGCAATATTACCTTCTGGTTTACCAGCTGTTGTTATTTCAACAACACAAATGGGACCAGCATTCGTACCAGTTTTAGTTCCAACATTAAAAGATTGGAGAACCATTTTCGGGGTACCAGTTACTTACGTTAATTACGGAGCACTTGCTGCAACAGAATGGTTTAGAACCCAACAAGCATTAACACAAATAAGAATTTTAGGTGTTGGTGACGGAACTCAAAGAACAGATAGTGGCGATAACCGCGGCAAAGTAACAAGTGCAGGTTTTGTTGTTGGTGATAGACAACCACAGTCTAGTTTATCTGGTGCGTATGGAAGTAATGCCTATGCAAACACAGTTTCAGCGGCACCAAACGCAACAGGATCAGCAGGAAGAACTTATTTTCTTGGTTGTTACATGTCAGAAAGTAATGGTTCGACTGTTTTTACAGATGCAGGATTAAGTGGCCGTGGGCAATCAATTCTTCGCGGCATTGTAATGGCAGCTTCTGGTGTAATTCCAACCCTTTCTTCTTCAAGAGGGCCAGATTCATCAATTCCAAATGCTTCTACATCAGCAGATTATTCTGCTGGTACAATAAAAGGAAGCATAACTGGTACTGTTTACTTGTCTGGCGGTTCTCAAGAATTCGTTATTTTATTAAACGGACACAAAGGAACAAGCGAAACATATCCAAGAGCTTTAACAGCTTCATTTGATCCAACAGCCCCAAATTATTTAGGAACTGTTCTAAATAAAGATCCTTTAAAAATGGAAGAAGCAGGATATGTTCTATACTCTTATTATGATGTTCATAGTTCTCTTGCCGTGCCAACTGGTTCAGGTATTATTGCCACAGCTAATGGTGGAGTTCGCGAAAATATTGCATTTTTAGTTACGGGGGCAATGTCTAGAAACAGCGGTTCTTCAACCGCACCAAATTATGAATCATTTGAAGATAGATATCGTTCTGCACACACACCTTGGTTTATCTCACAACGACAAGGTGGATTATATCAAAACTTGTTCAAATTTCATCTTATTACAGATGGGGAACAAAACCCAGTTAAGGTAAGCGTCGAAAACATTTCTCCATCAACGAATGATGTAAATCCATATGGAACTTTTGATATTCTTGTCAGATCATTTAGCGATACAGACAATAACAAAGTTGTTTTAGAAGCTTTTAGAGGCTTAACCTTAAATCCAAAATCAGCTAAATACATCGCAAAACAAATTGGCGATAAAAACATTTATTACAATTTTGATATCGCAGAAGAACAACAAGGATTAACCGAAACGGGAAACTACGAACTTCGTTCACGTTATATTCGCGTTGAAATGGATGAATTAGTTGACAATGGAGACATTGACTCTAGTTTACTTCCAATGGGCTTTAGAGGTCCACAACACTTAGTAACTTCTGGAAGTGCTCCTATGCCTGCATTTAGCGATGCAACCTATTTAACTTCTCAAAATCCATTTAATAAAATATTGGAGCCGCCCGTTCCGTTCAGAACAACCATTTCAAAAGGAACAGGAACAACAAAAACAGCCGACCGTAATCTTTATTGGGGCGTTCAATTCGAAAATGTTGTATCTGTTAGCGAACCAAACAGCTCTAAAGTTCTTAACAAGAGCATTTCTTCTAGAACAAAATACTTCCCAGACTTTCAATTAGACTGGATGAACTTTGTTGTAGATGGAAATGAAGGTGTTGCTGATTCTGCAGAAAATGGAATATTAGACGCAGATCGTTTCAACAACAATCTTTTCTCTCTCGAAAAAGTAAAAATTTATTACAATTCTTCAACAGGTCTGCCAAACACAAGCAGAATAAAAGATTGGACATACGTTCGTGCAGGAAATATATCTACTGATACATCTGCCTTAACAAGAGCATTACAAATAACTGACTTAACAGAACCAACAACAAGAACTGTTGGTAAATTTACATGTTATTTCTATGGTGGATTTGACGGAGTAAGAATCTTCAATCTTGATACGAAATATCTAACAAACAAAGCTATTATTGAAGAAATGGATTCTTCTAACCGAGGATTCTCTGATGGTCCAACTGTTAAAGCCTATAGAAAATCTTTAGACTTAGTTTCTGACTCAACAGAAGTCGATGGAAGATTGTTTGTTATGCCTGGTATACGTCACGAAATTATTACAGATGCGGCAATTGATGTTGCGACAAGATCAAGAAATGACATTTTCTATATTTTCGATCTAGAAGAAAAAGATGTAAATGGAAATGCGATAACAAGTGACACACAAGATGTTTCTATTTCACAAACTATTATAAATTTTAGAAATAGAGGCTTAGATTCAAGTTATGCTGCAACTTATTTCCCAGATGTTATAATTCAAGATTCTTATAACAAGGTTTCTGTTAGAGTACCACCTTCTGTTGCTGTTCTTGGAGCTTATGGATTAAATGATCTTGTCGGCTATTCTTGGTTTGCTCCAGCAGGATTTACCCGCGGTGCATTAAACACGGTTGATAGAACTGCGTTAACTCTTAAACAAGAAAATCTTGACGATCTTTATCCAGAAAAAATTAATCCAATTACTGCATTCAGCGGAGAAGGTGTTAAAGTTTGGGGACAAAAAACAGTCAACGCAAGTGTATCCTCTCTCGAAAGAATCAACGTTCGTAGACTTTTACTTACACTTAGAAGAAGAATTCGCTTAATTTCTAAATCAACATTGTTTGAACAATATACAGATTCTCTCTTACAAGAATTCTCAAAACTCGTTGAACCAGTATTGAAAGAAATACAAGACTTAGGTGGCTTAGACGGCTATAGAGTTTTTATCAACAACTTAACCACAACCCAACTTGATAAAGCAAATAGAGTAATAAGAGGAAAAATAATTGTTCAACCAACAGAATCTCTTGAGTTTATTGAATCAACATTTGAGCTAACAAGAGGAAGCGTTGTTTTTACAGATTAAATTATAAGAACTTATCTTTATTTTAAACAAATTCCTATTTCTAAAATATTTATTCCTAGAAATAGGAATTTTTATTTATAATGGCAGAAACACTACCAGTTGGGAAAATGCTCCCAGTTAAATTTGAACCAGTAATGAAAAATCGTGCGATTCTTGAAATCGAAGGGATTGATTATTTTTTAATCAAAACATTTTCAGCCCCAGAAGTTCAGGTTGAAAAAGCTGATATTCATTGGATCAATGTTCAACGAAAAGTCGCAACAAAAATGACTTTTCAACCAATGAATGTCACGCTGCACCAAGCTATTGCGCCAAGCGCAGGCCAACAAATTCAAGAATGGCTAAGACTTTCAACCGAATATATTTCTGGTCGTTCTGGCTATATGGATTTCTACAAACGTGACATTGTTATTAAAGTTCTTGATCCAGTCGGAAACGTAGTTAATCGTTGGGAAATCCGTGGTGCGTTTTTAACTTCGGCAAACTTTGGCGAATTCTCTCATGAATCCGCAGAGTTACAAGAGATCCAACTTGGAATTGAGTATGACGTGGCGTATATGCTACATTAAATCCTTAATAATTTCGCATACTTACAAGTGGATTAGCAATTTTTCAACATTTGAATATAATGATTGAATGAATACAAAATCTGAACTTGATCTTTCTGAAAATGAAAGAAAAAGAATAAAAACTTATGATTGTCCTGAGTGTGATGTTCAATATAATTTGGATTCTTTAAGAGTTCACTACTCTAAACTTCACAAAAAATCCTCAAGAGAACTTTGTGCAAAACTTTTTTACGGTGGAATTGAACCAACATGTAAATGTGGTTGCGGAGGAAAACTTTATTATTTTGGATTAACAATTGGTTTTGGATCATACGTCAAAGGACATCATGTGAGGGAAATTGAAAAAAATCCTTGGAACAAAGAACGAGGAGTCGAAGCAAAGAAAAAATCAATTGAAACAAAAATGAAACTCTATAAAGAAGGAAAATTTAAATTTTTTGATGGAAAAGAACCTTGGAACAAAGGAAAAAGAAAAGCAACCAATCCTGAATATGCAGAGCGAATTAAATTTACCGACACAGAAAAATTTAAAACAGGGCAAAAGATAAGACTTGCCAAAGCCAAAAAAACCCATTAAAAGGTGCTGCATCACACTTGTGGAAAGGTGGAGTAAGTCCACTAAACGCCTATTGTAGAGCTTCTCAAGAATTTTATAATAAGTGGACGCATACAAAACTTAAAGAATTTAATTTTTCATGTTTTGTATGTGGGATTCAAAACGGAAAATTAGAAGTTCATCACGACAAAGAAACCTTTTCTTCAATTTTAAGAAAAATAGCGGAAGAAGAAGGTTGGTTAGAAATTCATTTTCTAAATGAACGACTTGAAAATCCAAGTCAAGAAACTTTAAACTTGAAAGAAAAAATTTCAAAAAAAGTGATAGAATATCATGTTAGTAATAATGTAAGCGGGATTCCTTTATGCGAAAACTGCCACCAAGCAAAACATCCAAATTACAATGTTTCTAAAGCAAGAAAAAAGAAATAAATAACATTGTAAATTTTTGTGCATATTCTATGAATTTATGTCTAATCAAAAAAATCCATCCCATTTTTTAAAAACTTGGTTTTGGTCAAAAACACTAGGACATTTTATTGATCAAGAAACGGGAAAAGAAATAGGGCAAAATAAAAATTATCTTTCTGCGGGTCCAATATATACAGGTACCGCATCTGAGTGGTGCGATATTTTTGTGGATTTATTATTTGACGCCTCAAATCATGTTCAATTAGAAAATAATGTTAAGCCATACAGCATTGCTTCTTTCAATAGAGAAACAAAGAAAACATCGTATGTCGAATGTTTTAGTCCTGTACAGAAAATCACAGTAGGAACTGACGCATGGGAAACTTTAAATAATTCAAAAAGATTTTCAAAACAAACAGAATTTACTGGTTCTATTGATGAAAAAATACAAGTATGTTTTGATCCAATGTATCCTAATTCTGTAGTCGTTGTTGGAGAGTATGGAAAAAATCCAATATTAATTTCTGTTATTGTTTAAAGTAATCCTATTGGCTATATCTTTTAAGATGGAAACAACCAAAGAAGAAAAGAAGAAAGTTATAGGAACAGAAGATGAATTTGGTTCATATTGTCAATACTGGCCAATGAAACCAGGAGTATTTTGTAATAAATTGACTGGAGAATCTCGCGAACCTATAAAAATGTCGAGTTTGAAACCAAGTAATCCTGGTCAAAATTTATTTACTAATAAAGAACAAGAAAAATCGTTTTGGTATTCTTCGTTTTACACTTCTTTTATTGATATTTTTTATTGGTTTAAAACTAATAATATTAATCTTGATAAAGTAGTTGTTGGAACTTCTGGATGGAAACTTTTACAAAAATTTGTTTTTGGGCCAAAATTTAATGATACAGACAAATTTCTTGGAGTTTATGAAATAGAGGATTGGACAGTAGATCCCATTACCGTAGAACCTGTTTGTATTATAAAATCGATTAAAATTCATTATGAACCCCACTTTAACATAGATTATATGTTGTTTGGAGATAGAGACGTTGGTAAAACAGTCTTGGTAAAGCTTTTATATTCTGAGGAACTTTATGTTTAAGCACTTGGTTAAAACAAATGGAAATTTATATTCTATAAACATTAAGTCATATAAACAAATTGTAGGTCTTTTGTCCAAATTAAAGTTTATAGAACCTTTAAAAGCAGATAAAATTACTTTGGAATTAAATCCAAATGAAACTATGATTGATTTTTTTGCGTGTGCCTCCTCTGAGATGGTTCGTAATTTTATAGAATTTTTTCCAAATGTTGGATCTGTTGCAAGCAAATACTTTTACAAAATTAGAGCGTTTCCTGTTTCTGTTAAATTATTAACTGAAGATAAAATCGAAGAAACAACTTATTATTTAAACTTTTGGTTTGTTATAGATGCCAAAACGAAAGAAAAGTTTATTTGCAAAGTTAATTCAGAAGGACATTATATTAGTTCTGACGAACCAGAGGCAGTGAAAAAGTTTTGTGAATTAATAGGAATCGAGTATTAGAAATACCCTAAGTCAAGAATTACCAATTCACCGTTATCACGTTTGCCCCAATTTTCTTCGTGAAGGTCTACTTGTTGCGGCTTTACTCCACAACGAGCTAATCCTTTAGCTAAAGTCAACATCCAATTATTAACGCGAGTAGTATAATTTCTATTATTGCTCATAACATTTTCTAAAATTCCATTAAAAATTTCGGCAAGAGAAAAATAATCTCCATTTTCTCTATCCTCTTCGGAAACATCTTTTTCCGCATCTTTAATAGAAGATATAATTGAACTATCTGAACCTTCTAATTTTTCTAAAAGAGCTGCTCTGAATTCTTCTACGGATTTTATTGGGCTAACTTTTTCTGCTATTATCCAATAGAAATACGACTTGTCAAAATCATAAATTTTTGTGGCAAACAAATCATCTATACACTGTTTAGCCTTTACTTCATTTTGATTTTGTCGCCCTGTTAAATCAATTTTCAAAACCAAGTTATTGTTGACTTGATAAACTTCTCTTGTTGAATATTCACTTTTACCAATTAATCTAAAATTAGAAATTGCATATTTTTCAATGTCTTCATAAAACCTAAAAGACTTTAATGTGTTGATTATACTTTTAATTTCGCTTGTATTAGATTCAAATATAAGTGGTTTAATTTTCATTTTCAAAACATCTTTGTGTAACCATAGTCTAAAATAACAAAATCCCCGTTTAAACGCCTCCCCCAGTTTCTAACGAGTAAGTCTCCTGGATTTATTTCACAGCGTCTAATGAGGTTTAAAAGGCTTTTAAGCCAGGGCGAATATTTTCCTGTTGGAAAATCTTTTTGAGATTTTAAATAATCTAAAAAAGTATGTAAAAACTGTTCGCCTTCAAGTTCATAGTTTTTTACTTTTTCTTCTTCTCCACCATAACCTTCAATCCACTGTTCTATATCAAGAAAATTAGAACCTTCTAATTCGGCTTTAAGATAATCAATAAAACCCATTGTATCCCTGCCTGGGTTTAGAGGTCTGACTTTTTCAGAAACTAACCATGTATATCCTGTTTCGTCATATGCATAAATCTTTGTTAAAAATTTATCTCCTCCGCAAGACTTTATCTTTATTTCGTTTTTTATTTCATCGGTCTCGTCCTTAGATACTTTTAACACATAGTTTCCAAGATTGTAAACAACTTTAAACGATCCTGCGCCTATTTCTTTACCAGCAAACATTTTTTCAATTTCATCAACAGACATATTTCTTAGCTTGTCAACAATGTCATTTAGCTCTTTTGGTAGTTTCGAGAGTGCCATTTCAAATATAAGTGGTTTAATTTTCATTGTCGTCAAATCCTTCAAAGCCATAGTCCAAAATAACTAAATCAGATCCATTTCGTGTGCCCCAATTATCATGATATAAATCCCCAGATTCTAAACCGCATAAATCAACTAGTTCCAAAATTGATACCAACCATTCGCTATCGATTTTAGTGTTACGGGTTTTTTTATCCTTTAATATTTTAACAAACTCTCTTTCAAGAGAAGAATTCTCTGTACGCGCTATAATAGATAACTCTTTTAACACATTTGTGTTATTTAAAATACTAGATAAGAGCATTTCAAATTTATCCTTCGACAAAGTTTGAACTTGTTCAGTAATCATCCAGTTATAGTTATTTCGATCAAATCCATAAACCTTTGTTAGTAATGAAGAATAACCAGAACATTTATAGACATTAATTTCCTTTTCTATCTCTCTTGAATTGTTGGATACTTTCAATAGAAATTTACCTGGGGTAAATGTATAATAAATGACTTTGTTTTCGCCTCTGTTAATCTCATTTAGAGAATATTTTTGTTTAATCTTTTTAAGAGACATTTCATTCAAATCTTGAATTTCATCGGCAATATCTGAATATCGAGTTTTTGATTCGAAGATAAGAGGTTTAATTTTCATTTGCGACTTCTTTTCTCTTTGATTTTAAGGTTCAAATAGTCAATAAACTCATCTGAGGTTTCATCTGGAAAATCTGCGTCGAATAAACGATTAACATTATCCATAAATAAATCTAATACACGATAACCATCATTAATATAAAAGTTTTCCAAAAATTGTATCGGATCTATTTTTTCAATAACCGAAACCGTGTTAACTTTTAATAAAGGTTCTCCATCTGAGCCTGTTAGATAATCATAAAATTTTGTATTTTCATCTACTTCATCTGGATAGACTTCTGAGTACCATTCCGCGAAATCTTGATTTTGAATTGGAATTAATTCTCCTTTTACGATATTTGTTTGACCAAGCACAAGAGGAATTAAAAGAACGTCAAGAAACATGTTTTGGAAATAGTCTTTTAAACCATAGAGCGCTTGGCTTTGATCAGGTTTTGAAATAAAATACTTGTTTCCCTTTTTAGAAACAAAAAAACAAGAAACGCCCGACTCAAAGTTTTTGCCAGTCTCTTTTTTCCATTCATCCCCCAAACCAAAAGCAGAAGGGGAATCAATATTGTTTCCTATTTTGAGAAACAATTGATTCCCCTTATCGGCGTACTCTAGCCGCGATGTTTTAACAATAGCTTTAATTTCTTCGAATATAAGCGATTTAATTTTCACATATCTAAATATAAAAAATTTTTTTCAACTCTGCAAGTAAATAATTTTCTTATTTTTTTACTTGTTGTATTCAACAGATTCTGCTAGGTCTTCTTTGGAGAAATAATTTTCTTTAAATTCTACACTTGGATAAAAATATCGCGAATTAATCAAAGAACCGATGAATATAAAATTTGTTGGTTCTAAAAGCCAGTACTCATTTGTTTCTTTGGCGTCTGGAACACATCCTATGAATTTATCTCCCAAATCTTTTCTTAATAGTTTGGGGGAGTATTTTTTTTGGGAAAGTTCTTCACTCTCTTCATCGTTTAAATTTAATGTTTTTGTTAAAAACTTTTTCATCAAAAATGAAAGTCCATAATCAGATTCTCCATCATCTGGACAATCTTCTATTTTCTTTGCGGTCGAAAACATTTTGTTCGCTTTTTCTGTGTCCATTCCATAAATGAAGAATTCTTCATTTGGATAAACACCATCAAGCGAAGCTAAAGCATCTTCTATACGCCGTGCCACAGAAATTCTTGGCGTAATATCATCTTCAATAATATTTTGGTCTACATCTTTATATAAGTTTTTGGCAACTCTTGGAGTAAAAACAAATTCTTTTCCCAAGAATTTAGTTGAAAGATGAAACGCATCAAATATTTCATCGAGAAGTCTTATACTTATCCTTTCACTTCTGTCAATATTTTCAGCTTCTTCGAATATAAGAGATTTGATTTTCACGAAAATAAATATGGTTTAAAACTGTAAATTTGCCTTTAGAGTCGGCATCATTTGTAGCCCGACCAGTTTTTTTACAAACTTGTCTTGATCATCTAAAACTACAATTGATGGCACAGCTCTAATTTCATATTTATTTGCGATTTCTGGTTCTTCATCAATATCAACATAGCGAACATCCATTTGAAGTTCTTTGCTTAGTCTTTCTACTATTGGTTTTTGTATTTTGCATGGGCCACACCATGTTGCATAGAATTCGATTAGTTTCATTTTTTTATTCTGTTCCTTTGTTTATTTAGATACTGCTTGCCGCAAATAAGATTCTTTAAAAAATAACATTTTAAATGTTTTGTTATTCATCACAGATAACTTTAAATTTATCATCGATTTCAAACTTAGGCTTGATTTCCAAAGAATCGATGTAGAATAATTCGTGATCAATTTTACCATTAATCAAATTAAAAATGGCAGGAATTTTTACTATTCCGTTTTCGGTTAAATATTGCTTGCATTCAATGGAATCATAATCGACTACCGAGTTAAGATCAATATTGGACTTAATATCAGAAAGAATGACATACTCCCACTGTTCTTAACAGTGGGTTTCTTGAATTTCTTCAAATTGCTCTCTGGTTGGATCGCCTTCAAACCCATTGCCAGTTGAGGGTGCCATAGGCAAAGGCGAAGCCTTTGCTTTTTCTCCTCTCCTACCAATCTCATTCTTGATAGGATCGACCATCCTTGAAAACGCTATGTTGAAAGCAGCATTTACATCGGCATGATCAACGTGCCCACAGTTTTGGCACTTAAATAATTTTCTTTCCCTATTTCCTTTTAAACCACAACGAGAGCAGTTTTGAGAAGTCCAAGCAGGAACAATTTCAATAACACTTACACCAGACAAAAAAGCCTTATATTTTATAAATTGTTTAAATTTATAAAATGGCCAAGAGTTTAAGGTGAAGTTGCTTTCTTTATGGTATTTCTTCGTATTTTTCTTTGATATTCCTTTTAGGTTTTCTATCTTAATTCCACAACCAGTTGCTTTTGCTTCTTTTACAATTACAGTTGTTACCTTATGAAGAGTATCGTTTACTATATTTTTTGCCCTGTTTCCAAGTTTTTTAATAGGTAAATGACAATTCTTTTGTTGAAGGTTTTTTCTTATTTTCTTGTACTTGTTTTGAACATGAGGAATTGATTTCCCAAATTTCTTAACCTTGCCTGTTGCTTGGTTTGCTATTACAATAGAATGAGAAGTTGAGTTTAAATCAATTCCAACAAAATTTTCGGTTTCTTTATTTATTATTTCTTCTTGAAAAGAACAAGAGATATAGGCGTATTCCTTGTCAATTTCTACTTGGTTAACTTTTAGAAAGTTAAAATCAAACCAACAATTTAAGTTTAGTTTTAAACAAGGAACATAGATGTTTTGGTTTTCTTTATCTGATTTTAAATTTTGACTTGGGATTATTAGTTTTACTTTGTCTTTTTTAATGATTTTAAGGGTTTTGTTTGAATGGTATTTTCTTAAAATTTGATTAGAAATTTCACTTTTCAAACCAACATGTTTAACATCTTTGGAAGATGGAGTTTTTATTCCTTGTTGAGATTTAGCATATAAAGCAACCTCATATGCTTTTTGGAACATGTTTTCAAAATCTTTCTTATGGTGTTTGACTTTAAAAGTTTTGATAAGCATTGAGGATTAAGGATAAGTATGGGTGGGAGTATATTTTTACTTGTAAAAAATTCGCATTCATCCCAAGGATAAATCCTTGGGTTTTCTGTTCATATTTTCGTAAAATAAATATGAGTTTGGAAACTTTCGGCCCTGAAAAATTTAGTAAATCTAAACTGTCCAGTGGGGAGCAGCGTTAATGATTCTATTATTTCATTTCCTTTTAATAAAAAGACTTTTGAAAACCACTTAGAAAACCATCTATTAAGAGATATCCCTATAAATTTCTCATTAAAATTTTTCTCGTACCAATCTACTGCTTTTAGTATATTAAAAGGATATTCATCACTAAATTGTAATACCTTAGTTTTTGTTATTGGCGCTTCGTAAATACTAAAACAAATAGTTTCACTTGTTTGAAACCGTTCATTTTCGATATAAGTATACTCAATATTCTTTTTGATTGCCTTTAGTCTCACCTTGTTACTATCACCCTTGCTGGTTCTACAAAGTTAACTCCAACCGTTTTTAATTTTGTTATTCTTTCTTGTGAAGTAATTAACAAATCATTAAATCTTTCGTTTTTTACCCCATCTTTGTCCAAACTTTCAATCACATAAAAATAATTTTCATTTGTAAATCTTTCCGCGATGTATTTTCTTAAATGACCCGAGAAAAATCCTATTTCTATGCTTGATTCTATGTTTTTTACAATTTTTACTATTTCTTTATTTGAAAAATTCGACCTGTAATGTTTGTATAGCGGTGAAGCAATTTTTCTTTTTTGAGAAAACCAAATTTTTTTCTTTATCCTGATAACGTCGTTTTGAGAAACAACCGCCCCATAACCAAAAATAAAAGAAGCGCCTTTCCAGAAATTTAACATTCCAGCAAATTCATATTCAAACTTATTTTTAAGAGGATTAAAATATTCTCTCATTTCGTTACAATTATTTGTCCTCTCGTTGTTATTTTGGCTCCAAGATATCTCAATTCATTCAGGCGCTCTTCTGTACAAAACAAAAGATCAGGGAAAATTTCATTGCTTAAAAAAACGGTTTTATCGCCAAATAAATCTTTATTATATTCAAAAGAAACATGGTAAATATAAGGCATTACTGTTAAATTCGTTTCAACATCTTTTGAAGCATCATGAGCATCATAAATCATTAATTTCATATCTTTTTCTATCGATTTACAAGTTTTTTCCAAACCTTCTTTTGAAAACCCATATTTCTTATTTAAGAGATAATGTTTCTTAAAAAGAGACTTTAGTTTTCTTTTTTGTGAAAAATAAATTTTCGATAAGATCACAACTTTTGTTGTTCTGAATGCGTTAATTGGAAACCAATGGTTGAAATAAGCATAATTTGGTTGGCATCCTACTGTAAATTGAATAAATGTACACATATGCCCATTGTATGAATTTATCATTTATGTTTAATTCTCAAAAAAGGAATTATATACGATGTTATCAATTTTTATATTTTCAAAATCGATTTCAAACCAATCCGTTTGAATAATGTTTTCTTTTTCTAAAATCTGAAACGGAAATTCTTTTATAGATGTTTCAGTTAAATAACTAAACATTTTATTTGAAGACTGACCCATATATATAAAAGGAAAATCTTTTATTGAGTCAAATTCAATATTAGAAAATCCTTTTATCTCACTATCTCGAAAAGTTAGTTGAAAAAATTTTTTCTTAGTAAATTTTGAATAAATAAATATTACTTGCGGTCTACCATTTTTATAAAAATATAAATGAAATTCATTAGGATTATAATTTCCAACTACAAAAGAATTAAAAGTATGTTTAAAAATTTTTTCATACTTTCCAAGAAAAAAACCAATTTCTTGTTTGGATTTTCCTATTAAAAGAATTTCGTCATCTGTTTTCTTGTTTTTAAACAAACAAGATCCTTCTACTGAGTATTCTGCCACAAGCTTTATATCTTTAGGATTTAGCATATGTTCCTTTTTTTGATGTTTGAGACTTAGACACCCTCCCCGATTTTCTATTTTTGTAAATCATATTTTATATTTTCACCACCCCTTACAAGTGTAAATTTTGGAATTAAATTTTTTATGGTTAATTCAAACAACTCAAAAAATAAATTATCGTCATTTAAAAAAATAGAAGATTCTATAATTCCATTTTCAGATAAGTAACTATAAATTTTTTCTCCTGAATTAAGCCGCCTAGAATTTAAAAAAATCATTTTTTTGTTTAAAACATATAATTCATTTGTTCCTATTACAATTGATGCAGTTCCATTTTCAAAAACAACTGTACTATAAAATTTAGGATCATTTAAATTACATCTTTTCAAACTAAAAGATTCGTCATTTTTAGGAAAGCAATTAACAAATTCATACATCAAATGATGTGGTTCTTCTATTTTTACAAGACCACTAAAAGGTTCTTTAAATATTTCAAAATACTTTTCTTTAATACTCGAAACCAATTGTGACTTATCATAATACAATCTGGAATTGTATTCCGTTTTTTCTTGTTCTAAAATAGTTAGACCTTTATCATTTCTATACAAACAAAACGAATCACATAAATCATGATAAACCAGCTTAAACTCTTGTTTGTTTGCGGTGTCCACCTGCATAAAATAGTTGCTCCAAATTTGCTCGTAAAGCCCCTGGTGAGGCTTATATGAAGTTTATTATATTTCAAACCTAAAAACTATTCCTTTTGTTTTGTTATACTTTTTATGATTACAAGCAATTGAAATTGAAGAAGAATTTATTTTCTCTTTGGATGCTGCCTCGGCAATACTCGCATATGTTTCTAGTACATTTCCATTCGAATCCATCTTCTGGACTCTCTTTAATCCTTTTCTCTGTTTTGGTTCAAATTTTGGATATAAAGATTTCAATTCTTCATCCTTGTATTCCCATCCAAACCCAAATGCGTTTGCTCCTTTTCCTTCACAAACTAAAACAATGTTTGAAGCAAGAGGAATTCCATCTGCTGTAAATTTACCAAGTATTTTTGCTGCTTCTGTTGGAGATTCAAAACTTTGAATTACTTCACCTGTTTCTAAATTAATTTGATTAACCTCTTTAGAGATTATTGCCTTTCTATCAGGTACTCCTGCAACCTCTGCCAAATTAAAAGTTATATCGCCGCTAGTGTTTTTTACATATCTATCTAAATACCTTTGTTCTTCTTTTAAGAGATCTTCGTCTTTTTGTATTTCTTCAAGAATAAAAAAGGCAAACTCATCTTCTTTGTATTTTAGCCAAGAATTCTGAAGATGAGAATTTGCATGTTTTGTAAGTTTTAATTCTGTTATATGATTATTCCATCTAACAAGAAATGAGTTTGTGCTTCCAATGTAGTATTTTTTGGTTGGAATATGAACAAACGCATATATTCCTTTTTTTAAATTAAGATTTTCGTATTTTAATGCATCAATAAAAAAGGCATCTTTTAAAGAAAACTTTTTATCAAAAAATTGAATTTCGAACTCCGCAAGCTTTCTTTTCTCGATTTCTTCTTTTTCCTTTTTTTGTTTGATCCACTTTGATTCCAATATAAACTTCTTTCCAAGTATAAGAATTCTATATTCGATAAAGTCAATTAAAGATTTGGCTTGAACATTGTTTGCTTTACAAAAAGCAATTCTATCTTCTTTAGTTACTAAAGTAATTTTTTCTTCTGTTTCTATGTTTATGATAGAAACATCTTGCGACTCTGCCATTGGTTCAACCAAACTTGTATCAATATATTCTTTTTTAAACGAAACTCCTTTAATATTTCTTTCCATCGATTTTTCATTTAAAAAGAAAACTAGAGTCGAATAACTCATATTTAAAATTTCTGCTACTTTGTAAATTGTATGATCCTTTACACAAACAGAAACACCAGTTGTGAGATTAGTAACTTTAAGATTGTTCCATTCTTTCTGCCTCGATAAAAAAGACATGTTAGCCTTTGCTTCTTCGCTCATTTTTGATCCTTTATTACTTGGCGGAAGTAAAGGTTTATATTCTGTTTTACTAGTCTCTTTAAAATTTTCCTTTAAAGTAAAAGGGCCACAAGTTTTTATAACTCTTCCACCTTCTTCTCCATTTCTTAACATTAGCTTAAAAGAAACAGAATCTAATTTATGTTTTTCGGCAAATTCTTTAAAGTTTAAAATATCGTTTGAATTAAACTCTTCTTTTGTGTCAATATTTACAAAGATTTTATTCTTCAAATAATCTTTTCTTTGGTTTAAACTCGCTTCATTTCTTGCTTCTTGAGTTCTTGGAGTTGGAGGTTTAACTTTTCCTGCATGTTTTAATCTTTCTTCAAAAGAGTTGTCTTTGAGAATATATTTCTTATAAAAAGTTCTTTGAGGATCATTTACCATTCTTTTAAACAAAGTTAAAGAGTTTGTAGGGATTCCTTCCTCTGCTGCCCATCCTCTCCAATTAGACACTTCCTTGGTTTCTTTTGTTTCTATATTATAAATGTTGTATATGGTTTTTTGTTTGGTATTTTTTTCCATTGCACTACAGGTAGTCTAACGCAGGGAATAAACCAGACAACAGAAAATCTATTGAGGATTAAGTACTGGTTTAGTTTCAGCTGCGGTTTTCACAAAAGAAAAAGGGCAGAAATTATTTCTGCCCTTGGTTTAGTCTCCTCTTTTCAGAGAAAAACTTATATTACGTTCATATCGAGAACGGTTACAACCCCGAAGAACGAAGAATTCACCATTTTCATTCCGTTGCGGGTCATTAATCCTCTACGTGGTGTAAAGTGTTCGGTGTCATACACTGTTGGTGTGAGAACCAATGGAATGTATGGAGCGAAAACGAATCCTGATTCAAGGAATCCAGATCCTTTTAGACCGATGAGGATTTTGTTACGTGGGAAGTATGGATCGCGGTACACAGTAAAGCGGCCAGCGATTGTTCCAGTTGATTCCGCACCAACACTCATTTGATCCGAAACTTGGCCATTTCCGTCAACTTTGTAGTTGGCTTTATAACCTTGTGTAGCTTCAAGAACTGTGCTAACGTCTGGTCCACAAACGATAAAGTTACCTGAACCGCGGAGGGTTTTACGGTGAATTTCGTTAGAAACATCGATAATGGTTTCGATGAGTGTTTCGTACCATTCGCGAACTGTACCAGTGAATGCTGGACCAGCGGCGAGAGAAGCGGAGCGTAACACTTCAGAACCAGTTTGTTTGTTAACAAATTTACCTGGTGATCTTGACCAGTAGTATCTCGCGGCTTTCGCTTCAAGAAGTAATTGGTTAAGAATTTCGCGGTCGATTTCGAGTGTGACCATTTCAGAAATGATGTTGGTCAATTCAGCTTCTACGTCCATTGAGTAGAAGGCAGAAAGGTCTTGCGCCATTTCTGGTGACCAACGAGCGCGAAGTTTTCTAGATTGAGCTGTAACAGCTGTTGATTCAATCTTAATTTCAACTTCTGGAATCGCTGGTGTTGGAGGTGTCGCGAAATCAGATTCAAATGGAGAAAGTGTGAGGGCACTTCCGTCTGTGTTAACAGTAAGTGAGTCGGCAATCGCTGCTGACATTGTTACTGGACCCGCTGGTACCGCACCTGTATTGCTTACAGCAATAACGAAAAGTACGTGTGAACCATTGAGGTGATCTGGTGTGAATGTAGAAGTAAGGTAGTTCCAGTTACCACGTTGGTTTAGTTTACGAAGGTTTTTAACTCCTTGTCCACCTTGGTAAGTTGAATCCCAGTTCGCAACACCGTTAGCTGTTGAGAAACCAACAATCGCGAGTTGATCAACTGCTCTAAGATCAGCACCTGGGATCTTTGTAAGAACTTCAGATGAAGAAACGAAAGCGAAGCAGTAGTCAAGAGCCGCATTTTCAACGTCTGTTGAGATTTTGCTATCGTAGTCGATCCAACGAGCGTTAAGACCTGTTACTTCGGCTGCTGTTGCAACTGTATCAGAAGCTGTCCAAGCTGTACCTGACGCACCGAATGCGCCGATATCTGGAACAACTACAGTTGTTGCTGATTTGTGAACTTTCGAGAATCCAGTTCCAACGTTGTCATACATACCACCAGCTGCGTTTATTCCACCGCGGATATCGGCACCAGATGGTGAGCCGAAAACTGATTGTCCTTTTTTGTATGTTGAGGTTGTTGCAGCATCGCTTAAGCTAAGGCCAGCTGTTCCACCGACGTTTGAACCATATGAATAATCCATATAGAAGATGAGTCCTGATGGAAGGCTCATTGGTTGGACTGAAACTAATTCATTAGAAATTAGACCAGCGAAAAGTCTGCGAATGATTGGGAATGCAATGGAAATAAATCCAGCGACTTGGCCGCTAGAAGCAAGACCAGCTCCACCTAATGAAAGCGCGTTGGCTTCCATGAGGACTTGTGGGTTACGGATCATTTCAGCCGCTTGGTTTTCGAGCAAGCGAGCCATTTTTTGTTTGGCACCTTTGCTTGTGAAACCGTCTAGGAGGCCGTAACCTTCCCATTTTTGAACTAAGCGATCATCCATTCCGCGATTTGGATTAAGTTCTAAACCTTCTGATAATTGTTGTAATGTAAAAGACATAATTTATTTTTTTCTCCGAGTATCTATATTCTATTTAGTATCCAATTAACCAATTTTCTTGTTATTTACTAATTCTCTAAATCTGTCTGCTGAACCGATTACAATTTTGTCGGCTGCGCCACCTGAATTAACTTGTGGTTTACGAGAGACCGATTCATTGAGGGAACCAGCTTTTTTCTCTGTCTTTTTCGCAGCGTCTGTTTTCGCTTCGCTTAGTTGCTTTTTGATTCTACCAAAAATTCTTTTTGCATCTTCAGGATTTTTTGCTCTATCAATATATTCAACAACTAATTCTTTTTGTTTTTTAGATAGACCGTCGTAGTTTGCAAAAATTTTATTTACATATAAAGAACGAGCAGCAACTGTCTCTAATTCTTTTGTATATTCTTTAAGAGATTTGATTTGTTTTGATTCTTGTAGACTTGATTCCATATCTTCTGGAGATTTTGTTTCATCCATATCATATTCTTCGTCTACAGCTTCTTCGTCATCCATAACGATTTCGAACATGTCTTCTTCGTTAAGATCTTCTCCATCAGAAGAAAGGGTCATGTCGTCTTCATCGCCATCTGAATCAACAAGATCAACTTTAGATCCAACCGCGTCAGCACCAGCAACTTTACCATCAGTTGTTATGGTAATTGTGGTTTGTCCACCAGATGAATCCATGCCGCCACATTCATCCATTTCTTTTTCGGCAGCAGCAAGTTGTTCTTTTAGTTTTTTAACTTTTTTGGCCGCTTCTGCTTTTTTTGCCGCGTCTTTGGAAACTGGTTTTCCAACTTTTTTAGATGATTTTTTGCTTTCCATAACTGATTCTTCAGTTGAACCAAGCATTTCATCCATTTCTTTTTCTAGAGCAGCAATTTCTTCGTCAAGGCTCATATCAGATTCGTCAGATTCAACTTCTTCTTCCATGACATCTTCTTTAAGAAGAGATTCGTCTTCTTTTGCTTTGTGTTTGAAAGGAGCTTGTTTTCCTCTTTCTGGATCTACTAATTTTGGTTTTGAGGCAGACGCCGCAGCCTTTCCAGCCTTATCAGCAACTTTTTCAAGTGCATCAAGTGGCTCCGAAACTTTTTCTATTGTGCCATCATCCCCAAATCCTGTTTCTAAAGATTCGAGAAGGCTATTTAAAAATGATCTTGTTTTTGGATGAACTTTCATTATTTGATTTCCTTCAGTAATTTTTTGAGTTCTGTGATAACTATTATACAATTTTTCAGAATTCTGTATTAACTTATAAAGATTTTCCATTTTTAATGATAAAACATCAAATGAAGACTCTCTAATTTCTTTTAATTCCTTCATATTTTCTAATTCTGAATATGTTTCTAGAAGTCTATAAGTAAAATCTGTTACTTCTTTTAGTCCAATTTTTTTAGAAATGAAAGTATTTGCATATTCATTTTCTAATTCTCCAATTCGACTTCTAGCTTCTTCTAGTTTTTCTGGATTGAATTTTTGTTCTGGTTGTGCCGATGGTTGTGTTTCAGCAGGAAGTTGTTCTGTGGGTTCTGGTGTTGATTCCATAGGTGTTTCTTCCGCGACTGGTGCCGCAGGAGTTGATTCCATTGGCGGTGGTGCCATTTCTCCTCCAGTTTGGGGGGCCGCCTGTGTTGGTTGTGGAAGCCCAGTTTGTCCAGAAAAAAGAGATTCAAACGAAACAATAACTTTTCCATCTGCATCAGGGATTGGCATTGAAGCATTTCCACCAACTGGTGTAATTGGCGCACTGAAACTTGTATCAACAGGTTCTGCTGGTGCTGGTACAGCTGGTTCTGTTGGCTTTGCGTCAGCTAAAGGTTGTTCTGCTGCGGGTTGTGTTTCTGGAGTATCTAAGTTGAGTGTTTCTGGCTCATCTTGTTCCAGTAAGAATCCTTCAATTTCTTGATCGACTAATTTTTGAATATGTGGTCTATATTTTTTTAGTACATCATTTTCAACTTCTTGTCTTAAAGCTTCTTTTAATTTTTTACTATCCGCAATAGCTTGTTCGTAAAGTTTTGACATTTAAATTCCCTTCTAATTATCTTATAATTTTTAATTATTCTTTCAAATTAAAAAAGCCCGCGCTATGAATAGGCGAGCTTGATAATTTTTTAACGTTCTTTTTGATTATTATTCTTCGCGATTAACAAAGGTGTTTCCAGAACCATTTCCCAAACCATTTGTTTCACCAGGAGGAGGTGAAACATATTTTGAAGTGTGAGGTGAAACAAGTCCGTTACCAAGGAAAGCTCCACGGCTTAAAGATTTCACTCTTAATGTCGCTTCTCTTCCTTCTGCTGGAATTGTTCTTGGATCAAATGGAACAACTGGGTTTGCGATATTTGGCGCAAATGGTGTCGCAGGTTTTCCTGCTCCTCCGACTTCTACTTCATCAAAGTTTGGAGTTCCACTATATTTTCTATCAACCAAACCAAATTGATATCCACCATCATTGATAAAATCTCCTTCAAGCTCTGCTGGTTTATAAAACGAATCTTTGATAGCTTGGTCGGACAATTCTCCATTGTAAAGTGGAGATTGAGCAAAAACTATTTTTGCCGCTGTTGTATCCGATGATCCCATTCCGTGATTTGTTGCTGGGACTTGTCCTAAATATCCTGGTCTAATTCTTGGCATTTACTTTTACTCTTTTATTACTCTTAACTATTATCTAATGTGTTTTTTAATGGATGCTTAAATGCAATTTTAGCTAGCGGATGCATTTGTTGATGGTTTTGTTGGGGTTGCATAGGTTGTGACATTCCATTTCCATATGGAATATATCCATGTGGCTGCATAGTGTAGTTTATTGTATTTTCACCTGTGTAACCAATTTGAGGATTTGAAACTGCTGTAAATGCGGGATGGCCTCCTCCTTGGTTAAAAAAAGTTTGAGATGGAGGATTCATTTCCATTCTCATTTGTTGTGGATTTGTTGTTTTGGCTGTATCGGCAAAAATTGCTTCTAAAACACCTTTTTTGGAAGGATCATTACCAGCAACGGCGGCAGCGAGAGCAGAAACAACAGTATTTGTGTTATTGTCTAATCCAAATCTATTTGGTGCCGAACTAAGAATTTGTTGACCACTATTGTTAGCAGCTTGAAAAACTTCATTAAGTTCTCCACTTGTCAACATTTCTTTTATGATCTCTTTTAGCATTTTTTTCAATTCTGCTCGTCTCAATACAACTTTATTTTCTTTTGTTTCCATTTTATTTTTCCTTTTTATTAAAGTTTTTTGCCATTTCTAAAAGAGTGTTATAATGTTCTTTTTTTAGATTTTTGTTTTCGTTCATAACAACTGTTTGTGCAGGTTTTAGTTTTGTTAAAGATTTTTGTTTTGGAGTGGAGGAAACTTGTTTGTCTTCCATAAATGCTTTTGGTGTAGATGGTTCGGTAACAATATCCCAACAGATTATATGAAGATCATCTGATACTACATCCGCGACAATTCCTTCTGGTAAAGTTTGTCGACTAATTGAACCCATAGCTCTAGAAGAAATTCCAATTTTTCCACCTGTTTTAAGTGCGCCTCTAATTTTCTTATCTTCTTCTGTTTCAGGGAAAATAACTATTTCTCCATAAACAACATCTTCTTCAAGCCAAATCCTTCTAAATCTAAAAGCAGCATGTTTAAATTCAACAACTTCACTGTCTTTGTGATCTAATTCACCGTAAGCCATTCCAGTTTCAACTTTTGTTTTTATGTACTGTTCTAATTTTGGGACAAGAACATTTCTAGGATAAACTCTTCCATTTTGATTCAGAGTATTACAGCGTTGAATTATGCCAGAGAGCACTAATGCCTCGCTAAAACTATCCAAATTCGAAATGTCTAAACTTTCGTTCAGAGAATTTTTTGCATTTTTTAAATCAAATATGAAATTTTCTTTCAAAAGAATTTTTTTTGGTTTTTTAATTACGGTTTTCATTATTCTTTAACTTCGCCTCGCTCTGCTCTCAAAATATCTAACACTCCTAGAAAGAATGTGCAGTGTTCGCTACATGGAACTGGTTCCAAAAGTTTTACTTCTTCTAAAAGTTCTTTATAGTTTTTCTTATTTTTTATTTGATCTATAATCTTTTCTTTTGTCTCGCAAAGAATTTCAGTTAAGATACTTTTATTATCTGATATAAAAGCATTTAAAATATTTTTTTGATCGGTATCAAACAAAGAAGAATATTTCTCTTCGAATTTTTGATGCATTATTTTTGCGATTAATTTACTATCGTTATTAATATTTTCTTTCAAATCCACAGGCTGTGAAATTTGCTGTTTTTTATTTACCAAAAATGAAATTAAACTGTCTTCAAGAACCAAAATATTTATTTTTTTAGATTCAGAAAGAGGGGCATGCCAATTATTAAGCAACACTTGTATTGTTGCAAGTTCTTTATAGTTTTCAACATACTGATTAAAAAACAAGCCATCTCCATTTAAATTTTTATTAATTTCGTGTATGAGATTTGTTTTTTCTGTTTCAGATTTTGAAAGATTGATCTTTTTAGTTTCTTTTTTTATTTCATCTAAAAATCTTGAAGCAATTTCTGCCGATAAAAAAGAAGAACTCAAAATTTGTTTAAAGATTTTAAGTTCTTTTAATATTTCACTTTGTTTTGTGAAATTTTCTTTAATTGTTTTTTTAATTATAAAGATTTCTTTTTCGTTGTTCTCGATAGTCGCTTTAGTTAACTTTTGAACTAAAAAGTCATAGACTAGTCCAACATTTCTTTTTTTGTTGTGTGGTACCTTGGTGTCTAAATTCATTTTAACCTTTGTCGATATTTAACTATTTGTTTTATTTATTGTTTCTAGAAATTTTATTATAGAATGGCTTAAAATCGCCGCTATCGATTTCAATTTCAACTTCTGAATTTTCATCCTCTTCTTTTTTCTTAGATTCATTTAAAAGCTTGTTTAAGTTTTTCAAACTAGAGACTACTTCTTTATAAACTCCAGAACTTGGAATATTGCTAGAATTTAACTCTTTAAAACTTTCTTTTATAAGAGTTGAATAATGATTATCGCGGTCTTTTGAAGTTTCAAATTCTGTTTTTTGAGATGAAACCATATTCATTCCATAGTAAGGATTAATAATTTGTTTGTTGAAGTTAGAGGTTTTGACCATAGAAGGAAACATTTTAGAAGGAACAAAATAATTTGGACTTATTGGTGCTTTTTTATCTGGAATGTTGACTTTCACAATTTCAGAATCAGAAATGTCAATATTAGGAACGGTTTGTAGGTCTGCTGCAACTGTATTTTGCGGTAATTCAGCATTTCCCTGTTGTGGATTTTGAATCATTCCTGAACCTGGAACATCATAGTTTGCTGGATCAAATTGATCGGGTTCTTGGCCTGGTTCATTTTTTACAGGCTGTAGAGCTTCAAATGTTTTATTTCTAATTGTATCCTGCTCTCTGCCTAGACGAATTCTGATTATGTCAGCATCATTAAATCCAAAAATCTCTTTTTGAATAACTTCTTCATCCACATGAGGAATGTCTTTTGCTTTGCCAGCTATATCAAGTTTCTTTTCCCAAAGTTCCAATTTTTGTAACACCGCAGCTGTACTTGGATTGGTTAATTTTAAATTAAAGTTAATTAAATCTTCGCCGTCAAAACCTTTTGCATATAGATGCAACATCGCCATACGTTTTAATTCTGCTAAAACAATTCTTTGTATCGCAGAAACAGTTTTTGAAAATCTTATATCTTGTGCAGATAAGTTGTTTTTGCCAACAGCTTCATCGTAGCCCAAAAATGCTCTTGGCATTTTAAGAGCGGCAGTTAATTGTTTGTGAACAAAGGCTATGTCATCAACAGCGGTTTGATGAGTTGCGCCTTCTAAAGTATCAACTTTTGTTAAAGAATCTCTTTTAATTGGTATAAAGTAGTTTTCTAACATAGAAGAAGGATTCCAGCGATAATCTTGTCGTCCATCATTGTTAGAAACTATACTTTTTGCATTGAATGATTCTTCAACTTTTTTCATAAATGTTTCAACATCATTTGGGTTAATACCTGTTGTATCAATATAAAACATTCTTCTTGCTGGAGATCTTACAATACGATAAGTTAACATCGCATCCACCAACATCATTAATACTCTATATGGTCTTCTTGCTCCATCTAACCAACTTGTTCCATGTGGTCTATAAGCATCGTTAGATAAAAATCTAAAATTGGCAACTTGGAAATTTTCCAAATAAGAAGAATTTTGTGACGAAGGATTTTGAATATTAGGAGTTGTTATTTTGAATCTAACAGCATTAGGATCATTTTTATCATACTTTTCTTGTCTTTCACAATCGGGTGCAGGAATTTGTTCGATATTGATTATTCCTTCGCGTTCTCTAATATCTAAAAACAAAAAGAAGTCGCCAAATTTAAGCATACTTCTAACCCAGTATCTTAAATCAGAATTTAATTTGCAAACATCAAAAAAAAGTTCTTCCAAACTCTTTCTTATTTCAATTGAATCTGTTTCTATGTGTAACATTTGATCATTTTGATCGACCGCGCAAATTTCATCTGCCAAACCATCTAAAGCGGTTGCGCATTCTGGTGATTGTGCATCCATGTCAATATATTCTCTGTAGCGATAAATTCGATCATATACTCCAAAATATCCCATACCAACAAATCCAGAATAGCTATGCCTATACGCGTTATAACTTGGATAACCAATATTTCCTTGAAGTGCTAATTCCTGTGGAGTTGCAAGATTTCCATAATCTAAACCTTTTATTTTTCGATTAATATTTACCCCAGAACGAAAAAGATTCGCTATTCTTTTATAAAATTCTAGCGTCCTATTAACAACTTCATTTTCTTTAGTATCTGACATATTATTCCAATAAATACTTAATATTAAATTAAAAATGGAAAATTGTACTAATCTTGCAACTCTTGAGACAGATATTAAAGATGAAAATATACAAAACGATATAAAAAAAGCAATTCAACTCTGTAATCTCTATGTTGAAGAAAAAGATCAGAATTGGCTTCACTTCCGCTGGACAGTTTGGGAAGAAATTTGCAGATTAATGCCAATTAAAACAAAACAGCCATGTTGGCCTTTTGGAAAATTAATATATTATAATAGACGATTCATTTTTGGCGATTTAGATGTTTGGGTGGCCCATTACTGGAAATCTTTAAATGGAGGAAATTTATGGATTGAAAGTTCATATTTAGAAAAATATTCATATAAAGAAAAGATAGTTCCTGTTTCAACAAATTCTGTAGCTTCAGAAGCTACTTTAAATAAAGTAACATCTCCATTTATTCATTCAAAAGAGTATACTGCAGCAAAGTATTTATACTTGGAAAAAGAAGAATCAAAATATGCAAAAGAAAAATCAAAAAATAAAAAACGCAAAAGAAAACAAGATAAAATTATTTGAATTTATTTTTGAAGAATATGGAGATGATACTGGTGGCGGTGGTTATTCTGATTTTTCTGCATATGGATCAATTGGTGGTGGAGGAGTAGATATTTTCAAGAAAACATTTGTCGACCCTTTTTTTGATATTTTTCGCAGTGGACAATACGCCGTTGAAAAAGCAACAGGTTCAATTTTTTACTTCGCGAAAAAATTACTTGTAAATTTTCCAAGATTATTTTCACCTTCTAAACCACTCATTTTTAATGAAATAAGGGATCAAGAAAAAGCAGCATTTCAAAGAATGGACAAACGTTATGCCGAAGTTTTACAAAGAAATTCAGAAGCTTTAGAAAATAAAGATTTTAAACTTATTTTGTTTTTACTAAATCCTAAAGCTGCATTGAGTTTTAAGTTAATTCAAAAATCACCAAAAGCTGCATTTAATATTTTAAATACTTTTTCTGGTAATAAACTTCAAGATCTTGTATCTGATATAAAATCGGCATATTACGCGATTCCCGCAGTTCAGAGAAGAAATTTACGCGTTCAAAAATATATTGAAAAATACAAATATGACGACGAAAAAAATAAAAAAACTCTACCAAAATCAACCGTACCTGACGGTGCGGGCTATATGAGCTATGGCGCAGACTACTATTCTTCTTACAACAATGGAATGGATGGTGATATGTCACTTAATGAAACGCAAACTGCACAAGAACCATCTGAAAAAGATTTTCTTGAGGCAGCATTAATTTACTTAGATAAAAACCCAAATAAAAAAGAAGAAATGTTTTCTGATGTTTATCAAAAATTAAAACCAATCGGAAATGAACTTTTTGAATCTTTGGTTCAGAAATTTACAGCTGTAAAAAAAGCGTCTTCTCTTGAAGATTATTCAAAATTAACTGGTGCAGATTTAAATGTTGCCAAACAAGAAATGGATAAAATCATTAGCGCGGAACTTCAAAAACAAAAAAATGTTGACACTTTAAAAATTAAACAAGCGTATGGAAAAATAAAATCGATTATAGAGCCCCAGCTATTAAGCACTTTAAAAAAAGATTATTTTACAAATCTTAACGAAATTTTAAAACCAGTTTTTAGTTCATTGACACAAGAACAACAAAATAAAATAAAAGAGCTGTTTACAAATTAATTTTCAATTCATATTATATCATAAATAATATGAAGGAAAACACACAAGGGATAGATTCCCAACCATCATCAGTTACAGAATTAGAACCATTAGTAAAAGAATTCATTTCTGAACTAAAGAGAATCGATTCAGAAATTGAAATTTTAACAATTGATAGAAAAGAATTGTTCGAAAAATATGCTGAAAAAATTGATGTTAAAACATTGAAGCAGGCTATGCGTGTTCAAGCTATTAGAGACAAAGTATCAAGAAAAGATACTTTTGATACGTTCGTTCATATCTTGGAAGGAGACCTATAAATTATGTCAAGAAAATTTGATTTAAAAGCAAAAAGAAAAACAATACCAGAACTTCTATACCAAAGTGATCTCAAAGGAAAGGTTATAAATCCTATTCCTTATATTGAAACAAGCAAACCAGACCCAATGCCTGTTATGTTGTTTGTTGAAGAAGTTTATAATACAGGCGAAGTAGAAGTTGGAGATTCTGGTGATCCTGCTCCAATTTACGAATACGAAATGCATCAATATCTCAATATGAAAGCAGTTAGAGAAGTTTTAAGCGATAAGCAATTTGATAAAGTTCGTATTGCCCTTGGAATGGAAACCAGTAAAAAAGCAAAAGAAAAAGGCGAAAAATTATTGGCCGCAATTGAAAACAAAATTGCTCAATCAGAGGAAAAGAAAAATTAATGAAATTTCACGTTAATACTGTAGAAACTCTTTTATCAATCATTAAAAATCTTGGTGGAAATCAAAATAATTTAAAACTCCACGAAAGGTTATCTAATTTCGCACTAAGTGTTTACATTAAAAAAGATGGAACACCAATCTTGGTTGAGACAGAACGGCTTGTTCAAGAATTTAGAAATATTGGTCAAATGGAACCTATTGTGAGTTTTATGTTCATGCATGAAAGTGCAATTAATCAAATAATAAAATTTGAAGAATTGTATGGCGGTTATGCAAACGAAGCAAAACTTAATAATTTATTAACTAATTTAGATTTTACACCTTATGAACAAAAATATTCTAATGGAACAGTGCTTGTTTTAACAGAACATTATATTGATGCTATCGAAGGAAAGAATAGATGAAAAATTTGGACATTGGTCAAATTTGTTTCGTAATAGATCCAGAACAAGGACCAAGGCCAGTTATTGTCGAAGAATTAATTGAACGCAAATCAAAACATGGCGTAGAATTGTTTTATGTTTTTTTAGCTGGTCCTCCTGGTAATAGAAGACAGGTCACAGAACAAGAACTTGGAAATGTTCCATTTTATGCAACAATTGAAGAAGTTCAAGAACACTTAGAAAAATTTGCAATGACTTGGATTAAAACGCAATGTGAAACAGCAGAAAAGTTAATGCAAGAATGGTATCCAGATATTTTAAATCCATCTAAATCACAACCCACCACCACAAAACAAACATCTAGCAATATATTTAGCGAATTATCAGAATTGACAGCACAAGCTGAAAAATCAAAATCAGACGCACAAAACGACGCACCAGAAATAAAAATAGTGAAACCAAAAGGAAGACCTCCTACAAAGAAAGAATAAAATGAATATAACTGATACTTTGTTAAATAAAACACATCAAGATGTCGTTTTCGGCGAAAAAGGTCAAAAGGAATTGCTTAAAGGAGCAGAGATCCTTTATAAAGCTGTTAAATCTACAATGGGACCATCTGGTCACAATGTTATTATCGACAATGGAATATCTCCACCTTTTATTACAAAGGATGGAGTCACCGTAGCTAAAAACATTAATTTAAAAGATGATTTGCAAAACATTGGAGCTGAACTTGTTAAAGAAGTCGCATTAAAAACCAATGAACTGGCTGGAGATGGTCCTCAACCCCTTTATGCTAAGGTTTTGACACCCAGCGGTTGGAAACCAATGGGAGAATTAAAAATTGGAGATGAAATCTGTGGAACGAACAACACTATTCAAAAAGTTGTTGGCATTTACCCAAAAGGAAAAAAAGAAATTTATCAAATTAAATTTTCTGATGGCCGAACAGTTGAATGTTGCGAAGATCATCTTTGGACAATAACTGATTACGCAAACAATAAAAAAACAATTCCAACAAAAATAATGAAAGACGATTTCTATAAACATAATCGTCATAAATACTATGTTCAAACTACTCAAGTCGAATTTATCAATAAAGAAAAACTTAAAATTGATCCATACACTTTAGGAGTATTACTTGGAGATGGTAGTTTATCAGAAAAATCAGATGTTGAAATTTCTGTGGGTCTAAAAGAAGATTACATCTTAGATCAGTTGGTTTTGCCAGAAAACTGCAAAATACGAAAACGTTATTATACAGAAAATAAACATTTCATAAAAGCAACTATTACTGGTAGTCAAAGAAAAAATCGGCCAGTTAAAAGTCATAAATCTATAATAAAACTAATTTTAAAAGAATTAAATCTACTTGGCAAAAATAGTCATTCTAAATTCATTCCAAAAGAATATTTATATTCCTCAAAAGAAAATAGGCAAAAATTATTAAATGGTTTAATTGATACAGATGGGTCGATTAATAAAAAAGGTTTGTTTGAATTTAGCACAGTAAGTGAACAATTATGCAAAGATTTCGTTGAGCTTTGTCGAGGGCTTGGAAAAACAGTATATTGTTATAAACTAAACAGAAAAGAAAACAGTGCTTATGGGAAAAGTCCAATTTATAGAGTTAGCGAATTGAAAGGATATAAAGGTGGAATAAAAATTACAGATATTCGAAAAACAAATCAATATACTGAAATGCAGTGTATAAAGGTAAGCAATCCAGATAATTTGTATATTACAGATGATTATGTCGTTACACACAACACTACAACTGCCACTGTATTAGCATATAATCTTTTTAATAACGGTTATAAACTTTCTTCTGCGGGAAGAGATTCTATTGCACTTAAAAAAGGAATCGATTGGGCAACAAATGTTGTCATTAGTCGTTTAAAGGAAATCGCAACTGAAGTTAGAAATGATGAAGATATCATCTCTGTTGGAACAATATCGGCAAATGGTGATAGAGAAATCGGAAAATTACTTTGTGAAGCAATAAGAAAAGTTGGAGAAGATGGAATTATTACGGTCGAGAAAGCTAAAAGTGTTAAAACAACACTTAGTGTTATTGATGGTCTTAGTTTAGAAGTTGGGTATGTTTCGCCTTTTTTTGTTACCAATCAAGAAAAACTAACATCGGAACTTGAAAAACCATATGTTCTTGTAACGAATAAGAAAATTTCTACAAAAGAACAACTTATTCCAGTTATGAGTATTGCTAATGAAAAATCTAGACCTTTATTGATTATAGCCGATGAAATCGAACAAGAGCCACTCCATATGTTGCTCACAAATAAAATGCACGGTGCAGTTATTTCTTGTGCTGTTAAAGCTCCTTCTTATGGAGATAACAGAATTGACATTCTTCATGATATTTGTTTGGTAACAGGCGCGACTTGCTTTGATGCCGCACAATCAATTCAGCTTGAAAAATTAAAAGAAGAACATTTAGGATCTTGTGAAAAAATAACCATTTCAAAAACTCAAACAACTTTGTTTGGTCTTGGAGACACAGTTAAAAAAGAACAAGTTGACGAAAGAATAAAAGAACTTAAACAAACTTTACTATTACCAGTTGATGGGTTAGACGACTTAAAGCGGAACAATATTAAAAAACGTTTAGCCAAACTTGCAGGTGGTATTGCCATCATCCATGTTGGCGGTTCAACAGAAGTAGAAATAATTGAGAAAAAAGACAGAGTAGATGATGCTTTGAATGCTACACAGGCAGCAGTTCAAGAAGGAATATTACCAGGAGGAGGAACAGCACTTTTCTATTGCGCGGAATTTCTAAATTCAGAGATTCAAAAAAATGAAACTAAATTAAATGAAGACGAAATTTTTGGTGCAAAAATTGTATATGAAACTTGCAAAACTCCATTGAAAGTAATCGTCGAGAATACAGGAAAGAACCCAGAAGTTATTATGAATGAATTAGCAAGAGCAACAAACTCTATTAATTTCGGTTATAATGCCTTTAGTCACAAATATGAAAACCTAGTTGATAGTGGAGTAATTGATCCAGTTAAAGTTACTAGATATGCACTTGAATTTGCAAGTTCGGTTGTTGGATTAATGCTAACATGCAACTGTGTTATTTTAACACCAGAAGAAGAAAGAAAAAAGGAAGAAGAATAAATAATGGAAAGAGTAATGCTTGGCAGACGCCAACTAGATAAAATAATACCTGAAAAAATACCAGTATATGATGCTAGAATGGAAAATAATGAAATATTCATTGACCAAGGCGGACACGGATTTTTATCTGTTGCGGGTGGAATTGATGCAGGAGAAACAGGAGAGATTACAGGATTACCAATAAAAGTTTACAAATCAACATTAAAAATGATTGATAAAAGTGAAATTATGGCAGGAAGTGAAACAACGAGCGCTTTTCCAGTATATCTAGACAAATATAAAAGAATTGTTTGGGTGCCTGCCGATTTTGTACATATGATCTAAAATCAATAGCGTTGTTTTAACAAATAAATGTTTGTTTCATGATTTTCTAAAAATGTACCAATCGTCTGCTCCAAACCAGGAGTTAATAACTTAACTGTTTTAAGTTGTTCGAAAACGATTGTGCAAAATGCCATAAAAAATAACTCAGCTTGATAACTTGATTTTACTGTAGTTTTTTCTGATAATTCTGAACTGAATAATTTTATAAAATTATTTATATGTGTAAGTTGTGGAACAAGACAAACAAAATTTATTGTCGAAAGTCCAATTATTTTTTCTGCGAGTTTATCAATTTCAGCATCGACAGATTCATATAATCTCATAAACAATAAATGATCACCATAAAACTCTTTTCCTTGCGTTATCCAATGGTTTTGCTGATGAATCAAAGAAACTCCGCGAATAACACTTAATAAAACCGCGAGTTCAGCATACTGAGTATTACCATATTTTTTTATTTCTTCACCAAGAAATGTTCTGGCAAAAGATTTATAATCTTCTTCTGGTGATCCAAAAACGAATTTTGATATTGCAAACGACATGCCAATAATTATAAAGATAAATAATTATTACCGTTATGAGTTATTCGTATAGTAAAGCTGGCCCAGGGTTTGTTCCAGAATTTCAAATTTCTGGTTTACCTTTTGTTACATCAAGCAATTCAGCTGCTTCAATTTCTTTTCCCTATCTAACCCAATGGATTCTGGTAAGGTCTAGCGGTTCGGCTATCACAATGGCATTTACGCCATCTGGATTTTCTACTGGTAACAGTTTTATCCTTCCTGCAAATACAACTCTTGGACCTTTAAGATTAAGAGTTACAGATCTTCATTTTAGTGGTTCTGGAATTCAAGTTATGTGCGGATTAACACAAATTGATATAAACAATTGCTATGTTTTGGTATCAACAGGCGCTTTAACTTCGCTAACTGGTGGTTTGGCTGTTACAGACACCAATTATTTTGCCTATAGAGGTATTTGATTAAAAATGAGTGTATATAAAACTGGTCAATTTAATGTTCCGAATTATCAACTATCTGGCTTACCATATGTTACAAGTTCTGGAATCAACACTATTGAATTTCCATACTTAACACAGTGGATACTTATAAGAACAGCAACGACAACTAGAATTGCTTTTACACAAGGTGCAATAACAACAAACAATGAAATAACTGGTTTAAGTTCTGCTTTTGTTGAAATGGTGCCACTCCCAGTTCGAATAAAAAAACTTTATATTACGGCTGGTTCTGCAATTGTTATGGCTGGGTTAACTACTATCGAAAATGGTTTTGATCTAATCAATACCGCATCATATGCAAGTCTTTCTAGTAGTACAGATTTAGATTCAACAAATATATTCGCCTATCGAGGTATTTAACAACATGAGTATTTATAACGTTTCTGCGGGCTATGGATTTACTCCAAATTATCAACTGTCTGGTTTACCATATGTTACTGGCGTAGGTGTCGTTTCTACAAGATATAAAATAGAACTTCCATATGTTTCCCAATGGATTTGTTTTAGATTTACACAAGCGGCAAGAACAGCTTTTATTTCTTTTGACTCATCTGGTTCTCCTACTAATAATATTATGAAAATTGAATCAAATTCTTCAAATATGTTTTTTGGTCCATATTATCTGAGAATAAAAGATCTTTATATCGAAAATAGTAATGGCGTTCATGTTATTGCTGGTCTAACGTCTATTCCAAGAAATGGCGTGCCAAGTTTAGTATCCCCTGTAAACAGTTCAATTACAGGAAGTTTATCTGTTGTCGATACAAATTATTTTATTTATCCAGGTATTTAATCTTTTAAAAGATCTGCTATCGACAAACCAAACATTTTTAACCCAGAAACTGATTGTTTTGTGTTTGGTACATTTTTCTGTTCTTGATTAAGAATTTCTTTCGATAAAGTTTCTTTATGCAAATTCACATTATTAACATCTGATGATTTAGGTTTTATTGCATTTAAAAATATATCTTGCCACGACAAACCATTTGAGTTTTGTTTGTTTTTGCTAAGACCAGTAGGTTCATAAATTAATAAAGCAAAAGATAAGGACATGATCGAATCATCAAATTTTCCTCTTAGCGCTTGGGTTTTTTTGCCATTCCAAACAAATGTATCTAATTCTCTTGCAAATCTTAAAGAATTAATTTTTAATAGCTTGTTTCTTAAAACGTTTTCTAATTGAGACAGTAACCTTTCTCTAGATTTTGGAGATGTTGTATGTCCTGGATAAATATTTTCTTTTTCTTCATCTGACATAAGATGAATATTTTCCATTATTTTTTCATCATAATAAAGATTTGGGTATTTAATATCTCTTAGTTTAATGGCTGCGGCAATTCCAATTGAATTAAGTTCACAAACAATTTTACCAGTATTATACTTATATCCATACTCGGCAACAAGTTCTGCAAACTTGTCTGGTGCCATTTTTCCATAAAATTCTGCAACCTGTTCATCCAAAGTTGTATCAATAATATGGCAACAAGAATGATCTTCGCCATCTCCCCTTGCTATATCACAAGATAAAATATATTTATGATTTTCTTCTGGTTGAGCCCATATCCAAAAATCATTGTTTTTTGCCTCTTCAGAAATTGGTGAAGTTATATTAGATTTAATCCACTCTATAGTATCTGCATCGAAAAATGTATTTCCAGAACCTTCAAATCCGCAGCAATATTCTTTATCAATCTTTTTCGCATCCATTGATTTGGTTTCATTTTCAAACCATTTTTCATCTCTATCTGGGTGTACTTGCCACGGTAATTTAACTGCGTGAAACCCATTAACTCCAACATCTTCACAATGTAAACCAATTCTATCTTTTCTCATTTCTTCAGTATTGGCATTTTTATAAATTTCGTAAAATTCGTTTTTGCCATTCGGAGAAGAAAATAAAATCGCATCGCCACCTGTTGTAATCGTTGGTCGGGCAGCTTCCCAAATATCTGAAAATTTTTCGATGTGGGCACAATTAGAAGAAATGAATCCATTAGTAAAATATTCATTTCCTAGTTCAACATTCAATAAATCATATAATTCAATATCGGAAATAATTTCCTTAATACTTAAAACTTCCCCAACATTTAATAATGTATCACCGACTTCCAGAAAATTTGCTTCGACAAATTCGTTTTCTGTAATTTTTACTTTATGTTCATAAGAACATTTCAATTCAGCTTTTTCTGTTTTTATTAAAAGGTAAGATTTTTTTTCAGTTTTTTTAATACCAGTAAAATTACTCCATCCACTTGGAGTTAGAACTTTATAATTTTCATGCTCCATTCTTTGAAATTCTTTCCAAAGATCTTCTATCTTTTTCTCAAAAATAAGATTCAACTCTTCTTTTTTTAAATAAATAACAGAATCTCCAGACACACATTCATCAATGATTAACAAAGAACAAGCAATACCGCGCACGCTTTCTGGCGTTGTTGGTATCGCCTCAATTTTAGAACCATTTGTAAATTCGATATATTTAACAGATTCTTTTTCTGTTTCTGTCAAACCCAACATTGTTTTAATCCACGGAGGAACATCCTTAAACGCGATTCGAATTTTTTGAATCATGTTTTTGGCAGTTTCAAGTCTTGTGGCCATTAGTCTAATGTCTTTATCCATATGAAACATCGCATACCAAAGACAATAGGCCGACGTAATTGTACTTAAACCAAGCTGCCTAGATTTAACAACAATATTATATTTAAATTCTAAAAAATCATTTATACAGTCTTCTTGGAATGGATATAATTTTAAAGGAATTCTTCCTTTAACTGGGTGTTGGATGTATATATAATTTTTTATAAAATAAATTGGATCTTCTTTGCAGCGCTGTAGTTCTTGAATCTTTATCGAGGCTTGCGCTTTCTGTGTATCATTTGCCATTACTTAATTCTCTATTAAAGATAAAAATACTCTGAAAATTTTTCGGCGGACTTTGGGGTAGATGCTATAATAATTCTACCGTGTGGATAGACTGTAAGTTTCGCCATTTCAAAATGCTCTTCAAAATTCTCAATAAAATCCGCTTCATCAAAAATAACTGTATCAAAATTAAAGCCGCGGAACGCATCAACTGCAAGTGCCAAAATTGTTATTGAAGATCCATTGCTTAGGTTCATTTTTCTAGTAGTTGAAACTTCAACTTTCGCTAAATTTTTAACATGCTCTGGCAACAGATCATACTGCCATTTAAGTTTTTCTAGAAAAAATTTCCCACTTGAAAAACTTGTTCCCATAAATCCTATTGTTTTTCCAGAGTTGAATAATATTTGATGGAGAGTAAAGGCAACAAGAAAATTAGTCTTGCCAACTTGCCTCATCCCTAAAAGATAATCTCCCTTTTGGTGCTTATTCAGACTTTTATCAAAAAACTGTTGATAAAAATTGAAAATAAATGGAATTTTACCTTTAACTGGATGATGTATGTGCAGGCACTCTTTTGCAAAGAGCTCTAAGTCTTCCTCATATTGTTTAATTTTATCTTGAATTTCTTTTTTTTCTAGGTTTTTAATACATATAATAGACATCGTAAAACTAACTATAGAATATTATTAGTTATTTTACACGAATTAATGCAAAAACTTTATAAACTGATGTCTTTTGAACACTGTAAACTTGATAAGATAGTGGATCAGACGTTTCTTGAATAGAACTATCTAATATTTCTAAACTTATTTTCTTTTTTGCGGGTTCGGAATATTCATTCTTAGATAAAACTTCAGATTTTTCAGCAGTTTCTGAAAGTTTTTCATAATCTTCTTCTATTCTTTTCATTCTATTTTGAATGTCAGCTAATGCATCTTGTCGCCATTTTCTTTGAAGTTCAAGTTTTACAGATTGATGACCAGCAGAAACAAAAGACTGGTGAACAACTTTTAATAGTCCATCATCCATTGCTTCAAATTTAATCCAGTGATTTTTTCTCTCGTCTTGACCTGAATTTTTTGCAAGCGCATTCGCTAATCTTTGATATGTTAGATAATTTTTAACTTGTGCCATATTTTTAATTATTGAAAATTAAATTTAAATCTGTTTTAACAAATTGGAACTTGATTGAATTTTATCGCCCAATCCGTCAATTATTTTTATTTCTAGCAATTTACAAATTTGTGACTCGGGAATTTCCGAACTGAAAAAACTTTGAACCTTTTAATTTTCTTTGATAATCAGAATTATACAAAATCAAAAGATATTTTGTGCATTTGTTTTCTTTTGTTAATGTATTTTTTATATATTTCTGAGTTTTTATCAACTTCTATCTTTGCTTTAACAAATGTGGTTTCACACAAAAAACAAGCTTTTGACTCTTTGAAAGAAAGAATGTCATCAAAAGTTTTCAAAGTAAACTCACAAACTGGGCAAAAGACAGGAATCACTTCGTGATTTTTTGAAACAAATACATAAAATTGTTCTTGATCAGAATTCATATATTAATGATATGAAATTTTCGATTGTTTTGTTTCTTCATTTTGCGAAATTTCAATTATTTGATCCATATATTCTTTTAGAGATTGAATATGAGTTATTACAAAAACTGCTTTAAATTTTTCTTTAAGTTTAAAAAGCAATTTAACAACATTTCCCAGATTATTTTGGTCTAGAGCATCAAAGCCTTCGTCAATAATCAAAGAATCTAATTTTGGCAATGGAGTTAGTTCCATTAAAGCAGCTCTAATCGCCAAAGAAGAAATCATTTTTTCCATACCAGAAGCTAATTCAATTACCCTTGTAGATTTATCATCTTGCAAAAAGATATCAAGTGTGTTTACGCCAACTTCTGTCTGAAATTTAATTTTAAAGTCGGCAACGTCACTTAGATAATCATTTATAAGTTTGTTTATCACTGGAAGTTGTGAATTAAGAAGCATCGCAGGAATTCCATTTTTTGAAAATGCATCCAGAATAGATTCTAGAATTTTTGCACTTGTAACAAGCTCTTCTTTCAAAGTTATTGAAGATTCAATTGTATCAATATTGTTCTCTAGTTTGCCAATTTCCACTGAAATAGAATTTAGCAACTGATATAATTTTTTTCTAGCGATGACTTTTTCTGTTTTTATTTCATCAATTCCAGATAAAACAAACAATTTCTCACATTTCTCTTTGTATTCTTTTTTCTTTTCAGACATTTCTAAAACATCTGTTTCCAACATTGGAATAATCCTATCTGTTTTAGCAGAAATTTGAATTTTAATTTCGGAAATTTTTTGTTTGAAACCTAGAATTTCCTTTTCTAGGAAATTTAATTTTTGATTTTCATCTTTTAAAAAAATTGATAAGCTATTGAATAGGTCTATTTTAGAATTCGCTTCTTCTTCATTAAAATTTAATGAAATTATTTCATTTTCAAGGTTTTTAAGATCAATTTTTGCTTGGTGTGCATCTTTTATATAAACACAACTTGGATATGTATCTCCACAAGGAACAACATCAAGTTTTTTCACTATTTTTTTAGAAAGATCTAAATCTTTTTTTATTGCTATTAATTTAGTTTTAATTGATGTTATTTTTTGGTAGTCTTCTTCTAGAGAAGATAATTCTTTTGATATTAATTCAATATCTGTTTTCTTTTCCTCAAACTCTACAAGTTTTCTCTCCAGATGTGCTTCTTTTGTTTTAAGCAAAGTTTCGAGATTTTCAAAATTTTTCTTTTCCATTTCTAATTCATTTTCTTTTTTAGCAAGCAAATTAGAAACGGAAGTTAAAGTCTGATGAAGAAATGTATATTCTTTTACATCTGGTAATTCTTCTATTTCTTTTTCTAAAGAAAAAATATCAATTTCACATTTCTCTTTTTCGGCTAAGAATTCTTCTAAACGTATTTTATTTTGAGATACTTCATCTTCTAATTTTACTTTATCGTAATTTTTAAGTTCTCCTTTTTTAAGAATATTATATTCTTCGTTTACGGAAGAATATAAATGTTTGAATATGTCTAAGTCAAGAAATCTATTAAGTAATTCTTTTCTGGTTGTGGCTCCTGAATTAATGAATGAATTGATTTGACCTTGAGCAGAAAGAGAAGTAAAAAGAAAATCATCTGGTGTTCCTATAATATTTCTTAACACTTTTTCTGTGTCTGTCCTAGAGATTGAATTTTCGTTTTTTAACTCGTATTGCGAACCATTTCTGTCTAATTTATAAAGTTTCAAAGAAGTCAAAGCCTTATCTTCTTCTTCAAGTTTTTTATTCTTTGTTTTTTGAATTTGCTTTTCTATTTTACGTTCAAGCAAATAACGCTGCCCAGAAACATTAAACAACATTCTCATCGAAGCATCTTTTTCTTTATTGTTTACGACAAAAGCAGACTTCACAGGAGCTCTATCTGTGACATTATATAATGTTAGAGCTATAGAACCTATTAATGAAGATTTACCTATTCTATTGCGCCCGTGAATGCCTACAAGACCATTTAATTTACTAAAATTTACTTTGTTTTCTTTTCCATAAGAAAGAATATTATCAAATTCATATGTTTCAAGTTTGATAATAGCATCGCGAACTTGTTCAGAGATACCAGAAAGTTTTTCTAAGTTTTCTTCAATTATTTTTTTTGCCTTTTCCGTATCGATAGATTTATAATTCTCCTTGTTTCTTTCGATAAATTTTGAATACAATTCTTTAATTTTTTCTTTATTGGTTTTTAACTCTTCTTTTGTTATAGATTCACCTTGAATATCAACCGAATCAACCGAGAGAAGAATCGAATCATCAATATCCACAGATTTTGCACCAAGTTTAGTTGTGCCAAATGTTTTTAGTGAAAGTTTGTCTGTGTCAGTTATTCTTGTATTGCTCTTTATTCGCAATTTCCAACCATGTGAAATTTTATATTTTTGAACCTGGTCTAATATCAAAGATTTTGTTTTTTCAACATTTTCCTCGAAAGAAACTGTTAGAAACAAAAATGGATTTGCAACCTTTACAAATGTTTTCTTAAAATTTGTTGAATCATTTATTTCCCAAACCGTAAATCCTTTTTCAATACTTTCGCCAAAATCTAACTGCGATAGACTACCTGGGTAGTGAATCTTTCCGCTCTTATCCAGATCTTGTCGTTTATGGATGTCTCCAAGGAACGCATAATCGACAGATTTAAAGAAATCTGTTTCAATCTCTGCTTCGAGGGCTACAATACCATTTTCGTAAACGCATCCAGCGACAGAGCCGTGAAACACAGCAATGTTCACCAATTTATCATTTATTTTAGCAGACAAAGGCTTCCAGCCATCTTGATCGAATAAAGAATAAAACAAAAAATTTATGTTGTTTTTTATAAAGTTTTCTGATTTCTTATGAAGATAAAGATTATTTCGATTTAAAGCTTTGATAATCGGCGAAATTGCATCTTCTCTTTGTTCGTTTTTTAAATTGCCATCGTGGTTTCCCAAAATTACGTGAGTTTCGGCTATGTTTGCAAGTCCGTTGAAGAAATCGACTAATAAAGAAATAGATTCTGGTGTTATATTCTCTGTTTTTGTGTGGAAAATGTCTCCCGCAACCACAACACAATCGACTTCTTGATCTACTAATTTTCTTAGAAAATTGTCAACTATTATTTTATTTTCAACTATTCTCTCTTTTCCTTGTATGTGTATATCGGCCAAATGTGCTATTTTCATATTAGTTTTTCTAGAATTCTTTCTTTTTTTGTTTTCGGATGCCAGACCCACTCTTCTACAAAATCTATCTTATTTTTCAAATATCCAAATTCTTGAAGTTCGGCAAAATCTTTTGCTGTTTGGTGAGTGATGTTAGATACTATAATCTTTGTGCCAAAATCGCGCAATACACTTAAGTTTTGTGCTATAGTTTCTCGTTTTTTAACTTCATTTTTATCTAATGAAATACGAATAATATCTGGTTTAAATTTAAATAGCCACTCGAATAGTTTTGATGTTTTTTCAAAACTTGAGCCTAAGATTGGAATTGTGTTTTTATATGGACTACATACATAGTCAAATGGACCTTCAACTAAAGTTATCTCTTTGAACGAAGAATCAATAAATCCGACATTAAAAATAATTTCTTTTGCGATTGAAGAGTTTACATATTTTGATCTTCCCACAATTTCGCTATAAAGCCGTGCTGTGTAAAAATCAAATTCAAGATTTTCATTTACCGAAGGAAATATAATTCTGTTTTCTAAATAAAATTTTTCTTTCTTATCTGAAAAACTATAACAGATCGAAAGATTATTGTCCCATACTTGTTGTTCGGTAAGTTTTCTATCTTCAAAAAGATATTTTTTTGCTTTTCTATAAAGATGGTGATACTTTTTTTGTTCTGGTAGTTTTAAAAGCAAAGAAATGTTTTTAGGCATAACAAAAACATTCTCTTCTTTTACCGAAGATTTTCCTAAAATAAAAGATTCAATCTTGTCAACAAAAGAAGATCCAGAAAATGAACTAAAATCTATTTTTTTGGTTTGAAACTTTTCGACATATTCTCCAAGAAAAGATTTTTTATATTTGTAAAGCAACCAATACAAAGAACGACTTTTGTATCCGCATACCCAGCAATGCAAAGCGAAATCTGTTGTTCTTATAACTAATTTTTTCTTATCGTAAGAAAAACCTTTTTTTTCTCTACAAATAGGACATATGACACTAATATTCAAACCCGCATTTGATACTTGGTATTCTCCAAAACAAGACTCAATAAATTCGAATATCTCAGGATTTGGTGGCATGACTAACATCAATAGCACCAGAATTACTTATGTTCAATGCTGGTCTAGAGTTTTTTCACACCCTTGTTCTGCGCAATATGGTAGTAAAAACAATTTGCTTTTTTATTAGTTGGGACAAAATCCATTTTTTTTAGATTAATTTTAAGCGTTGTTTCTTTTTTATTTGTAATAGCATTCCAAGAAATTTCAGCATAACCATCATATTTCTCTTCATGATATAATTCTGCTAAAAGCTCGTCGATACCTTTTTCCAGTTGTATGCTAAAGGTAATTGCAAATTTTTCTAATTTAGATTTTTCCATTTCCTGCCCCTTTCGCAATAACATATGCATCAACCATATCTTTTGCGCATTCTTTATATACTTCTTTGCCTTTATTTTGTCCAGATTTCAATACTTTTTTTGGCAAATAACTTAAAATTTCTTTTTTGTTCGAAATTATAAAATCGAAAACTTGTTCTTTAACTTTTGTTTTTTTGGATTTGTCTTGTTTAAATCCTATATTTTTTCTTGCCGAAGAAACTTGGATTTCTTTTATTTTAGCTTGTGGAAACTTTTTCCACATTGAAAGACAAACCATAGCATTCATTTTTGCTAAAGTAAAAAGAGTGTGTGCGGTTGTCGCATTGGGAGAAAAAGCCTTTGCGTTAGCTTCAATTCTATATTCTACTACTTTATATTTGTTTAAATCAATAACGTTTCCAATTTCATTTTCAAAAAAAGAAATTTTATTAAAGAAATTTTGATAACTATCAAGTTTTTCTTGTTTAAATTCTATTGCTATTAAATTAATTAATTCCATTTTTAAATCAAAAAATGAAACACCAATAACACTTGATGAAATATCTAAACCTACGATTACTTCTTTTTCGTTGAACATTTTTTATACATTTCTAAAAGAAATTCTTGTCTTGGTTGAGCGGGTTTGTTAGTCTTTGTTTTTTTCTTTTTTTTATGGGCAGCTGTAGCTTTTTTAAATTGACTTTTTTTCTGAGGGACTACTCCAAGTTTCGCTCGATACCCATCTATTTCTTTTTTTGTCCATATTTCATAAACCGTATCTGGTAAATTATTTTCTATATATTTTTTTGCAGCCAAAGCTTTTATTTCAACAATTTTTGTTTTAACTCGATCATCTCTTTTTATTTCAACAATTTTTTTATTTCCATTTTTAAAAAAAATATAAAAATCTGGTAAATAAATCTTAGGTCTTTTACGCTTTTTATTTGAAATATAAGGAATGCGAAGTGTTTCATATTCAACTTTTATTATTTCTTCATCTTGGTCAAACATCAATGCAACATCTCGCTCCCACCCACTTCTGTAATTTATCTCGCATTCGCACTTGGATATTTTTACTTTTCCTTGATAGTACCATTTTTTCTTAGTTGCCATAGCAGTTCTTGTCAAGTAATAATTACTTTTTGCTTGTCGCTTTCTTTGTGGTCACTACACTAAGAGGGTCTGGGAGGGAAAGGTTAGTTTCTATAGACTCTATGGAACTAATAATTAGTTCTTTAAAAAAGAGAATAGATCTAAACCAATCAATATCAAGAAATGATAGGTATGTCTCACCCATGCCAATTGGTATAATCTTCCTGACCCTGAACCGAGTTGCTCCATTAAACTTTTGGTGTTCCCATTCATCCGAGGTTTTTAATTTTTTCCAAATTGTTAAAGCTTTAGGAAAAATCAAGGAAGTATCATGTACGATATATTTCCCATTTAAAGCAACAGATAATAAAAAATATAAATCTGAACCAAGACCTTTTTCTGATGTTGCTACACGTTTAATTTCAAAAGAATCTAACTCTTTGTTGTATTTGGAATGTATCATTCCTATAATTTTATCATTTTGCTTTAAGACAATGCCCGCGACTTTTTCTTTTATATATACTTTTATTTCCATGATTAAAAGCTTAAAGGAAGTTTAAACAAAATAGAATCTCCAGTTTTTTTCATTACAGGTTGTGCAAGCGATGCTCTTGCGACAACATTAAGATTTTCATCGTGTAAAAGAACTTCTCCAATATGTGTATATTGGGTATCTTGCTCATTCTGATTTTGCGTAGATTTGAGTGAATCTAACCACGACGAATTTGAAGATGCAGTTTGTTCGAGTGAACGAGCATAGCAATCAATAGTCGTTGTGTACAGCCTGGAGTTGCCTTTAAAGACAATTTTATATTGATTACTTCCAAACCAAAATAGAGAAGGATTTTTTATAACAACTATTCCTTCGTTATAAAAAACATTGCCGACAGAATTCCATGTCGCTGTATTTTGATCTTCTGTGTTTGAACGATATAAATTACCTCTTCCATCATCTTTTAAGATAATAGAAACTTTCGAATCAGAGCCAGAAATAGCACTATCTGTAATAGAAAAGGTTCCTGGTTCTATTCTTGTTCCATAAAATAAATTAGAAATTTCAAAAATTCTTAAATTATTTGAAGACTCATCTCTTGTTTTTTGCAAAATGGATGGAACTGCTAGTGGAAATTCATTTAAAGAGCTACTAATCATTGGATCTGGGCCAACGATATTATAACCGATAGAAGAAGTTGACGAATTATACTGTATCGACGAAATCCAAGATGAAGAAATTATCTGTGACAAATTCACACTACTTAAATCTTTTACCAAATCATTTCTAAAAAAAGAAGAGGAGAGCGAGTTCAACCACTCAAAATTTGGAACAAAATTTCCATTGTCGTTTGGCAATATTGTTAAATTTCTTTTCAAAGAAGATTCAGATAAGTAAAGCAAGTCGTTTGCCGTTGAAGCACTTAAAGTTATTTGTAATATTTTAGGAGTTAGCCCAAATAAACGCGGATATTTTCCGAGTATAAATTCTCTTGTGTGATTTTCCAAATTTATCAAATGGCCACCAACTTCAAATGCCAGCTCTGCGCTAAACGGCGAAGAAGTTGTTCCAGATTTATTATAAAAGGGAGTGTTTATTATACCGCCATTGAATCCATCTTTAGTTCTATAAGGACTTTCTTCTGTAAAAAAAGGCGGAACATAAAACAAAAGATTTGAAGAAGATATACTGGGTCCGTATTGTCGTAAATTTGCTATTTCGGCTAATGTCAAATATTTATTATAAATTTTAATGTCATGAATTTCTGCATTTAGCGGAAACCTAAAAGAGTACGTTGCTGGTTCGGTAAATCCTGTATCTCCATTTAAAACATCTAAACCTTCTTGAATTCCTATATCTTCGCCAAAAAAACGAGAAGACCCATTCGACCCAGTGTTTGTTCCAATAAAATAATTTCCAACAAATAAACAGTTTGGTCCATCTTGGCTGGCAGAAATAAAGTAGTTTAAACTAGCAGAAGGGATGATAAAAGTTTTGTCTTCTGTGTTGTCTATAATAATAGACCCACTTCCTAAATTATAATCTGAAGTTCCCCAGCGAATTGTGATGTTGTGCCAAGTGTCTTTTGTTAAAGAGTTATCTGAAGAAAAGACACAAGTGCTTCCGTTTTCAACAACCTGATTAGGATTTTCGGTCGAGGCTCTCTCCAATTGTAAAATAATTCTAAATTTGTCAGAATTTCCATTGATATCTTTGCTGGAACCCGTCGCCAATGAAACTGCAATTGCCCCTGAAAAATGTAAAATAGTTCCTGGTGACTCAAAGGCATACCGAGGATTGATCCAAAAATTATAGCTAAATGATCCAGTTGGTAAATAAGAAGATGATAAAATAATTGAACTAGACAAAGTAAGCGAATTTGGATAAATTATAACTGATGATGTGTTGAAATTTGAGGAAGAAAAGAAATTTAGCGTGCTATAATTCGTATAAGCAAAGTGAGCAGCTGGATATTCGGGTTTGTAAAAACAATTATACAGAGAATTTTTAATCATCTGTTTTTTGTTATATTCAATACCATCTCCAAAATGTGGAGTGTATGTCAAAATTTCAATTTTCTGTTGATATCTTTGATTTTGTGGAAGTTCGTGAACGTGTTCCAAATAAGAACTTAAATAAGAATTTTTATTTAAACTTGTCGAACGTTTGGCTAAAGTAAGCACTTCATTCAAAGAGTTTACGGAAGTGTTAAATTCAAGTGAGCGACTCAAATTTACTTTTTCACTTTGACTTCTTTGTTTGAAAACATATTTTGATCCTGTTATTCCTTGAACCGAAGAGGAATTGTAAGAAATATTTGGATTTAAAATAGTCTCAATTGTAGAAATATCTTCTTTGTTAATTTTCGAAAAGCTCATATTGCGTGTCTTTAATTAACATAAAGATTAGAATTAATAATCGATTCTTGCAGTTAGTTGCATACTGCGGTTTGCATCTTTGTAAACTGGTCTGTTCACTTTTCCAATTGCTAATAAATTATTATTAGCATCGTAGAAACCAACAGACGTAAACATAACAAATGATTTTTGTATATCTTCTTGCCCTTGTTCGATTACAACAATTCTTCCGTTTGAATCCACATATGATGGATTGGAGGAATAGTTGAAATTGCTATATGGTAATTGAACAGTTATAAAAGACGTGTTTAATATTGTTTGATTTTGAAATGCAATGGCCGTATAAGAAGATGAACCAAATCTTGTAGAAGATACGTGATCAACGAAATCATCGATTGATGCACTAACCATCAATTGATTAAATGTCCCAGAGAAGCTTTCCGTTCCAGATGGAGAAACAGAATCTATTGTTCCAGCTATTGATTGTGTAACATCAAAAATTCTTTGTGTGTCAAGGACAGCAATTCCGTTATCCAAATAAAGTAAACCCACTGGATAACTTGTATTGCTGCTATCGACAATTGTCGAATAAGCTCCACCAAAACTAAATTCTTGGTTTGTTGAAGATCCAACGTCTGAATAAATTTTTTCTCCAGTTGCAGCTCCACTTATATAGTTTGAAGCTGTTAAAAACTTAATTGCAAATGTTTCGCGTTTAAATCTATCTCTATGAAAAAGACGTTTAAAGGTAATAAATAAAGGTTCTCTTATCGAAATCGTTGAGGCTCCGCTAACAACACTAAATTCTGAATCTGCATCTCCCAATAATTTTTGTGCCATTTCTCGATAAAGTCCGACCTTTTCTCTCATCATTAGAGATTGAGAAGGGAAATATAATTGTCCAGTTATACTATCTGTATAAACAATTGAGCTTGTAACTAAAGACGAGCTAATAGATAATCCAAAAGTAATGTCAAATGTTGCGTTTGCTGTTGGCAAAGTAAAATCCTGATCGTAAACAGTTTGATATAAACTTGAGGTGACACCGCTAGAACTCAAAGCACCAGTAATATAATGTTGGTATTTTCGTCGCGAGCTAGATGAAGATATGTCAGATTCGATAAAATCAATTATCATATCTAAACCATCTGCACCTGAAGTAAAATCTGAATTTGCTATTTCTTGAAATATTGGCATTGCTTATTACCTATTAATTATCACACTATTGTTTTCGTTAACTTGTTTTAGAGATTTGCACTTGAAATTGTTTGGTCGCGCCAGAAGCTGTTCCAGTGATAACAACATAAGTATTGATAATGTTTTTGTTGTTTGTAGCACCATAAATTGTGAAATTTGATTCAGGAATACTGTTTACGCCAAGTGTAAATGTTAGTTTGGTCCCACCAAGAGAGTTTTCTCCAGCATCTCGATCTAAAAGATAACCAGCGCGACGTAATCCATCAATATTGTCAGGTCTCTTACCTACAATATTTAAAAATCTAGAATCTAAAGAAATTAAAAAGGTTTGATCTCTTAATTCTGGATCAATTGTTGTTTCTTCTCTAATTGTCTGTTCGAGACTTATTGTTCTCGTTTTTGTAGAAACATTTCCTATACTTAAAATTTCAGAATTGGAATCGAAACCAATTCCTTGAAGTGAAACAATTGGAAGCCTTAGCAGGTTAGGATTAGAAACTGATAAGCATTTGAATTTTTGAGCATATGAACCATTTGCAATTCCTTCAAACACTGGTGTGTTTTTTTCTATTTTTTCAACGCCCACAGTTCTTCCATATTTTTGAATAATAGAATAATCTACTTCATCATCTCCTAAAGCAAATTTTGATATTTTATAAGACCCATCGCCCCGAGAGATCAATTCTCTTCCTTTGATAGTTAAAACTACATCCAAGCTTATATTTGTTGTTGTTGAATCTAATATACCCATTTATTTTCTTTACTTAATTAATTGAAGATATATTTTTGCATTATTGTTTTTTAAATATTGAATCTATTTTTCGAGGAACTGTCTCTTCAGTTTGGAGATTATCATTTAAATTTATACCCTTAATACGTTCGGCATTTAAAGATCGTTTTAATAATGTGAGATTAAAAGCAGAGTCAATTGGTTCTTTTATAACATTTTCTGTTCTATCATTCAATTGAATTGTTAAGATTTGCTGTTCCGCAATATCTAAATTAATAAATTGCAATTGATAAGAATTTTTGTTTCCAATGGCCAAATAATCTAACTGATTATCATTTTTATTAAAAAGTTTAAGATAGTCTGGATTAAAATATATCTCTAATGTTGCATGATTCTGATCTTTAATACTGTCTGTAAAAATATCTTCGGCAAGAAATAAATTTGGATATGATTTTGGAGCACCAGAAATAGAAATAGGATCTATTTTAATTCTATTAAGAATCTTATCAAAAGAAATTTTATATTGAGTTGAATATTGAGAAGAGATTCCATGTGCATCGATTGATGCTAGTGTATAAATCGAAGATTTATTTATCGAAAAATCAAAATCATAATAAATCGTTTTAGCAGAACTTAATTTTTCAATTGAAAGTTGATTTGGGAACTCCCCTGAAAGTTCCTTTACTTCAGAATCGTCAAAATCATATTCTTTAAGCAATTGATATGGTTCATATATTGAATTTCGTTTAAAAACTTGAAATTTTTTAATATCCATCTGCGGATTAACAGGAAAATTCCAAGAAATTTTTAATCCTTTTTCTTCTGGAATATGTTTGAAAACTATATCTTGTGGAGGTGGAGGAGGTAAAAATTCTTTACATAAAATTGGTTCTGAGTTCATTGCTTTGCTTGCAACTAAAATTCCAAGTGCACTTACCAATCCATTTCTTTCATCTACAGCTTCGATTTCAACATAAAAAACACTTCTTATGGAATAAGAATAAGTTGCTCCATATTTGATTTCCATGTCTAAATAATTTGTTTTATTTGGATTTTCTACGATCAGTGCTGGATATATTGATTGGCTACCATCTGGTTTTAATTCAATTTTTTCAATTATATAACCAACAGATTGAACTACTGGTGTATGTGTTGACGAAAACAAAACTTTTTGTGTTATATAATCTTTAATTTCAAAATCAAATTCATCTTGATTTATTAAGTTGGAATTATTTTGAGTTTCTGCTTCTTTTTGAATTTTTTTAGCTTCAGTTAAAAAATCCTGAAATTCATCAATTGTAGGATTAAGCAAATTTAAATTTGCGTTAAAATTGATTAAATCACCCAAAACTTCATTGTTTATTTGAATATCAGTTTTAACGTTTCTTAAAAGCTTTACATAGTTTTCTACAGATGAAACCCTGGAATCTTTGTCATAAAACCCAAGACCAAATTCCGAATGAGAATACCCAGAAGATATTAGTTCTGGTTTTACCGCTTGGTCAGTATTTTTATTTACTGTTTTAATAATCTCAAGCAAAGATTTGTTTTCAAGTTTTTCATTTAGACTTTTTAGCAATGTTTGACAAAACAACTGAATTTTTTTTGTAGGCGATAAGTCTTGAATTTCTAAAACATTAAAATTTTCATAACTAAAATCATCTTCAAAATAAATTTGCTTTATATTATCTTTTATTTTTATGCTATTTGAAATTTGCCTATTGTTTCCAATTAATACTGGTGTCCAATTTAATGAATTATATCTCGGAACCCTAGAGTTAAAATCATTGATTTGTTGAGTGTCTAGTGCTGCATCACTAGTATTTACGCTCCTAAATCTTTTGGGCATATTTGTATATGCGAAATTAGCTCTTTCATCTTTTACAAAGAAATTATATTGAAATTTTATGTCAAACTTTTCAGGTTCTTTAACATCAATTAATGAAATTTTTTTTGAAGGCAATGTAATTTGTTTTGTAAATGTCATCCTAATATCTCTACTGCTATATAAAATTCATCCATATCGGCATCATTAAAACTATTAATGAATAATTTATTGTCTTTTTTAAATAGACGATTTTTTATTTGCTCATTTTCAAGTGTCCTCGGAGTTGTCAGTTCAGTATCTATTTCAAAAGATTTTACATCAACTACAATATTAAAAATTTTATCAAAAGTTTTCGGCGTAAAAATTATCGAATCGGTAGTTTTGCTATCGAATTCATTAAAAACTTTTTTGATTAAAATTACATTATCCTTTACATTTTGATCTATTGTTTGATCATTTAAAACTTGTTCAAATGAAAGTGGTGAAATATCTAATGTTTGCAAATATAAACGTAAAAATGCATCAAATTCATCCGAAACATTAAAATCATAACTAACAAGGGGAAACGACTCTTCTGAGATCTCAAGTCCTGTACTTAAATAACAATACTTTGATAATAGGTGCGATTTTATTAAATTCACAATTATCATTTCTTTTTCTTGAGAGTTTAAAAATTTATATTTTTCATTTTTTAAAACCTCTTGCTTTGTCTTAGCTATCAATAAAAGGTTTTCGTTTTCTATAAATTTTAAAAACTTATTATTGTTTTCGAAAGTATCTGTTGGATCAAGAATTATTGTTTTATCATAGTCTGAGACACTTAATGTCAAATCAAATAGAAATTTTTGTGGTTTAAAAATAATTTCTTCGTTTAATAAGCTTTTTTTATAAACGTTAATAGAAATTACGTTTGTTTCGTTTTTAAAATCGACAATTTGTTCTTGGCCATTTATAGCACTAATTTTATTTAATCTTTCTTTTACATTGTCAATAAAACCATTAGGAATGCCAACTGTTAAAATTTTGCTCTTATCATTTGAAATATTTTGATTTATTGAAAAACTTGATAGATGATAAAATTCATTATCTTTTAATATATTTGTTAAAGTATTTTCTTGTTTAAGCTTAGTTAATAATTTTTTAGCTAATGCGAACTGGGCAGGTTGTATTATTCCTGAATTTTGATTAATTATTTGCTTCTGTTCGTCTGTTAAACGAGAAAAAGTATTTTCTGTATATCTTTTAATTTGATTAAAGTTAAAAGATATCGACTCAAAAATAGATAAAATATTTCTTAAAAAAGAATCTTCTCCTTGGAGAGTATCATATAAATCTTTGTATTCCGTATGGAAATAATCAAATTTTCTTATATAATCTTCATCTTCATAAAGAAATGGAGTTGCTAGTGGTAAAATATATTGTTCATTTGAAGTTGCTGTACCCTGGTTAAACGGAACAACAATTTCTGTTTGAAAACTATATAGATTTTTTGGTAATCCTGTTAAAAGTTTTTCTATTGCCCGCTGGGAGGCTTTTAAGTATTTTGAATGATATAATAAACCAAAAATTTTTCCATTATCTAAATCAAATTTAATTGACAAAAATTTACCAGAAATACTAGAAATTGTTTCGAACAATAAAAGCATTACATTGGACAAACTAATATTAAGATATGAACTTGTTGTCAATTGTTCTGTTCCTTCATTTAAAAATGGAGTTGCAGCATTGTAAAAAACATTTGCGAGATCAAGAAAATCCTTGAAAAGATTTGGCTTGTTAGAAACCGTCGCGCTTATTGTGTCCAACAGTGTTTTTGAGATCAATTCATTGGTTTGAAGATAGAGAGAAGAAAAACCATCGTTTCTTGGTGGTGGACTAAAAGTTGCATCTGTGTTTAATTGTAATATAGAATTTTCTGTTAAGACTTTAGAAACATATGTTGTTATTGTATTTGCCAGTTTTGCAGCAGCATTTTTAATAGATGAACTTTGATCGGTATCATTTGCGAGAGTTAAATCCAACTCTACATTTGGAAAGTTTTTTAGTGTTTTTATTTCTGTTTTTAATTTTCTAAAAAGTTCAAAATTAGATTCTTTGGTAGCTTTAGCCAAACCTAAAAGTAATATAAATTGAAATAAATAAAATTTCAAAACCTTATCTGTGTTAGACAAATTAAATAATGCTGGTATTATTAAACTTTCTGGCGATGCCACTGTTGTACTTGTACAATAGCTTATTGTGTTTTTTACAGTTTCAAAAATATTTTTGATTAAATTTTGTGGGATTAAATTATAATTTAGATTATTAAAATCAAATATTTCATTGTATAAAAAAGATGTGTTTGATATTTTCGAAACCAAATTTTCTCCATAATTTAATAAAGAAACTGTATTTGTTGTCTCGATGAGATCATCTTTGAAATAAACAGTTCCAGGGACATACTTGGTTTCTCCATCATCAACTATTGTATTTTCGAACGGAAGTATTTTTATATTTGAATTTATTGTATCTGAAAGCAGTAGTGTACTTGCTATTGTTCCATTTCCATGTGGCTGAGTGAAAATATCGGTTGGTATAATTCCTATAATATTATCAAATGGATTAAAATCTGTTGAAACGGAAAAGTTGTTTGAAAACATAGATTTAACATTTGGTTTATTTAAACCTTTTGAAATACGAAGAATTCTACCAAATGTGTGAAGACATATTTTAATACGGCTAGATAAATCTCCTGGTAAAGAATTGAGAAAATTAAAAAAATTGCTTTCGTTTAAACTTAATTTTGGGGCACCACCATTTATTTTGGTTGATAACGTATTTACATCGAATGTAAAATTGTTTACTTTTGTATAAGTTGTATCTATTTTAACAGAATTCGTATCATTTTCTCTATCTGGATCAGCTAAGTTTAATAAATTAATACTAAAATTTTCTGACGCTGCTCTTAAATCAAAAAGTAGTTGATATAATATTTTAGTATCAGAAAATGAATTATAAGAAATTTTACTATAATTCATTTTTCCAATAAAAAAGTTTTCGATATCCAACATTCCATTTGTTTCAAAAAATGTTTTATCAATTTCTCGAATTTGAAAGGCTTTATCGATAGATTGAAATATTGTTACAAAACTTTCTATAAGTTTAAGTTTTTCTTCTTCGGTTTTGATAAAATCTTGAAAATTTTTATTTATTCTTTCGTATTCTGTTTTAACTAATGGATTTATTGCAAATACTTTTTTTATATTTTCAATAGTTTTCTCTCTTAATTTTAAGAGTTGAAATTTGTAATCAAAAAAATAACCCAAGTTGTTATATTTCAAAATTTTTTGATTTTCAAAAATTGGTTTGAAATCAGTTAGTGAAATAATTTCTGGTCTTTGGCTAGCGATTCCTTTTAAACTACTGTTTTTAAATCTATTATTTGTTGATGTATTTGGTGGTAGAGTTAAAACATCAGGTTTAAAATATAAATTTTCTATAAGTTTTTGTTTTTCTGTTTTTTGTTTTTTAACTGTTTTAACAGAAGGATTTAATGTAGAAGCAGGAACATTACCAGAAAGTGAATATGGGCTAGTTGGTGTTTTTTTAGCATTTTGAACCAATTCTTTATCTACGATAATTTTACTTGTCGTTCCTAAAACAGTTGCAGTCAAAACGTCACCAGGATTTGCACTAGCGATTTGAGAAGTAATTTTTGTTGGAAGAATTGCCTGAGTGGTCAGATTCCCAGAATCTGCAATTTTATTTCCACTACGTATCGAAATGCCAGAATTGTTAATAGCCATATCATTATATAATGATTGTATTACTTGAAATTTCTTGCCCCAAAGAATAATCAAAATAAACTGGAATTACTGTATAGTAAACCTCTCCCGATTCTCCATCAGTTAAAATATCATAAAATGTAAACGAATTGGAATCAGAAATATTATGAGAACTGCCAACTACAGATTTTACTCCAAGCTGAACTAGTGTTATAATAAAATGATCGATTTTTTCTAGATTTCCGTCAACAGTCCAATTTAAAATATTGATATTTTTATTGTGGTTAAATGCTTTTATATCTTTAATCACAGGTAAATTTTTAGTAAAATCTGCCAAATATTCAATTATTTCGCCTGTTGGTCCGAAAGAATAATCACTTTCCGAATGTTGTTCTTTTAGTGTGTTTTCAGTAACAATTGTTCCATTTTTTAATGTAAATGGATGTCTCGAAAAATATGGATAATATTGATATGTTATATCTCTGAAAGTTTCATTTAAAACTAATTTAGGCAATAACGTGGCAGGAGTTCGAAAATATGTATAAACTTTATATCTATATTGAAACCCGCTCTCCAGCTCTCTAACATTTTTTTGTGTTCTTAAAAAAGAATCATTAAATTTAGAGCTAGCAATTATTCCAAAATCTTCTTCTGCGCCTGTTTGAACGTTTGTTCTAGTTACCCGATAGACAAATGATGTTGAAATATCACTCGAATCAAAAAGATCTTTATATAAATCATATATACCTAAAGTTTTAAAATTTTCTATAACTAAAGTTATATTTTTTCTTTCCAAATTTGTTTTAAGTTCGAATTCAACATTAATTCCATTTGCATTTATAGAGTTTAAAGGATTTATAATTTCCGTTGTTAAAATATTGGCAACGGTTTCTTTATTTTGTACTACAATTCGAGAATTTGTCTCTGCTAAAACTCCATCTTTTTTTATTATCTTAATATAATATTCGTAAATTGAATTTATTTTTGAACTATCATCTTTGAAACTAAAATTTTTAGTTGAATCTAATTTATATGGTCCAAATAATAAAATTTCTTCTTTTGAATTTAAAAGTTTTTTATATAATAAAATTGATGAAACATTTGTTTCGTTTACAGTACCATTTATTAAAATAGAATTATCTTGATTAATTTGATAAGTTAAAACAGATTCGTATAACTGCTTATTTGTATTTTCAATATTTATATCCTTATTTTCATCAATAACAACTGAGTCAAAAAGCAAACAATTTTTTGAATTTTGATAATTTGAAATTGCCCTTAATATAATTTTTTTATTTAAGGTTTTATTAATTTCAATTCTTTTTTCTCCGTCACTTTTTTTTATCTCGTAACTACCAAGATAAAAGTATTTATTATCTGAATTTTTTTTATCTACTTCTTTATAAAACAAAGAAATTCCTGTTGCATTTTCGTCATTTTGTTTTACGAATAAAACAAGTTTTCCATCAGAATTGCGACGATAAAATGAGATAATTTTTGGAGAAAATTTTGGAGTTAGAAATATGTCTAATTTTCTTTTATGATTAACAATCAATTGTTTATTAGCCGTTGGTCTAGCTGCATCATCATACATTTCAATTTCAAAAAAAAGTTCATTTAATGAATTAATCAAATTTTTTTCAAAAGTTATATCAATGACTACTTTTACTGTAGTTTTTGATATAGTTTTTATTGTTGTCGCTAAGGCATTGCTTGAGATTTGTGGGATATTTTGCCGCTGTGAGACAATCGCATTTTGAACTTCGTTTAATGGTTTGTAAGAAACAGAAATACCACCAGTTGTTTTATTTGCATTTTTTATTCCCCTAGTTTTAGAAATTAACATGGCTGGGTCAGTCCCACCATTCAACGCGATCTCCATTTGAGATGTGATAGTATGTCCAGATGAATCGCTTGTTAATTTATAATTTGGAATAAACTCTTTAACTTTATCTATTTGTGCAATCGGTTTTAGTATTTCCTGTTTTTCTTCAGTCGAATAGCTATTTTTTTTACTTTTTTCAATTGCATCGATTGAAGCAAAATCAAACATTGAAAAATTTTTTGTAAAGATTATGTTTTGATCATTACTTGTTGCGGTTTCTTTCCGAATAATTGAAAGCTGTTGAATATTTTCAATGATTTTAAGATTTCCCAATTTTGAATCTTTTGCAACTGGTTGACTTTTTTTACCTATGTTTAAATCTGAGTTAAAAACTGGTTCAGTTTTGCTTTTTTTTGCCTTGGATACAAATATTTTACCAGAAAAAGAATTGTTTTTCTTTGCGGCTTCATTTAAATCGATTTCAAATGAAATTCTATATACGATATTTGTCGTATTAACCTGGACCAAATCTGCAAAATTCAATTCATTTGCAAGTATAATCGTTTCGGATATTTTATTTGTGAATTTCATCAGTCTCAATCTAAGTATAAAATTTTATACTATTAGGAAAAGACTAGTGTGAAAATATTAACAAATGTATAAGTTCCATTTTCATCTAAGAATATTTTTCCCGCAAAAAAAACATGTCTCGAAATTACCTGATTGTTTTCTTTAAACATTTGTATTCCAAAATCAATAATATCTAATTTCGCTATATTATTTTTATTTACTTCGAAAAGTTGTCCTATTATTGTATTCGCAGGACTAGAATTAGAAAAATTTATTTTTTTATATGAACCTCTAGATTTTAATAAAGATAATTCTTTATCAAGATCGGAAACCGATAAACTTTCTTGTTTTCCTAAATTTGGATAAATTCCAAGTGGAATAGATTCGGCGTTATTTGTTTTTTTATTAATAGGTGGAAGGAATTTGTAGTTTGGGAGATTTGATAACCTTTTATCAATAAAAAAACTTTCAGCCTGATTGATATTGCTTTCAAATATCTCAGTTTCTATATTTATTGGACTTTTTCTTGTTATATCAAACTCTATTTGATTTGTAGAAAGTTTAAATTCGATATTTTCATTGTTAAATTTGGGGGAACTTAACAAAGAAAGATCTTTAAAATTTTGAAAACTCGTACTTAGAATTTGTTTACTGAAATCGCCTAAATTTTCTTGACTTCCTGTTAATGTTGTGCTTCCTGAACTGAAAAATAGTTTTCCATCTATTACTTTAAAAACATTGTTTGAGCCAGATAGTTTAAGATTGATAGGAATATTTAAATTTCCATTTTCATTCATATGAAAGATGATTGTATCTTGGGGCCGAGAGTCGGCCTCAAATCCTAATCGTTTTGTATTTAATTCAGAAAAAGATCCGCTATCAAATTGATCTAAAGCTGAATAAACTAGTGAAGAATCCGAAAAAGAACAAAACTTAATTGATAGTTTTCCTCTTGAAAGTTGTTTTCGGCCCTCTTCAGTAAGATTTATATCTAAAATTCGTTCTTTTGGATTTAAAAAACCACTCATTATATTTTACCTAATTATTCAAAAAATGGGCGACCTGCTCTGTAATATAAATCATAAATCCCACTATCTCTCGTATTTAGCGAAGCTGAGATGGATAATGTTCTATCTGTAGAGCCACTTAAAAATGATATCTTTAGTGGATAAGTTAAAGTTTTTGATTTTAAGTCATACATTGCAGAAAATAGTCGATTTGTATGTTTGAATTTTAATTCTCCGTGAGGTAACCGTTCAATAAGAACTTTACTTTTTTCTGGGAACCCAGATTTTAATCCATATTTCCAACCTCTAATAAGAGAACCAAAATAAACAGAGGCCATTGAAAACCCAAAAAGTGAATTTGGCTGGGTTGTTATAAATTCTCCAAGTCCATTAAATCCATCTCCAAATCCATATAGAAATTTAATTGTAGAAGATTGTTTGGAACTTGAAAAAAACAATGTTGTTTCATTGAACGAAGTTAATGAATTTGCACTAGAAGTTTTATCTGCTAAAATTCCATGTATTGTTCTATTTACCGCGCTATAACCATTTCCAGATTCTGGATTTGTAGGCAAAGCACCAGAAGGAAAAAGAAAACCAAAAATAATACTACCTGATGAAATTGATGCAGGAAAACTTGGCAAATTCCCCCAGAAACCATCTGTTAAAGCTTGAAAAGGAGGTAATTTCGTTATTGGAAATTCTATGGATGAAGTTCCATATACAAGCACTGGAGAATTATTGAAAACTGAACCAGATACTTTATAATATAAGTTTTCGATACTAAAAGGTTTACCTTGTAATCTTGCCGCATTTCTATATTTTATTTCAAATGGAAAAGAAGTGATCCATTTATCATTTGAAATTTGTTGGCCATTTGAACTTGTTAAACTATGAGATTCGAAACTTTCAATTGATGCAGAATATGTGCTTGTACCAAAAACATATTCAAAAAAAGTTATTTGAGAAGAATTTCCTTTTGGAGTGTTTATTAATATTAGTTTACCATTATCAACTCGAAAAATTTCATTCATATCAGGAACAAAACTATCATAATAATATTCGTTTTCTGAAAAAGCATTAACAAATCTATTGTTTTTATTAATAAGAGTTAAACTATTTGTTAATGCTGTTCTATATTCCGTATAAGAATTTTCGAAGTTTTGTGGTAGAATTATAGTCGAAACTGGGAAACCGTTTAAAAGTGAGCTTATATATCTTGATATTGTAACTCCTCTTTTAGAATTTATTTGAGGTATACCACTTGATCCTTTTCCAACCAGCGGAGAACCAGAAATAAAATTATCCGTATAAGAACCCCTTAAACTTGCTTTTGAATATATGTCAAAATATGGCATTATTGTTTTTCTCCAATATTAATTGTTGCATTTGTGTTTAATTGAGTTCTGGACTCATATTCGTGATATTCTTCGTAGTCAGAGTATTCATTCATTTTTATATACGAACCGTAAAGAATTACTTTAATGTTTTTAGATAATACAACGGAAACGCCAGGACTAGCGTTTTCACCTTCTTTCCAAAAGTTTACAGAATTTGCTATAAGATCAGTATCCGAAACTAGATTGATTCTATCAAAAATAGGAACTTGAAATCCAAAAATTAATTTATCTTCTGGAAACAATATATAAGGTGCATTTTCTACTGGATTCGTATTGTACACTACTGGCATTTCTTCATTCGGTCCATAGGCATTTCTAATAAAAGACGTAAGAATGGAATTTCCTCCAACAAGTTGTTTGATATAATTTCTGGAAGAATAATCTTCCACGCCAGAACGTGTTCCATTTAGTGTAGTTAACTTTTGAGAAAAGACACGATTTGTGCCTGCAACATTATCCATAAAAAACATCGAATAAATTGGATTTACGTTTTTAGAAGATTGATTTGTTAAAAGATTTAATTTACTGCCTGTAACAGTATAAGATATTTCTTTTGTTGGAGAAAGTGATTGATTCGATATATAATATTCGACACTTTCACTAACTAGAGCTTTCGTCGCCGTATTTTTTGCAACAGTAGCAATTCTCCCAAAAGAGACCAAATCAATAATTTGATTTCCTGTTTTAAAATAAGGCAAGGATGAATTTGTATAAGATGTGTTTGGAATGCTTGGAAAATCTGAAACCACATCAAAAAATTGAAAATAATTATAAGTTCCTGTTCTTACAAAAGATTCAGATACTCTTTGATTTAAAATAAAAAATGTTGAAACTGCTACACTTGTTGAATCTAAAATTAGATTGTCTGGTATGGACAATTGCATACTTCCAATTTCCACCTCAACTTTTTCTAATAAAAAAGGTTTTGAAATATAGTTTTTTAATTCAAGATAAGAACTAGAGTTTGCCGCGTAAGTGTTTGAACTTGGAAATCCAAACTCAGAAATGGGTAATCCTAAGTTCGTATAAACATTTGTACTATTATATTTATTTTCTGCGCTTGTGATATCTCTAATACTTGGTCCAAATCCTATAGCTTTATTAGTAAAATAATCATTAATTGTTAGCGAACCACTAAAAAGATCTAAAGCATTACTTCCAATTCCGACTGAATTAAAACTTTGATTCGCGAAATTGTAATAACCAAAAGGAGAATCATCAACTAAATTTGATTTTAAAGTAGATGTATTAGCCAAAGGTAAAAGAACTTCAATTTTTGTTTTATCTCTTAAGGGTTGTTTAAAACCTGGAAGATCACTTCCTGTTAGATAATAACTACCAGAAAATGGTATGTTTAAAGTATCTACAAATGGTCTTATAGAATCTGTGCTCTGTGTATACCACAATTGTGTTTCTGCTCCAAAAATAGAGCGACCAGGAATAGTTATCGATGTTGTTAATTCGCTCGTAATATTCTTGGCAGAAAGTGGAAGAGTAGTTGGATAATTAACTGATGCGGAATCAAAATATATTATTGTTTTTGAATCATCAAACGTACTGGATTTATAAAATGGCGCGGCCTCTTTTAAATTTTTAAGTTCGTATTGATTCAAGCCTCTTATTCTAGATAATTTTCTTGTTCTTGCCATTTAATATCCTTTAATTCTATTTGTGTATGCTATGCTATCGGTACCAGCAATGTTACGATAAGAAGAATATATATCTCCGCCAGCAGGCATTGATTTTATATTAAAACATTTTCTTATGTCTTCATCTCTTGAATAATCTAAATCTTGTAAAACGTTTTTAAAGTTTACCGAAACTGAAGCGAATTCAAAAATATCATTATTATTTTGTCGTTCAACAAAACCACTTTCGCGCCCAACTTCATTATTGCTGTAACCTTGTATTACTATTCCTCCCATTGTTTCTTGTCCTGAATCTAAAAATGGCAGCAGGATATCACCAGAAGTATCTATTTTTTTAAATTGCGATATCACTTGATTTCCTTTGTTTAAACCTTCTTTTGGGCCACAATCTACCGAACCATGTATTCCTTTTGCGAAATAATTAAATTCTAAATTGTTTAATCTAAAAGGAATTGTTAGTGGTTCAATTATATTTGATTTTTGATTTGGTAATCCCTGATTTAATTGAATTGGAAATGGATAACTATCTCTGTTTGAAATAAAAGCAACAGGATCAAATTTTATTTCTTTTTCTGTATATGATGGATCTGCTTTTGTTGAGGTAAATGATAAAGGTTGTCCAATTCCTAAAAGTTTTTCTTCCGCAAATCCATGTTCTAACGTTCCATTTTTTAATATTTTGCCTGCCCAAAATTTCGGTTGCGAAGTCGTATAAATATCATCTATCGTTCTTAGTTCTATTCCTTGTCTTAATGAATTAGAACTTGACAATTGAGATTGAACTTTAGATATGCTTAAATTTATTTTATTTCCATCAAAAGCTGTAAATTCATCAAATGCTGGATATGTGTTGGTAGGTAAAAAATTAACTGTCATTTTAGTATTTCTTAATTGTCCCGTTTATAGATTGTAATAAAAGTTGAGAGGCGTTAGAGGCAATATTTGTTCTGTCCAAATATTGGCTATAAGTAAAATACTGTACTTTAGATCTTTCTAAAATATGTGGTTGAATAATATAATTAATTCCTTTAAAATTCACATTTTTTGCCAACAAAGTTTTTATAAACTCTGCTAGTGTTGCATTAAACCATTTATAAAATTCAAAATATGCTTTTAGATTAACAGGAGATGTTAAACGGTTAAAATATAAATTTCTAAGTTTTTCTAGTTCTGGATATTCTGTTGTGTATAAACTGCTCGGGTCTCCTAAAATATCATTTAAAATTTCATAATTTCCGAATGAATTTATCATATCCCCATTTAATATTTCTATTGGGCTAAAATCAATACTTAATTTTGAAGTATCTGTTGGCTGTTCTTCAATTTCAAGTTCATGAACTGGTGCTTGTTTTGTATACTGGTTAGATATATTTGTTAACTCTGTTAAACTTCTTACTCTAACTTTATTATCAGTTGTTGCCTCATCGAATGAAGTGCCCATAGAACCATATCTTATATTTCGGTTCTCGAAGACCAAAGTGTTTTCTTCAAAACCTCCACCATAAAAATTTAGATTGTTCTGACTAAAATCCATCAAAGTGATATCGCCAGCCGAATTAGAATATGAAACAATTTGGTCCATATCAACAATAACTCGAATTTTTTCAAAAGAACCAGATTGAGTCTGTTCGAACTGATTATTTATTAATGGGTTCTCAACTCCAAAAGATTTTGGATTTCTAATATGTTCTTTAGTCTCTGATTCTGTTATATCTTTTGACCAAAACTTGACTTGAGATATTTTGCCGTCAAAATAGTTTTTGATTGATGAAACATTATCTAGTGCTGCAGAACCAAAACTTAAAAATAAACCACCAGAAGTATATGGGGTTGCGCTTGGCAAATTTGAAAGTAAGTTTTTGTCTGGGTTTCCTTTTGCGTCGTCGTAATACACTGATTTTGAATAATATTCAACAATTTCGCCCTGTAATTGCTTACCTAAGCGTATAAAATAAGAAGAAGAAAGAGAAGAATTGTTTAAAATAGAATCGGCACGTTTTCTTCCGAAAGAAATATACCAAGGTTCTCCATTAAATAAATTAAAAGAACCTGTTAAAGAAATTGTTAATAAGTCGCCAGAGCTAAAACTAGAATTTGGTAATCCATACAACACTAAAGAATCGCCATTTGTTGTTAAATTAAACAGTGGTGCCTCTTGAGAAGAAGCAGTATTGTAAGTCGAAAGCCTAACCAAAGATTGAGACAAGGAAACGCTGCTGGTTAACATATACAAACCTTCAAAAGTCCAGCTGCCAGATGTTAAATATCCATCTGCCGCATTTCCTGCAACATATGGATATCCTGGCTCAACTCTAGAAGAAGACAAACACGAAGAAGTCACATGAGAAGAAGAATTAAAAGAAATAAAGTTAAATTGCTCTTGTTTTGTTTCGTATGATGAATTTAATCTTTTCTGAGTTGGTCCACCGTATTCTTTTATTTTGAAAAAAGAATACGGTTCAATTCCGATTGAACGTAAAAACAAATTAATTGAATGTCTTGTACCTTTTGAATTTAAAATATCTTTTGCATTAACAAGAATTCTTTTCCAAATTTTATTTTGTATTTCTTTAAGGGAAGCACTTGAGATTGAAGAATTTTCTGAATCAATATTTTCTCCATAAATGAATTGAGATGTATTTGAATTCGAAAAAAAATCTGGTAACTTCACTCCATATTTATTTGCCAAAAAATTTAAGAAATAATCTGAAATTATACTTGTATCTTCATATTCGATGTGTATCAAGTTTCCAAACTCTTTAATAAAAAGCTGTATTTCATCAAAAAAATCAGCTGTCGCATATAGTAAACTATTTATGGTTTGAGTTGAGCCGAGTTCGACCGTTTTTGGTAAAGAACCAGAAATAGATGAAACAATGTCTCCATCTTCTGTTCCCGAATCTGTTTGATTTTGTCCTTCTAAAAAATAATGGTTTGGTATAAGATTTGTAATAAGTGATGGATTTTCGTTATCATAAATTGAAGCGGATACTAGCAAGGTTTCTCTAAGAGAAGTAACTGAACTTATATTCGAAAACAAAACAGGATTTAGATTTTGCTGTTCATATACAAGAGGAGAGATACCAATTGAACTTGTTGAAAAACTTCTTGTTGAAAAACTTCCAAATAGGTTGTTTGAACTATAGTCTAATATAATATTTTTAGATGTGCCCTCGGGTTCGTTAAATTTATAATACAATTTCAAATCAGATGATTGAAAAATATTTTTCTTGTTATTGTTTAGAATAAATTTATCATCAATTTTTTTATGCCAAATTCTCAATTCATCAATTCCACCAGTCACAACAGTTGTTGGAATAAAATTCGTGGCATTTATTAAAAAGGAAGACCCAGAAAATATTGTTATATTAGCATTATCGATGTTTAAATCATTTATTTCTATTTGTTGACTTTCTATAGGCTCTTTCAGACCGTTTAAATAAGCAAAGATTTTATTTTCACCGTCGTTTCTATCCCAAACATAACAAATGTGATTCCAAGAACCTTTGTTTATTGAATTGGATAAACTTAATGAATATGATCCCGAATTAACCGTAAACCCAATAGAACAACTAAGAGCAGCTGTACTAGAACTTAGCCATAAACTAAATCCATGTGAACCACTTTGTTTTTGTAAAATAATTTGATTTTCATTTGATCCTGTTGGAAAAAACAACCACTGCTCAATAGAAAAATCTGCGGAGCCAGTTGGGTTAACAACAGATAATCCAGACTTATTTCTACTCATCTCTGGGTCACTAACGCCAGCATAATCTTTTGCGGATATAAAACCATCACCGAAAGAATAAAAATATCCTAGACTAGTAGGAAAAGAATCTAATACATATTTCTGGTATCCAGATAATGTATCAACAAACTCTTCATATTCTTTTTTTGTTCCATCAAATGGAAACTTATTAATAATTGTTTTAAACGCTTCGTTTGTTTTAACGCGGGCAGAATTGAAAAAAATGTGTTGAGAAAAATCACTCCAATCGACGTTTAATTGTTGCGTTGACCGAATACCAGATCCAAATGGATCATATCTAAATGACGATGTTAATGTTGCAGAAAAATCTTCGTCGAGTAAAAACTGCTGATATGCTATTTCTGAATTACTATTCTCGTTATAAATTTTGGTATCGAAAAAGTTTGGTTTTAAAGTAACCAAAATATCTGCATTGTTTTTCGTCATATTACAATAATAGATATTTCTTTCTATTACTTTTAAATAACTTTAAATCGATATCCTAGATTTTTGAAATGTGTTGAATTTTCCGAATTTGAATATTTCATGAATTCAAATTCGTAAACTTTATTTTTGATAAAGTTATTCATATCTATTGCGAAAAAAAGACCATTATTGTCATATGATAATTTCGTACCAGAACTTTCCGTAGTGAATGGAATTATTTCTTCTCTTGTGTAGGCATCTATTATTCTATAATAAACTTCTTTGCTTAAAAGTTTTTGTGTTGTTTCAAATCTAGAAAATTTTGTTGTTGAACTTGGATTATCTGTTAACAAAATATCAAATCTAACATTTTGGTCAGCTCGATATTCTTGTTTAAAATTTTGAATAGAAATTATAAGTGCATTATCAATTGAGCCACCCGCAAAAGCTGAATATTTTTTAAATTTCAACATTGGTCCGCGACTATACACGACTTGATTATCTAACGAATGCCAGGTTTGATTAAAATAAATTTCATCTAAACTGTTTGAATGAAAGTTTATAAGTTCAGACTGATTATAATCTACATTAACAACAGAGTAATAATTTCCTGTTTTGTTGATGTTTCCAATCCTTAATTGCGAGCCTGAAAATGATTGGCTATAATAAATTATAGACCTTGTGTTATATGATATACTTTTAGAATGTGATGTGCTAAATGAAGTTGTAGAATATGAAATAGATCTTGAAGCCAATAATGTAAGTACAAGACAATTAGAGCCTGTCAATTCAATCGAACTAGAACTGAAATTTGAATATGATTCAAATTTTTTGTTTTTAATTCCAATTTTATTATCGAAGTTAAAGTATAGCTCCGAATTGTTTTCAAATACAGTATCATCAAATAAGCAGATTAATTTAGGCTGTAATTTTTCTTTATTAATATGTCTTGAACCGAAACGCTTAACAAAATAAGTTTCAGTGCCCTCTTCTATAGAAGAAGAAAATGCTAATCTTAATCCATTATTTGAGATTTGGTTAGAAAACACAGCGGAAACAAATGGAGTTATGTCGAGATATAAATCTTCTTGTCCTGATTCAAATATTGATTCAGCTCTATAGTTTGTATAATAATCAATATTTGAATCCGAAATAGAGCCACTAGCGTTTGCGCCGCTAACAGACCACGTAACAAAACTTGAACCATTTTTACTAGCAGTTAACCAGTTTACAGAATCTAAATCTCTATATTCGATAACATCAAATCCAGTGCCTTCAGAGAATTCTTTTGCTAGCGGATTTACAACTATAGAAAAATTGGAAGGCGTCGGTTGTCCTCCATAAACATTTTTTAGTGACAAATAAGTTTTAAATGAAGGATCTGTATAATCCAGAAATGAACTGGTTAAACTTTGTAATCTTGAAAGATCAAAATAAATTAAACCTCGACTCATTTCTTTTAAACTTTGACTAAGAGCAGAACCAGTTAACCCTGAGATTTGTGTCTCGTTATACAAATAATATAAATCTATAGAAGATGCGAGACCAGTGTTTGAAGTTGTTTGTCGCTCATTATTTATCCATTTATTCTGAATATACGCATCTTTTGAAGCTTTTATAATTTTATACATTTATATTACCGATCCTAAAATATCATTTGATTTATATTTCAATTCAAAAATTCCACCACTTGGAGGAAATATTATATTTCTTTTTGTGTTTGAATCAAAATTGTATGTAACATCGCTATATGTTTTTTGACCAACCGTACCTGTAAGGTTTGTAAATTTAACATATTCCAAAGATAAAACACCCACATTGTTATAAATAATGTTTGTTATTTCGGATATGTTTATGGGTTGATCAATTTGAAAATTATCAATATTAAAATATTTTTCTATTTTTTTACTAATGTTTTGAATCACAATTTGTTTATTTTGATTTTTAGCAACGTGAATTTGATATTCAATTTTAAAATTAATGATTTGGGCATCTAAAATATCAAAAGAATCTGGGATAATTCTAAATTCATTTATATATTTGCTTAAGTTTTGCTTTAACGTATCATTTGAAATAGTTAAAGTATTGTCCGCGGCCTTTGAAACGACATACAATAAAGAAGAATTGTTATTCCAGGGATTTGGTTTTACTCCAACTCTAAAAACTCTTCCAAAAGAAGATGGCATTGTGTAGATTCTTGCAATCAAATCCCGAGTCTCAACAATTCTAGATTGTGCTGCGGCAAAAGCAGGAATATATGACTTTAATTGATCAATTGTGAGTGCGTCGAGCCCACCAGAAGCATCTTTATCGTTATAAACCTTTAACGAGTTTTTTACATAGTTTGCATTTTCAACTGTTGGGCTATTTGGAAAATTTAAATAAAGTGTATCAACATTGTTTGAGATTGAATTTGAATTTATATTATGTCTAAGTCCGCCGCCATAACGATAAGTTATTGTTATTGTACTGTCTGGTACAATAGTTCCTAATGTATTTGTAGATAATAAATTATTAGGATTTAACGTAATCCTATTAAATGTTTGTTTTCCATATAAAGGAAGAGCAAATTTAGACGGCTCTGGAATTAAATCATTATCTGTTGATAATGCACTTCCACCACCAAAACGCAAAGTAGTCAACCCAGAAGATAAACTATTCTGTTTGACAAATCTGTATGGTGCTGCTTTTAAAAATAAAGAACTTTCTGATTCATCGCTATCACTTGCTAAATTTTCTTGTTTTACGAATACAGTATCGTTTGCTAAGTTTTCTACTTCGTAATATTGATTTCCAAAATTATCTATAACACTAATTATTTCAGTAACATTTTCATACGAAAGTGGATAAGTTTTAAATTGTTCAAATCCATTAAACGTAAATGATTCTATGGCAGTTTGACCAGAAATACAGACTTCTGAAAGTTTCATTAAAAAATAAGTTGGATTATTTTCGCTGTCTCTTTGCGAGACTTCAATGCTTGCTTTATATTGATCATTCTTATCTTTTTTTGCAAAATCTATTTTTTTAGTTAGATTAAAAATAATTCCCTGTTTACTAGACAAAACAGTTCCTTCGTCTATTGTTGGTAAACATGTGTCGTCCACAATATATCCGCTATCTGTTCTCACCGATGGTATTTCCACTTCGAAAGTAACTTCTACAACAGAAGGGGTCGCACCAGTCATAGGAACCCTGTTATCTCTTAAATGTCTTTCAATATTTCTAGGCTCAACAGCTGTTTCTGGCGATAATTCGTGAAATTGATGATCAAGATAAAAAGATTGTGTATCCCCAACCATTGCCACCGTATCCAAAAACATTCCCATAAAACTACCGACCGAAAGATCTTTTATTTTATCAGAATAATAAGTCCTGATATGTTTTTCCATTTCATTTCTAAACGACTGAAAATCTTTATTAAGATAAGATCGCGCAATTACTTGTTTTAAAACTTCTTTTTTTGAAAGATCAGATGACATAACAGTTTTAAATATTAGGTTACAAATAACTCAATTTTTATAAAAGCATTATTAATATCCAATTTCGGAACAGAAAAATTAATCAAAACATCTACTCTTGTAACTGAATCATACGCATCTCTGTAAGCTTTTGCGCTGTAACCGCTAAGTTCAACATATGGCATATAATCCCTAACAGAAGTTTTAATTCTCGACCTTGCCTCTTTATCAAAATCATCGACAGATGTGTAATCTAAAACCAATTCTTTTAAGTTTGCTCCGAAGAAATAGCGTCCAAGTCTTTCGCCATGATTTGTTAATAAAAGATTTTTTAAATTATCTTTAACAACTTCTTTAATATCCGTAGTCGTCTTAAAAAAGGTTTCCTCTTCGTCACTAATTGATAGCGGAGTTAATATTCCGATAGGTGTTTCTGAAACCGTGGGACTGGTTAAATTTTTCGTATCATAAATTTTATATCCAACATTTTCGAAACTTAACATAAATAATAATTATGCCACTCTGATAAATTGAGCAAACGTTGCAGAAGGAGTTGGAACACCAGCAGGCGTTGGACAAGTAATAGATGTAGTTATTAATGCTAATCTTTCACCAATTTGAGCCTGGACATATTTATCAATTGCCGATGCTAGTTCACTAGCGATTTGTTGTCGCATTGAATTCGCTGCTTGTTGTGAGTCGGCAGGTGAGTTTGTTAAAATTTCCGCTATTTTTGCCTGTAATTCAATTTTATTCATGTTTATTCTCCAAAAATTTTTGTTGATTTTGCATCGTCTGGTTTAATTGTTTCAATTTTCGTTTTCAGCTCTGTTATTTTGGCCTGCGTTGCTGCCGCGCCAACAGGTGTTGCGGTCAGTGCATTTAATGAGGCTATAGGAACAAACGGAATTGCAAAACTAGATTTAAATGCCGCTTCATAAGCTATTGCCAAAGCATTTAAATGATCTGCCAAAACATTTATTTGAGCTTTCAATTCATCAATATGTTTTTTGTATATGCTCCATTTAATATATGGTTCATTTTCCTGTATTGCTTTACCAAGGTAAATTCTTTTTCCTTCGATTTGAATTTTACCTTCTTCATTGAAATAAGCATAAGAAAGATCATTATCCATTTCTCCTTCTTTTATTATCATTATAGTCCCATTAATGTTTGGGTTTATATTTTTTCTGGCAACAAATCTAAGGTGATCACTTTTTTGTACAATGTAAGCATTTCCATAATAGTTCGAGACAACTGGTGGTTGCTCTAATTTTAGAACATTTGTTGGAAATCGAATTCCTCCATCCACAGCAGAATCTAATTTGAAATATATATCCGCTTTTGAATTCATTGACAAATAAAGATGAGTTGCATCTCGTTTAAAATCTAATTTTCCTTCATTTAGATTAGTTTCACGATTTCTTTGAAATTCAACTTTATCTATTTCGAATTTATTAAACTTATTTTTAACAGAATAAGCAGATGTTTTAGAAGTATCATCTAAACTATTTTGACTATCTGTTAAGAATTTTCTTCCGCGCCCTACAACCAAAGAAATAACACCAGAGTAATCCACATTTGTAAAATTACCATTTGTTACGTTTTCATTTTTTTTCGAGAAATCATCTGTTAACAAAATTAAAGTATTGTTGGAACCCTGTATTGTTAAATCTTTTGGATTTTTAAAAAATCGTGGAACTACTTCATATGTCTGAAGTTTGGCGGCGTAAGAAGAGTCTCTTATTGTTTTAAAAGGATTTTCATTTTGATTTCTAGGTTGTAAAGTATACCTTCCTGGAAGTCCTGCTCCATTTGTGAAATTTGGCTGAATATCTAAATTTGCTGTTCCTGTCTCTCTTTTTAACTGTTCGTATCCTTCTTTTGTGTTTTTCATATCAAAAGAACGATCTGAATGCGTGAAGTTTAAGTCTTCAACTGCTATATTTTCATGAGGCCGAGAAATCCATCTCCCTAAACTACTACCAAGATATCCATAGTCTTCATAGATAATAAAAACAGTCTCCCCAGCCTGTAACGGAAGTTGGATATGACTTGAAAAAAATGGATATACAATAACAGAAGTTGAATCCACCATATCTTGTCCATTGTTAACAATTCTTGCCATAATAGACATTGGAGGCATTAAATCTAAAAATTGTTGATTGGAGACACTAGCTTTTATTGCCGTTTTTTCTTGTGTTGTTAAAAGCTTAGGATTTACAAATATTTCTTGTACAACTGCTCTAAAAATTGTTGGAGGATTTCCATTACGAACCTGTCCAAGTAAAGAACGCCCCGCTTCACCAACACCGCCTACAGTTAATCTAGAGACATTTATATTGTTCATTTTTTCTTTTTAATTGGTGTTGACTCATTCTTTTTGGAATCGAAAAAATTATTGATAAGATTTTCTCCATCAATTCTTTCTTTATTTTCTCTTGCTTTGTCTACAAGTTCTGCAAGTTTTAAAAGTTGTTGATTAGATTTGGTCATGATATCCATATACTTGTGTAAGGTTTGTCCATGTTGGAAATGTTTATCTTCATTATTATATGTTTTAACATATAAATCTAACCATAACGCAAATGCATTTTTTCGATCCGTCATAGCATTTGAGTAAATTAAACGCCAAAGGCTTGCAAGTCGCGGGTCTAATTCTAAGTCAGAAAGAAGAAGACTAAAATCACTTAGTCCAGATTTTACTTGTATTTTAACGTCTTCAGATAGTTCATCTTCAATATTTTGAAGAAAGTTTTTTGCCTCAGAAATTTTTTCTTCTTCCGATTCTTCTTTTTTTTCAAGTTCTATAGATTCTTCATTTTGAAATACAATTTCAGTTTCTTTCATCAAACACTCTCAACTTCTTTTTTGGTTTGTTTGTATACTTTTTTTAAAGTTGAGAGTGTTGTAGAAAGTTGTTTATTATTCATTAATGTCGCATCTCGCAAAAGTGAAAGTGCAGTTTTTTTAGTTAAATCATCGTAAAGGTTAATATTTGAAATTATCTGCTCAATACTGTTTAGAACAAGTTTTTCGTTTTCGGAAGTTGTTTTCTTTTGCATTTCCAAAATTATTTCTTTTATTTCTTGAAATTTTTCATTTTGAATCATTGTATCTTCCGAAGAGGGATCGATTTTATAATTCTCAATAGTTTCAATTTCGTGATTTGTAAAAGCTTCTGTATCTTCTATAGAAATTAAGGAATGTGCCTGTTTCGTTGCTTGTTTTGCTTCTACGATTAAAAAATGTTTTGCAACAACGTTATAATAAGAAAAAGCTTTTGAACCTTTTGTTTCGTCAAATTTTGAAATTATTTGAAATAATTGTGCGACGCCGCGATCTCTAAGTTCTTCTTTTGTTTCGTAATTTGTTTTATAGTTGTATACATTAATGAGATTTTCAACAAGTTTTTTAAAAGGTTCGTAAATTTTCTCTATAAAGATTTCATGTTTTTTTTCCATGTCTTCTTCATATTTGAATTTTATAGCGGCCTCCTCGGTTTCTTTTGTGAAATAATTTGCACTTGGACCAGATCCTGGTTTTCTTTTTATAATTTTTTTGCCGCGTTTATTATTCATTATTTTCTTTCTCAGTAGATTTTACTTTGATTTCGATTGATTTGTTTATATTAGAATCCACTTCTTGTAAAAGTTGTATAATTCTTAAAGTAGAATTTCTTGATTCTGTTATGCTAGCCATAAAATTATGGAATTTCTCACCAGCTTCTGGTGTTACGACAAAAAATTCATTGTCTAATATATTATTAGCTGCCGTTATGCTTTTATTATGCAACAAAAGCAATTCTGGAAACGAATCTTCAAACAAGAAAATTATTTGGGCAGTTAATTTAAACTTTTTCCACAAAAAATATAAAATTGTTATAACAACAATATTCAGTATTAAACTTGTGACTAATAAAAAAAACATTATTGTATTATGATAAAAACATGTTGTTGTAATGTTCTTTTAAAGCTTCATAAGAATATTTTTGTTTTATTATAGGTTCAAGTTCTTTCGCCCATTTTTTTGGCATTTCACAATCTTGGTAAAATTTACGCATTCTGAATTTAACATCTTTTTCAACGGGGTCTGCCCATTTTGTACCTTTCATAAAAATATTTTGATCTACTCTTGATTCGTGAACATCAACAAGGTTATAATCGAATTTAATCCATTTCCCAAGATTTAAAAATTCGGTGTGTGCCGACCAGTTTGTTGCCAAAACAGGCAAGCCAGAGGCTGCCGCATTTATTCCAGGAATGAAAAATCCTTCGCCATGTGTTGGGGCAAGCAAACCTTTAATTTTTTCATTTTTGTACAAAGAAAACATTTCTTCATTTGAAAGATTTCCATGTAGAATCGTTATTCTTGGATCTGTATCAGAATTGTATCCTATATCCATTAAATATTGCTGAAATGTAACTGCGATAATTCTTTTATCAATGTGATGAGCCCTCGCAGCACCAGTCTTTAACACAAGACCAATGTTTGAATTCCCTTTAAATTCTTCTATAAACCATTTTAAAGCAAAAGGAATATTTTTTCTATCATTAAATGGATTATTTCCAGTAAGCTGGCCAAACATTAAAAAGTTAAAATCTGAATCTAAATTTAGCTCAATTGATTTTGAAACAGTTTCTTTTTCAAAAACTGGATGAAAAGACTCTGGAATTACAATAATGTCTGTGATAAGCTTAATTCCAGACATTTCAGAAGAGGCAACAAAACTAGATCTTGTAAATTCTGATGGAACAATCACTTTTGACATACAATTTACTGACCTAACCCATTCTGGATTACAAAATGAAGCTTCAACACCAGCAGTTACACCAATGTTTGTTCGTGCTTTGCCTGGGTCCCATTCATTTGGAAGTTGAACTTGAACAGATAAATCAAATATGTTTTTATAATCTAATTCAGATGCCATATTTTGATATATCCAACCAATTAATCCATTTTCTTGAGATATATCCACAATAGAATAACATTCTCCCCACGGAGTTAATTCGAATTTAACATCAAAACTTTCTTGATTGTCATAAAACCATCTAGCTATTTGTCTTGCGTGAACACCATAACCTGACGCTATTGTAAATGGACCTCTTAAAAGAACTTTTTTTTTCATTTTTTCACCTTTGGTTTGTTTATTTGGACTTCGTTCATAGTTTTTTTGGGAGTATTAAATTGTATTAATCCCCAATTTTTTTCTTTTTTATCTTCTCTCCAATTTTGGATTGTTTGTTCAAGAATTTGAATCCATTTGCCTGTAACAGTTTCATAATTAAACTGTTCTTCAACGTGAGCTTTTGCTTCTCTATTAATTTTTTCTTTTTCTTCTGGTGTAAGTTTATAAACCTTATAAAGTCCTTCTGCTAATTCTTTTTTTGAAAAATGATCATCATAAATATATGGCGTTGCTTGTGATCCAACAAGATATCTTTCTACTGGTTCTAGAGCAACACCGTGAACATTGCCGTTTTTATCGGTCATTTGTTCGGTCATGCCACCAGTCTTTAACGCAACAACTGGTTTGCCCAGTGTTAATGCTTGTAATGTAGAATTGTGTACAATAATTCTATTGGCGACAAAGTTATGAGTATTTTCGACTTGGATATCAAATAAATCAATTTCAGAATCCAAAGTTACAGTTTTGCTAGATGTAACAGGAACAAAAATTTTATTTTCTGTAAAATATAAAGTGTGATTTTTTCCTTCACTTTTAGAAGTGTTTGGTTTTTTGTTTATAAATGCGCAAAGTTTTTCATATTCTTTACCAGTGAAACCAAGTTGATAAGATTCTTTTTGATTAAATTGCTCATTTGCTTTTTTGATATATAAATTTGGACAAATATTATACATATGGAGTGTTTCAATAACTTGATTTATTAAAATTGGGCTTATTGTATTGTAAGATGCTACTTTTTTATTTTTTGAAAAATGTCCATCCCCCAAGAATAATCCTTTTATTAAGGCACTTGCAAATTCTTTATTTTTCAACAATGGCAAAAATTGTTTATGTATCGATTTTTGTTTCGCTCCATAGCCAGAAATAGTTCCAAAAAATTTAGCCAAGATAGAAGAAGAACAAACAAATCTACATTTGTTTTGAGTTTTATGTATTTCTATTTTCCCATCAACATTGAAATTTTCTTTAAAATAAGTTTTAAACCAATTTGCTACTTCCAATTCGTCAATATGAAAAGAAATTTCTAATGAAGATTTTAAGTTTTTTCCAACAGAACCTTCTGCAAGGTACCAGCCGTAAATTTTCATAAATTCTTCATTTATTTTCAATTCGTTATTAACTTTTATTAATTTTTTGTTGATTTTAAGATCTGGTATTAGTTTTATTAATTCCTGTTTTTGTTTTTCTAATCTTTCTTTTATTTTTACGCCTCTTCGTTGTGGAATATTGCCAATATATTTTCGTAAAATTTCAGAATGATGTTTTTTTAAACCTAATAAATTTCCTATTTCTTTTATTGAAATACCATTGGCAATGCTGGAAAAACCCATTGGAAAATAAACAAATTTATCTTCGAATTCAAGCTTAGAAACATCTTCCGCTAAAAGGAAATCTGTTATTTTAAACATTGTTTTGTATTCTCCGTTAAAAATTTCTTTATTTTTTGGGATACAGAGAAAATCACCAATTTTAACTTCAGAAGCTTGAACCCATTTCAATTCATCAGGAGATGTTTCTGGATCTTTACAAACTAAAAATGGATGTTCTTTAGAAGATGTAATTTCTTTTATTCTTGATGCTTTTATTTTTACAACATTATTTTCTTTTCTTTTTGATTTGGCTAAAACTTTATTATAAGTACCATCCAAAGATAAAACAAAATCTCCTGTTTCAATATCAGAAATATTTTTTATACCTTCTTTGGTTGATAATTTCGTGGAAAAATCCAAGCAAAGGCCAAAACCCTCGGCCCTCGAAACATTAACAATGGTGTCGGCAACATTGTAAAGTCGATTCATATCTGGAATATCTATTTGCCCAACAGAAAACATTACCCTGTCAGAAATTTTAAGCATTTCTGCTACTGCTTCAAGATCTGGCCCTTCTGGATCTTTTGGATTTGTGTGCATTACGAGCAAAGCATTTTTATGTCCTTCTTTTTCTTGAAGCATATCAAGAAAAAGTTTGAATCCTTGCATAACATCTGCTGGCATTTTTCGGTGAGCATTACGATTGACCCATAATGTAAAAAACCAATCTTTTCTATCTTTTAAAGTTTCTGCTTTTAGCTTTTCGACTTCTTCTTTTGATAATTCATAATACCAATTTTTTGGAAAGGTATGTGGGAGATAGTTTACTTTATTTGGATATCTATCTTTTAACAAATCATATGTTTTCATGGAAATACAATTTATTACATCTGTACTCTCATAAAATGCTGAATTGTATTCTGGATATGGATCGTTATCCCAAACGTGCCAATACACAATTGGACATATTTGGTTAATTTCATCTTCCATTTGCCAAACCCAAACAAACTGTCTTGGATCTGTGAATAATAAAAGGACATCTGGCTTTTCAGTTATTAAAAGTTGTCTTAAAAGATTTGGGGTTCCAAATCCATCTACAGGTTTAACAACAATATCTGGATGAAGCATCTGAATGTCGTAATTTGGATGTTTCATTGCGCCACCCAATTGCTTTACGGAAAATTTTCCGCTTGAAACTAATGCTTCGACAAGCATTCTCGATTGACCGCCAACACCAGAAACACATCTTAAATCATCAGACAATAATAAGATTTTATATTTCTCTTTTTTCATAAAATTTCTTAGTATGACATAAATGTTAAAGAATGTTTATTAATTTGTTAAAATTATTTTTAACGCTTCTTCGAATTTTATATATGGATACTGAACAAAATCTAAAATAAATTTTTCTGTATTTAAAAAATTTTGCAGTTCTACTTCTGAATTGTTTTCAAATAAAATTTTAACATTTTTGTAATATTTAGAAATTTCATGAATGATATCTTTTGTTTTTATTATTTCGGGTGAAGCGATATTCCAAAAAAGATTATTAATTTTATTGAGTTTTTCATTTTCGAATAATATGTATAAACTAATGTCAACGATGTTGTCAATGAAAGTTAATTGATATTCATTGTTTGCGTTTTCAATAATTTCGACTTGAGAATTATTTTCTTTCGCTAATTCAAATTTTTGTACATAAGAAGAAATAATAGAGTTATTCGATTCTCTTCCATAAAGTTCTCCATGTGCTATTGAAACACATTTTGTTGCTTGTAAATTATTTATTATTTCATTGTTTTTTAATAAAAATTTTTTATTTATATTAAAAATTTGATTAGAATCATCAAATATTTCTTCTTCTTTGTAAACTTTTTTTGATTTTAAATTTATTTTATTGAAATCTATATAGCTTATGAATTTTTTCATTTTAAAAAAATTTAAAGCATCATAAATATTTAAATATCTTTTTTGTTGTAAAATAAAATTTTCCTCAGAAAATGTTGAATTTTCAAAAAAAATAATGTTTTCTATATCGTGCAATTTACAAATTCCAATAAATTCATTATATATATCTAAAATTGTTTCATTTGCGAAGACAAAATTTGAACTTGATTGTTTTGTAAATCTTTTTATTGTTTCAACAAATAGAAAATCGTCAGATATTATTAATGTTTTTGACATGACTATTCCTTTAGTATAAAAAAGAAATTGATATTATGTATGACGAATTCTTGTATCTGGTCTTTCAATCAATATTTTTTCTACTTCTTTTGCATCCATATGTACGTTAACATTTACTTGAATGTTAAAGTTTTCATTTCTAATTGTATAAACAGAATTGTTTCCAAGACCAAGATTTGCAGCTAAACGATTAAGATTTGTTTGAATATTAACAGGTTGCAATTTAGCAAGTTCGCGAGAGGTTTGATTTATTGTTTCAACCATGTCTTTGATAGCGTTTGAGGTGTTTTGAATACCTGTTATTCTTGTGCTTGTTTCTGCCGCCGTTAATGTTTTTTCGAGCCTGGTGAGCATTGGCGAGGACGAAAATGTCGTAAGGGCATCTATACTATTCGCCAATGGCATTAAATCAGACACTGAAATTGATTGCAATTGCCGAGAAGTTAAAGTTCTAATTGAATTTATGTTTTCAATAATTGATTTATAAGATTCAATATTTGAAGTTAATTTATCCATATCAACACCTTCCAAACTTCTATTAAGAACAGTTTGTGTGTTTTTAAGAGTTGGCCCAAGCCTTGTTGCAAATTCTTGTAGTTTTTGCATCGAAGCTTCTGCTTTTCGTTGATCAATACGACCAACTTCAGAGGCGGATTGTATCGAATCTCTTATTGTTGAAACTCGTTCACTTAAAGAAGAATTTTCTGAATGTCGTGTCTGGATAGCTGGTGGTTCTAACGCATTTGTTAAGTTTTCTTGTATGTTTCGACCACTCGTTTGAGATTGCGCTTCTGCCTGTTTAAGCATTTGCACCGCGGGATTTTTAGATGTAGATGGTATTGGGATATTAAATGGTCTTATTCCAAGCCATTCTTTTATTCTATCTGGAACTGCGTCTAAAAATGAATTAAAAGAACGCTTTAAATCATTGATAAGATCTGTTTTAAGTGTATTAAATCTTGTTTTTAAAGTTTCTACTGCTTTAGCTGGGCTATCGAACAACTCAGTAAAAAATAAAGAAGTTGCATAAATAGATCTTGAAATGAGCTTAAACCCAACGGCTAATGCATTTGAAAGTAAACCGAATGAACGAAAAATGATATTGAAAATTTTTCCAACAGTTTTTCCAATACTACTATTAAATTTATTAGCAAAGTATTCTCCAAGGTTGTTGAATAATTTACCAATGCCAGCAAAAAAATCTTGACCTAACTCAGCAAGAAAACCAACTGCCCACATTGGCAAAACAACAAACAAGTTTGTAATATTTTGCAAGATTTGTTTTCCAATATTTGCCCATAGTCTTGAGGAAGTTAATGCAGAAGCTAATCCTGTTAATAGCATTGTTCCTAATGATTCTGTAATTTTAATAAGATGAGGTTTCGTTTTTTCAAACGATTCAACCAATCCAGATACGAACTTATCACCTGTATTTGATTTTGCTACTGTTCCTTCGCCAATAGAAAGTCCATCAGAAATTATTCTAAATAAATCTGGCATTTTTTCTGCTATTTTTCCAATGAAAAATTTGGCGGCTGTCCAGATGGAATCTGCAAATTTGCTTAAAGCTGCGGAAATCTTTTGTCTCGCTGGAGATCCTTCTTCTCCAAAAACATCTCTAAACATTCTAGAAAGTGTCCCACCGATTCCGTCTACTGACTCTCCTAGCTGATTTCCAACATTATCAAATGTATTGTCAGAAAAAATTGAGTTTATTAATGGAGCAATGGTTTTGCCTAGACCTAGTAACGCTTCTTTTATTCCAGAAAGAAAGATATATCCAACAGCTTTAAAAAATTTTTTAATTCCGTCAAAAACTTTACGAGCACCCGCGCCCGCGGCACTAAATCTATCAGAAAAAGCTTCTTGTAGTCTATCCAATAATTTAGGAAGTGCTGCCGCTGGATTTGTTGTCATTTCTCTAAAAAAATCTTTAAATGAACCAACCACTTTATTTAGAAATGTTTTCATAATTCGCGGATTAAACATATCTCTTAATCCACCAAAAAATTCTTTGACTCCTGGGAATAATTGACCAAATACCAAACCAACTTGACGACCAGCATAAAATACCATTGTTAGAGATCGCTGAAGATTTCTCATCAGTTCTCTAAACTCTTTAGTATAACGAATACCAGAAACAAACCCTTGAATAAATCTATCAAAAAATCCACCTTGCATAGCAGAACCCGATTTAACGAGTCTTTCAATTGCTCCTGCTAATTTGTTTAAAACTTGCTCTTGAGAAAGTTGTGATTTTTTTGCCGCATCGCCTTTTTTCTGAATGTCAGCATAAGAAAGAGCCCTATTTTTTTGAGCAAATGCAAGAGCCAATTCTGATTCACCTAATCCTGTTTGCTGAGCCAAAAGTCTTCTTTCTTGCGCGGTCATTGTTTCGATTGTTCTACCCGCTGCAAAAAAACCTTTTCGCAATATTTCTAATTTCTTCGCTGGGTCTTGTTCTTGCATTAATTGAAATGCGTCGACATTTAATCCAAACGCTTGTGAAAGTTGTGCGGCAGAATTTGCGGCGTCTTCAAAATTCATATATTTATCAACGAGTTTACCTAGTGATTTAACTTCAATACCTAGTCTTCTTGCATAAACTGCCGCTTGAGTCATTTCTTTTACTGAAATGTGTCCAAAGTGTTCAAAATCTGCAATCATGTTTCCAACATCGCGAGAAACAAGTTTCATTGAAACACCAAAAGCTTTACTAAGTTGAATCGAATAATTTCCAACCTGTCTGTTAATCTCATTTAAACTTTGCCCTGTTGCTAATGACCTTTGGGCAACACCTTTTAATCCTTCGTCAGTAAATCCTAAACCTTTATTAAAAGCTCCAAGAGCTTCCGCTTGCGAAACACTCAAGTCTCTAAAAACAGCATCAACAGTTTCGCCAAGTTTTTGCGCATATTCCCTAAAGTACCTTAAACGCTCGACTAAGTTTCCAAACGTTCTCCAAACACTAATTCCAGTATTCGCAAGTTCTCCTTTCATGTTTTTTGCAAGGTCAATGATGGTACCGCCCGCTGTTTTATTCAAATATCCAAATTGTTTTCTTATTTCTTCCAATTCTTGTGCAAGTTCATTACTTCCGCCAACACTGGCCATTGAAATTAAACCATCAAGTAACTTAAAAGGAAATGCCAAAACTGATTTTCCTATTTCGAAAATACCACTTCCAATTCCTTGAATCATTTGTAAAGCACTCATCGCAGACTGAGCAACAAAAGATATTGCTTTTCCAATTCCGCCAACAATAGAAATACCAGCATTTAATTTTGTAAGTTCTTTTGAAACCTCTCCAAAATTACCACCAAGTTTTTTTGTTGAAGTAGAAGTAGAATTAATTTTTTCTGAAGCTTTTTGAAGAGAAGAATCCATAGATCCGCCTGCTTCTTTTGCTGCTTCAGAAGCGGCTTCAAAACTATTCGCTAGTTTTCCACCTGGATTTGCCAATTTCCCAAGTATGTCATTCATTTTTTTAATTGCCTCAGTCATGTATTCAAGCATTTTTGCTTGCTTTGAATATTGACCGTTCATTTTCTCAACTTTTTCAGAAGCCTCTTCTAAAAGTTTGTTAAGCTGAATCTGAATTTCCAGTGTACTTGCCATTTAATTTTCTAATTAATAATTAAGCAGTATTATGGAATCAGAACAAATTACACCAATTGGTAAATTATTTTTTACATCACTTTTAGCTTCAATAATTAATGGAGCAGCTTTTAATTGGAAATTGCAAGGAACCAAAGAACAAACTGAAGACTTTATGAAAGTTGTTTCTGCTGTTAAAGAAGCTTATGACGAAACTAAAAAAGGCAATCAAACAACAGTTCAAGCATTAATTGAAAAAATGAATAAAAAACAAGAAGCTTTGGCTGAGTTTGAAAAGAAATATAGTATTAGACTTCCTATTTAACGAAACAAAAATGAAAACAAAACTTTCAAGAAAAGGTCTAGATTCTCAATTATCTTCTCCCGAAGATTCTAAATTAGAAATCGAGGCAGACAAAATTGTATTATCGGGTAAAGATTTAGCTAGTTTATTTTCAAAATTTGAAAAAGAGATAGCAAGTCTCAAAGAAGAAAATAAAAAACTTTGCACTTATGCTGAATTCGAAAAAGAAATATCTGGCTTACGAAAAGAAATAGAAAAACTCAATAAGCAGCCAAAAGAAAAAGTTTCAAAAGAATAATTTAAAGTTTGGATAAAAGTTCTTCAATTTCATCTTTTTGCCACTCAAAAGAAATAGATGTAAATTTTTCTTCTTCCACTTGATAATAGTAATCAATTACAACAGATTTTTTTTGTGTGGTTTCATCAAGTAGCCATCTGATAGAAATCATTGGAATTTCTGATTCTGAAATTTCTTTTCTGTCAAAAACTTTTTTTGTCATAGTTTCCAACAATTATAACATCTGCATTCGTAAATGTCTTCTCCACCTATTAAAACCTGATCTTTATTCTCTATTTCACGTTTACGATAAGTTCTTGTTGCATTTAACAATCCACATTTTTTACACACGCCTTCAAATTTAATTACTTTATTTGCCATAGACATTAATTGCGGCATTTTTCCAAACGGGTCGCCCTTTGAATCCATATCAAGCCCCGCAGCATGTATTTCTTTTCCGATGTTCAACAATCTTTTTACAAAATCCACAATTTCAGTTCCAAAAAATTGAATTTCATCAATTAAGATAACGTCTGCACCAAAATTTATATTTTTCCATTCTTCTTGTGGGAGATTTAGCGATAAATTCACAACAAATTCTTTTGGGATTTCTTTTTTTGAGTGTGTTAAAATTGACTTGTCTGAATATCTTTTATCAATATTTGGTTTGATCGCCTGTAAAGTTTTGCTTTTTTCCAACGTTTCTTTATAGGTGTTGTAAAGAGCAGTGCTTTTTCCGCTATACATTGGACCACTGTAAATAAAGAATTTTGGGTTTTGGTGCTCGCTTGTTGACATCTCTGGGATAAATAAAGCACAAATAAGAAATTCACAATAGGAAAACTAACAGATTAGCTTCGGTTAAGTCTGGATGTTGTATGCGGTCTACCAGAAGGATTTGGCATTAATTGTTGAACAATTGGATCATTTGCCGAAACCACATCTTTTCCACTTGGCATATTTACAGCGTTACGTTGCTGGATTCTTTCATTAAGTTTTTCCAGATGATATTCTATTTCTTTTCTTGTGTATAAATAAAATTCAGATTTAGATACTCCAAGATAATACAAGAAAAGTTCCATTGGCTCAAGAATTCTTTTCTTTCTAACTTCTTGCATTTTGCCGAAAAGTTCTAAAAGCTTTTGTTCGTCCTCTAAATCATTTGGCGAGATGTGGAAAAAAAAATGATTCAGCAATTACGATATCAAGTTTTTCTGTATGTTCACAGTCTCGTTCCTTACACTTAAAATCAAAACTTGTATCAAGTCCTGGTTCTGTTTTCATAATATGTCTTCTGAATGCAGTGCTATCTTTTCCTGGTAATTTACAAAGTGTATCCAAAATTTCTTTTTTTCCTTTGAAACCATTAATAGAAATTATTAAATTACTTAGTTCGTGCGCAACTTCAAATTTTGGATCAATTTGAAGTTTTTGTCTTTCCTTTTTTTCCGCAGCCGCTTTTTTCGATTCTCCAACAGTTAAATACTTATATTCGATCTCAAGACCGCTTTTAGGAGCTTTAAATAAAAATCTATTTGAATAAGGTTCTACTTGTTGAACTTCTTTAAGATCTAATTCTTTAAATCTTAAATTTTTATAAATATTGTATTTTATTTCTTGTGTAACTTCACATTTCGGACATTTGATATCAAAACTATAATTTTCGTCGAATCCTTCGGCTCGAATTAGCGCGAAAAGAATATCTCGATCCCCAGATAAAAGTGTCTGAACATTAAGCGTTTTATCATACAAACAAGCTTGTACCAAATCATCAATTACTGTTCCATCTCTTATTCTTTTTTTATCATACATTACAGATTCTTCGAGTGGAGTAAGTTCAAGAATTGAAGTCACATCTTTTCCGTGAAGTGGATGTGACGGTCCATAAGTTAAACCTTTCGATGGCAGTGGAACCTCAACAACATCTCTTGTTAATTCAATTAATTTTGTAGTTGGTAAAGGAGCTTGCGCATCTAAATTTTGAGCTTCATTAAAAAGTTCTTTGTTTTTATCAGACATAATATTATATATCACTAATATTATTTTTAAGTTTTCTGATTGTTAACCTGTTTTTAATTTTTGTGTCGAATCTTGAAAGTTACTTGGAATATTTTTTTTAGTTGCCTGTAGCTTTTGAGTAGCTTGAATTTTTTGTGTTGAATCTTGAGAAGGGGTATTTTTATTATACGCCTCAATCTTTTCTCTTTGTTTAGAAATGATCGAACTTTTGTTTTCAGTTGTTAAACCAGTATCAAGCATTACTGGTCTTCCTTGTGGATCAAGTCCCCAATTATGGGGATTTACCATATCAGAAATTGCATATCCACAATCTTTCATTACGGTCACGGCAATTAAAAAATCTCTATGAGCTTTAATCTCTTCTATTTCATCCTTTGAAGTTGCTTTTTCGTTTGTAGAAATTATTCGTAATGCTTTTACAAACTCTTCAAAAGAACCAAACTTGAAATAAGAAGAAATTTTGTCTTTGTTTGATTCGTCTAAGTTTTCAACTTTTTCAACTATAAGATATAAATATTCACTTCCAACATCGTATATTTCTGGTATAAGTTGCGCCTTTTGCGCAATTTTACACATTTTGCTTTCTGCTTTGGTTTGACTTATTGAACTTTCGATATCGTAAGTCGCAGATTCCGAATATGAGACCTTTATAGCTTTTCCATTTCCTAAATCAAAAACAGATCTATTAGAACCTTCACCTAACATTGTTAGATGTTCTTTACAAAATCTATAAATTATTTCTGCACGTCTTTCAATTGGAAAATTTTGGAATGTAGAAATTCCTTTTATTTTCGTTAAAAGATCATTTGATTCGAAGAGGAAATTGAAAAGTTTCATTGTTTATTTTTCGCTTTTTCTTGGAAATGATTTCAAACTTGAAATCGCATCTTGAACACTTTTTTGAATTCCAAGCGACATAGAGTCCATCACTTTGGCATATTCTTCTTGTAGGTTATCTGGTAATGATTTTACATCTTCTAAACCTAAAACATCGATAATAGTTGATTCGAAATCAAGCGCCGCGCCTTGAGCGTCAACCCGAAGTCGACGCTCAGCGTTAATATCGCGACCAGAATTTGTCGCGCTTACTGTAGACTGATCGATAGTTTCTGGTGTCGATTCTTCGTCAGAAAGTGTTGCGGTTGCTGGTAAAAGTGTTTTATCTCCAACAGAAACAACATGCTCTTCTTTTAACTTTTTCTCCAAAAGCTTTTTGACAGCAATTCTAAATTCTTTTTCTTCAAATACGTATGCCATTTTTCTTTTAATAATTAAGTAGCAAAAAGGTTTTTAACTTTAGTAATGAATCTATAACAGATCTTTTTGTTTTAAGTTCTTTATCTTTGACTATTTTATTTAGGAGTTTAGCAAAATCATCTTGTTTCAACTCTAGCATTTCAGCTTTTAAAAATTTTAAAAAATCATAGCTATCTTCAGAACTTTGAGTTAATAATTTAAAATTTTCAAAACTAGAATCAATAGGATCTTTCTCTTCGCTAGACTGTTCTTTTGTTTCGTTTTCTTTTTTTTCCTTGTCTTGTTCTGGATTTGCTACATCGCTGGATTCTTTCGAAGGAGAAGATGTTGGAGTCGAAACATCTAATTGATCAGGCGATTCTGGTTCAGAAGAAATATCTCCACCAAACCCAGAACTAGTTTGTTCAGGATTTTCATTTTCGATGGGCGCGCTTGCTTCTGAAGGTGGTTCTTCAACTTTCTTTTCTTCTTTTAAGGATTTTATTAGCATTTTATAAACGCTATACTTATTATTCATATTAATAATTAATAACATGGATAAAGATAGTTTAGAACAAAAATTTAATGAATTGATGGCTGCTTTTGAAGATATGGAAGAAAGAGTCGCAAAACTTGAAAAAGAAATAAAGAAACTCAAAACGGTTAAGGAAACATCGAGTTTCCATTCCCAAGAAAAAACTTTTCTTAAAGATTAAGTTAGGAAATCGTTTTTAAAAAATGCTTCGACTTCTTCTTTGATTGGATATTGTTTTACATAATTTTCAAATTTTTCATTAGAATAAAAATAGTCAAAGGGCATTGCAAAATAATAAGCGGAATCCCTTAATTGAGGAGTTATCCAAGTTTTAATACTAGATTTATAATCCTCATCAAAATTAAATATGTTTGCAACTATTAAACTTGTCGCATATGCGCGCATTTCCCAGTGGTATCTGCCAAATTTTGGTATTGGCAGAATTGCAACTAAAAACAAAACAAACATAACAATAAAAATTGCATAAGCTTTCAGCGCAATAAATAAAATGGATAAACAAAGGAATAAAATTCCAAAATATAATTCTGGCAAATAAGTTACCTGGAAAAGAATATTGTAGTTTTGGTTATCCAGTGCATGAACTGACTCATGCATCATTGTTTCGATAAATGTTCTTGGCTTTATTTCGGAAAATAAATTTTTAGGACAATAAATGGTTGATCCAATTGTTGTGATGTAACTTGTCATAAATCTTTTATTTATGTTTGTAACAGAAAGAAACCAACCAATAAAATTCATTAGTTTGCTCGATTCTTTTTCGACTAACCTAATAGGAGTTTTTAACTTAGGATTAACATATTTGTTAAAGAATAATTCAGAATTTTTTTTATTAAGTTCTTCAATGTTCATTTTTTGTTAAATAGCAATTTCGATAATACAATCTTACAATATCAGCATGGCAAACTTAATGATTAATAACGATGAATATAGTACAGCAATACTTACTTCTAATATAATTCCTTATCTTCACTATGATGAATCCATTCCAAATTTTTCATATACAACAAATACTTTAAATATTTTTTTATCCAATGGCGAAACATTTAAATTCAGTGAAAAATCAAACACGTACTCATTTGAAGCAACCATTCCAAAAGAAGAAAACCAATCCAAGAAATTTTTTGATATTTTTTTAAATTTAATTGATTATAAATTGACAATTAAATTTTTATCTAGTGATATTAAACATGATTTGAAAATAGATCAAACTTTTAATTTAGGATCACTTAAAGTTTTAAAAGAAGAAAATCAATTAAAAATAGTTTTCAACAAATATTCCAAAGAAGAACTTGAAAACTTTAAACAAATTAAAATATTTTAAAGTTCATAAACTAAACCATTTACAGAATCTGACTCACTTACTTTTTGAAATCCAAATTTTATTAAAATTTTTTCCATAATTGGATTAATGACTTGAGCTCTTAAAATTGTTCTTCTTCTTTTTTTCTTGGAAATTAAACTTTGCACAAGTTTTGCGGCGATTCCTTTGCCCCTAGCTGTGTCGTCCACAGCGATACTAAATGTTATTTTATTTATTCCGTCGTCATAATCTTCATCACTAGGTACATCATAAGATATAACAGACCCACCAAGCACAGTACCGTTCTTATCAATTATAACTTCATATGGGTTTTCAACACTCATAATATGCACGCCAGAATTTTTGAAGATTATTTCCAACTGTTCTTGTAGCTCAGATGAAAGAACCTCTTCTCCATTTGGAAGTTCAATTTCGAAATCATCCTGACTAGAATTTTCAATATTGAGTAATTGAAAATTAGGAGAAAGAGATTCAAAAATTAAATTAAACAAATTCATGATTGCTCTAACAAATATTAGACTATAATCTTTTTAAAATTGCTCTTTTTTCTTCTCTGTTAATTGTTGTTAAATCAAACAAAGTTTTTCCTTCCAGATGAGAAAGTTCGTGTTGAACTATAATAGAAAAATCTTCGTCTAATTCTTCTACAATTTCTTTTTCGCCATTAAAATATCTAATATCTATTTTCGAATATCTTTTAACAGGAAGAAATGTTTTGGGTATGGACAAACAGCCCTCAGTTATAATAATTTGTTGATTAGAAGTCGAAACAATCTCGGCGTTGAAAAAAACCTCAAATTCTTTATCTTTTTCTCTTTTAGCAATAAAAAGATGTTCTTCTAGTCCAATTTGAACAGAAGCCAAACCTATTCCTTTATAGTTTTTGCAAACTTCTTTCATTAAATCTATTTTTCCTTGATAGTCCGAAAGTTTAAAATTTGTTGTATCTATTTTTTTACCAACTTTTCCTTTTATTTGTTTAAAACTAAGTGGTTTGTTTGAAACTCTATTCATTGTTTTCCTCTAGTATATCTTTCAACTCTGAGATTTTCATTACTGTTTGCTCTCCTGAACGATCAATGTTTAAAGCAAGTTTTCTAATTTCTCTTTTTTGCATTATCTTATCCTGCATTTTAAATTCTGTACCCGAATCGGCAACTATATAATAACAAAAAACTGGCTTTGTTTGCAGTGTTCTATGTAATCTGGCGTTCCGTTGATCTATTTTAGCTGGATTCCACGGTATTTCTGTATGAATCACTACATTACTTACCAATTGCAACCCATCCAGACCAGTTCCGCCCGCGTCAGATGAAAGAAATATTTTTGTGTCTGGATCTGTTTTAAACTGTTCAACAAGCTTAGGACGTTGTTTTGTTGGAACATCACCAGAATATATAACATGATTTATTGCTTTGAACTCGGATTTAATCATTCTTTCGATGATTGAAAGCATTTCAGTCCACTCTGAAAACAGAACTAATTTTTCGTTGTTTTGAACGCAATGTTTTTCTATTAGTTTTTTTACTTCTTCTATCTTAGGTTCGAAATAATTTTTTTGAGTTTTATCCAACAACTCTGATGCGGTACATGCCTGTCTTGCTTTTAATAGATAAGCATTTAAAAGAATCTGTTCGTGAGGTCTTAGAGGTTTTTGCATTCCTTTTTTTAGTAAGTTATCTGCCATTGCTCTATAGTTTTTTTCTATTTCTTGTTGTTCTTGAGAAAGCTTTATATAAACAGTGTTTTCTGTTATTGGTGGCAATTTCTTTCTCAATTCTTCTTCGGAAATTGAAAACACACAGTGTTGAATTTTTTTATGTAAAAGACTTATGTTCTTGATTCCATTATAAGTTATTTTGTGCTTCGTTGCCGCGATTACTCTTTGAAAATCTCTATCAAATTTCCATTTTGGACCTAAAATATTCTCGTCGACAATTTGCATTGTGTTGTATAAATCATCTAATCTATTTTCAATAATTGTACCAGAAAGACCAAGAAAAAAATCAGAAGTTAATTTTTTAATAGCTTTCCATGTTTTCGTTTCGCTATTTTTTACAGTTTGCAACTCATCAACAATTAGCATATCCGCTATTCTTCTTGTTTTTTTTCCTTCTCCGACCAAATCATCAATATATCTTGTCATCATATGATAGTTTATTATTGCTATTTGTTTACCATCCCAAGCTTTTATTTCTTTTTGTGAGCCCAAAATAATAGCATCTAATCCTGTAAAACGTTTAATTTCTCTAACCCATTGTTGTTTAAGAGTGTTTGGAACAATTACAAACATCGTAAATTCATTATTTAAATCATGCATATATTTGAATAAAGAAATTGAAGTTAGTGTTTTGCCGCCACCTGCGGGCAATGCAACAATTGATTTTTTCGCGGCAAAACAATCAATAAATATTTCTTTTTGATAATCAAATAAAGAAATATTTGGAATTAGATTTTCGAGTTTGGCTCTTAAGTTAGACTTTGAAAGTTTTTCTTTTTCATGATAAAATCGATTTATTTTATCCAGCTTTTCTATTTTTAATTCTGATTCTAGTTTAGAAACTCCAACTGGGGTGATGTGTGTTTCTAACAATTCAAAATTTTCAAGTAAAAGCTCTTTATGTTCTTTTGAAAAATCTTTCAACAAAAGTAGCGTTTCTTCTTTATGATTTTTCCCAGAAACAACAAACTGTTCTTTGCAGTAATCGTAGTGAACGAATGTTTTAATATTAGTTTTTTCTTTTTGAACTTTATTTTGTTTAACTAATGCTTGTACAAATGGTTCTTTATTATAATACTTGAACAATCTTTGTAAAACAGCTATGTGCTCACAGTAATTTAATTCATCTAATGTAAATTCCTTACACGAACAACTAAATGTAGTCAGTTCTGGACTTGTAAATTCTGCCAAATTTTTTCCGATATTTATTTTAGTTGGAAATTTTAATTCATTTTCATTAAATGAAAGTTTATATTTCTTACCTGTCGAATATTGAAATATTTTTTTTCTTTCAATGTCATCTGCTTTGGATGACTCTTCAAAATTTGGATATTGTTTTTCATTTTTTTCTTTTTCTAAAGATAAAAGCTCATATTCGAACATTATTGTAAGCTTACATAGTTGTATCTTTTTGATATTTTGTCAATTTCTTTTTGATATTTGTAGTTAAAAACATGAAAAAACTTTTCGAGAAAGCACCTCCTGGCAAAAAATATGAAAAGCTGGTTTTGAATTTAAAAAAGAAGTATGGCGAGACTTCTGAACGTCCGTTTGCTATCGCTTGGTCAATTTACAATAAAAACAAAAAAGAAAAGAACGAAGCTGCGACAGTCTCATCATTAGGACTAACAGGAACTCAAGATCAACTGTTAGCCGAAAAAATTAAAACGAAACGAAATGATATTAATTCATTTTTTTCTAAACTTAATGAATCTATGAATATGGAATTTGAAGATTTTCTCGAAAACTTTGGCGAAGAATTAATTCATCAATTTGGTGGAGATAACGTAGAAGATATTACAAATTACAAAGAAGAAGAAGACACCATAGCAGAAGTTGTTGTAACGCTACCAGAAATAACAAATGAGTCATTTTGGATAGGGATTTATGCTAGTGGAGAAATATTAGCGAGACCAATGTCAGATGGTTGGGAAACGGGAGTCGTATTTAATGGACTATACGAAGATTATGATTCTATCCCTGATTTAGTGGCAGACTTACAGCACTTGTTAAAACGTCACATTGCTGAAACAAAAAAATTCAAAAAAGTTTATGAATCTTTAATGTTGAAAAGACTTTCACTCATTTAAAAATGAGATCCAGTCATCCAGTATTAAGCCTTTAAAACTTCTAAAACCATCATTTAACAACTGCAAACGATAAATTAAAATATCATCTGCAATTTCATTTTTTTTGATTTTGTAAGAATACTCAACAAATGCAAGTCTAGAATAAATAGACTCTAGAATTTTTCTAATTGATAAAATATATTCCATATGTTTTTCATATAGATCCCAAACTTCTTCATAATCGTAAACAAATTCTTTTGTTTCGTTATTTCTTATTACTTTTTTTGTCTTTGCATGAGTCTTTTTGTTTTTTCTATTTTCTGAATCTGAAAAAAAGTATGGGTCATTACAATAAGACTTTCCAATTTCAGAAAAAAGTGTATCCATATAAGTTCGTTCATTTATTGAACGATCTTCATAGTAATAATTACTCCATTCTATATAGAAAGGATTATGGTCCTTTTGATTAGTATCGTAGGACGAATTAAATGAAAATTGCGAATATTTTCCATAATTGAAAAACTTTTTAAAATAAAACGAGTATTCATATATAAGTGTGTTAATAATCTCAAGCTCATTTTTATGTTTTACAAAGTAAAAAAGTTTAAATTTTGTGATCTTGGCCCCTCTCTTATCCCAGTGCGAACAAATTAAAGATTCTTTGAAATCAAGTATTCTTTGATTTTCTCGACAACACCAAAAATTAGTATCTGGAAGAAGTTCTAGTTCTTTTAATTCTTCGTATAAATCTAGAATTGGCGTATTATACATGTCTAAATATAATTCCTCCAAATACTCATCAGACACTTGGGTTTTGTTGGACATAACCACTTTATGTTAGTGGCGCAAGTTACAACTGTAAAGGCGAAATAAAAACTTTTTAAATTGCTAATTAATTTGGTGATAAAATGTTAAAAACGTTTATATTCGAATCAGATAGCTTAGAAGAATTTTTTGCAACATTAAAAACTTTCAAAACTCAAAAAGAAAGAATTGATTATGCAATATCCAAATTGAAAAAACTTGGAGAAGGAGAAGGTAGAATAGTTTTTGATCTTGGCGATGGAAAAGTTATAAAATTTGCAAAAGAAAAATTTGGTTTATCCCAAAATCAAAGCGAAAAATTGGCGTATGAGGCACTTGAATCAAATAATATGGAGGAGCTTGTACCAGAGATATTTGAAGTTGGAAAAGGATTGTCATATCTGGTTTCTGAATACGCTCGCCCTGCTTCATCATCTGATTTTGAATCTTTAGCTGGATTGCCTTGGGAAGAATTTGAATCCGAACTAGGACAATTTTATGCAGCATATAAAAATCATATTTACGAACCTCTTTCTGGAGAAAGTGTTAACTTTAGCGACCTAAACCAAGGTCGATTTTCCTCAAAAACAGAATATGAAAAGTGGCGAGCAGACGAGAACGAAGACCCAATAATAAACGAAGATGATGAAGTAAGAGAAGTTCCAGAGTTTATTGACAAAATAATATTTATTGTCTCTCAAGCTGATCTCTTAATTGGCGATCTTTTAAGCTTAGATCACTATGGGGTAACAAGTGACAATAGACTTGTTTTAATTGACTCAGGTTTCTCATCCTCGTCGGTTATGGACAAATATTAAAGATTATTAACTTGTTTGTTTATCCAGGTATAAAGTTTTTGAATTCCATCTTTTAATTTAGACTGCGGTTCCCATCCTAAAACTTCTTTTATTAGTTTATTGTCGGAATTGCGACCCATAACACCAATAGGGCCAGGTATGTGTTTTATTTCTAATTTTTTACCTGAAATATCAATTATCATTTTTGCTAAATCATTAATTGTAACCATTTCTGTACTTCCAACGTTTAATGGTTTATCGAACCCACTTTCAATTAATCTAAGCGTTCCTTCGAGGCAATCGTCAATATACAAAAAAGATCTTGTTTGCGTTCCATCTCCAAAAATTTCTATATGCGTTCCATCTTTTGCTTCTGCAACTTTTCTACATAAGGCGGCTGGAGCTTTCGCTCGATTCGAATAATAGTCACACTCTTCTGAAAAAATATTATGATATCTCATAATGCTAATGTTTAATCCTTTATTTCTCGCAAAAGCATCGAACATAATCTCGCTGAATAACTTCTCCCAGCCATATACGCTATCTGGAAAAGCTGGATATGCTGATGACTCTTCACAATTTGGATTATTTGGATCTGTTTGATTATAGGCAGGATAGATACATGCTGAGCTAGAATATGCTATATTTTTTATACCTTTTCTTGCGGCAACATTAGCAACATTTAAATTTATCAAGGCAGAATTGTGTATAATTTCGGCGTCATTTTTTCCAGTAAAAACATATTCTGCGCCCCCAAGTTCTGCAGCATACTGTATTATAACATCTATGTCTGGTGTTATTACTTTTTCGCAAATGTTTTCTTCTCTTAGGTCCCCAATAATAAACTCATCTGCTTCTGTTGAGCTAAATTCTGGATAGACCAAATCTACTCCACGGACCCAATTGCCTTCTTTTTTAAGTCTTTTAACCATTTGGTGTCCAATCATGCCTCCCGCACCAAGAACTAAATATCGTTTTTGTTTCTTCATATTTTTGCTTATTTTAAATATCTTTAAATTATTTGTCTAAAAGTAGTTGACAATTATTTCTATAATATCTATCTCTGTTGAAATGGATAGAAAAAACATACTGTTTACTTTGCTTGATTCTTGGGGAATAGAAAAGGATATTCTCAAATATTTTTATCTTCTAATGGAAAAAGAGTTGGAAAAATTATGTGCTCGAAATATTCCGCTAGAAATTGAACTGGAGTATAATGAATTTTCCAAAACAAGCATAACAATAAAAATTAAATTTCTTTCAGAAAAAGAAATAGAATATAAACAAATTACTTTTAGCAAAGAAGATACAATCAAATCGCTTCAACTTAAAAGCAGTCTAAATAAATCTTCATATTTAGCAAAAGGATTTTCTTTTGCTCCTTATATACCTCTTGTCGTTTCTACTTTTAATTTTCTTGATCCAAGTCCAAATCATAAAGAAGAAATTAGTTTTTCAGAATTTTTTAATACAATAAAACTATTCACAAAATAAAATTTTAGTTTTAATATAATCTTAAATGATTGAAATAAAAAACGAAAAAGAAATACAAAAAATGAGAGATGCGGGCAAACTTGCAGCAGAAACTCTTATTGCTATTGGAGAACTTATCAAACCAGGAATAACAGGTTTAGACATTGATAAATTTGTAAAAGAGTTTACTGAAAAAAATGGTGGTAGATGCGCGCCTTATTTATATAAAAATTTATATTCTTCTCTGCATCCTTTTCCTGGTCATGTTTGTATTTCTCCATCAAATGTTGTTTGTCATGGTATTCCAAATAATAAGCCACTTGATAATATGATTTTTAATGTAGACATTACATCAATTTATAATGAAGCTCATGGAGATACGAGTGCAATGTTTTATCTCGGAAACATAACTGAAGAAGATTTTAAATTAATGAAAATAAGTCGAGAAGCTCTTGATTTAGGAATTGCTTGTGCCTTTAATGGTGCCAGAGTTGGAGATTTAGGAGAACCGATTCAATCTTTTGTTGAAAGTAATGGTTATTCGATTGTAAAAGAATTTGGTGGACACGGAATTGGAATTGGGCCTAATGGATTTCATATGGAACCTGGTATTTTACATTATGGAAAAAGAGGAACTGGGCCGCGTTTGCGCACAGGATTAACCCATACAATCGAACCAATGGTCAACAGAAACTCACCAGAAATTTTTCTTGATAAAAATGATTTGTGGACAGTTTACACAAAAGATGGAAGCAATAGCGCTCAGTGGGAGCATACAATTCTTATTACTGATTCTGGTAATGAAAATTTAACTTATAGAAGCGTTCCATTAAAAAACACAATAGAATTCAAATAAGTTTTAACAACTCTTCAAATTCTTTAATCGCATTTTCATATGTGAATTTAAAATCTGCTGCCGCCTTTTTTCTTTCATCAATTGAACGAGATTCGATTGAATCAAATTTGTTTATAAATTCAGTAACAGAACCAAATTTAATCATTTCAGGAATTTTATTTAGCTCTTTAACTTTATCATATAACGGTAAAGTTTCAAACAAAATCATTTTAGCTCCTGCTGCCGAAGCCTCGCCAATTCTAACTGCATATCCTAAAATAACAGGATTAACTTGTTCATGTAACACATATCCTGATTCTCTATAAAAAGAAATACACTGCTCTGGATCGATTGGTCCACCATTTTCAACAAAATGATATTTTATTTGATTTGGAATTTTCTGATTTAAAAAATTGAAGGCAGCTAAAATTTGAGGGCGATTATACCCAGTGCCAAAGTAAGAAAATTTGTATTTTGCTTCCTTGATTGTCTCTACCTCAATTAAATCAGATTTCGAACAGGGCATATAAGAAAAAATAAGATTATCTAAAATCTTATATGTAAACTCATTTATTTTTTGTTTTTTATCTATTAATTCTAAAACAGAATCTAAATCTTGCCCTTCATGATCAACCATTTGATATCCAGTTGTTGAAAATGTTTCTACATACATTTCATTGACATCGCGATCAAACATAAAAGATTTAGGTGCGAAAATCATTTTTAAATGATCATTATTTTTAGCAAAATTTATAACTTGATAAAGCTTTGTATTTGTCCATAAAATAAAGTTTTTGACATTGCTAAATCTTCCTTCGAGATATTCCGTTTCCGCAAACAGTATATCAATACTACTGTGTTTATTTAATATATTATGATTTAAATGAGTATAGTGAAAAACTTCGTAACCTAGTTTTCCAAAAGCATCAACAAATCCTTTTATTTTTTTATAGTTGTAATTTTCCTTCCCAATTCCAATAATGACAATTGTTTTCATTTGATTATTCCTTTTTTTAGAAGATCTAAATCTGAATTATACATAATTTGCGCGAGCTCTTTAAATTTAACTTTTGGTTCCCATCCAAGAATTCTCTTCGCTTTTGAATAATCACCTTTTAGACATGGCACTTCGTGTGGTCTAAAAAGTCGTGGATTGATCACAAGATGATCTTTAAGATCTAAACCAGCATACTCGAAAACCGTTTCTGCAAATTCTTTAACAGAATGATTTTCTCCTGTTGCAATAACAAAAACATCTGGTTTAGGTTGTTGTAGCATCAACCACATAGCCTCAACATATTCTTTTGCATAGCCCCAATCCCGTTTTGCGTCTAAGTTTCCAAGTTCTAATTTGGATTGCATTCCAAGTTTTATTTTTGCAGCAGCTAAAGTAATCTTTCTTGTTACGAACGTTTCCCCTCTTCTTGGGCTTTCATGATTTTGTAAAATTCCTGGACAAATGAACATCTTGTATGCTTCTCTATAGTTTATGCATATATTATGGGCAAACACTTTTGCACAAGCGTAAGGTGACGCAGGCATAAATTTAGTTTCTTCATTTTGAGGAACTTCTGGGTTTGTCCCGAAAATTTCGCTATTGTGTAAAATTAACGGATAATTTCCGCCAATAAAAATTTGACTTTCAGGCACATGAAGATCGTAAACATTAATATTTTCCTCTTTAAGTTTTTCAATTTTTTTAATTTTCACAATATGAATGTCTGAGTTGGATAATCTCTCTAATTTTATTAAATTTTCCGACAACTCAGTTTTCGTTTTTAATTTTTCTAAAGTATTTAATATTTTTTCTTTTGAAATATTTTTTTTATACCCGTTAAGTTTTCTTATATACGTTGGTGCTAAATTGTTGAAAACATTTGATTCAATTAATGTTCCATTGGCTTGTTTAAACTTTAAATCTATTTCAGTTGTACCTAATATTTCTTTTTTATCTTTTGAAGAAAATAACAGATCAAATGCACCTGTTTTTCTATCTAAAAAAGTTGGAGACATTCCATTTAATTTTGAAATATAAAGTAAAGCTTGTAACATTGATTTATTTACTGAAGTATATCTAATTTCATTTTTTGAAATTTTGGCATCTCCAACATATCCTTGCATTAAATTAACAAATGCAGATTTCGGCAAATTGTATATCCAACTTGGAATTTCTTTCTTTTTTGATCCTGTTTTAAATTGTTCTAATAAAAATTTAGCAAATTGCTTGCTTGAAAATTGAATTTTCCGAGTATTTCTTGAAACGAATTCTGATTCACAGCAATCAATTCCAAAGTTGTTTTTTACAATATTTTTAATATCGTCCGTGTAATATTTTTCTTTTATGTGAAAAGTAAAAGTTGTTTTGTATGTTTTCTTTTCTTTTATAAAAACATTTCCTTCTGCCAAATAAAATCCAATTAATCTACAAATATCATCATTAATAACTAATGAATCAATTTGACTATTGGATCTTGTTATATATTTTTTTGAATTCGCAAATTTTCTCAAATCAAAAATAGGATAAACTCTTTCCTTTTCCTCAAAATTATTATTGAAAGACATGTAAGAAAGTAGATAATCTCCTATTTTTATATCATCAATTTTCTTTTCAACTAATTCTCCATTTTTATCAATAATCATAGCAGAGTGATTGCCTGTTATTCCAATATTAAATCCACCAGTCCCTTTTATGTTATAAACATTTGATGACTTATGAGTAAAAGCATAAGCGATTGGAGACCATTTTAATTTTAATGTTTTTCTATCAATAGTTAAACATTCAAGATTTGAATATTCCGTTTTTTCTAATTTTGGGTTAACTAAATTTTCTATTTTTTCTAATTTTATTTCATTTTTATTTTTTCTGATAAGAACTGGTGTCTCCCCTGTAACGGAAGAACTCGCTTGGTAAATTCTAGCATTTGGAATAATTGCTTTACTCGCATTAAGTAGTTTTAAAACTCCTGCGCCATCTATATCAAGAGTTTCTTCTGAAACATCAAAAGATGTTTTAACATGAGATTGAGCTGCAAGATTATAAATCTCATCAGGTTTATATTTTGACAATAGATTCCAAAAACAAGATGCGTCGCTCATGTTTCCATACTCTAGAATAAAATTTGGATTTGAATAAATGTGGTCTATCCTAGAAGTAGAAATGATACTTGTTCTTCTTTTCATTCCAATCACTCTATACCCTTTTTCTAAAAGAAACTCAGCCAGATAAGAACCATCCTGCCCAGTAACACCAGTTATTAATGCGGTTTTTTGTTTTTGCTCTTCGTTCATTTTTATAAACTTAGCAAAGAATTATATATTTGTTTTCAAAAATTGCAACCACGAATTTTGGGATAATTTGATTCAAACCAGGAAATTGTTTTTGTTAAACCTTCTTTTAAATCAAGATATTTGAAATTTGGAACATTGCTAGAAAAAATTTCGGTTGAGGCTGTTTTCTTTATTTGCCCATTTGGTTTTTCAGTATTCCATATAATTTCTCCATCAAATCCAATAATTTCTTTTGTCAGCTCAACAAGTTCTTTAATTGAATATTCTTTTGGATTTCCGATGTTTACTGGTAAATCTTCTGAGTAGTTTTCCATACAGTAGATCATGTCTCTTGCTACATCTTCCGCATAAGAAAATTGTCTAAGCGGAGAACCATCTCCCCAAAATTCTACTACAGATGATTTATTTTTCTTTGCCAAAAACAATTTATGAATCACTGATGGAATAACATGACCATCTTTTAAAGAAAAATTATCATGTTCTCCATACATGTTATTTGGAATAACAGAAATAAATTTCTTTTTTTGGCACTGAACATTTAATGCTCGCCCATAAACATCTTGCATTCTTTTTGCGTATGCATATCCAAAATTTGAATTATGTGGTTCGCCTTTATGTAAAGAAATTTCTTTAATTGGCAGATCAATTCCATCTGGAAATATACATGTACTTAACACAGAACAAACTTTTTGCACTTCTTTACACTGTGAGGCAGCATATAAAATATTTGTGTTCATTAAGATGTTGTCTCGAAAAAACTCTGCATTACCAGCCATATTTGCTCCGAGACCACCAACTTTTGCAGCCAAATGATAAACAAAACTAGGTTTATGCTCTTCGAACAGTTTGTCAACAGTTTCTTGATTTCGTAAATCAGTTTTAGAATTTAACAAAACTAGATCCAAATTTGAATTTTCATTTAGTTTTTTCACAAGAGCAGAGCCCAAAAGGCCAGTAGACCCAGTAATTAAAATTTTTTTCATATTATTTACCTTTATTTTTCAAAAACATAGTTTTCATTATCTAATATGAATTTTAGTTTATACCCAATACTTTCCATGTAGTTTAAAGCTTCTTGTACATGGTGATTTCTTTTCGATAAGGCATGATTTAATTCAACAACAACGAGAGGGCTTTGCTCAGTTAAAAATTGTCTTCCTCCAAGTAAAACTTCGTAATCGTACGAATCAACATCTATTTTTATTAAATCAACTTTTAATTGATTAGTTTTAACAAAGGTATCTAATGTAATAAAAGAAAATTCTTTGTCATCTACAATTCCCTGTGACCAAACTTTAAAAACTCTATCCTTTTTAATTTCATCCTTTTCGCCAAGAGGCTGTGTTTGTAAAACAACATTTGACTCACAAGAATTGTAAGCAAGATTTTCTTTCAACATTTCAATTGTATCTGTTGGTTCAAACGCATAAACTTTTCCTTCATAAGCTAGTTTAGCAAATGGGACAGTATACATCCCAATATTAGCCCCAGCATCAATTATAGTAAAATTAGGTTTTATATAGTCACACAAAAATTCTTTTGTGTTTCTTTCGGCAGAAGTAAACCACCCAGCATCAGATGCATAATATTTTGGTAGATTAAAAACTACTCCATTTTTATAATGTATTGTTATCATATTTTTTATCCTTTTTTTGGTACAAAAACACCAACTCCAGCATCTACTTCAGCTTCTTGAATACAATAGTGGATATATTTGTCCTCACCACCATACAGAGTATCAATACTTGGTTTAACAAAGTTGTAATCTAAAGCTTGTTTTTTATAAACATCATATCCAAATTTTGCTTTTCCATTCTCATCTGGAACAAAAAAATCATGAATAAGAATTACTGGTTTAATGCCATATTTTTTCATTGTTAATATTTCATCATGTATTGGCCAATATTCACCCCAATGAGCATCTAAAAAAAACAAGGTATTTTTAAGATCTCTTTCTTCGAGAATTTCATCCATAACATCTGGAGAAGATCCTAAATATCTAAAAACATTTTTTGTATCTTTTAAGAAAAGACCTCCCATTTCAAAATTTTCTTTGTCAATTTCTATTGTAAAAACTGGCAGTCCAAACTCTGCAAGTTTCTTTGCAGACCACCCACGATATGTCCCAGTCTCTACTATTGTATTTATATTATATTCTTTTATTAGTTTAGCAATTTCTGCATAAACATATTTGTCTTCGATTGCGCCTTTATCCATTTTAATCTTTTACCTCGTATTGAAATAAATCACCATATATTTTTTTCACTTCTTCAACTACATCTTTACGTTCGTTGATTACAACTTTATATCCTTCTTTGGCGAGCCCGACCGCAAACAGTAGTTGTTGTGACTCTTCTATTAGATTGGATTCTTGCTTATATGTAACTGAATCAAATTTAACAGTTTTTAATTTATCTTTGTTTTCATTTTTGAAAAATTTAATTTGTTCTTGCAAATGAAGTTTGTTTGATTCATCTGCGGCATTACTTATTTTTGAAGGCATATCAAGGTCTTTTGCAAAAATGCCCAATGCTCTGCCATCTCGGGGCAAACAGGGACCGCCGAATCCATATCCATATTTTAAAAATTTATTTCCAACTCTAGAATCAGAACCTATTGCACTTAATACCGTATCTGGATTGCCTCCTGCTTTTTTAACAATATCCCCGACCATGTTGGCATACGCAATTTTTGTTGTCAGAAAGCAATTTAAGCCAATTTTTGTAATTTCTGCTTCCAACGGGGTCATTCTTGCAAATTTAGGCTTATTAACAGTATGCGTTTCATATATCTCTTGTAGTAAATCACCAGAAGTTTTATTTGCTTCGCCAATTAATACCATGTCTGGATTTTCTTGGTCTCTTAAAATTGTACCTTGAGCAATAAACTCTGGATTATATGAAACAACATAGTTTAATTCGAGTAATTGATCTTTAATTGAATCACAATAACCTGGCATTACAGTGCAGGTTATTACAAGATTTTTTTGAGTTTCCTGCCGTCCAATTTCTTTTAATTTCTGAATTACACTGTCTACCTGCGCGTGGCTGTATCGTCCGTCGGGCAGGGATGGAGTAGCAACAATTACAAAAAGTGTATCGGAATGTTCTACAGCCTCTCTCATTGAGGTTGTGGCACGAAACTGCTTAGACTTATCCAATAAATCATTTAAACCAGGTTCAGAACTACGATATTGTTTTGTGTTTATTAAATCTACATAAGATTGAAGTAGATCAACACCTAACACATTATATCCATGTTTTTCTAAAGTTAATGCAAAACAGAGACCTAATTTTCCGATCCCTATGATTGATAGTTTTTTCATTTGATGGGATTGATTTTAACCAAAAACCATTAAAATGTTTTTGGTTGGTTTAAATCCCAGATGCATTCGGAAATAGGATTAATCCAAATCATAGATTTTCGTTTTTCCAACATTTGTTGAAACACATTGTGTGTGCCGCCTTTATTTCCGTCAAAAACAACTATTCCACAATTTGCATCTTCTACCATTTTAGAATTCTTTGCGTAAAAAATTTCTTTTGCAGACTTTAAACATTTATCCCTTAATTCTTTTTCTTCTGGGTATAAGTCTCCTTGCTCTTTAAATGGAACATAGGCATAGTATGGAATGTTTAAATTTATTAGAGCTTCACAAAAAATAAGATCTACTCCACCAGCCATGCCAGAAATTCCAATACTTGGATTTATTTCCAATACCGCATCTTCTATTGCTTTTCTAATCCAATCAATATTATAAGTTTTCAACTTATGTAAACGATGACCAGAAATTATACATTTCATTTAGAGATCCAATATTTTATTATTAACAAATAATATATTTTCCCAAAGATCAATTGATTTTTGTTTTATAACTGCTGATGCATTTTCAACAAAGAGAATGTTTTCTTTTTGAATTTCACCTAAAAAACATGTAAAATTATTAAAATTTAACCAAAAGACAACATCTTCTATTGTGTAATTTTGTTCCTTAAAACAGTCACCATATTCAAATTGTCCTGCACTGATTTTATCGAGGCGAAACGTATTTTCAGCACCTTTAAGAACATTTAATTCGTATCCTTCAGTATCAATTTTTAAATAATCTATATGCTGAATTAAATGTTTTTGAACAAACATATCCAATGTGGTAATTTCAATATCCATCGTTTGCAACTCATAATTTGTCATTTTTTCAAACGCTGGACGATTATATAAACTAGCACATCTTGAAATATTATCTTTTTCTTTAAATTCATATGGAACATACAATGTTCCTTTTTTTTCTGTATCTCCAAGCGCCATGTTAAAAAAATAAACATTTTCAATGTTTGGGTCTTTCGCATTTTTATTTGGTTCAAATGCAAAAAATTCTAGTTCCGATCCAAGGACTGAATAAGCATCTGCTAGAAATTCACCACGGTTAAATCCCACATCAAATATTACTGGGATTGGATTTGTTTTATTTTGATAGATAAAATTATAAGCGTTTTTAAGACAAAGGTTATCTTGTGTAAACATTGTGCTTGATATAGTTGCACCTACATTTCATAAATGTTACTTTAACTATAAAAATATTTTGTTGGATTAAATCTATATATCCGTTAAAGAAACTCAGTCGTAAGTCTAATAGTTTTGCAACTAAATGTTTTCGGTATAGTCCGTATTGATACCAACATTTAATAGATTATATTCGGTTTTTTCTAATATTAAGGCAAAACATAAACTAGCTTACATGTTCCAATTATGGATAAATTTTTCATATTACTTAAAAGCGTTTAAACGCTTTTTGAGTGAAATATTTTTATAGATCCCCTGTTTTATTATTATAGCCAAAAGTATCTAAGCTATTATTAACAAAACGTAAATTTTCGCCAAGATTTGCATAATAAACAAAATCCAAAGCTAATATTTGATTTACGATTTGAGAATTGTTTGGTGCGTTTTCATATTGTCTTGTTGTGTCGCCTTCCACATCAAGATAAACAACATTCTTTAAGTGTTCCTTAAAACTTTTAACAATATCTAAGTCTTTTCCTTGTGCATCAATTTTAACCATTTCAATTTTGTCATATTTAATTTTATCTAGTAAATATTTCATTGAAATGGTATCAACTTTGATGATATCTTGCAACTGACAACCAACAAAATTTTCGAGTTTAGGTTTTAATAAACTTGAACAACCGACATTTACGGTAGTACGGTAAAAATCACATTTTTCAGGTTTTTCTACATTGTCTATCGCACAGCATAAGTGATAATAATTGCCACTTTTTGGGTGACCTTCAAATGCCAATTTTATATTTGTAATTTTATTATTCCAAATATTTTGACCTTCATAACAATCTGGATTTGGATCTATTCCAATAACAAAAATATTTTCATCAATGTTATCAAACCAGAATTTGGTTACTGGCGAACAAATTGAAGTTCCAATATCAATTCGAAATTTTGTTCCATTTTTAAGTTTTGAATTAATAAAATCAAAATCAATATTTTCAAGTGAGGCTGCGTACTTCATCTCCTGGATTTTATAAACAATAACAGGAAAATGTAAAATTACATTTCTTTCAATATTTATTTTCGGAGATTTATATTAAATATCTTTAGGAACACGTACAGATGAAACATCTGGCATAGTAACAACAAATAACAGTTCTGGTTTTAGCGTAGCCAGAAGTACATCAAACGTTGGTTTTGGCTCAAAACTAACACTTAGTAGTTCTGTAGGATGCTCAGTCGTACTTAAATGCGATGGTCTTAATTACCACGTATTGTCATACTCTGGCTCTATTACAATCAGCGGAACATAATTATATTAATCCGTCATATCCAATAAACATCTTTAAGTTTTCATATGTTTTGTGATAAAAACCTGTTTTACAGTAAGTAATTTTATCTCTTAACAAATGAACAATGTAACTTAAGGAACTGTTTGCCATTACAAAAACATCAGAAGATAACATCTTTTCAAATGAATCTAGAGGATACTCTTCAATAAAAAAAGAAGTATCTTCTGCTTTTAAAAAATTAAAGTCTTCAATATATCCTTGTGAATATATTTGAAATTTTGGATTTTTTGATTTATATGTTTCTCGCAATCCGTCTACTAAATTTAGATAATAATCTTCTTTTTCTTTTGAAAAATAATCCCTAAAAGGAGAAGGGTCTAAATCTGTTTTTGTGAATTTTCTAATATGGACAGCAATGATAAAGTCATTTTTTCGATTTTCTTGTTTTAAATTAAATCTATTTTTTATTTGTTTGATAAAACCATGTTTTTCAAATTCTTGTAAATACTGCTGACCTAATTTTGTTACCAGCCCTGGTTCTAATTCCAATTCAAGATTAGAATCCGATTGTCTTGATACAAACTTTTTAAATTCATCTTCTGATGAAACCGATATTTTTTCAGGCCGAAGCGTTTCATTTTCATATAAATTAAAAAGATAGTTTATGTCATCCATAAACCTCTCTTGCGTTATATCGAAATATTGGTAATGTGTAAAATTTTTAAAACCTCTAAAAATATAGTTGCAATTAAAAAGTTGGCTTAAAGCTTTGGTAAACAGTTGTGATTGTACCATTACACCAATACCTTCAATGTTGCCGCCATCGGGATTTGTCGAAAGATATATTGCCATATTTTATGTTTCCTTTTTTAGTTCTGTTAGCTCTTCGGTTTTTTTATTGTAGAAAAACCAAGATAAATTTCTATCAACAATAAAATGATAAGAACCATATTGGTTTTTTGTTGTGTTGGTTCCTAATTTTTTCAGTTTATAATTTTCAACAAAATATCTCATTAGTAAATCAAAAAAAAGATCTGTTTTAAACTCCATGTTTACGGATTGAATCTTTTTTTTAATAAATTTAACAAGATCTTCTTTGTTTGAAACTAACGTATGCATTTGAATTACAACACTATTTTCTGTGCGCCGAAGCAGCGGATAATGTGGATAATATATGATTGACTGGTAATCAAGATCTGGATTTGTTTCAAACTCTTTCTTCGCCCAAATTAAAAAATATTGGTACGCAAGCGAACACACTTCTTGGTTAAAATTTTTTTTCATAAAATGGGAAATTGAATTTCAATTTTTTAATCCTTTACTTTTAAATCCAGTTCAACATGAACTGTGTTGAATTTTTTTCCAAAGTAAAATTTTTCATCTAATCTTTTACCATTTAAAAACAAGTAATTTAATTGATTTGCAGTTTTAATATTTCCATGTTTGTTTTGAAATGTAGTTTGGACTATGTTGGCTGGGATGTTAAAAAGTTTTGGTTCTGTCACATAGCAACAATAATTTGGTTTACTTCGATCGGCTGTTATTGCTAAGACCGCCTCTAATTCGTTTGGTGTTTTGAACGCAACTTCGTTTATTTTAGACAAAATAAACTCTGTTTTATAGATGTTTCCATCAACAGACATTGGATAACCCCAATCTCCTACAGAAGTAGTCCAGTTCCATATACCATTTTCTAGTTTTGGACACTGGCTTTTTTGATTTGTCGCATAGCAAAAATCAATTCCATCCCAAAGTCTAAGCGAAGTTGCGATAATAGTTTCATCAGTTTTTAAAACTTCAATTTCTTTATCTGTTAAAGACCAATCATTCGAAAAAATAATATCGTCACACAAAAACATGGTTAAATCTTTTTTTGGGTCTAAAAGATTTAAAACTGTAGTTTTAAATGATCCATATTCATTATCGGTAACAAAATTTATATTTTTATCCGTTTGCTCTTTTAATAATTCATATCCGTCGTAAAATTCCGTATCGGTAAAATCGTATATGACATTGATTTTTGTTTTGTTATATTCTTTAAATGTCTGTTTAAGAGAAGTTAAAAGCAAATCAAGCTGCATAGCTCGATTTCGGCTAAAAACTATAACATTAAGTTCGTTATTCATATTTTGCATGTTATGGCTTGTAATTAAATTTTGCAATGTTAAAAAAATTTATTTTTGAATCAAAAGTGGAACTGCAAATAAACGCCAAAGACTATTATAATTTTTTAAAAACAGCAATTGAAGACCTTGATTTAACTGAAAATCGCGCGGAAGAATTATTAAAATATGCTCAAGAAGAAACAATTAAACTTCAAAAAAAGAACTTAAACAGTATAATAATTCCTGCTTTGAAAGCTTTAGAATCTTCTTGGAATGGCTCTAATGTTTTTGTCGTTCCAAATATTCAAACAAACTATGAATATGGTGGCGAAAAGTTTGAAACAAGTCCAATGGAAGATTCCTATATCTATGTTACAAAAGACCCAACAATAGATAAAAATCTCGATCAGCCTTCTTTCACTTTGTTTGTATCTGGTGAAGATAAAATGGTTGAAGATGTTTTAGAAGCTGGTGATGGTTTTTTCTTTAAAGATCCCGATGTAGAAGCAGATTATTTCAATCTTGTAAATTTTTTAAAAAACGGCAAAGTAAAAAAGAATAAAATTATTTCTGTATATACTGCTAGACCTACAAAAGACAGAGAGCAATTACAGAATTTAGTTGATAAGAACCTGTTTCCAAAAAACATATTTGTCACAACTTCTGAAAATGAAGCTGAAGGTTACGCTTATGACCTCGCAACAACCGAAAAAAGAGATTTGTGGTTTCTTAAAATAAATGAAAAATACCTAATTCAAACTTTAGACGTTGGTCATGTTAAAAACTATCAAACATTCAACTCTAATGATAAATTTATACCAATAGAATATGGAAAAATTATTTAATATCTTTTTCCATTCCAAACTCTATTAAATTCTTTTATATCAAGGTCAACAACCTCAATAGATGGAATTGACGATATTCGATTAATTTCATCAAACACTGATTGATTTTCAAAAACATCTGTGTAATCCAAACCTGGATTCATAATAGATATTCCGTGAACTACTGGAGAACAATCATTTACTTCTCCATTTCTTCTACAAATATGATTCATTCCTAATGAATGGCCAATTTCATGCATGAATGTAGATTTAAATTCGATATCAGAAGTTATACAAGTTGGATATAAAGTTATTACCCTTTGAGACTGCATAAAATCACCAGAATAACAATTTCTTGTTGTGGATTGATTCTGGTCAATTAAAACTAAAACATCCCCTCCTGAGTCAACTAATCGCATTGTAGGCCCTAGTCTATTTAACTCTGGCAATGTTTCGAGAATTAATTGTCTACGATTAAACCGCCCCCATTCGTCTCCACTTAAATTAATTTCATAAACTCCATACTTTGTTTCGTTATGGTTGTTTGGTTTTGTTGCGTTATAAATTAGTGCAGAAAGACCTGAAACTGCACCTAAAACTAATAAAGAAATTGCAAAATATAGAATTGCTTTTTTTGCTGTATCTGTCATACTTCTTAATTAAAGAGTTATTTCTTTAACTAAAAAATTTTGTAACCCTGGCGTTGAAGATTTTTTTGGGATAGTTTCTATAAACCCAACATATGAGGAGTTCGAGACTATTTCGAAATATCTTTTCCTTGTTTCAAAATCAAGAATAAAATAATTTCTTAAAGAGAACATAAGAGTTTCAAACCAATGAAGTTGATTATAGTCAACTTTTGATTTATTATCAGCCTCTAAAAAAAGATTTTCTAGACAGAGTTCGAAAGAATTTGAAATGGTTTTTTGTCGACCTATTCGAAATAGTTCAATAACAAACATTTCACTTTCTTTTTTTGCTCGTTTCTTTTCGATTATATCGTAAAATATATCAAACATGCTGTGTTTGTTTGACCATTCTTCTCTAAAAGTTTCTAGAATAGGTTCGAGTTCTTTTTCTTTTAAGAAAAAGTATTTAATTCCGTCAATGTCACCATATTTTATATTTGGACTTAATAAAACTAATTTTTTCTCTTCTTCGTAAAATTCCTCGGACAATTTATAGAGTGTTTTTACTACGTTATTTCGGTAAAATCTAATTGCATCACCTGTTATATTTTTTAGCATTGTATTTATCTTTTGAGTATTGTTATGAAACCTTCCATTCGTATTTCAGTAAAAGAATTACTTAAATTTTTAAGAGAGATATCTCTAACAGAGAACCAAATAACCGATCCAACTCTTAAATCTTTTTATGATATTTTTTTGGAGCTACGAAGTTTTGCCGAAAATGCAAATTATAGAGACCTTGGCACATTTTTGATGCAGACTTATCGAAACAATCAAAATGTTAAAACGTTTGGTGAAGAAGCAATTAAACTTGATACCATCTTAGGAAACTTCTTAAAAACATTTTCAAAAATGTTTGGAACTTATAGAGATGCAGTCGAAAATGGCAAAAGTTTGGATCAGCTTAAAAAACAAATAACGGAAATTTTAGCGAAGCTGGCGGAAATTCTTTCGGCACAACAACAGAAAAATTCAAAAATGTTTGGGGAACTTCAAGAAGAATTACAGTCAGCACCAGAAGAATCCAAACAACAATATTTAAATGTTTTGAAAAGATTTCAAAACTCAGTTAGTCAAACATATAAGTTCGTCCAAAAATTAAAAACGGCTAATACCCAAGAAATACAAAACACAACAAGCCCTAGCCAACAAATTCAAGCTTCATAATTTCAGATTCAAGTATGTCTAATTTATGAATATATTTTTGACCTGTATTTGTATCAAATCCTTTTCTCAAAAAAGAATAAATTCTTTCATTTGGATTTAAAATCAATCCATGTTTTCTGGTGTTAACCGCCTGCAACTCCCCAGTAAAAAATCTAATTGTTTTGTCTATTTCTGAAAGTCTTTTAGAATCAACGGAAAGTTTCCAATAAACTCGATAAGAACATCCAGGTTCTAACTTCAAATTAAATTCTTTATCCTTTTTCTTTTGTAAGAAAGAAAAAAATATTTTCTTTAAAATTAAAAAGAATTGGCGCATTTGAGTCTTATTTTAAATCAAGGTTTCCAAGTTGTTCCAAGAATTAAATCAAACAGCGGATAAACAACATTGAAAGAATGTTCTTGATTACCTTTTTGATGGTGTTCGACGTGCCAAGGAATCCATTTTTCTCCCCATTCTTGATCTAAATGTGATCTCATATGAACAAAGTAATATAAAAACCCATAGAGAATAACACCAATCGAAACCGCTGGAAACTTGGTTCTAAACAATTTAAAAATTAATCCCATCGCAGATGAAAGAACTAAAAATTCGGGTGTTGAAAACAAATACTTTAGTCCCATTTGGTAGTCTGGATCGATCATATCTTTTCTACACTGTTTGTGATGTTTATACCAATGGAAGTTCCATAAAGAATCCTTCTTTTTCCCCAAGCCGTGCAATACGTGTTTATGAAAATTCCATTCAATGAAATTGCCAATTACTAATCCGATTGTTGCTCCTGCAACTTTTTTAAGCGTAGAAAAAACCATTTTTGTATTGTATCTCCTATAGTTTTTCGCATTGTAATGGGTGTTGTATATTGTGAGCTATATCGTAATCCCAAACGAGATGCCAGTCTTTCAAACATTCGTCATAAGAAACATGGCAGCGATATTCTCGAAATGTCCCAACAAAACACCAAATTTCTTGGGTCGAATAACAACCAGTTAACAATAGCACCAAACAAAGCAATATAATTTTGTTCATATGACATTAACTACAGGAATTAAATTTTGCTAGGTTTTAATTTCAAAAATTTCTTGTAATAACCACATTAAACAAAATGCATGTCCAAATTTTTTCTTTGGGTTATAAATAATTTCATTTCGTGTTAATCCTGTGTGGTCATAAGCGTCAAAATCTAAAAGGCATACTTTTTTATGACAAAAAACAAAATCAACAAGTGTTTCAAATGCTTCGCTTAAAACAACTGCATCGGAATATAAAGGTATATACACCTTTTCTTTCCCTTCACAGTAATCATATTTAATTCCATCGACATAGAGAAATAAAGGTTTTTCTTTTTTTCCTAATGGGTATCTAAGAGCCTGTTTGGTTCGGTACACAGATTGCCGCCATTTATAATATTCGTTTTTAATTTCTCCATTGTCATCTAAATGTTGGGCATATACTTTTGATCCTTGATATGCATTTTCAACATTAAACGCTGTTTCCCCATTTATTTTAACTGGCCCATTCAAAAATGGAGATAATCCTCTTGACCAATTATCGCTTCTGCTTGTTGTGTTAACGGCAGCATATCCCTCTTTTGCTGTCCAAAGAGTTCTAACAACAACGTCGTGTTCGGAATTCGCATCCATATTTTGCCTCAATCTGCTAAAGATAGGCGTGGATGTTTCACATGTCAAGTGGAAGAAGATAAGCCAAATAATTGGTTTAAGTGTTCCGATTGAGCTTCGGGATCATTTTCATATTTCACAAGTATATTTCTTAGTTCTTCTTTTTTTGCCTCATTTATTTGAGACAATTCAATTTTGTGTTTTTCTTCAAGTTCTTTAAGGGTTGCTTGAAACTTTGTTTCAATTTCTTCTTGTTTTTTCTTCTGTTCGATTTCAAGTTTTTTCAAATCTTCAAGTTCTTGTTCTCGCGCTTTTAATTTATTACTAAGAAATTCAATAAGTTCATATGCCTTCTTTTCTTTAAAGAAAAGAAAACAAACAAGAATTGCCAAACCAATTCCAATTAAAATCAAATATGTATATGCAGATTTAAAAAACTGAATTATTTTTTCTTTTAATGTCATGTAATTCTCCTTATTTCAATTGTCGAAATTATTTTTCTTGGTTGATGGTAGCGCCAAAAGATTATCAAGCGATTCTGTTTTTTGAACTTCTTCTAAAACTTCACCTGTTAAAATATTTAACGAATCATTCATTTGTTCGATTATCGAAAGATAATTTAAATTTATGTCTTCAAGATCCGCTATTCTTTTTTCCAATTTGGAAATAAATTTTAAAACGGTATCTAATTTATCCATAACAATTTGATTTTCAAATTTACTCAGCGTCTTCTTTAAGTTTGTATTTTTCGATAACATCGATGTATTTTTGGTAGGAAGCTTCTTCGCTACTAATTTCTTTGCTGTTTTCGTTTTCTTCACTACTGATTTTTTCTTCATCACTGTTATAATAATCTTTCCTATTCTTAAATGCATCCGAAGAATTTAATAACGAATAAATATTTTTTTTATTTCCCTTCATCGAATTCAAAAGATTTAATTGATTATTCGTTTTAAGCAATTTAATCTCTTCAATGATCAATCTATATATTTCATAATATTTTTGATTATGTTCTATCAAATAAGATAAAAAGCTAAAAAATTCTTTCATGGAAATACCTTCTCTAAAAAGAATTTTCTTTACCTGAATTAAATTTTCAAAAGAAAATTCAAGTTTTATAGACCATTTCTCACTAGATCCAATTAAATTTTCTATGACCGTTTTTTTCATGAGGTTTTTAAATCCCTCCTGATTCTCCGCCACCCATTCCACCACCACCACTAGGAATAGAACCACCATCTGCTAAATTTCCAACTGCGGAATAATAGGCAGAGCCTGCTTGTGTTGATTTCATTGCTTTTGAATTTGGGCTAAGCTGATAATATTTGTTTAATACGATCATACATTCCTTGGCAGTTTGTTCGTTGTAGTTTTTAAGAAGGTAAACATAAACTCTGTTTAAAATTACAGATTTTGGATCAAGCATAACGTCATAGTTATTAACTAATCTTGCTATGTTTGCAGCAAATTTCTGAACGTTCAACATTAATTCTGGTGTTTCTACTTCTGGGGCATCTGTTTCCGCGGTATCGGCATCACCAGGAGAATCAGATCCACCTAAATCTAATCCGCCAGAAGAATCTTTTTCTCCTCCTACATCGCCACCTAGATCGAGTTCTGGATCTTTTTCATCAGCTTCAAAAATGAAATTAATCAATTTATGTTCTCTTAATTGAGCTATTGCGTTTGGAATTGAAGGTCTTGGAGAGCCTCCTAGTCCTGCAAACATTTGAGATTGTGGGATAGATTCTCTTTCATATTGAATGAGATATCTGTCGACCTTTTGATCAAGAGACATATCTTGAGGCAATGTTGATGATTTTGTTGAAACAACAGGAATTGTTTGAACGTCTTTTTTCTTTTCCTCTTTAACTAACTTATTTTTTTTCATTTTTTTTGCTTTCTTTAATTGAAACTAAAGGTTGTTGTTGTGTTGTTACTGGAGGAAGAGTTGGTGTTATACCTGGCATTCCTGGAACTGGTTCTATTGGCATTTTATTAACTGGCGCATCCATTGCAACCAAAGAATTAATATTCGAAGTTTGAATTGGTTGTACCGCATAAATTTGATCTAAGTTTGCTCTTTCGGCAATCATCATTCTCTGCTCTATAACTGCCCAATTTAACTCTTGAAGAGTCCCATTAAGGTAGCCTTTTTTATCGCCACTATAATCTTTAAACCAAGCATGATGAAAAGTATCGACAACAATAACTGGAATTCCCATAACTGGTATATTTTCTGAGTGTTTTTCGATAACACAGTTCATGTATTTTTTTGAATATGGATCATAGTAACATACTGCCCAACCTTCTAAAGCAACCATTCCACATGATCTAAAATCTAATTGCCACTGTTCGAATGTTCCAAAATCTTTTGAGAGTCTTATGAATGGAATACTATCTGCTCTAACTTGAGAATTTAAGTCGGATATGTTTGAAAAATAGAGTTCGTGAAACTTTATTCCATTGAAATTAGATTGTTCATCAAGTTTTAGTCTTCTGAATTCAGAATTTGTTGGATTTAACGAATCCATGACTTTATTAACCGTATCAATTTTTGGGCTAATTTGATTTACGGCTTCTATATAGCTTCTATAAAGAGAAAAATGATTGTCTTTTGTGAAAGGACTTAGTTTTTCTGTTTTAAGAATAAATGGTTTTGCAATAAAATACACAGCTTCCGAAATGAAGGTTTTTGCTTCGGTAATGATTTTATCTTTCACTGGAATATATTCTTTTATTTTTCTTTTAAGCTTTTCTTTTGTGTTTTCGTCAAGGATATCATTCATAACAAAATTAATTATAACCTTTAAATAAAGAAAAGACTATGATTCTAAAGTTTCTTTTTCGATTTCTTTTAGTAAAAACCCACCATGTCCAGTAGCCAACTTATTTCCAAAATAGCTTTTCTTGGCACTAAAATCAATTTCATTTTCATCCAGTGTGTTAACTTCAACACCAAGTATTTGTAGGTCGCCATTCTTATTTGATGTTATAAGAAGTTTTGCTTGAATGAAATTCACAAGTTGCAAAATAGTTTTTGTAGTCTCTTTGAACCATTTATTTTCATTCAGTTTTGAATAAACATTTAATGCAAATTTATTAAGTAATTCAATCTTTTGATCGAAATTAAAACTTGGCGAACTTAATTGTGTCGTAATTGTATCAATTTGAGAATTGTCTATTCCAAGTTTAGAGGCAACAGCAATTAAATTTTTATAAGTCTTTCGTTTTGTTAACGATAATATTATATTTTTCTCATCTTCTTCAGAAGAAGAATTTCCAAGAAGTATACCTAAAAGTTTTTCAAACAAATCAAAATTTGATATTCGTTTTTCTAAAACTGATCTTTTTTCAGATAAAATCTTTGCAATAAAAGCAATTGATCCATAGGCTCCATGTTTGCTACGACTACCGCCCTGCTTTACAGAAACCAAATAATTTTTTCCAGAAGTTAAATCTTTTATTTCTGCATCATAACCTATTTGGTTTGCCTTAGAGGCAATATTCAGCATCGGTTTATCAAACATAATTGATGTTTTATTCATTGCAATCATCAACGGAACAATAAATTCTGAAACATATATATTTATTTCTTTTAAAAAACGTGAACCATCAGGTATTGTAATTGAATTATTATTTTTTAATCCAAGCAAAATTTTAAGAATAACTAATCCAAACTTAGTTCTATCTCCTTTTGCTTTTTTTAACAAAGTATTATAAATTTTATTTGGATCTTGAAATCTGTCCGTTTCGACAATTGATTTTGTGTCTGTGAACAATTCAGAAAAGTCAAATTTTGATGGCTGATATAATGCTTGCCCCGCAATAGCAGATTTTAGTCTTGGTTTAATCCCAAACCTAAGATCAAAATCATCTCTTAGACTTAATCCTCCCCATGTAGGAATATCAGATTTTGAATTAATTTCTTTATCAAAATATCTAACTAAGTTATATTCTTGCTTAGTTTTATTTCGTGTTAACTGTACTAATACAGCACTTTTCACACGATCTGTTTTTTTAATATTAACCTTGTTTGCTACTTCGAATGTCTCATTCTCTATTAAGTTTAAAATATCAGAATTGATATTACCAAATTCACCATTAAAAATTTCAAGTTTTGTTAATGTATAGATTATTTGTTTGTTTCCTTCATCAATAAAAATATCACCAATTTTTCTATTTTTTATACCTTGTGCCATTTTAACTCATATAAGTATGAATCTTCGAAATTGTAGTCAATTGCCAGAAAAAAGATAATCATAAATTTCTGACAAAGAAGCAATTTTATCTAGTTTGGTTGATAGTCCATATTTGTCTTTTGTAATTGATCCGCAATAAACCTCGTACACTGGGTACGCTTCGAAGTTTTCTGTTGGACTTATGTCCCAAACTTTTACTGTTAAGTCTGAAAACTTTTCTCCAATTACAGAGAGTTCGGCGTAAATTTTTCCTGTTTTTGTTGTTTTTAATATTGCTTTTCTTAAAATAAACCAAACTTGTTCTGTGATCTTTTTCTTTTCTCCTTCTTCAAGAAAATCGATTTCTCTAATCTCATCAACGCTTATAAGATTCATCTCTTTTATTGCTTCAAAATATTTTGGATCAAGAATTAAACTTAAGTCTGCGCTACCTGCAAGTTCGAGCCAATATTTAGTTTTTTCTGCTCTTGACCAATCTTCTGTTTTTAATTCTTGTTCTTTTTTTATTAGTTCATCTAAAATTGGTTGAATGTTATTATTTTTCTTCTTTGCTGAAGTTTTCTTTAATAAATCAAAATTTTCGACAATAACATTAAACGCTTGTTTGTAATTTGATAATTCACCAGTTGGCGAAACAAGATTTAAACTATCGAGGGCCTCTAAGCAAATAAGATTTGTTAATCCTTTACGATTAAATTTAGAATGTTTCCAAGAACCATCTTCTTTTATTAATAAGTCTTTTATATCTTTATAAGGTTTATTTCTGTTAATTTCTTCGAGCGCTGCTTCTCCAATTCCATCAATTGTTGTCAATCCTGGAATTATTGTTTTTTCTTTAAATGGATGCATTTCATATCCCGCACTTGAGAAGTTAATATCTGGTTTTGAGAATTTATAGCCAAGTTTTTGTGCCTCTCTCATTGCAACAGCTTTGGGATCTTCTTGACCAACAACTTTACCCTTTTCAAGAGCGGCATAATCTAAACAAGCTGTTATCCATTCATCTGGATGATATGTTAAAAGATAGCTGCATTGAAAAGTAGCTATTGAATAAGAAATTGCGTGGCTATTAGAAACAGAAATATCATTAGCATAAAAAGTATGGTCTTCATGATCCACTTCCAAATCATAAGTTTCTTCAATACCATAAAACTCAACAGAATCGATCTCGTCTAGCATTATTTTTTTTCCTTTACAAAAGCTTCTATTTTTTTGAGAACCGAATCAAAATCAGAATTAATCTCGCTTTCCCAAATTCGTAATATTTTCCATCTTATAACCTTAAATTCTTGATTACAGATCATACATTTTTGCATTTGACTAAAACCAGATACAATTATTTTACTATAATTTGAAGCTTTTGCTCTATTATTTCTTTAACAGTTTTCATGCCATTAGGTGTTTGAATTTTATGATCTAACGTACAGACTAATTCTTTACCAGACTTCGTTTTAATTTTAACCAAATTTTTCACACCATTTTCAAACTTATTTTTTACTTTTACAAATCCATTGACACTATTGACTAAATCTTGGTTTGGTATAACCTCTTTAATTTTCTTAAATCCGTTTTGAGTTTCTACAAGTGAATCTCCATGCAAACATTGGTTAAACGAATACGCAACCAATTTTTCCATTTTATCAAAAAACTTTGATGCCTTTTGTTCTTCAAGACCTGCAAAGGTTTTTGTTTTTTCTACAAACTCAGCTTTTAACTTCTCACGTTCTTTTGCCGCTTTTTCCTTGTTGTTGATTTCTTTCTTTGTAAATGCTTTACGAACGGAATCTGTTTCGTCGAGAGGAACTCCACATAAATGATGATAAATTAACTGTAACTGTTCTTGAAAAATTAAGAGTCCGCTTGTTGGTTCTAAAACTTCTTTTAAGAATGGATGTTCATATTTAATCAAATCTGGGTTTGCTCTATTCGCTAAAAAGTCTCTATCTACTTTTAATCCTAGTGGGCCTGGGCGGTGTATTGAAGTCGCAATCGCAATATCTTTGACCGATCTAGGCTTCATCCTTTTCATAAAATCTTGTGTGTTTGGTTTTACGAACTGGAAAATCGAAATAAAATTTCCATTCCAAAACACGTTTTCATAAACTTTAAGATCATCCATTGGATTATTGTCTGGTGACAAATGATCATTAAACCATTTTTGAACTTCTTCAAATGGTATTTCGGATTCTTGTCTTCCTGTTTGTTTTTTTAATATTTTTCTTACCGTGTTTTCAAAAATACGGAGTGTTCCAAGTGCCAAAAAGTCAAACTTAAGAAATCCAAAATGTTCTAGCATTCTGAAGTTTACACCTTCTGTCCAAGGTGTTTGGAGCGATCTTTTCTCACCCTTGCCGCCAATAATCAGAGGCATATTCTGGTTTTCGATCGGCGAGTCAGTGAGGACAACGCCGCCAGCGTGGCGACCGCAATTTGAAATTAATCCAGCTTCGGTCACTATATTAGGCTGATCGTCAATAAAAGCACCTGTTGGAATATTGTGGTGAATATCAAAGACAGGTTTCTTACCAATTTTTTGAATTGAGATTATTTTATTCTGTTTCATCGCCGAATTCTCGCTCCAACTTGAGACCTATTATTTTTTGATTTTCTATTTCCAAAAGATAAGAATAGAGTTCAATTCCATCATAATTTATACCTAAAGAAAATTGTGGTTTAAATTTATTTGTTAGTTGGATATTATTAATCCAAATCCAAGTATCGTGTGGGGTAAGAACTTTTTCATCGCTAATTGTATAAATAGTAACAAACATCTCTTGAATCTCTTTTTCGGATAAGAACTTACATTTGCGTAAAAATTCAATAGACATATCTTGACAACTAATAGCAAATACATCTAATTCTTCAAGCAATATCAATTTTTCCGAATGTATAATTTTTCTAGTTTTTAACTGATCAACCAAACTATAAAACAATTCAAAAACAGCTTGAGACTTTTCTAAAGTTACTTTTTCATAGTCTTCAGAAAAAAATTGCTTTATATCCATCCGATTAGAGAATCCTCATTTGTTAAATCTTTTACCTGTTTCCAACCTTTATCGGTTTGAACTAAATGGTCTTCAGTTAGTTCCAAAACCTTTCCATCTAAAGTTTCAATTTTGTAAACTTCTTTTTCTCCATTTTCGACTTTAAAAAAGTCTGAACTATATTGAATTTCTCCAACGTTGTCAATAAATGCTATCTTGTCTTGCTCTGTAATTTCAGAGTATTTTTTCCAACCGCTGTTAGTCAACAGTAATGTGTCCTCCGTAAAACATGATTTTATTTGTTTGAATAATACTTTTATGCTCGCTTCAAGTTGTGGATAATCTTCCAATAGTTTGTTAAAAGTTGGAGAGTTTTTCTCGGCACTTTCATAAGAAAGAAACCAAACACCTCGATCGAAACCATCTTGTTTCTTATCTTCGTCAAGTGTTTCTTTTTCAATTTTTTGAGTAATTGGATTGATTTCTTCAAATGGAATTTGGTATAACCTAGCCAAATCTTTAATTAAGGATTTAAGTTGAAGTTGGTTATAGTTTGAAACAGGTAATACGCATTCTTCTCCAAAATGCTCGATAAGAATTTTAATTGCCTCTTCTCTGTCTGCACAATCGCTATCAATGTCAGGTAAGGAATTGTGGGATAAAACATACACGCCATCTTTTTTATCTGAAACCCAAAATGTATGGTCGGCTTCCAATTTAATATCAATTAAAGTTAATGGGACTTTACCTTTTTCGATAGAAAAAATTTCCCAAGTTTTATTATCAGATCCATTCCCATAAAATCTTGGCTGAGTTTTTGTAAAACTATTATCTACTACTGATTTTATAAATTCAACAGATACATCTTTATATTTTACATCTAAAGGAATTTTTTGTATATGTGGACAATTAAATTGTTGAGCTGTAATAAATTTATGATTTGAACTAGCTATCAATTTTCCAACGCTATAAAATGGTCTATGAAAACCTTTCAAACCAAGACTGGTATGATTTAGCCAATAACCATACGTAATTTCATACCAGTCTGTACGATCTTTTGTTAGATCAATTGCCACGGTAGGAAAATATTTTCCTGTATGAGTTTTAATTCGGTCTCCGATTTTAATATTTTTTAATTGTTTAGGACCCGTATAGGTCAAGACCCAAGAATCTTCTCCGAGACATGCTTTCTTTTTACTTAAAAACCTTTCAAACAAAAGTCCATGTTTAATTGGATCAACCTGGGTAATTCCTAAAAGGTAACAAACTAAAGATCCCGCACCAGAATTATGCACAGGAAAACCCTCGACGTTATACGAACTTTTATTCTCAACAGAAAGGTCATAAACCTTTCCAGTATATTTTCTATATGTTTTTGATTTTAGTTTCATTATGTTTACCAGAGGCCATTCCATTGTTCATTTATTTTGATATGAATTTTTGGCAAAGCTGTTATCGGAAATTCATAATCTATAAGGTCAAGAGAAAATGCACCAGTTCTATATTTCAAATAATTTGGAATTTTTTTAAAGATATATTCCTTAATGTTAAAAACATTAGCTATCATTATTTCAATCTTTGTTTCAGACAAATATTCTCCATATTCAGCAATGTAAAACTCATGGTTTTGAAAACTTAATGAGAGTGTATACTTTGGCAAATGTCTTAAAAAGATAAAAGCTGATTTTTCTGTCGCTTCTTCGTTTCTGTTTTTTAAGTGGAAATCCAGATATTCCTGATCTTTAAATAAACTTTCAACATCTGCTTTCAGTTCGGACACACGTTCCATTATTTTATCATGTTGTGGGTGCGTCACATTGAGTTTTTCACAAATGAGTTTTATATTATATTTCATAACAGTTTTAGCTCTCTAGTCAGCGGATCAATCTTCTCGCTAGAGTGTGGTCCTATAGCTAAGCATGTTTTAGTTGGCTGTCCATGAAACTCAGTTAATCCCGCGTCGGTTATTAAATTTACGGTCAACCCCGTCTCTTTTGCTGCTTGATACAATTCTATCAATTCTTTTTCTGTTTCGACATAAACGGCAACTTTTTTAAAATTGCCATCGATCCAGGAAATTTCTTCTTCATCTAAAAGATCAATAGCTTTTTTTTCAGGACTGTTTCTAATCCTTTGAGTTAGCCATTTTATACTTGCGTGGGCAAGTTGGGCAGCTATTTTACCTTTTCTAACATTTAAGTCTTTTCTCCACACAAGAACTTGTTTTATATCATTTTCCATTTTTACATCCAATCTCCGAAGTTTTCAACTTTCATTTCTGAAGGAAACTCATCCTCTTGAAAAGGTTTTGTCTCGATCATAATAGGGTTTTTATTTGAAACAAATTTTAAATATTCTCTACAGGAAACTCCCAAAACTCTTTCCTGAATACCTTTTTCAGTTAACAGTGTGTATAAACCATAAAGCATTAATCCGCTATTATAGTTTGGATCTAAGTGGTAACTTAGTTTATATTTTTCAAAAACGTTAGTTACTAAAAGTTTTTTGTTTCCCAATATCTCTTGTTCTATTTTCTTTTTGACTTCTTCAAACTTTGATTTAAATGAAGGATCTTTTAATATAGAAAGAAGCTCTTCTTTTGTTTTGTCGTAGTTTATCATATTGCTATCTCTAGTTCAGAATTGATTTTTTGCGGTTTATCAAAATTGGCGAATTCAAAATCATCGATATTAAACTCGTAAAAACTTTTGCTTTGTTTTAAAGTAAAATTTGGCTGTTCTTGTAACGATTCTCTTTTTATGATTTCGTTTGCCGCATTTAAATGCCTATCGTAAATATGAAGATTATGAACATAGTGGCAGAATTTGCCTGGTTTGTAACCAAGATCCGAGGCAACCATTAACTGTAAAGCATAATACTGTGCCTTGTTAATCCAGTTGGCCATAATATAATCTGAACTTCTTTGAATAAGAGTCATGTCAAGTATATAGTTTTTAGAGGTTAAGTCTTTTCGGACAGACCAAATTGTTTCAAATGCACAAGGATACAAACCTTCAGTTTCAAGAAGATCAGATTCTTGATATAGGTTAAGGATATGTCTTCTTCCGAATGGATTTTGTTTTAATCCATGCAAAAGTTTATTCATTAAATCCCATTTTCTAACTGTTGCCCCATATCTTTGACCAATTGTTCCATTTCCAATTTCCCATTCATTCCACCAATTAATCCCAAGTTTTTTTGTATCTTCTAGTTTGGAAGATTGAAGTTGATAAATCCAAAAAATTTCTTTTATTCCTGATTTAACTGCTGTGTTTCTAAGTGTTGTAAATGGCAATTCACCATTTTCTATATCATATTCTTCAAACACTTGTGTTACAAACAAACTATTCGCAGGAGTTCCATCTTTATATTTCGGTCTTGGATTTTCATCTTTATTACCTTTCGTTATTAGTTTATATAAATTTTGTTTATAGTAGATATCTGCTTTTGCAAGCATTTTATTCTTTTTCTCCTTTTAGATTAGTAAAGTTAGAAATAAAACGAGAAATTTTTTCATCTTTTCCCATTTCTGGAATCAATGGGAATTCTTCTAAGCCATTTTCTGTTAAAAACTTTAACCATTCAAGATCATATCTGCCTTTTTCTTTTCCAAGAAAAATCATATTTTTATTTTTTGGAAATACATATTCCAATTTAAAAGAATAGTTGACATCATCTATCCAAAAAACTTTTAATGGTCTAAATCCTTCTTCGTCATAAACCTGTACTGGCCCACTTACATTATGAACTTTTCCATTTAAACGGATTTCAATCATACCTGTTTCCCATTTAATTTTTCCCGTATAGTTTTCAGGAGGTTTCTCGTCGTTACATAATATTATTATATTATTCATTTTATTATTCACTTTATTTCATTCTCTATTATTTTAGATTGCTTCCAATGCTCAGAAGTTTGAACATGATTTTCTCTTACGAACTTTAAATTAAATCTTCTAAAATCTCTATAAGGAAAGGAATCTGTAGGTCGAATAACATAACCTTCACACTCATCTCCATTATTAGAAATGGGCCGATAAAGATCTTTCAAAATTTTTTCGTTATAAATTCCTCTATAAAGAATTTCTGGTGTTGGTACTTCTAACAAGTCTGCCCATTCTTTAGTTTCATCCCAAGAAAGACAAGTGTTGTATTCATTCCAAACGGAAAGAAGGTAATGGTAGTCTTTTAAACTTTTATAATGAATACTATGCTTTGCGAAAACATTTTCGAAACAAAATCTCCAACCCTTTGGTAAATCATTTTTTATTGTGGAATGAAAAGCTTTAATTCTTGTTCTTGATGGATGATTTTCTAAACTATCTAGCGAACGTGCATGTATGTAATTGCTTATAACCAGAAACAATTTTTACCAATTTCCATATTATGTTTTTTTTGATATGAATTTTATTTTTTTATGTTTAAAATTTTCACATTTTTCATTTTGAGCACTGTACGAGATTTTATTTAATTTAAGTTTTTCTTTTATTAGATTTTCAATTTCAATTTCAGATTTATTTTTCAATTCGCTTTCCCAAATATATAATGTTTTATAACCATATTTTTCCGCATTTTGTTTTTTTATTAAATCTTTATCCCAAATTTCTTTAACTTTAATTAAACCTAATGGATAGTTAATAAAATCATTTTCCTTATAGTAAAGAGGATTAGCATGCCAATAATCTCCATTAATTTCTAATACATAATTTACATTAAAAATCTTAATATGAAAATCATAACTTTTTCGGTTTATCCAAAATTGTTCGCTATATAGTATATTTAATTTCTGTAAAGAATTTTTTATTTTACGTTCAAGCGAAGAATTATAACAAGAAACAATTTTTCTCGAACGTTTTTGAATTATTTTAGTTTTTTGTTCTTCTGTTAAAGAATTCCAAGATAAAATACTTTCTGACCATAAATTTTGAAGCCTTTTCTTTTTTTCTTCTTCTGTAGAACTTTTCCATCCGAAATAATTTGCTTTTCCGTATAAGTTAGGAATAGCTTTTATTCCATATTTCTTTTCTTTAGAAGCTTGTGCTTTAATTCCATAATCTTTTGTTTTCCAAATATTATCTACTCCGTAATTTTTTAAAGAAGTTTTTCTCTTTTTTTCTTTAACAGAATCAAGACTACTTACATTCGACACACCATATTTTTCTAATAGATTTTCCTTATTTTCTTTTTTAAACGTATTTGTTTTTCTACTTTCTGAAATTGATCTAATCTTTATATTATTCTGTTTTAATATCAAAACACTTTCTTTAAAACCCAAATTAAACTGTTTCTTTAATTTGGGTAAACTGTATTCCAAATCTCTATAACAATTAATGACTTCTTTGACGTTAATATTTTTATTTTTTATGATTTTTTGAACTTTTTCTTCATCTGTTAATTTTTTGGACATAGCAAAATTATTATTGATACAATGAAATATTGTTTTATAACAATTTTTCTAGAACCACAATTTCCCTATTCAAAAAATGATCCATTATTGGAGAAGTTCGCTCTTCTTTATCTTTAGCTCCAGGACTCCAAGGAACATGATATGTTCTTGGGTATTTAACATATTCTTCAAATAAATGAATTACAGGTTTTAAAACTTTCTGTACAGATTCTTCATAAAAAAGCTCTCCTCTTAATCTAATTCCATTTGGTAAAACAAAGTTACCCCATTTGTCAATTTCTTGATCTTTATAATATTGCTCTGGTAATATTGTCGTTTTGATGCCACAAAGTTGCCTTAATTCATTACAAGAAATTAATGTTTCCTCTGCTTTTATATGACAAGGTTCGCAAACGGTTGCGCCATTGTCTTCAAAATACCCCTGACTTTCTCCCCAAAGTTTCCTTTCAATAATATGGTGAGCATCTAAATTTGTAGGTTCTTGGCTTGAATCAAATATTGCTTTTTCGCCGCATGCAACACAAGAAAATTTATCTCGCTTAAAAACTTGGTTTCTGAAGTCATCTCTATTCAAAGATTTCATTTTGATTTTCTCCCACAGAATAAACTTATAATTTTTTCAATAGTAATTTTTACGAGCTGTACGTTTAAACCTCTTCCCAAAAAATACACTTTATTTTTTGCATATTTAACTTCTCTAAGCGAACAAGCAACCCATAAGATAAAAGTCTATGAGTACCATCTACAACTTTTATTGTGCTAGAATCTTTCTTTTTAACCATTAATCCGCGGTTTGTAGCGATCCATAAATTTTCAGAATTTAGATATTTTTCAGAACAAATTTTCCAAGCTGGAACTGCTTTGTTTTTTTGTTTCTTGAGATCAATTTTTAAACTTTCAACTCTTTTTTTAATATCATCAATTGCCTCAATTCCTTTTTGAACATTGTCTTTTGTTTTTCTGACAATTGTAAATTCTTTACTTTGTTCCGTTGATAATTGATATGAATCTAAAAACTGTTCGAATTTAATATCTGAGTAGCAAGATTCAAACTTTAAAAGTTCATCAAAGGTTATCTCGGCAACACAAAGTGAAGCATCTTTCATATAATCATGAATCCATTTTCTTTTGGAAAGGAAAACTTCTTTTCTTAAACTATTTTCTAGTTTTGATGAAAAATCAGGTTTTTCAACCAGTTCTTTGTCTAATTTTTTTACGTTTTCAACTAAAGCATGATCTCCATTTAGCATAGACCAGATAGCGAAGTTTGTGTTTATTGATTTTAGTATTTTCATTATTTATTCTATCTTGTAGATGTGTAGTTAAAAATTAAGGAATCAATTTTAAATGACATTAATGTTTATTGTTCATCACTTTTTAAGACCAATTTGGTCCTATTTAATAAAATTTATTTTTTATGTTATTTATCTTTTCAAAGATAAAGAAAAACAGAAAGCAAATAGATTGTTGTGGGAAAACATAAAAACTTTGGAGCAACTAAAACTATTTTTTTCTAATGTATACAAATACAAATATGATGGAATTATTGGTGAGCTAGATCACGATAATCCATCAAATGAATTTTTTGCAAACTTTGGAGATTGTGACGACATGGGAAGATTTTCTATGCTAAAATTAAAAGAACTTGGATTTGTTGCAACAAGAGTTGGTATTTTAAACTTATCAAACATTCGATCGTGGCATTATGATTGCTTATTTGAAATGAATGGTAAAAAAGTTTTATTTAATTATGGAAATTTAATAGAAGCAGATTCTGCCGATGAATGTATTAAAAATTTAGGAAAAACATGGAACCTTTTCAGCGGAGACAAAGTAAATTGGTGGAAATGTTATTGGTAATTTTCAATTACAAACTATAAAGTTTACAGACACAGAATCTTTTTTGTTTAGTTTTACACTTTCTATTTTTCTTTATTTAAAGAAATGAATAGATAAATAAAACTTCTTTCTTTTTCCATTTCTGGTACAATCGGAAATTCACAAATCCCATTTTCTTCTGTGAGAAATTTTAGCCATTCAAGCCCATATTTTCCTTTTTCTTTTCCAACATAAATTTCTTTTTTCATTAATTGGGCTAACAAATTCCAAGTAAAATAGTTTCCATCAATCCACCATTCTTTTGATCCGCTCATATTTTTTATATGTTCTACGGCAGGCCCGTCTATTCTATGGCGATTTCCCTCTTTATACCATTCTTTTGATCCATCTTTGTATTCAATCGCTGGTCCATCTAATCTATGAAGTGAATGATTTTTATACCAATATTTGGCACCGAATCTATCTATAATCGCAGGCCCATCCTCTCGATGAAGTTTGCCATCTTTATACCAATATTTGGAACCATTCTCCATAACAGCTGGGCCACCTATTCTATGTCTTTTTCCTTCTTTAAACCAAGACCTATCTCCATTTTTATGCTCGAAAACACCTGTGAAATCTTTTGGAACGTCTTTGTTTTCTCGCTCTTTTATTACAATTGTTCCATTTTCATATTTGAATCTTTTATTTCTCATTTTTTTTAAGCACATTTCTTTCATATTTGATTGAAACTTTTTCAGAACTGGCTTTAAAAAAGCCTTTTTCGTCGATCACTTGTTCGTTTTCCAACAACTTCCAACCAGAATTCAAAAAGGATTGGGGAGAAAAAGAAATAGATTTGTCATATTTGGAATACTTTTTTTGTTCTTCAGATTCCTCTAATTCGGAAAAATAAACTTCTGTAACAAAGGGTAAAAACTGATTATAAATTTCTACACCTCCTATAACAAATGCTTTTTCGGTTTCTGAATTAAGAAATTTTCGATTTTTGTCAAACCAATCTTCAACCGAAGCAAAAATCTTAATTCCCTCTTTTTGATCTAAAGTTTTCGATATTACGTGATTTATTCTTTTAGGAAGAGGCTTACCGATGGATTCGTAAGTTTTTCTACCCATTACAACAGTGTTATTCACCGTAAGCTCCTTAAACCACTTTAGATCAGAAGGAAGAAACCAAGAAAGGGCATTATCGTTTCCGATATGCCCTTCTTTTGTTGCCGCGACAATTAGTGCTAGTGTCATATTCACATGTTATGACTGGTTTTTTGTGCTGTCAAGCATCAATCTCGCAAGGGTACCCATCACAAAAAGATTGCCGACAGTCCAAACAAGCATTGCAAACCAGCCGAAAGGTGCCGCATGTAAACCTGATAGGAATGTTCCCATTAAGAAACCAGCGGTGCCAAGTGAAAATCCTCCAACCATAGGTCGAAGATGTTTACGATTAAAGAATATTGCACTCAAAACAATTGGTAGAAAAGCGCTTCCCAGAGGAAGGAATTGATGAATAAATCCATTTGTAAACATTGTCAAATCACCAGGTGGCCGCGAAATAATTTCAAGTCCTGGTATTGAGGCTGGCAAAATCATTGGTAAAAAGAACAAACCGACAGAAGCAAAAAGCGCTGGTAACAACCATTTCTTTGTAGATTCAAGTTTTCCACCTTTCTTTGTAATCCAAGATGTAACGAGTGCAAACATTAGCGCGAGAGAGAACCCGCGATACAAAACTTGTCTTGTTTTAATTGCCGCGAGCGCAGATTCGGCACTAGCAATACCAGCACCATACAATTGTGGGTTTGAATCGCCGTGTTCGGGAGTTTGAGCCGAATTTCTCAAAATTCCTTCGACAGCATCCACATTTGTTACGCCTTGAGACATAATCAAGGCTGTAATACCTGCAACGTGTGGTGTTGCCATTGAAGTACCAGACCACGCCGCGAATTGTTCGCAACCGTCTCTGCCGTGCTCACAAATTGTTTGTTGGAGAATGTTTACTCCAGGTGCCGCAATATCAACTTCTGGGCCGCGCGACGAAAACGAAGCAATCATATCACCCGTTCCGATTGCACTGACAGCAAATGCACCCTCTTCATTTGCAGGAGATTCAACATATCTCCCATTGTTTCCCGCGGCACAAATTACCACAGTTCCTTTTGATCGAGCATAGCTAATCGCTTCGGCCATTACTCGGTTTCTAGGTCCGCCACCTAATGAAAGGTTGATAACATGCGCTCCAGCGTCCGCCGCAAAACGAATTCCCTCTGCAACGTCTACTAACGTTCCAGAGCCTCGATAATCAAGAACTTTTACAGGAATAATGGTTGAGCAGTAGGCAATTCCCGCAACTCCAACGCCGTTATTGGTTGTTTGAGCAATTGTTCCAGCAACGTGCGATCCGTGCCCTTGGTCGTCATTTGCATGTTCGTCATCGTTAACAAAATCCCAACCAGCAACACAGTTTGTTCCTTTAAGATCAGAAAGTTGTGAAAACCCATCGTGATTTTCGCACGCAACGCCCGTATCAATTACAGCAACTCGAATTCCTCGACCGCAGGTGGTATTCCACGCTCGTTCAACACCGACGCGATGCAATCCCCACTGTTGAGAATATTGTGGATCATTTGGCGTGAAAAATGCGTGCATTTCTTGGTTTTGATCCGCGGCCTGCACGTTTCGATTCGTTTGAAGTTGGCGAACAATTCGTTGTCCAACTTCTCGCGGGGCATTAAAAACATAAATTCTGTCTTCACCGACCATTTGCGGACTGTTTGCCCGCAAAGTAACTCCATATTGTGAAGCAATATCATTTACTGTGCTTTGAGACACAGAATCGTTGAAATCAACAATAAACTCATCTTGTGGCGAGTTTTGACCACCACCAAAAGTTTGGGCTTGAACGCTTACGGAAGCGAGCAAAAGCGACAAACTGCACATTACGAACGCTGTTTTGTTTTTCATTTTCCGACCTCCCACACACTATAAGTCGCGCGGGAGGCGAGTCAACGGCGAATGAAAACTCATTTAAGAGTTAATCTTTTCGATCGACAATTTTTTCATACTTGTATAAGTTTTTAATGTAAGAATGAAAGTATTTTCCTTTACTCTCTGCTTTTTTTAATTCTTCCCAAGTTTCTTCTGGGACTCCTTTATATGTATATGCTACTCCTGTTGTTTTAAACCAAATTGTTAATTGGTGATAAAGTTGATTATATTCAATTTTTGTTAGTAGTTTACTCGATTCTACATCGAGTTTATCTGTTGTTAGGAATTCGATCATTGACATATTATAGTTATTATCCTATCTTTTCGTGACTTCTATTTTTGGAATATTAGTGTGAAATTTTGGATTTAAATAAAATAATAATTTGTTTACTGTTTTTTTATTCACAAAGATTTTTGTTTTATAGAGAGTGGTATTTTCTCTTTCATAAAGCCGAGTTTCAATTTCTATTAAAATTAGAGTTTCTTTGGTTTTGATCTTAGTTTTTCCGAAAAATTTTCTTGAAAAAACAATTTCCAGTTCTTTAATTTGATATGTAAAATACCTTGGATATAGCCAGCTAGGATTTAAATAGCTTACACTTAAAATGTTTGCCTTTTTAATAAAGGGAGCTAAAGTTTTCGCATCATATGCAGTCATATATCCATACAATTCTATTGGTTTTTTATTTCTCATTTAAACGAAACCTCAATTCGAGGCAAGTCAATTATTTTTTTAACTTTTAAAAAGTCACGTAATCTATTAAATTGTTTTTTGCAAAGAAAAAATTCTTGGTCTTTCCAAGTTCTAAGTTTAGAAAGTTCTTCGTTTTGTAGTAGATACGTGGCATAAATTACAATTCTGTAAATTGGTTCATTTGAAATAAATTTAAATTTTTCTTTTAGTTTTCGAATCGTGTAAATATTTTGAATTAGAATAAAGTATTCAGTTCCAGTAAAACGAAAGCATTGATCTTTAAGGAGATATAATTTCTTTTCATTCTCGTCGGTATAAAAAACATCAAACTTTTCTTCTTTAAATTTTTTCATTTAAGATTTACCTCAATTTTTTGAGGTTGAATAATATTAGATGGGTTTGCCCAATTTAAAAGTTTTTTCAAGTTTTGAATATCTAAATAAAGGCGATTATCAATTGAAATACAATTTCCATAATAGGTTTTATTGCTCAAGTAAACTTTTAAATCGTTCTGTAAATCTTCAAAAGTGGAATCGAAAATAACGACTTCGAATAAAGGCATATTAATTTTTATCGAAAACAAAGCTTTTATTTTACGAGAAGAAAGAATTCTATTAAGAATAATAATTGATGTTTTAAACTCATAAAAATCTAAAATATCAGAACTTTGGATAAATGAAAGTATATTCGATCTAAATCTGAAAAAATTGATTCTCGGTTTTTCTTTTTTTCTCATTTCAGATTTACCTCAATTTTTTGAGGTTCAAAAGTGTGTAATATGTTTAATACTTTTTTAATTCGATTAAGATTAACTTGATCAATAAAAAGATGGGAAAATTGCTTTTCTAAAAATGGTCGATTAAATGTTATAATATGTTTATCTAATTTTGAAAATAACATTATTTCATACATGCTTTGACATGCAAAAGATTTTGTTTTTTGTTTCCATTTTCTTGGAGTTAAAATTTTAACAACTGAAAGACAGTCATTTTTACAAAATACGCTCGAATAATGATCTTTAAATTCATCTATTCGCCTCTCAAACTTAACATATTCTTTAATACCTTTACATGTTGCTGTTTGCCAAAATTCTATGCTATTCATTTTAGTTGAATCTCAATTTTCGGGAGCGGATAGAAATTTTTAGGTTTTACGAAATTTAAATAAGTAAATAAATCATATGTTTTGATAAACACTTCTGACGAATTGGAAAGAGAAACGGCTTCATTTATCACGTTAGTTGTACTGTAGGGAATTAATATTTGATATAATGAAAAATTTGGTTTAAATTTAAACATCGAATTAATTTTTCTTGGGGAGAGTATAGCATTTACTTTATATGTCCACACATAAGGACTATAGAAAGGAATAGTCAAATTTATTTTATGAATTTCGAACGCGACCTTATCGCAACAAGCGCGAATAAAAACATGTATTTCAGTTTTATCTCTATTCATTTATTTAAATCCTAAAAATTCTAAAGAATCGCCATCCGTGATAAATAAAGAATCATTATTATTTAATAATGAGTTCCATAGGCGTTTTGCTTCTTTTGATTGATTTTGAGAAGCCCAAAGTTTTAAACTAAATTTAATTTTAAGCCAGATCGCGGCACTTTTATAAAGTTTTTTTCCATAGCCTTTGCCGCGAAATTCTTTTTCAATAAAAGAATAATCTACATAGGGTTTATTAAACACATTTTCTTTCCACCATCTAATATAAGTTTGCCTTTTTTCTATCTGTTTAAGTCTATTCAGACTCACTTCTGTTGGTACAATAATAGATAAAAAACCAACTTCTGTTTGGTCTTTAATGAAATGAAATGAATATTTCTCAATAGATGGAAAGCAAGTAATGAAAATACGTTCCATCAGCCAAAGATAAAACCAAAATATTAGTTGTCAATAAAAGAAAATGCCCCGCAGATTTATATCCACGAGGCATTCAACTAAGAGTTTTTTTGGTTTTTTTTAAGAAACTAAAATTAAACTCGTTCCGATTTCATCTCTTTGATGTATTTCACAAAGAAACTGCCCGCTGATTGGCGTCGACGCCAATTTTGAGGAATCTGTTTCGAAACATTCCGATACAGATATCGAGAACCATCTTTCATGGAAACAGTTAAGTTTCCAGTTGTTGAATCAGTTGAGTTTGCAACCCAACGAAAACCAGTAACAAATGAAGAATCTTTAAAATTAAAGATCATTGTCGAGCTGCTCAACCGAGCAGTTCGTTTTGCCGCTGGTTTCCGCGACGTTGAATTTGTTGTACCAGTTGTTCGCGATGTTTTTGTAACCTTTCGCGAAGAAGTTGGTTTACGAGTTGATTTTTTTGTAGTTTTGGTAGTTGATTTTCTCATGTGTTGTCTGTCTTTCTAGGTCGACCATTCTAAGCACCGCGGCGCAGCGGTCAAGAGGCAATCGTTATGCCAGTTTTCACTCTTCTTTATACTTAAACAAATACTGTTTGTATCTTTCTACAATTAATCCTAGTTCTGCTGATGTTAGCCCAACAGAATCCATTTTATCTTTTCCAACATAAACAAAATATATTTCTGAATATCTTTGTCTTGCATTGCCAAATTCGTCGCTTAATAAAAGCGTTCTCGCTCTTATCACAAGTTCTTGTTTTTCTCCAATTGTTTCGTCATGCAGGATTGTTTGTTTCATGTTCTATTACCATTTCCTCGATTACTTCATTTTTTTGTTCTGGTTCAATTTTCGAATCTAGAATTTTTTTTATTCCTAATATTGAATATCCGTTAATGTCCAAATAAGCATCTAAACAGCCTTCTTCTGGTGGTAAAAGACTACTATTTGCAATTCTTGTTAGTTTGTCTAACACTCTTATAATAAACATTAGGTGTTGGTATTGATCATCTACAATTCCATCGGGAAACAATATTTTTAAATGATCAGCTGTTTTATTAAAACTACTGCCATATGCTCGATCTTTTTTCTCAAGTAAATCTGCTTGCAACACAGCTATTTCATGAAAACTTTTTGTCATACTTCATGTGTAGCGCCTCGTTTTCGCGGTAGCAATACTAGGAAGTAATAACGGTAATACTGTTATTTATAACTTTTATCCCTTTTCTTTTTAAATCTTGGAGCATTTTTTTGGTAAAAAATTTTAAGACACTTTCATTTTTTTCGTAAACTACATACGCAATATATATTTTTTTTCTTTTAAACCTTAAAAATCTTTTCTCGGTTGCAATATATATTTTTTCTTTTTTATTTTTTGCTAATCTTTTAAGTCGATTTTGCAAGATGCAAATTAATCTTCTTTTTGTTAAAAGACCATCAATCTTAACAATAGAAATTCCTTTAAGGGGAGCAAAATTAGAATTTAATTGAAGTGTTAGAAAATTATATCCGTCATTATTTTGATTCGACATTGGTCTCGTTTTTCATCTCAGAAGGCAAATTAATGTATACTACGATTATAGTATATTTACCCCGCATTGTTTGCGACAAACTTAAATATTCTTTGATCGATTTTTCAGCCATTTCCCACGAATCAAACAATGGATCAGTTTTTCCATCAATTGTAACCGCCTCAAAAAACTCATTAACAATTCTAAATTTTTTTACAGGAACAAGTTTAAAATTATGTGAACTAATTTTTCTTGGTGATAAATCGTTTGACAGCGGTTTTGGTTTTTGATCCATTTGAATATAAATATTAATTTAGTTTTATTTAAGTGCCAACTATAATTTTTTGAGGCTCAACAATAAAATTCCCTATATATTTTTTTAATTTTCTATAAGTCTTAAATGTAATGATCCACTTACAATAATATTTGTCAACAAACGGTAATCCCTTCATTTCTATGAATTTATAATTTTTATTATCCATAAAACTCAATGAAACTAAAGTTCGATCAAGTTCTTTCTTGTATAAGGACTTTATTTTTCGAGGAGTTAAAAACTCATGTATTTTTAAAAAAAAGTCAAATGTATCGAATATCATTCTAACATCAGAAAAAGCTTTTGTGTAAATATCATAGTGAGAAAAAGCAATTATTAAATGGTTAGGGTTAATACCTTTTTTAATACTAAATTTAATTTCTGTATTTTTCTTTTTCATATATTTACTTTTATTGTAGGTATTGGTTTTAATAGTTTTTTATTTACAAGAAAATCATAACACTCAGCAAAAATAAAAAACTTTTGTTTAATTGAGAAATGTTCATACATTATTGTTGGAAAATAAAAATCTATAATTTCTTTCTCGTCTCTGTATTTTCCCATATCATTTATTTGATAAATGTCACTAAAAAATCTTTTAACTTTTCTTTTTGAAATAATTTTTACAGGAACTAATTCTTTAATTTCTTCTTCTGTTAGTGAGACAATGTTAAAAAAACATTCATTTTCTTCTTCATCTTTGATAATTTCAAAAAACATTGTATAGGTTGTTACCCTGCCCACTTTTGTTATACAGCTTTTTATCTGTTGTCTTGTGAGCATAATTTTTAATACCTCTCATACAATAACTAATCCTTATTTCAATTCTTTGGGACCATTATAGACAAAATATGTTTACAAAATTCTTCGTAATTTATAATTTTTTCTTTTCTGTTTAAACTTTCAAAATGGACAATATTGATTAACGCATCAAGTTCAAAATAAATATTATGTGATACTAAAGCAACTATTAAAACTAATAATATTCTATTGACTAATTCCATTTCTGGAACTTTGTACTTACTTTCTTCAAAGAATTTATTTAAATCATGAATTTTAGCTATCGCTATTTCTTCTTGAAAATTTGTAAGATCATCAAGCAAACCAGACTCTAAAATTGCTTCTAAAGAATCCATTCGTGGGCCTCGGATAATGTGTTTAAATGAACCTCTAATACTTTATCAAAGTTTTTATGATAGCCGCCTGCGAGATTCCAAGCAACAGGAATTTTGTTTTCTTTAGCAAATTCAAAAACTATCTTGTCTCTTTGATGCAGTTCTTTTGTTGTAAAATATCCTCCGTATGGATCTTCAATGTGAGGATCTGCGCCAGCTTGATACAAAATTAAATCACAATATTTTGTGAATCTATTCATTTCATTTTTTAATGTCACTTCGAAATCATAAAATAATGTTTTTTTATCAAAACTATCAACAACTCCACCAAAAGTATAGTGGTGGATAAAATCTTTTAAATTTAATCTTTTGATTATATCATCCGTTCCATTTCCATAATGGGCATCAATATCAATAATTGAAATTAGAATATCTGGGTATTGCTGCTTTAGCTTAATCGCAGCTAGTATAAGCCCATTAAAAGTACAAAACCCCATACATTCATTATATGTTGCGTGGTGAAATCCCGATGTTGGAGAACAAGAAAAAGTTTTGTTTTCGAATGCAGATTTTGCCGCAGCATAAAATGAAGCATTTGTCCAATGCAGAGATTCTGCTACTTCTTGAAGTTTGTTTTCAAACCCATTTTGTTTTTCGCAATTTAACACCGCATCAACATGTTGTTGATCATGGCCTAAATAAAAATCATTTCTTGAATATGGTTCAAAATTATCAATCATTTCGACATAATCAAAACTTTTTATTTCTTCAACAAATCGTTTTGGTTTTCCTGCCGACGGAGAAAAACTAATGTTGTTTGCGACATTCTGTTTATCGTTATAGAACACTTTTATTTTTTTATTCATTGTTATCTTTCTACAGTAGGATTATATTGTCTTTTATCATTTCAATTATTTCTTTCAATAATTGTTGATTGGAATATTCATCGATTACTAGAGACGAAGATAATTTTAAGAGTTCGTTAATTTCAGGAATATTACCAACTATTTTTATGGTAGTTGTAATAACATCTCTTGCGGATTTAAAATCTATTTTTTGACGTGTTGTCCAAGCAGAATATTTATAATTGTGAATTTTTAAACAATTCTTCGAACAACATAAAACATTTGCCGATCGATCGGCAAATTTAATATCTTGAGAAGGTAAAAACAACATTCCACAGTTTGAGCAAAAAATTTGGTAGAATATCATTTTTGGTCCCAAATATAGATATTACTTTAAAAAATTAAAAACATACTTTTTCGAATTCATCATCATCTTTTAAGTCAGATGCCGCGACCCAACCACGATTTTTCGTAAGAAATTTATGATCTTTTGTGCAAGAAATTATCGTACCATCATCAAATTCGAGTTCTACTATCTCTTCGTCTTGAAGATCGTGATCCCAACATTTTAAAACTTTTTGAATTGAGCCATCGTGGGTATAAACCCATTCTTCTTTTGAAGAAGAAAACTCTTCAATATTCAATTTTCTTTTTGAAGAAGGAATATGTATTTTTGTTCCTGGTAAGAAACAACCTCTGCCAGCTCCTAATAACATTTTTTTACCAATCAAATTAAGACTTTGGGCACAAGTCAAAAAATACTTTTCAAGTTTTAAATGTTTGATAACGTCAAGTTCTTCAAGAGCGCGGTCAACATATTTTGTATCTTCAATTTTCTTTTTTGATTCTAGACCAGACATAACCAAATCGACGAGCTCGTTAAAACTTATTTCATCTTCATTCAAACCATCGGATTTAAAATCTTTAATTTTATTTTCTGATATTAACTTATTCAGACTTGGAAGTTTTGGAGTTTTATCGAATTCTATTTTCTTGTCAATTGCTTCAAAAGCAATTTCATGCGTTCGTTCAATTGCGTCGCAAACTATTTCATGATATTCTTCGGTATAAATTTCAGGATAATCTTTAACACAATAGTTTTTATAAGCGTTCCACATTTGAGTGGCATTCTTTGGATATAACTCATGTTCCAACTCTTCAATTTTTTGTGGAATTGTATTTGGATCAATTTCTTTAAGTTTATCGACAGTCATTCTTGCGAGAGTTTTATAAATAATTCTTTCTTTCCAGTGTTCGGGATTTGGATAGTGGCAATCTGCGGTCGCAATAACTTTTATTCCAGTTCTTTTTGATAATTCAATTAAATGATAATTCAGCAAATGTTGATATGGAACTTTGTTAAACTGTATTTCAAGAAAAAAATTATCTTTATTGCCTCCTAAAACGTATATAAATTGCTCGGCAAGTAGTTTTAGTTCAGATTGAATCTGATCGAATTTGTAAGTTTTTAGTTTATCGACATCACTCTTGTAATCTTCTTCATTTAGGTTAAGATCTAAAAAATGTTTTATGAGTATTTTATTTGGTTCGCCACCTAAACAAGCGCTGCTTGCTATTATATTACCATTAGCATTTTGCTTTATTAAGTCGAAATCCATACGTGGAAAAAAATAAAATCCTTCTTTATAAGAAAGAGAAGTTAGTTTAAACAAACTATGTAAACCTGCTGTGTTTTTTGCAAGCAATACTAAATGACTTCTTGAACGAAGAGGATCTCTAACTTTGTTGGATTTAGTTTCTTCTTCATTTTCAACAACAGTTGTTTCAACATTTCCTTCAGCGTCTTTCAAAAGCGCAACTTCTTTATTTAAAAGTTCGTAGTTTTCAACTTCTGCTATAAATTCTGCTTTTCGCTTTTCTTCAATTTCATCAAAAATAATAAACTCATCTGTTGATTTTTTTGGTTTTGCTTTATTTGTTTTTTTATTTTGCTTTTCTATTTCTTTTCTTTTTGAAGTTTCTTCTTTTAAAGAAGACCACTCCGATATGGATGGAATAAAATAAGACTCAATTCCATAAAGAATTTTGAATTCTTTACCTTCTTTTTTAAGACCCTCGTAGTATTTGTAAGAGTGAGAAAAAGTGTTCATGTTTCCATGATCTGTAATTGCGTGAGCTCCAAGTTCATTTTTTTGGGCAAAATCAAAATGATCCTGGGGAAGTCCGATGGCATCGCCAATACTTCCGTTTGAATGTGCATGTAGATTCACATACTTTTTAGGCTCTCTCATTTTTACCTTTTTATATGATTTGAATTTGATCTGGATCAGCTATGTCAACATCAATTGCGTTTTCCCCATAAATTACTTTTACATCTATAAACCAAAACGTATTAAGTGGTTCCGCGCTCTGTTTTACAAGTTGTATATTTTTTAACTCATCTTCTAATCGATATTTCGTGGCTTGAGTCAATTGCTCAAATCTGAATTTATTCATTAGTTCCATTGCGTAAAAATCTAATACTCTGTTTAGAAAAGCTTTGTCTATTTGTATTTTTTTATTTTGCATTCTATTTCTTTCGCATTGAAAGACCTATCAAATAGGTTTTCATTTTTCATATTTTTTAAACTTTAAAGGTTCGTCATGGACTAATTTACACAAAGTTTTGTCTTCGAAAATATCAGTTAATTTAGATTGATTTCCATTTAAAATACATCCATCTTTAACCATTCTTAATCCATGAGAATAATCAACATATGTAACGATGTGATCTATTCCATTTAGTTTTTGGATTATTGTTCCATCAGAATTAAACCACCCATAAATAGCAACATTGGTTTTATACTTTGGATTTGATAATACATTGGTAAGAACAATATCTTTTTTATGCCCTGCAACTAAATCTCCAGAATTCCAACCTGCTTGAATCATTTGTTCTTGAACTTTTTTTGAATGATCCAAATAACACTTGGTCGAATCTCTGTTAAATTTCTTTGTTTCATTTTTGTAAAGTTCGCTCCAAGAAATTGCTCTAGGCTTAATTTTTGCAGCAGAATATATTTGTTGCACCATTTTAGGTGTCGGTAACACAAGATCATACTTAGCCATTAGTTCAGCGCATGTCAAGGGGCTCATAGGACAATGAAACCACTCTGTATTATTGCCAAGGCAAAGATAATCATTATAAACAAAATACTCTAAAACATTTACCCCGTCAGAAACAACAACTTTAGACATTACTTCACTAATCCAGATAGGAAAAATTTCCTGATCTAGAAATAGCTTTATCTGCTGTTCTCTTTTAGATTGAGACCCAGCAGACGATAATTTATCAATGATTTCTTGAAGATTCATATTAATAATAGTTATTAACTATTATTTATTTCCAATATCAACAATCTCACATGCTCCAGAAGTACAAGCGAGTTCTTGCGCTCCCGTTGTTCCATCTTCTGTTTCAAACAAACTGAAATCTTTCCAAGAAATTTCTTTTGGAAAATTTTTCACCATTTCTTCGTACTGTTCCTTGGATATTTCTTGATATGGAGCCTGCCGATAAGTGTGTTCTGATTTTGGTAAAAATGACACGCCTCCAATGTTATCAAAATTTTTATATACCCAAGCTCCAACATCCATCCATTCATCTTCTCCTACTTGGATTGTAACTGAAGGATTATGTTCTGACCAATGTTCTCTATATGTTTTCCATAGTTCTAGATGTTGAATTGCAGTTATTTCTTTTGACGTAACTACATTTTCTGGTGCTTTAACTGGAAAAGAAAAGACTGTTGTGTTTTCGGGTTTCATTACGTCAGGTTCGTTTGGAATTCCAGAGGCTTTTAAGAAAGCTGTAAGTGGGTCTTTATTATCTGCTCTAACTGTTCTGATATAATATTTCGAATACCAAGGGTGGATTCCGCTCGAAACTCCAACCAATTGAGAAACTGTACCAGAAGGTTTTACACAGGTTATTGCTGCGCTTGGTTCAATGCCAATTTTTTCTGCTTCTTGTGTATTAACCTCAACAGCGTATTCTCTCATCCTTGTTAATCTGCTGACCAATTCTGATGAATTAGTTGACATAAATTGATTACCATAAATTCCAGTTAAAGAAACACCTAAAAGTCTTTCTTCTTCACAATTATTTTTCCACGATTTTCTGATATATTTGAAATTTGTTAATGAAGATTGCCATGTTCCAAGTAATGTAGCAAGACGAATTTTATTCATTAACGTCTCTTCTGTATCGTATTCCTTAATAACAACTTCTGTTAAGTTACAAAATTGTAAACTTCTTAAAATAATTTCTGCGCAAGGATTTGTTCCGAAAGATTTAGTCGAATCTCTTCTGCCGAATTTTTCTAAATGTTTTTTAACAGAATCTGCATTGTAAATGCCACGTTCGCCAGATTTTGATTCGTATAAATTTCTCCACTCTCTTAAAAACTGTGCAGTGTTTGGTTTTGAATAGTAAACAGCTGAATTGTTTGCAAGAGAACGTTGAGATTGTGATTCCCACCACTGTCCACTTTTTGCTTTTGCCATTTCAAAATCATCAAGATTCGAAAGCGAAATCAAAGCAGAACGTCGAACACCGCCAACAACAACAACTTCACCAATTTTACACATTAGGTCGTGAGCTTCAATTGATTTGAGTCGTCTTCCTTTTGCTCCTTTAAATATTTGAACTGTAAATCTAAAAAGTTCTTTTAATGGTTCTGGTCCCGATGCTCTACCTCCAAATGTTTTTAACCTAGCCCCAGCAGGTCTAACTTTATGCATATCCCATTTTGGAATTTGACCATTAACAAGAAGAGAAATTAATTCTTTATATGCTTTTGCCCAACCAATTTTGCTATCTTCAACGACTATTGTTGTTTCGGTTTGTTCAAATTCATCTGCGATAACTGGTAAATTTTTTATATACTCTTGTTCAACAGAAAATCCAACACCAGTTCCATTCATTAAAATATACATTGCTTCATCAAAAGCTCTTAAAGAGTCAATCGCAATAAAACTACAGTTGTAAAGGGCAACATGTTCGATTTCAGCGGCGTTACCAGCTGTCATTAAAGCTCTCATCGAGGGCATTATATCATGTTCGAGAATTGCGGTTTTTATTTCATTAAATATTCCATCAGTTGAACTGTAGCGATGGTTTGTGACCAAATGTTTTTTCATAAATGAAATATATCTTTCAACAGTTTCAACCCAATTTTCTCTGCGTTGTTGATCTTCCAACCATCTTGCATATCTGCTTATATGAATAAAATTTTTATATGGATCGGAAATAAATCCATCTTGATTAATAATTGTACTATTCATTTGTTGTGTTTTCATTTCTTTATTTGTGTTATTCATTAAAAACATCTTTCACTTCGGTATCGATTTCTCTAAGTCTTCGTTGTCTTTCTTTAAAGAAATTTTTTAAGTTTGGGTTTGCGGAAGTTCCGCCACTAGCTGCTGATTTAACTGCTAAATCTTTGTTTGTGTCTGGTGTATTACTTTCTTCTATTACGTTAAGAGTCGATTTTGCCGTATCTAAAAAGATATTATATGTCTTATCTTTTATTCCCATTCTGTTTTTAGCAACATGAAGTGTTCCATAACCTGCCTTTTGAAAAAGACCTAAAATAAAATCTGCTTCTGCGGCCTGAGCATAAGATTCTGCTAAATTGGTTTCATCAACAACCCCCGACTTGGTTCCATCTTTGTTGGATTGAAGAGCTGTCCAAATTGGACAGAACATTTCTTTTGCCATTGCTCTTAATTCTCTAATAATCAACTGAAGTTCTATTCTTGTATGTTCATGTTTTTCGGAACTTCTTATAAGAGCTGCATAGTCAACAATGATAATATCTGGCTTTAGATTCTTATAAGCCATTTTTTCAATAAATGTTTTTAAATTTGTTACCGTTGGTACACCAGAAGGAAACTCTTTGATTATTAATTTTCCAAGAATCCCTTTCTCTTTAAGAGAATCAATTTCTTGTTTGACAAGATCTTTATTATCATTTAAATCAGAACAGTCAATTTTTGTTATATAAGAATCATATCGCAGTGCGACATATTCTTCTGGCATTTCCATTGTAAAATGGAAAACTGTTTTTCCTCTTAGTAAAGCTTCTGCACCAAACTGGATAAGTAAATGTGACTTTCCGTGATTTGTTGGCGCTACAACAATTCCAATTTCTTTTGGAGCTAATCCACCATTTAAAATCACCTTTTGGTCTAATTCAGGTATTCCAGTTGAAATTGGAAGTCTTGCTTCCTTTGAATATCTTCTTTCAAATTCTTCTGTATAGTCTAACCCTTGAGATTGTGTGATTCCAAACGAGGCAACTTCTTTTATTTTTTCAACTACTAAATCATAGTTGCCTTGTTCAACGAATGAAGTCGCTTCCAAAACTGTTTGATATGTTTTTTGTTTTTTGCACCAATCAAGTGATTTTTCTTTTGCATATTTTAAATCACCTAAATGCTCATTCTTTTTAACTTCTGATAAAAAGACATCAATTCTGTTTTGAAGTGGTTTATCATTTACAAAAGATTCTTTTGTTAAAGAATCCAAAAGATCTAATGATGGAAATTCTTTATATTTTTCATGATGTTTTAAATAAAGTTTACTTACCGCTTTTAGATGTAAACTATCATCATCAAAAAAATCAGGAGAAAAAACTTCTATGAAGCCTTTTGCCCATTCTTTGTCAACAATCATGGCTTGCATAATACGCTCTTGCATTGCCTGATTCCAGTTTGCGTCAGAGAAAGATCTAGCTATCGAGTCAGTCATTTATTTATGCCCGTTTTATTCCTTTTTTGTTTAGACATGCGAATTCTCAGCTAAAAATAGCTTTTTTAAATTTGATATCCATTAGTATTACTAATGAGTATCGTTGTTACAAATTTCCCTATCTCACCATTTTTTTTAAATCTGATAGGAAATAATCCCAATCTTGTGTGTGTTGCATTTTCGCAGCATGCAAAATTTTAACAAATTCCATTTTTCTTAGTAGGTTATTTCGTTCAGAAACTTGTTTGTCGATTTCTGCTATCTGTGAAGCAGAGAGGACAGTGGTTGAAAGATACATCAACTGCCAATTTTTTTCAATAGTCTCGAAGTTTTCTTGCAGATTTTTGAGTGCCTTGGATGGTTTTTTTGTTTCAAACAGTAGTTTATTAGCTTCTTCTTTTATCCACTTTAAATCTTTTTCTTCTTTTGAAAGAATTGGGAAAAGTTTATTTGCTGTTTTTTCTCCAACCCCTTCAATACCCTTAATTGAATCTGATTCGTCTCCGATCATTGACCGAAGTAAACAAACATTTTCTACTAAGACACCAAATTTTTCTTGAATATAATTCTTTGAAATATACATCTTTTTTAATGGATCATATATCTCAATATTTGGATCAATAAGCAATTGATAGAAATCCTTATCTCCAGATAAGATTACTTTTTTATCTGGTAAAGATTTTAATTTTGAAGTTGCCAAATAAGCAATTATATCGTCGCACTCTGTATTTTCCACATAAATCTGATATATTGGCAAACAATCAAGTAAACTTAACAAAAGACTAAGTTGTTTAGGTTTATTGTTTTCATCATAAAATGGATTAACTCTTCCATCATCTCTGTATTGATGAAATTCTTTTATTTCAGTTTGCTTTGAACTATGAGCTTTATAACTTGAATCTATTGATTTTCTTCTTGAGGAAGCACCACCTTGTTCCCAAACAACAACAATTTCTTTTGGCTGTATTGTTTTTATAGCATATTTCAAAGTGTTAATAAATCCAACAACTCCGCCAACAAGATCGCCATTTGCTGTAACAGATTGATTTGCGGCAAAATTACGCATAAAATTATTAAAACCATCTACTAAAAGTATAGACATTATTTTGTTTTCCTTTCAATTGGAAACTGTACCTGTATCAGAAAATACACTTGGATATATTTTATCTCTAAACAAGTGACCTGCGGTTTTATGCGTCGCTAAATCTTCATATATCTTTTCTTTTTGCAAAAAAGCCTGATAAACCGTTAACAACACAATAATTTTTTGTTGCAAGTCATTGCGATCAAAATCATTATTTACGACATTAAATTTTAATACCAAAATTCGAAAAAGTGCATCGAGTACTGGGTTTACCACTTGATTTTGAAAATCCGTAATCGAAATTTGATATTTTGTAAACATATCTTTCATGGATAAATTTTTATTTTCTTCAAAAAAGTTTTTGAAGAAAACTTCATCTTTACCTTTTAACCCACAAAATCTTACTGATAAAGTTTTTTCTTCTCTTGTAAAGAGAAACCTAAAACTATCACCTATAAATGAATTTTTGTTTAAATTGCTATTTTTTTCCGATACTAAAATATCAAATGGTAAAACTTGAGTTTTATTAATTTTAGATTCCTGTTGATCCAAATCCATTTGCTCCTCTTGTCGTTTCTGTTGCAGTTTCTGTAAAAGAAAGATTTACTTCTTGGGCAGTAGAAGAAATTGTATAAATTATCATTTGAGCAATTCTATCTCCAATTTTAAATTGATGAGCATAATTGCTATTATTGTTCATAATACATTTTATTTCTCCTCTAAAAGAGATATCAATAATACCACCAGAAGGAACAATTCTTTTCAAGGCAAGCCCCGAACGTCCTTCTATTTTAAGAAATCGAGAAATGGAATCATCTATTTCCACATCGGCAAGTTTTAACCCAGTATTAACTGCTCTTGTTTCGCCAGGAAGTAATATGCATTCTTCTGCTGAAAACAAATCGAATGCCGCATCAGCATCGCGTGCTTTTACTGGCATTCTCGCCTCTTCTAGTGCTTTAATGAATTTTATATTTATCATCGTCGGATGACTAAATCCTAGCAACTAGGATATCTCGCGACAATGCCACAAGATATTTAATTAATCCAGGCTGTGCTCATCAGTTGGAATGCCAGTTGTTACAGAAATTTCATCTTTCTCATTATCTCTTAGAATAAAGGCACCGTCACACAACATTAAAATATACTCTTTATATTTTGGATCGTTAAAAACTGTAACGAAATCTACTTTATAAAAACTTTTATCTCCTTTTACTTCTCCCGTTAAACAATCAATTAATTCAATTTTTTTCCAAGCTCCTGCACCAGAAATACTAGCACAGATACCATTTATTGCACATTTTTCTCTATTTTCTTTATATTTTGGGGTTTCACAAAAAGCTCTGAGGTCATCAAAAAGAATTTCGTAATCATTTATACCTTTATCATAAAGAATTTGCAGCTCTGCTTGTCTGTAAGGTCTTGCGACTTTATTCTTAACTGTTGCTACTCTAACTTGAATCCCTTTTATAATTTCTTGTTTTTCGACAAGCTCTTTGATTTTTTGTGGGGTATAAACTCGTAATCTAACTGACGCAGCAAATGGAATTGCCATACCACCAGGAGTAGTAGTATTATGATTTATTTGACCTTCAGCTAAGTAACAATTTGTATTTTCTACTGAAAGATCTAGAACATCAATTTTGCCGTCAACTTTAACAGCGTCAGGATGATCTTTTAATTCTATCCATCCATTGTTAAACCAGACTTTATGATTTGCGGTTCCTTTTAAAGAACCTAGACTATAAAAAGAATCAACAGAAGGTTTTACGACTAGATCTGTTAATTTACTCCATACAGTTTTATTTTGAACAATATCGTAACTTTCAATTTCAATATCATCATTCAATGACAACATACCGACTTCATCAAATGATGAAATACCATACCTTTCAAATAAATCTTTTAAAGTAACTTCTTCTTCTTTGTAAACGTTATTTTCTATATCCATTTTTATAAATCTTTCTATTTTTTCTTGTATTTCTCTTTTTTTTAGTTTTAGTATTTCAGATTCCCAAAGTGTCAGAACTTTATAGCCATCAGTTACAAGTGTGTCAATTCTTGTTTTATCTTTTTCCCAAACTTCTTCTTTATCTACCCTTTTTGTATTATCAGGATTTGCGTGCCAATAATCTCCATAACATTCAATTATTAAATTATTTCCTAAAGAAAAATCAGGATAAAACCATTTATTATCTAACAATAATGGAGATTCATATTCCCAATTAATTTTTAAATCATTTAAAATATTTCCAACAATAAATTCAATTTTAGTCATTTTACACGAATTTAGTTCGTATTTTTTTGGGAAATTAAGATCTCTTTGAAGTTTATTCGCATAAAATTTTGACCAATATCTAATTTTTTTTATTCTTTCTGGTTTATTTGCTGCAATTTTTAATTGTTCTATACCTCCATTAGTTAACCATTTTTTATAAGATTCTACTCTTCTTTTTTTCACTTCAGGATTTTGAGTAGCCTTATAAACTTTTAATTTATATTCTTCATTTTGATATAATTTTTTCTTAATTTTAGACTGAAGTTCATGGTTATAAGACTTTTTTAGAGTGCTTCTGTATTCTTCTGAATTTATAACTTTTTTATGATTAAAAATCATTTTCTCTTCAATTTTTTTAAAATACTCAACACAAAAAGAAATCTCTTCAGTTGAAATTAATCTATTGTTTAAAAACCATTTATAGGCATTTTTTTTATTAAAAAAATATTTATAAAACTTGTAAAGTTTTTCAGCTATTTGTAAATTTTCGAAATATAAACAAAAATATCTTATAGAAGATGTCGAAATCGGCATTTCCCCATCTTTATAATTTTGCTTACAAATTTTAAACTCTTCTTTTAGTTTAATTTCAAAAATTGGTTTATTTTTCTTAATTGTAAATTTGAAATTAAAATAATCTTTTTCATCCATTTGACATTTTTGTTCTTATTTTAATTTTTGTGTCTGGTGAAACACAAGCATCTCCATGTAAGATACCAATTTTTTGTCTTGTCTGATTAACAAGTAAGAGTGTGACTCTTTTATCTTTCAAGATCTGATTAACTTTCATAATACCTTTGCTAAGAGCTCTAGCTTTGATTCCAATTTGTTGTTGTTCGTAGGTTGCCTCTAACTCGGTTCTAGAAACTGAAGCCGCTACTGAGTCCCACACGATGATTACTGGCAGATTGTTATCTTGATTTTTAACAGAGGTGATTATTTGTTCTATTAATTGAAATGTATCTTCGATACATTGTTCTTGGACGAAAATTAATTCGTCGGTATTGACTCCAAGCATCGCAAGATTCTCCACAGATGTTGCATTTTCAGAGTCAATATAAACTGCTATTGCCCCATTTTTTTGAGCCTGCGCGCATATTGTTTGCGCAAGAGTTGATTTCCCAGAAGAAGGTTCTCCAAAAACTTCAATTATTCTTCCTTCTGGAATTCCTCCATTTCTTTTATTTGAAATAATATAGTCTAATTTTATTGCTGATGTTGAGAACCAATTTTTTACATTAGTTGGTGCATCGTCATCTGTTTTAAGATTATAAGCAATCTTTTCTCCGCGGGTTTTGTTTATTTCTTTAGTGATTCCAGAAATAATTGCCATTCTTTTGGAAGAGGCTTGCTCTTGAGGCTCTAGTAAATTTGTGGTTTTGGGAGTAAGCGATACTTCTTGTTTGTTGCCTTTTTTAATGTTTGCCATTTTTCTATCTTCTATTATTGTTCCTTTGGATTATTTTACAATAGACAAAAATAAAGCCAAGTATTTTTAGTACTTGGCTTCAAAAAACCTTAAATAGGTTTTTGGTTAAGCTGATGCGTCTTTTTTAATTCCAGCTTTAGCTTTTAGTGCATTCAATTTTGCTATTGCCGCACTTGTTGATGTGGCTGAAGTTGAAGCAGAAAATTTCTGTGTTTTTTCATCATCTGTTTCCATAACAACTCCTTCCGACAAAACTTCAGAAGAAGCTTGAGGTTCAGCAGGATTAACTTCCATGTTTTTAGCTTCGTAGAATGCATCCAATACTTTTCTTAAGTTTTCAGGAGATTTAACAAATCCTTTTTGAATTTCCAAAATTTTTGGAGCAGATTCTATAAGTTTAGTTCTTTCTTCTGGCGTTTTCGCTAGTGGCGAAGGGCTTATTCTCAATTGAAAAGAATAACCTCTTACTTGTTTTCCATTCCAAAGTTTGGGTTTTCCAGAGTTGTCTGTTTTTGGAAACACTTTGATTTCAAAGTCGTATCCATCAACAGGATCAAAAACATCTTTATCTTGATAATCTTCAGATTGTAAAGCGTTATAGATTTGATCTCTTATTTCTTTTGAAAATTCAAAAACTTGAATTCCTGCCGCTTCATTTCCTCTATCTAAAAGAAGAGAAAAATAGGTTTCATTTGCTTTTAAGTTTTTTGCAACATCCCAATTATCTCTTCGAATTGCATCATATTCTTCTTTTACAGAGTCAGGTAAACCAAACTGATATGGAGCAACAAATCGTTTATTCGCTTCGAGATTTCTATAAAATAAAATTTCATAGAAAGGTTCATCTGTAACATTATCTGTTGGTTGTATAAATCTTACTTTATACGTTTTCCCAATTTCAGGTTTCCATGTTGGATAAGCGGGTACAAATTCTTTTTTTGTGTATTGTGGTTTTGGTGTTAGTTTATCTTTGATTGCTTGTAGATATTTTGGTTGAGCCATTTTTATTTTTTTCCTTGTGTCTGTGTAATCTAGTCCTCGAATTTTTGGTCATCAATAAGTGAAAATAATGACTGGTGTCGGACTGGTGAGACTGTGCCTATAATTAGTATTTTCGAATACTTTTTACTCGTTTGCGCGAGTAATTTTCGCGAAAATATTATATTTTTCAAAACTTAATTTTAGATTATTTTCCACACTAAAACTTGGTTTAGCATAAAAAAGTAAAGCATCATGAATTACAAATAATGGATTGATATGATCCATATTGTCTTTATAAAAATCACTTAATAATAAAAGTGATAAATCTGCGGCAGAACTTTGAATGTAATAATTTACAACCATATAAGGTTGAAAATTTGCCTCAACTGCTTGTTCTTTAGAAAGTAGTGGTTTTCCAAAAAGATTGTACAGCTGTCCTTGCTCATATAAAGCATTCAATAATTCATTTTTAAAATTTAAAAACTTTTCATTTAAAAGAAAATTTTCTAGTAATTCACTTTCAGCGTGGTTAATCTCTTTGATGTGATCAATATTTGAACCATAAAGAATTTTTAATACCGCTGATTTTATATCACTTCTTTCTATAAATTTCAATCCTAATTTAGTTTTTATTGAAAAATAAAGGTCCTGATAGTTTAATTCATCATATCCTAAAATTTGAAAAAGCAGCGAAGGTTCTAGCGCCGAAAAGTCTATCATGTAGAGATTTTTATCTTTAAAAATTTTTTTTCGATCATCCTTTTTTAAAGTTAAAATTTGTGGACCATTTATTACTTTTTGCCTTCCAGTAATAGAAGTTATTCTGTCATAGGAAGCAATTTCTGTTTTTGGTAAAAATGACTCGATTATATGAAAATTTCGCTTATCACCAGTAGTTTTATATTCTTCTAACAAATCTTTTAAATTTTCAAGATTCAGATAATCTTCTGATGATTCTAAATTATCTAATATGAAATTAGATCTTTTAAAGATCTTTTGATAATAGAAATTTGCGTTTTCGAATGTCTCAATTTTTTTTAAAATTGAGCTAATGTTTTTATTTTTTTCTAAAAAATCTTCAACCTCTAAATCTGAATCGAGATTCAACTGGTCACAAATTGTTTGTATTTTATCTGCTATTGGGTGACGTACTATTTTTAAAAGTGTAAACATTATTTAAGTTTTCTTGTTTCTAGAATTGATTTAAACATTTCAGCGAAAAGTTTTGGATATTTTGGAGAATAATTGGGATTACTTCCCATGTTATATAACAGACAATCATCTTCAAGATTTGAAAATTTTAAACCAGCAAGAGCAGCTCTATACCAGAACCACATATCTTCTGTTAGAGGAAATATATCATCATACATTCCAATTTTACTTACAACATTTCTTCGAAATAAAACAGAAGCATTTCCAATCGGATTTAATCCATTAAATAGCCAATAAAGACATTCGTCGTGATCTAAAGGTCTTCTTTCTAATAGAATATAATCTTTAGGTTTAGTTTGAACATTTTTATGTCTTCCTATGTATTGAGTACCTAAGATATCTATCTCTTTATTTGACTGTAAGAAAGATACTTGTTTTTGCAATTTATATTCGTCTATCCAAATATCGTCAGCATCTTGATTTGCAATAAAGTCATATTTTATTTCATTTTGGATTTCCTCATGAAAAACACATTGAAATCCGAAATTTCTAGTTTGTGGAATTCCTTGAAATTCAATTTGATTTTTTATTAAAAAAGATTCCTTAATCTTTTCTGATTCTAAATTTTGCAAAAATTTAGAATATAATTCGATTTCGGTTCCATCTGTTGGATTATTGTAAATAATAAAAATTTTATTTGTGATATTTGGATCTAATTTTTGATAAAAAACAGATTTTATACATTCTACTATATATTGCTTTGCATTATAAACAGGAATGATTGTTGCTATTCTGATGCTTCTATCCATGACTTTATATAAGTTGGATGGATAACTCCTATATTTTCTGGAGTCAATCCGAAAACCGAACTCCCATCCCAGGGTTGATGAAAAATCCATCCCGCGGTTTTTTCTTCTATTTCTTGTGCGTAAGATTTTATCATTTCTGATGTAACCTCAGAATTTTTTAAATTTGGAAACATAGGATTTGTTTTTTCTGAGTTTTCTCCATAAAGTGAAGACCACGAGTTTGCCCAAAAATTTTTATATGTTTGAAGTTTTCTTTCAATATTAAACCACGAATAATGATAAACACATGGATATTTTTCGTGGTTTATAACATATTTTTTATACAATTTCTCATATGTTTCTAAATCATCTTCATTATACAATGAGCTTTGTCTTAAATTCCAATAGAAATCTATGTTTGGCATATATTGTTGGATTGGATTTAATGTTGACGAATTAATCAAATTACAACCATCTGACCCTTGTTTAGAAAACAATAAATTATCTTTATCATACCAGCGTAATTGTTTAGGTATTCCATGAGTTATATGGGATAGATTTTTTGTTATTCTTTCTTTTGTTGGACCTATATCAATTCTTATTTTTTTCTTGCCCCAAAATTCAATAACAGGCAAATGTAAAACTTCAATATTTCCTGTTGAAAATTCGAAGCATAGATCTTTCCATTTTTTTATATCTTTTTCGTGAAAAATCTCATCAATATCAAATTGAATTAATACTGTTCCAGTACAAAGTTTTCTAGAATTAGCTTTTGCTATACCATCATTGATTCCGTGATTTTTCGATTTCCAATCAAGTTCTGAATCATGAATTACTTTAATTTTTTTATTTGCCTTTTCTAATTCTTTTAGAAGTTTTAAAGTTCCATCATTATTTCTCGACGAATCATAAACAATTAGCTCGTCGACAATAGGAAGTACAGACTCGATTGAAGCTTTTAATGGATATTGTCCTTCAAAGCAATCTTTTGTTGTTGTATAAGCTGATATTTTCATTCTGTTACCTTTATTTTAAGAAATAAATCTTCTTTTGAGGAAAGATAATCAATAACTTCATCTGTTTTATGATGGGAAAAATAATCTATCTTTAAGTAATTTTTAAAATTTATAGTGTTTTTGTGCATATCTGCTGGGTCGCAGGCTCCAGCAACGCAGTTGATTTGTTCAATTTGTTCAATTTGTTTTTCAGATAAATACTTTACGACATAAGCAAAAAGGATTTTATCTTTAAACTGTTCTAAAAATTTTTTTGGTTCCAAAATAAACAAATCTAACGATCCAAGTATTTCTTTATTAAAAAATAAATATTCTTCTAATGGAATAGTCTTCTCTGCTAGTGTATAATATCTTAGTGTTGATAATATCAGCTTATATTCTGGTTTCATATTAGCCTTTACACCATTCTGTTCCATAGTATACACAAAATCTACAACTTGATCTATTTTTTGTGTAGTAATGTTTTCTTATATTAATAAAGAACTTTTTAATAAGATCTTCGGCTTCTTTTAATTGTTTTTCTTGAACTTCTATTGGAATAAACAAACAACGGTCTTTATTTGACTTTGGTGTTTTCCTTCTTAAAACAACAAATCCACATTCTATTTGATCTAGAGGAATATTATTTTTTATAGAATAAAAATGTTTATAAAGAACAAGTTGTAAATATTTTTTTGGATCTGTAGATTTTGATTTGTCCCACCAATCTTTGGAACCTTTCCAGTCAATTATATAATATTTGTTATTTGATTTAATAATTCCATCAACAAAACCTTTAAAAAAATAACCAGTTTCATTTTCAATAGGCTCAAACATTTCATATTCTGCGGCAATAAATTCCCAATTAGGGAATGTTTTTTCCATAAATTCAGGAATTTGAGAAACTATTGGTTCAAGCACATCTTGCCAATTTTCTCGCTCTTCTTCAAGTTCTTCAAATTTTGAAAGTTTTGAAAATGCTTCAGTTAATTTTCTTTTCTCTTCTTCAAAATCGGGAAGTTTTTTTGTTATCAAATAATTTTCTAACATATCGTGAAGAATTTGTCCAAATTCTGTATTTTCATTAGGACCATCTAATGGAATTTGATCAATATATTTTAACCTATGTTTAAACTTACACTCATACCAGGTAAGAAGTTCGGAAAAACTGATATAGTTTTTCTTTTTTTCCATTGGAAGAGTCGAAACATTTCCTTCAAAAATTTTTTTGAGTGCAAAATCTTCCTTATTTCCGTCTTGCTCGAAATAAACAATTGGAAGGACTTTTTTCTTGTTTTCTACTGACATAGGTTATGTGTAACCCATGATTACCTCCGAGGCAATGTCAAGAATAAATCGAGGAGTTGTGTCTAACCCCAAACTCGACATTTGTTTGAAACTCTTTTATTGACCTTGAATTAGTATAACTCATAGCAGAACGAATCCCGCCAGCTATGTTGGCTATAACTTCTTTAACACTTCCTTTTACTTTAACTTCAACTTCTTTGCCTTCTGGTGTTGCCATCATAATGTTTGGATCATTTAATAAATCACTTTGTAGTTTCATTGAACCAAATGACGCCATTCCCCTATATTTTACAATACCTTTATTTGGTTCAATCGTTTTAGTTAAAGATTCCAGAAATAGTGCTGTTGCATCATTGTGATCAGTTTTAAGTTTTTCTTTAAGGTAATTTATCTCTTCTAAAACTCTAACAACTGGGGGTGTTTCTTGGCACCCAGCAAAGAAACTTCCACTCATAACTAATGTCGCCCCAGCTCCTAATGCTTTTGCAAAATCTCCAATTTCTTTGCAGCCGCCGTCAGCAATTATAGGAACAAAAAGTTCTCTATTGTTACATGTATCCGCGACACACGAAAATGTTGGAGAATTTACTCCAGTTGTATTTTTTGTCGTGCAAATGCTTCCAGACCCAACCAATGTTTTTACTGCATCTGCTCCCATTTTTTGTAAAGCAATTGCGCCTTCTGGTGTTCCAACATTTCCTAATACAATATAAATTTCTTTTCTATACGAAAGATTATTAACATAATTCATTAATATTTCTACATGATGGCACCACGCATTAGCAATATCTACTATAAAATGGCGCGCACCAGCTTTATAAAGTTCATCAATTCTAATTTTGTAATCTTTAACACCAAGACTGCAAAAACAATAAGCTTTGGACTCTAACACAGTTTTAAATTGTTTTACATTTTCTTCAACAGACATGAATCTATGAAGAGCGGCAATCGCGCCAGCTTCATAAGCGGCAATCGCCATTTCTTTTTCGCAAACAGTATCCATATTTGATACAATAACTGGTATTTTTATTTCCAAACCAAGAAAATTTACTTTTGTATTAGCCTCTGTTCTTGATTTAAGAGAAGAGTATCCAGGTTTTATAAAAACATCTTGATAGTTATATTTAGGTTGATTGTCAAATCGCATAACGCAAATATAATAAGACGGCTGTTATCTCTGAACAATGGTCTATAGTTAATGTATGAGTCTTAAAATGGAATTAACACCAGAAAACAAAGAAATAGTTCAAAGGTTTATTGAGCACTGCAAACAAGAATTAGGAATTTCTTCTAAGTTCACTGTAAGACTAATAAAAAAAGGGCTAAAAGATCCCACGGCGGGAACATTTAACCCTTCAACAAAAGAAGTAAATGTTTGTTGCAAAAATCGTGCTATAGCAGATTGTTTAAGAACAATTGCGCATGAATTAACTCATCTCAAACAATTAGAAGAAATGGATCACGACAATGGATTTCCAACAAATGATGAAGAATTACAGCCTTTTGAAGACGAAGCAAATGTATCGAGCGGAAAATTAGTGAGATATTGGGGCAGGAAACACAGAGAGATTTATGGAGACTTAAAGTAAGTCTAAAATAGATCTTTTCTTTTCGGCAAAAGGTAGATCTATTTCTTTTAATAGAAGATCTGCTTGCCCTATTCCTACTATAGTTGTACTCTGACCACAGTTTTTCATTTCGTATTTAAAATATTTAAATTCAAAAGTATTAATATCGATACAAACAATAATATTGATTAATTCTCCAAGATCAATAAATCTAATAGGATTAAAAGAAAATGGTTTTAATTTTTTTATAAAAAAATCTTCCCGAGAATAAAACATTTCCAATTCCGAAAAGTTTCCAATTACGATTACATCTTTTATATTATCTTCTACATTGTTTTTCATTTTATATTACTCCAAAAAAACTCTGATCGCGAAGAAAGATAGTTAATCATCTCTTCTCTCGAAGAATTAAACCAGGCTTCATCTTTGTGTTGAACATTTCTGTTTAATAACAGATCAAGACCAAGAAGTTTTGCTTCAATTACTATTCTTGGACAAGTGTCTTTGTCTGATGGTCTAAAACAAAAAGTTTGATACTTTGCCATTTCAGCTAAAAATTGTTTATATGGCAATTTTGGTAAATGGACATATTCTTTTCCTTCTACATTCAAATACGCTATTGTACTCTCAATTCCTTTTATCCAGGAAGAATTATCTTTTGATAAAATTGCTATCTTTTTAAGTTTTTCTTTATTTTTTGTTTCTTGATATAAAGATTCTATAAAATCAAGTGATTCTTTATCAAAGACAGAGGAAAGAACTTCTGAATTTACTTCTTTTATTTCTGGAACCTTTGTTGTGTAGTGCTTTTTCTGTGCTTCACTCATCCAAAATATTTTTTGGGCCGCTTTAAAAAATGGAACGAGAACATTTTTTATTGCCTCATTTGTTGCACAATCGCAAGGTTTTTTTGTTTGCATTAAATGCAAGCCTTCAGATCTAAAACGACAATACTTGTAATCGAACTCAATTATATAATATTTGACAGCTTCTTCTACAAAAGTATCCAAACTTTCACTTGTGGCTGTCACAAAGTTTGTTATTATAAAGGTTTTATCTTTATTATTTCTTATAAGTTCAGGTGTTAATGAATTAGAATGTAATTTAAATATTTTTCTTGATCTAGGTGCTTCTTTTATTAGAGATTCTGTTGTTAATTCCGCTCCACCTTGAATTTCTTCAACAAAAAAATCGGCAACTACAACAGTATCAAACATAGATGGAATATGAAATTCCATTGGCAAATTAGTAAAAACATTTTTCATTTTTTATCTTCTTCTTTCACTTCTTCAACGCTATCATTATGATCGAATATTTGATATGTAACATATTTTTCATTTTCGTCATTTGAAAAAATTTCTCCATCTCGATATAAAATTTCTAGAAAATCCATTGCATGACATTTGTTGATCAAACTAAACGGTAGTTTCTTTTTATTCTCAATAGTTTTAGGAACACACTCTTCCAAAGTAAAAGAACTAAAAACAGTAATTTCATTCTTTTCCAAATCTAAAGAATCAAAAACATAAGGATGTAATCCTATTCCAACAACATCTCCTTTTTTCCAAGAAGACAATATCTCTACTACTTTATCTCTGTCTTGTAACAAACCATTTGGTTCGGGAGACACATCAAAAGAATATTCCAAATTCTTTTCTTCATAGAAGATATTTCCAAAAGAGTTATATTTCGATACATGATTTTTATGTATTTTGTTTTTAACTTTGATTTCTTTTACAAGTTTTGGAGTTTGTTCGCCTTTTTTATCCGCATTTTCTGATTGCATTTTTCTACCTGCTAATTTAGCCACGCAGTTTTCCGCTGTCAAGCTCATAGAAAAAGCATATTCTTTTGCATTATCTAACTTCAATATTTTATCAGTTACTTTAGAATTGAAGAATAAAAGAATTTTCAAGTCAGTTTCTTCGTGTATTTTTTCTATAAAATTTTTTCTATTTAAAGTTTTATTTAAGAACTTAAATAAAAAGTTTCCAAATTTTAGTTTTAACTTAAATAAAAGTTCATCACTGTTTATAAAATCAATTCCGAATCCTACTTTTTCTTCTTTTGAATTTCCTTTTCCGAAGTATTTTACTCCTCGATATTTTCGTTTCTGGAAACCGAGTCCGTTAAAAACGGTTGCCCAATTTTGATATTTTGTATTCACATAATTCCATAAAGGAACATCGAAAAACAGTTTTTTCATTACTTCGGAACGGTATTCTATATATTCGGTAATTGTTTTTCCAGTATATTTTTCTGTTAATTGTTTTTTAACGACTCCATACTTTAATATAAAATTTTCCAATTCATTAAAAAACTTTTTATATTTTATAAACTCATCTTGATTTCGTTCAATAAAACCTAAATTTATCAATTTTTTAGCCCATATTTCAGACGCTTTTTCAAGAGAAAAATTATTTTTAACATTAATTGCATCATTTTTTTTATAATAAACAACACTTGAAACAACTTTATCAAGTTCTTCATCTGTAAATGAAGATTTATCTTCCATTCGTTCTCTTATTTTCAAAGCATAAGTTTTTATAGCAGAAACAAAATTTAAATCAGAACTTAAATTAAATTTTGCAATTTGCATTAATTCTTTAAACAAAGTATCATTTCTTTTGCCTTTAGGGATTATTTTATCTGATAAATTTAAAGATGAACTATTTTGAGAGTAAACGATCTCTTGTTTTTTACCAACAAATGATTCTTTATTGTTTTCAAAAGACTGTAAAAAAGATATAATCCAATCTGGCATTGGACGTATTTCTTGGCCATTCCACTCATATCTATTTAATGATTTATGAAGAGATCCAACAGTAACAGCATATCTTCCATCAGATAAAATATCAAAGCCTCTCATATCTGGCTTTATTTTAGATTTGATCTCAATAGAAGAGTCTAAAATAAAATAAAAATGCATTCCTTTTCCTGTCAGAACTTCACAGGTATTTTCCTTTTTTAAACTTTCAATTAAATCTTTCTCAGTTTCCATGTTGTCAAAATCTAAAATAACAAGGCGTTTTGTTTTTGAACGATTTAATCCAGTTTGAACAGCCATGTTATACTGATTCTTATTTATTAGATCGATATAATATTGGATAGTATCTGTCGACACATTTAAATCCTTTACAAAATCTTTATTTTTCCATTTTCCTTTTGGATGTTTTCCTTTACTAATGCATAAACTCGATCCACAGGTACAGATACCATCCTCAGTAATAGAGTTTAATAGAATTAAAATAAACTCGTTCTGATGTGCAATGGAGGAATAAAAAGACCGCATGGGAGATAAGTAAGTTACACTTTATCACTATCAATACTCTAATCTATTCCTCCCTCCCAAACCCTCTTAGTGTAGTGACCACAAAACGGAGATTATCTCTATACTACTTAAAGAAGTAATGTCAAGCTATTTGAATAAGAGTAGAATAAGAAAAGTTTATGGCTATCAGCGGTACGAACCAAAAAATACTCAAGTTGTTATTGATGAAAATGGAACAATTCAAACGATTGATATTTCGAAAATAAAAATTGATAGACAATTTTATTTAATGCCTGGAAAAAAAGAATATGCTATATTACCAACAAGTTCTTTTTTTTCTGGAGAATATCTAGAAGAAGTTTTTCATATCTCTTCTTTTGCGACAGCTTCTTCCATTACATTTTCTACTCCATTTTCTTCTAAGCCTATTGTCACAATAGAATTTTTAACAAGTTCAAATAATCTTTATAATATTTCAAATTTTGTAAAAAATATAGCGACCACTGGATTTGACATTCAATATTCTTCTGAATTTTCTGGTTCCTTTGTTTGTAGAGCTGTTTATGCTGCAAATTATCCTATAATTGTTGAAAGATTACCTCGACTATCTTCTAATTATTATACAGCTTCAGCAGGGATAGTTTCATTAAACAATAGCGATAATTCAACAATAACTTATAATAGTCTACTTGGAGATCCTACAGAACTATTTTTAGGTCTAGAAGATGGTGGAACTAACTTAAGTCAAGTTTATCCTTCTCTGTCTGGTTCTCTATCTACAACTACAGCAAGTATTAATATTTCTTCTCAAACAGATTCAACTTTAAATTTTATAGTTGTTAAATAACGTTACCAACTTAATTATTAAAGAGAAAATGGCAATAGATTTTAGAGCTAATCAAATTAGAGTTGAAAAAATAATTTCTTCTGGATCAACAATTATAATTTATCCATCTGGCGCTGCTTCTGACTTAGCAGGCACAATTAACACTGGTATTTTTCCTCAAACAGGATTTGGCTCAGATGTTTTCCTTTTTGTTTCTGGTGGAGTAACTCGTGGAGGTACATCCAAAAACGTAAGTCTTTTTGGAGGAATTTTAGTTTCTTCTGGAGCTATTTATGCTTTAGCTGGATTAAGCGGATCTCATACTAAATTAGCTGATGGAACTTCATATCTTATTGCTTCTGGTGCTGTAACAATTGTTACAAATTCAAATGGAAGTATAACAATTGGTTCTACAGGTGGCGGGGCTTCTTTTAGTTTTAATTCTACTTCAATAGCTTATTCTGGTTCTAGCGGATTAACTGGAAGCGGCAATTTTATTTTTAATGATAATACTGGAACAATTAAAATTTTTGAAGCAGAAGATGGTTTAGAAATTACAAGAAATACATTAAAAGTTTCTGATCCAACAACTGAAACTGGGGCAAAAGATTTTACTATTAATGGCTCAAATGCTATAGTTTCTGGTTCTGGTGGAGCAATAACAGTAAATGCGGGAAATTCGGGATATTACGAAGGTGTTCCAAATACAGGTGGCGCTATTTCTTTAAATGCTGGTTCTGGTTCAAATGTCACCGATACATTTGTTCAAAGTGCTGGAACAGGTGGTTCAATTACATTAACTCCTGGAGCTGGTGGTTCTTCTTATGGAACTGCTCGCGGAGGAACTGGTGGATCTCTTATTTTTAATGGTTCATTTGGCGGAAATAGTTTTTCAAGCTATGGTGGTGCTGGAAGTAATATTTATATAACTGCTGGTTCCGCTGGTTCAGGTTCCGCTGGTTCAGGTTTAGGTGGTAATATTGAAATAACATCTGGACCGCCTTATTTTGGTTTCGCAGATGCAGACTCAGGTTATCTAAAACTTAATGTTGGTTATAGAACATTATCAACAACATTAAGCAGCGCTTCAATTAGAATTGATTCTGATGGTTTTGCAAGAAATGTTATATTTGGATTCGATCACATTTCTGTTGGTGGGATAACAGATTCTTACTTTATTGTTTCTGGTAGCCCAACTAGAAATGCACTTTTCATGAGCGATCTCATTTCTTCTGCTTCTATTAAAGCTATAACTGGATTTTCTGGTTCTCATACTAAATTAGTTGATGGAACTTCATATCTTATTGCTGCTGGTGGTATTACTATCACAACACAGTCAAACGGCTCAATTGAAATTTCGTCGAGCGCTGGTGGAAGTAGTTTACCTTCTGCTTCAAATGGAAGTGTGCTTGCTTATTCAAGCGATACTTGGGCTGCATCAAATGTTGGATCATTAGGACAACCACTTGTTTCATCTGGATCTGGTCAAGCTTTGTTTTCTAATGTTGTAGCTCCTTTAAGAATTGGAAATGGCTCTACGGCAACATTAGATGCGGACATGGCATTTGGATTGGGATATAACTATAAAGCTATCAAAATAAGAGATTTTTTTAACTCGACATGGTTAAATATTTGGAGTAAAAATGGATCTAACTATTGGACATATGGAACAACCGATGCGACAAACTCTAGTGGGACAATTCTTTATGCTCCGTCAAGTGCCAATTTTTATATTTATACGGGTGCCTCATTACATTTTCAAATTTCTGCTGGAGCTCTTACTGTTGGAACCACCTCGGATTCTACAACAATAAGAGGAAATCCATTAACTATAGGCTTAACAACCGTTGTGGCAACATATCAGGGTGGAGCAAAAATACCAGAAACGACAATTTCTTCAAATACAACTCTTGACGCTTCTCATGAAGTTGTATTTGTTGACGCTTCTTCTGCACACGTCACAGCATCTTTGCCAGCGGGTTCAACAGGAAGAATATTATCAATACAAAGAATTTCTGGTTCAAATGATGTTGTTGTTGTCAGAGGAAGTTCTGACACAATTAGAGCATACGGAACAGCAGGATTAACAGAATATAAAATTTCAGACAATGCTCGAAGAGGTTTAATTTTTAGATCTTCTGGAACAGAATGGGTTTTCGAGGTGGCGTAATATGCATTCTATTTCAACTAATATTATGATAGACCAACTTCCCAGAGCCTTTGGCTCTGGGAGTCTTGTTGCTTGGTATCGCGGGGATCAAGTAGTCTATGACGGAAGTAATAAAGTATCCAAATGGACGGATAAATCGGGGAATGGTTATCACCTTCTTCAATCAAACGCCTCTTACAAACCAACTTTTGTTGCATCTATTGCAGGAAAAAACAGAAAACCTGGAGTTGAAGCGGTTTCAACTGGTGAATATTTGCAATGTGCTAACTTTGTAATGCCAGTTGCTAAAACTGTTGTAATTGTTGTCGGTAGTTTCACGGCTGGAGCTTATGTGTCTTCACTTTATACTGGTGGTATTGAATATTTCTATGCTTATCACCCTTCAACAGCAACATTTTACAACAAAGATAATCTTGGTGGTGCCCATTATATGACATGTGCTGGTGCGAATTTTTTTCAAGCAAACACAGATCATATTCTCATGTACGACCTAACAACCCCTTCTCTTTATAGAAATAATGTTGCACTTGGAGGATCTATTACAGGTTCGCCGCTTACGAACGCAACAAAAACAGGAGACCTTAGCCTGTTTTCAGCTTGGTCTGGTGGATCTGGTTCAAGAATGCAAATCCTCGAAGTTATTATATACAATAAAGCTTTAAGCGCAGCCGAAAGAAATTCTTTAAACAATTACCTCAATGCAAGATATGGATAAAATTATAATAATTCGCTTGCGATAGTCGCAAGTTTACTTCGTTCACCTTTTACAAGAGAGATGTGACCAGCTATTTCTTCACCTTTAAATTTTTCGATTGCGATAACAAGTCCATTTGTAAATTTATTTAAATAAGTGCTATCAATTTGGTTGTGATCTCCAAGAAGAACAATTTTTGTTCCTTCCCCAACTCTTGTTAAAATTGTTTTCATTTCGTGCAAACTTAAGTTTTGACTTTCATCAACAAGAAATATACATTTAGGAATTGAACGACCCCTAACGAATGTCGTTGCTTCAACTTGAATTATGCCGCGATCAAACAAGTCTTGCATAGCAAAAGAATGCTTTAGGTTTTCACTTTTCTTTGATTTGGTTGCACCTTTAGAAATTGCATCATCAATGTTTTCATTTAAAAGGAATTCAAGATTATCTTTAAATGGAGCAATCCAAGGGTCCATTTTTTCACCCAAAGTCCCAGGAAGAGCTCCTATATCTTTTCCAAGAGGTTGAATATTTCTAGTAATTAATATTTTATTATATTTTCTTTTTGTTAAAGTTAGTTCAAGAGCTGCGGCGAGAGAAATTAATGTATTGTGAGTAACAATGTAGTCGTCAGTAACATATAGGTGATCTTTCGCATCAACACTTATACACTGCGCGAATTTTTTTCCAATCAATTCAACTTTTTCAATTGTTCTTACTGGTTGATATTTCGTTCTCTCTTTGAATTTAGTACTTTTTCTACTAAGTTTAAAAGGTATAATACCTGTTGGCAAAGATATACGAACAGCGAAAGATGGTCTTCCATTTTTCTTTTCTTTTTTATGAGGATATTTTGTCTGTTTATTACAAATAACAGCTTTTCCACCAAAAGACCAAACAAGTTCTTGAATATCAGAAGCAAGTTTATGCGAGGTTGTATAGAAAATTGTTGTTCGGCCTTCTTTGTCTACATATCCATCTGTATCCATAAGTCCTTGCAATACTTTTAATCGAATTTCCGAACTGTTATACTTATAAATTTCAGGAATAAATTTGTCCCATGAATGTTTATCAATTAAACCTAATTCTTTTAATTGACTTTGAACAAAATTTACTCCTTTTTCTTTTAAAATTTCTTGTACTTCATTTATAATTTCTGTATCGGTGCTTAAAAGATTTATTGTACCATTTGTAAAACATCTATCTCCAAGTAATACTCCTAAAACATAAGGATCTAATTGAACTGATTTTTTAGGAAAATCAATATTGTTAACCATCGGTATTTCATATATTTTTCTATTGTGAATAGTTTTTAAACCGTCTTTAATTTCTTTTAAAGAAACAACTTTTGATATTCTTTTTCCTTTTGGTTTTCTATTATCTTCTACTTTCCATAAGTGATCTTCGCAACATTCTGTGCTAGAACCGTCTGAAAATGTAACTCGATATATGTCTTTAATACCTTGAGGATAAACACCCGTTACTTTAGTTTTTTTGCCATTCTTTCCAATCACAAAATCTCCTTTTTTAATTTGGCCCATCGTAGTCCAGCCTAAAGGGGTCAAAATTTTAGCATCGAGAGGCTGAGCTTTGCCTGCCCCCGATCTAGAACTCACAGTAACCAAACTAATAGAATCATCCATAAGAAGGTCAAGTAAAAATGCCTGTTCCATATTTTTACTTTTTATATTCCAGGTACCAGCTTGAAATGGAACAAAATGAAGTGGTTTTCCAGGTTTAAGAAATCTCCCAGCTATTTTAACATCAGACTCATCAGATTCAAAAACGATAAATTGATTTGGATACAAACCTTTTTCTTCTTCTTCGGTTAAAATAATATTATTTTTATCTTGATAAAATTTATCCATCTCTTCTTTTGAGATTTTGAAAGTTTTAATACCAGTATAAAACTCAGATTCTGATGCAGGCATATTAAGAATTTTGCTTATATCTTTTGAAAGTTTTTTATAATCTTCACATTCAACACCGACAGAAATGGCCTTAATTCTTAAAAGCAAATCCCGAGTAACAAGAATAACTTTTTCGCTTGAATACTTTTGTTTATATTCTAGACAAAATTGAACGATTTTATTATCGCCCTTGGAATAATCCAGTTCTGGAATTGAAATAATAACATTTGACTCTAAATCTTTTTGATTTAAAATCTTTAATTTTCCAAGTTTTTTTCCAAGTGATATTCCTGTTTTAACATCATTTTTATTTTCTTTGACAAATTCAATTAACTGTCTTGAAATTTCTCTGGCATTTTTACCGACATCATCTTGTTTATCTTTAAACCTATCTAATTCTTCAACAACAATCAAAGGCAGAACAATATCATTATTTTGAAATGATCTTAAACATTCTGCATCGGATAATAAAACATTTGTATCTAAAATAAAAGTTTTTTTTGATTCGCTACTTGAACTTTTTTTAGATGGTTTTTTCATTTTTATTTTCACTTTTGTTCCTTTTTTGGAGTTATTTTTTTGGTACAAAAACTAAATTGTATTTTATTTTTTTTAGATTTTCTCGCCGCTCAAGTTGTAATGTATTTATTGCCCTATATAGAAAAAGACTTATGGTTCTTAACCTTGTAAGTTTTTTTCTTGTTCGTCTACCTGCGGAAAATATACCTTTGGTAAGAAATTTGTTAAAGTCTCTATTAATAAACTTTAACAAAACATCAAATTCTTTTTTAAGAAGATAAGGATTATTTTTAATAGTTTCAAGATCGATGGGATAATATTTTTCCATTTTCTTTTTTGGCATTTTATTTTCTTAGAACTGTCATGATAAAATTAATTATCTGCAATGTAAATCCACCTAAAATGATCCACATAAATTTTGAAAAATTTTCATGAAAATCAACAGAGCTTTTAATTTTTTCAAGATCTTTTCCACCAATTGTTTTAAGTTGTTTAGTGATCTCGTTAAGATCTTTTTGTTCTTTTGTCTCTTCTTTTTTCTCGGCAGGAATTTCAAATTTTTTCTCGATAGAACAAATTGTCTTGTTAATACTCTCAAGAGTATTTTCCATTTTCAACATTCTGGGATATATTCCCGTTTCTGGGTCTGTTAATTTTTCAACCCTTAACTCAACTTCTGAAAGATCTTTTGCCAACGAATCTATCTTTGCCACCGTTTCCCCACCAAGAACGGGAGATTTTTCTAATTTATCTAGTCTGTTAACGACCTTGAGTAATAGTCCAATCGGTTCTCGTTCTTCTGACATTTTAACAATCCTTGTTTAAATTACAAAGTTAACTATGTTGAATAGAATACCAAAAAATAAATTAATTGAAAATGATAAATTTTTTAATGAAATCAAGGAATTAATCAATGAAAAATTTTCTTTAATTTTAAATCAAGATAGAGCAAAAAATTTTTATATTGAGAAGTATAATTTGTTTGAAAATATAAGATCTTCAAAATTCTTATTCAACTATTTAAGAAATTTCAATAAAGAAAATGATGTTGAACGACTTTTTATAGAAATTTTTTATAAAATATTAGCAGACTCAGAAAAAGCAATAAACGGTTCTTCTTTTTTCACTTTTTACTTTATATTAAATTTCATATTAATGGAAGAAGAGACCAAATTAAATTTCACAAAACAATTTTATAAAATTCTTGAAGAAAACAACTTTGATGTACCAAACAAAAATGAATTTGACATTTATGTAAAAAACTTATTCGAACAAAAACCTAAGTGGTATTATGAATTATACAAAAAAATGAATGAATTATCTGGTCTTAGAAATCAAATAATATTAAAACAATCGAATTCATTAAATCTCGTATTGGAAACCAAATCAGGATATCATTTTAACGGAACAATACATCCTATTTTTTTTAAAAACGGAATTAAAACAATAGAAATTAATGATTTTAAACCAATAATTGTTGACGGAATAATAGAAAACTCTTCTGAAATATTTAATATTTTAAATTATTCATATGAAACAAAGACACCAATTTTATTAATTTCACAAAAGTTTAGTGAAGAAGTTCTTAATATTATTGCAGCGAATTATACAAGAAACAATGTTCCAATTTATCCAATTGAATTAGAAACGTCTCTTTTTACATTAAATCAGGTAACTGACTTATCAGTTATTTGTAAAACATTACCAATTTCTGTTTTAAGTGGCGAATCTCTTATTACAAAAAATGCGAAAGATATACAGATTGTTGAAAAATGTATTATCAGACAAGATAGCTTTATTATTGAAAATAAAAGTTCTAGACAAGATGTAGAAAATCACATTAGATTCTTAATAAAACGAAAACAAGAAAAAACAGAAGAATATAAGTCTATTGAAATAGATGACTATAATAAACTATATGATTCTCGAATTGAAAAACTTCTAGGAAGTATTATTGAGGTACAAATTCCAAAAACTTGGTCTAAAACGAAAATTACTGAATTTTCGTCTTTTTTTGACAATGTTTTAAAAACAACAAAAAATTATTATACGCATGGATTAGCAAATGAAAAACTGCTGAATCTAATGAATAATTTACCACTAAAAACAAATTTAATTTCTTCTCAGGAGCTACTATTACAAATTATTTACGGAATTAAGTTTGCGAGTAGTTTTACGGATACTTTAAATAAAGTAAATGGGGCTATAATCCAAATTTAATATTTAAATTCACTTTTAATTTTCGAATCCAATTGTTCTGGCGTTTGATTTTCTACAAAAGAATTTACAATTAATTGCTTGAGTAAAACTTGAGCGTTAGTTGAATTTAACTTTTCGCCAAGTTCATTTTCATAGTGTTTATATAAATTATTTAACTCAACTTTCGTTTTGTTGAAAACATCCTTTAATTCTGAAGGATTTTGCTGCTGTGTACTTTTTGGATTTGTAATTTGATTAGTAACATTCTCTGGGTTTTGAATTTGTTTAATCTGAGAATTAATTTGCTCTAAAGATGTTTTTAATTGTTTTTTTGGCAAATTCACAAATTCGCTGCTGAATAAATTTATATCCAAATAAGGAATATCACTAACATAGTTTGGGTTGTTGCTCAACATAGCAAGTGCTTTTTTAAACCAAGGAGAATTGTCTGCTTTTAAGGCAGTCATAATTTGTTTTCTGACTTCTTGGGCACTTGGAGAATTACCTAGTATTGCATTTTCATCTGGTGTTTTTTTATCGTCAAAAAAATCTCGGAGAGCTGGGAGTCTCGACAATGTGATTAAATCATTCGAAAGAAAATTCCACATTTTAGAATAGAAAGAAACGACCTTTCCAGTAATGTCTCTTGACTTTTTTGGATCAGAGACAGAAGAATTTATATCAGTTTCAGCTTTTGCAATAGCCTGTTTTAGCGAATTAAAACTTGGCATTACATTAGAGACCAATCCATTTAATTTTTCTAGTTGATCTGCTAAAACTTTTAAATTTTGTGTATCAATAGCTTCGTTTAATTTTTTGAGTACAAGATTTGAATCTATTGTTTCTTTTAATATTTTTTGATTTAGATCTCTAAGCGTATTCATTACAACTGTTAACTATTTTAGTTATACTTCTTCTTGAAATAAAACATGTTGATAAAATGAATAATGGTTTAAAACTTACCAAAAAAATAATTCAAAATACAGAATCTTATGAGGAAATAAAAGTTGATTCGACTGAATCTATTAAAGAACATGGAAACCTAGAAAATGAAAAAACGTTACCAAAAAAATTTTATTTGCCTGTTTTAAATTTGAATTATGAAGATAAATGGGAATCTGTTCCAAAAAATAAAAGAAAACATTTGACCGATCAAGAAGCGGAAAAGGTTTGTACAGAAAACTGTTGTGGTTATAAAGGATTGGCAGCGGCCTGCTGCCAAATAGACCCAGAAAGCTTAGAACATGTGTTGGGTAGTGTAGATAAAGATGACATTTCTAAAATACTAAAACATTTTAGAAAAATTAATCCATCAATAGAAAAATCTGATATTGTTATTGAAAAAGAAGAAGGCATTCGAATTGGAAATACATTTTTTAATGGGCATGAGGCTTTTAAATCAGACAAATCTTATCCTATGCTTAGATTTCAGGTGCACGAAAATAGATTTATATGCAAATTTTTAAATCCGAAAACTAAACGTTGTGGAATTTATGAAGTAAGACCAAAAATGTGTGAAAATTATTGGTGTTCTTATTTAAAGAAAAGTTTCTTAATAAGGACACCGAGTAATCCAAACACATACAAGAAAATTTTATGAGCAGTTTATATCAAGTTATTGCATTTCGCTAATTGGAATTTAATAATAGGAAATAAGACTACTCCCATGAGCAAAAAGAAACCAAATCAATTTGACGTAATTTGCGAATCCAAAGAACAAGTATCGCCACCATTAAAAAGAAAATGGACACAGCCAGATAAAGGAAAAATAAACTATAATGATGTTATTTCTTGGGTCAAAACAAAGCTTAACAGCGATGAAAAAGATTCAAGTTTATATCATTTAATTGTTGGAACAGATTCACAAAAAAGATCAAACAAGGTAAGATTTGTAACCATTATCGCTCTTTACAAAGAAGGCAAAGGTGGAATGTATTTTTATACAAGTCATCTTTTGCCAAAAGAATTATTTGGCAAAACAAAACATGATAAATCAAGAATTTATCAAGAGGTTGAATATTCAATAGAAACAGCAAACCAATTAATGACAGATATTGGAGATCAAATTATTCCATCTATCCATATTGATGCATCGCCAAAACATAAAAAAGAATACACGTCTGATATATCTGATAATTTAATGTCTTTGATTCGTTCTTATGGTTTTGAACCATGTATTAAACCGTTTTCTTTCGCGGCATCTTCTATTGCAAATAAACATTCAAAAGGTTAATCGAAATCTATTTGGTAATCATCATAACCTGAGTATAGGTCAATTATGATGAAATGGCCATTTGAATTTAGTGCAATGTTATTCAAGTGTAGGTCATCTAGACGTAGATTACAGTTTTTGACTGCAAGCAAAAATTCTTTAAAATTTGGTTTTGACAAAAAGTATCTTAAAATATTTCTGTAAGATTCTAACCCATATCTTTTATAATGTTTATAACCTTTAATCCAGTTAATAATATCTGAAAAACCATAAAACTCAGATTCGCTAATATCGTTTAATTCTTCTAAATTGATATCAAAAAAATCTAAAACAAGGTGTTGCACTTGTTTGTTTTTTTTGTATGTAACTGCTGCTCGTTCAACCACAGCCCAACCGCGACCAGAACTATAAATCTTTGGAAACCATTCAGGGGCACATTCTGCGGCAGAAACTTCAGTATTGATATCAGAAAGACCACTTGAATTCTTAGCAACTTTTAATACTTTTTTGGGTCCGAGCGAAAACACAATTTTATACTGACCTTCGCCAGTTACCTTAAAACCATTATTTTTTAATAACTGAATTGCTGAACGATAATTTTCATTTTCAATCATTTTTTCCAAATTAACTAATAAATTTGGATCAGATTCTAGTTTAGTTTTTTCATCCAAACTTCTATTTTCTTTCATGAATATAAGTAACATTTTAAAATATTTTTAATATTCTAATCAAGAAAATGGATACAAAAGAACAAGCCAGACTAAAACTAGATTCAGAAATCGAAAAAGCTCTGTATCAATATACAAACAAAATCAAAGAAAATCTTTATGATTTCGTAATGCTTAATGTAAAACGTGACCAACAGCTTAATTCAATTATCGATACAACAACATTAAAAATTTTAATTGATTTGTCTCAAAGAGCAATACAGCAAGGAAAAGGACTTTTTGTCGAAGAATTTAATAGAGATATTAAAAAAGCATTGGATGGCTATGTTGGTGCTGAAAACCCTACTTCGAAAGTCTCAACAATAGAGACGCCCCCAACAGAAACAAAGGAACCAGTAAAACAAGTTGGCTTAACAAACAAACCAAAAATTTCATTTTCTTTTCCGCAAGAATAATTCTTCTATTATTTATTTTTTCAACATTTAAATAAAATGAATTCCTATATAAAACATCTAATAGAATGCAATTGTATTCTCCCTCAGTTTAAAAGAGTTCAACCTCCTCTTTTTCATAAGTTTATAGCGTTTTCTGAATTAGATCCAAAAGATGAAAAAATAATCTCATCTTATGTTAAGTGCAATAATTGCGGAGCGGTTCATAGAGTTTACGAGGTTTCAAAATCTGAAATTACGAAAAATGAAAACACAAAAGGAGTAGTTTCGATAGAGGAAATTAAATTGGGAATGTCTGAAAAACTTTCAATAATATTAGAAAAATATGAATGTCCTTTGCCAACATGGCAAGAGGTTTCTTTTATTATTGAAAATAAGTTGTGGGGAAAAGAAATTATATTATCAAAAGAAACAGAAGAAACAAAGACTCAGAAAAGGATACTCTTTACAACTTTATTAATTGCTGGTGAAACTCTCTTTAAAATAAATAAAAGAGAAAAGGAAACAAACAATGAACAATAAACAAATAGAAGAAACCGATCCATTTGTCGACGAAGATTTTACAAATGAAATAGACTTGGCTTCTCTTGAAACAACTCTTACAAAAGAAGAAAAAAATAAATGTTTTGAAGTGGTTCGCGAAGTAGCGAACTATCTCAAAACAGACCGCGAAAAGCTTTATATGATGGAACGTTTAATTCTTGAACTTGAAAATCATATTGCAAGCGAATCTTTTATGTCTGCAATAAAATCTTCTCGAAAAGTATTAAATAAAAAAGATGGAACTACTTTAGTTGCTGGCACAAAAAAAGGATTAGTTCTCTAATGATCAAATATGAAACACAGTTTAGTAAAGTTTTTATAAAAAGAAATGATGGCTTATATCAAGAGGTTATAAGACATTTTATAAAAACCACAAATACATTAACCAATCAAATAACAACGTCATTCGACAAAGAAATTATTGGTAAATTGTTTAAACGAGCGACCGTAAGAGATGTTGGGGTAAACGGAACTGAATCTTTTGTTGATGAGAACACTGGCGAAACAATTTTGTTAGTTGCTATTCAATAATAAGTTTATGATTTCTAAGTTACCAAGTTGGCTTGATCCAACAAAAGAAATAACAAATTCTTCAAAACCTAAATGGTTTACTGATTTGGAAAGACCAAAACAAGACGCTGTTTTTTATCTCTGGGTTATTGACTCTTTCTTTCATGCAGCAAATGAAAACGGTTTTATTCTATCACCAGATAAATTAATTGAAATAACTGCAAATGCAGCTGTTGAAACAGGACACGGACAAAAATGGAATGGGAATAATTGGGGTGGTGTTAAAATTAGCAAACCTTATGTTGACAGTTACAAAATAAAACATAACAATCCTCCATCATGGTTTAGAAGTAAAGGACACGTCGCAGGTGGCGATGACGAAACTGTTTATTATGTACATTTCGAATCACCGCAAGAATATGCAAATTATTGGCTTGAAAAATTTGTTCCCATGAATTTTTCGGATGCAGAACCCACGCCAGAAAATAAAAAATCAAGATATTATAAAACATCAAAAGCTTTTTGGGAAAACCTAACTGGAGATACCGCACATTGGTTTTATGAATTGTGTGTTTCTGGTTATAAAGGAGAAGTTACAAAAAAGAATCCTGCTCCAAGTGTGGAAACGCTTTTTAATTGCAAGTCTAGAATTCAAATAATGGTTTCGCAACTAATTTTAGCTTTAACACCTGATGGTGTTTGGGGACCAAAATCAAAACAAACCTGCAAAGAATTTCAAAAAAAATATGGAATTACAGAATCTGGCGAGCTAACCAAAGAAACTATTGATAAAATTGTTAATTCATATTTTACTCTTGCAGAATATAGCAAAAGACTAAATTTAAATTTTTAAAATTGAATTAAAGAATCTATTGGACGAGGAATGTAAATTCCATTTTTATAACCTTTTGATTTTAACATCGCAACAGTTTTTCCTAAAGGAACACCATCGCAATCTTTCTCTGTCATTCCGAAAGAAATTTGTCGTTGTTTCCATATTGAAATATCTTCGGAACTGTCCATGTCAAAACATTCATAACCTGCATCTTTTAATGCCCAAAATATATGTTCTCCTGGGTCTCCAGGGCCTCTTTCTGACGTTATATTAACATGTCCAATAATTCCTATTAAATCATCTCCACTACCTTCAGCGGCTGATAAACGCTTAATTTGTTTTAAGTTAGGTTTATTTTGTTTTTTGTTCCAAGGAATTTGTCGTTGAATTCCAAGCGCAGCAGTTAACACATCAATTAACAATACAGTTTTTTCTATTTCCTTAGAATATAAAATTCGCTTGGAAGATCCAAAAGGATCTTTGTCTTGGACCATTTCAATTCCAAGCGAAAATCCATTAACATTACCAGCTTGCCATGAAAAATCGATAAATGGATCATTTTGGCATATAACATCTCCATTCAAATCAACTGTATAATCCCAAGAAACTTGTCGGTCTGTATTGGTTTGGTACCTTGCCAATGTTTCATCAATAGTAGAATCCCTACCGTCCCCAGTTACTAAATTACTCAAAATACCTTCATGTGTATGAACAACAATCATTCTCGCCGCGCGAGTACGTTTGGTTTTATCTGTAATATATTTAACATTCTTAATTCCGTCATCCCAACATTTCGTATTTAGATTTGGGATTTCATATTTTTTTGAATTTAAAATTATAGACATTGTTTTAAATATAAATTAATTAGATCAAGCAATACTTGTGGACCCAATAAATACCATTAACGTCATCTAAAATTTTAACATATTCTTTATCGTTGGAAAGTTCTAATAAAATAACACTATTATTTGGAATAGGAACTATTAACTCATGAGTTTTTTTGTATTTGCAATATTCGTTTCTTGTTCCATAAACTTGTTTGTTAACAATTTTATAATTTTTATTAAAATCTATCTCAAATTTTTCTTCGTTTTTTGAAGACAAAAAACAAATCAGCTGCATTGTTTCATCATGAAAATTTCCCTTGACAACTTGGATCATTTGCTTTAAATAGTATTACAAAAAATGTGTGAAATTTGTCTAAAACAAAAATGTATTTGCCAAAAGATTATTAATGAAGAAATTGATGAAATCGGATTTCTAATATCAAAACCAAAAAAAAGAAAATCCATAAAAATAGAATTATCTTTGTTTCAAAACACAAAAGAAGTTGAAAACAAATATATTTTAAAAATGCTAGCTGCCGCAAAAAAAAGAGCAGAAAAAAAGAAAATCGAATTTGATCTAGAAATTGAAGATATAGAAATTCCAAGATTTTGTCCAATCCTTGGTATTCCACTATATTCGTCTAAATTAAATACAGACTGTAGCCCTTCAATAGATAGAATAGATAACACCAAAGGTTATACAAAGACTAATATACAAGTTATATCAACAAGGGCAAACAGAATTAAAAACGATTCAACATTTGAGGAAATTGAAAAACTCTACTTGTTTCTCAAAGAAAATAAATTTAAAAAAGGGCTTGACTAGTACCTACATGTGCTTACCTTGACACGGAGGTGCTCCAATGGCAAAAATACTCGGTAAAAAAGGTGCTTTGACAAAGAAAAGCATCTTAGAATATCAAGACTATGAACTTTATAGTAAGGATTTAATTCCAATAACTGATGACTATGAATTTCTTATTCTTGAAATTTGCGAAAATGACTTTTTAAAATTTTCTGAGATTTTGGAATATAAAGTTTTAACGGAAAATGGAATTTGTTATTTACAAACATCTGAAAACAGTTTATTTTTATCCGATGAGCAACTAAAAATGAAGAAAGGAAAACTTTCTTTGAAAAAAGATTTACAGATCACATCTAATATTCAAAAAAGTCTTCTAAAAATAGAATCTTATAACTTTAATCGCTGGGATCTTTATTCTTCAGATAAAGAAATTGACAGTTCTTTTTTGAATATTTTTTATGATATAAAGTTTCACTCTCTGGTAAAAGAAAATTTTGCAGTTGATTTATTAAAATATACTGCTTGGCATCCTATCTTTCAAGATGTTGTTATTTTAACAGAGCCAAAATCGTTTCATTGGGTGGAACTTCCAGTTCTTTAATTTCAAAGATTTCAGGCAGAATTAAATTCTTTTGTTTTTCCAAAACACTAAGATATGGCGAGGGCACTATCCGAAAATAGTGCCCTTTTTTTATTTTTGTGATCTCGAAACGTATTATTCCTATTTCAATAATTTTTTTAGTTGTTAAAAACGAACCAATAATAACTGCTGTTATGAAAGTTTCACTTTCTTTTTTAAGTAAAAACTGTAAGTTATTTAAAAATATAATCTCATTTTTTTTAAACAAAAATACATTTTCTTTTTTACTGATCAAATTTAATAAAGATTCGAATTTTGTATAAACATTTTGATTTGTATCTTTATTTAAAAAATTAAATAAAGTTTTGAATTCATATTCTTCTATTTTGTAAAATACTTTTTCTTTAATCAAAGCAAAATTTCCACAACAGAATATTGATTTAAAATTTCTTTTACAAGATTTTCTATTCGTTTTTTTGGCCGTATTTTTTTACTTCTGGAAAGCTCTTCTGCTCCAATTATTTTAAACGAAATAGGAAAAGAAATTCCATTCTCATCTCTTAGGTTTAAATAATTTTCGTAGTTGAAAATAGAGCTATAGTCGAACTGACTAATAATAGGCGCAAAGATCTCCAAATCAACAAAATCAGAACCGTTTATTTCCGTTTCTAAGACGCATTTAATATTGTCTGTAGATAAACAGATCAAATACATACCAGATTCTGTCAAAACATTTACTGTTGTTGTGTATTCAATTGAAATGTCTCCAGAAAAACCTGTTTTGTCTTGTGTGGTAAAAACTAAAGCTGTCGATTTAACTAAGTTTAGAAGAAGAGCTTCTTCGTTGTTAAAAAATAATTTTTCTTTGCACGAATGTAAACTATTATAAAGAAACCATATTCTTTCTTTAAGATATGTATCGAAAACTTCTTTAACTAGAAGATTTTTTGGTTCCATTTATTTTTCATAACTAGTGGCCAAAATCTCTTTAATTGGTTTGCTAATTTCTAGAAGGATTTCTTCAAAAAGTAGCTCAATTGTTTTTTTATGTTTTATATTTGTTAAAATTTTGTTAAAAATAAATGGATCTGTGATCCAACCTTGATAACCTTCTTGATAAGAAATCCGAATAAGCGTTCGCTCAATTATGTTTTCGGTTGTTAAAAACTTAACTTTACAGTCAATATATCCTTTTGTTTCAAGCTTTAGGTGTTTTTCAGTTTTAACAAAGACTCCAAGAGGCAAACGTATGTCACAAGAAGGTGTCTCTAAATTAGATGAAAAATCTTTCAAAGCATATGGGTTTGTTTTTTCAAACAAGTCAATAATTTTCTTTTCATAAGATGAAAAAATTTCATCAACTTTTGCTTTAAGTGTTTGAATATTATCAGATGTAACCATTTCTATATTCATTATTTTTCCAACTTAAAAGGTTTGATCGAAACTTTATCTAGTTCATATTTAGATTTCATTTCTTTTGTTATTTCGTAAGTAAAATCTAATCTCTGTAGTGGTTTGTTGTCAATAGAAAAATCATTAAAAGGAAAATTTAACCAAAAATTTAAGTTCGTATATCCTTTAAGTTCTAATACAGCAAAAACGACCTCAACTATTTCCAGTTCGGTTAACAATTTCACACTTTTAGACCAAATAAAGGCTTCTTCTGTTATTTTCCACTCTAAGTTAGAATCTAATAAAATAAATGTCTTTCCTTTATATAAAATATTCTTATTTTCAAAATACTTTACATATTTTTTTATTTCAAGTTCAATAGATTCATAAAAAACATCTAAATAAATGTTTTTTATCGCAAGAACAAATTTTTCCTGAAAAGAATCCATGTAATTTTAAATACATATTTTTTTACTCAGATTCGTAGTTAACACTACTATAATTAAATTAATCTTTTGCCTATATAATAAATGAGTTTTTAACTAATGACGACATCATTTCCATCTTCTTTAGATAATTTTCTAAATCCCTCTGGGACAACCAAACTTAATGATGCGACTTATTTACACCACGAACAACATTCAAATGCGAATGATTCGATAGAAGCAATTGAACAAAAATTAGGAATTAATTTATCGAGTATAAGTTCTACTTTGGATTTTGCAAAATTTTTATATTTTTTAACTGAAACACAACACAGTTCTGGAATTTACAGAGAAATAGAAGGACTTCCATTTCCAACAAAAATAGTTTGGTATGCCTCTCCTACCGCAATTTCAAGTCAAAAATTAGTTGAAAAAGAATATGTGTATGGACCTGGAAGTAAAAAATTTGTAACCCAAGTTATTTATAGACTTTACAGTGCTGGTTCTGTTGTAAGGACAATAACAGACACCATACAACTTAGCAACAGTGGAAATGGTCCATTTGAACAATCAAGAATAAGGACGATTACTTAGTATTTTACTTTCAGCTAAATATTTATTTTTGAGGAAAATAAATAGATGCCTTTAGATTCACCAGTTTCAATTTTGTTTAATAGTGATGGAATTGAATTAGCAGTTTCTGGTGGTAGTACACCGCCAGTTTCAACAAGCGCATTAATGATTGCTGGTATTGATGCAGCAAGCGCGGCAAGAGTATTAAGAACTCACACAGATGGAACTTTATTCGTCACTGGTACTGTTTCCACAACAGCAACAAGTGTCGGTCAAGGAAATTCTGGTTCAATTGCGCAGTCTTGGTATGTGCAACTTACAAATGGAACAACTGTTATTGGACAAGGCCAAACAACAGCATTATTTGTAACTGGAAATGTTACTGTAACAAACATTGTAACAACAAGTATGCAACGTTCAACTTCGAGTTCAATTGCTACTGTTGCAAGAACTGGAACCAGTACCACCATTCTTGCTGCAAACGGATACCGAAATGGAGCGTCAGTTTTTAATGATTCTAATGCTGTATTATATTTGCGTTTATCTGCTGGTTCCGCAACAACAACAAGTTATTCAACAAAACTTGGCGCACAATCTTATTTTGAAGTTCCAACAGAATATTCAGGAATTATTAATGGAATTTGGGCTTCTGCTGGATCAGGAAATGCTTTGGTAACAGAATACACACCTACCTAAACATTAATTAAATATTAATATTTAATATATTAATATAATTACACGTTTAGTTAGTAGAGTAATATGCCATTATTTAACGATGATACACCAATAACTCCTGGCTTAGATGTTTCAAATTCAGAAGGGTCATTAATTTATGGTGCAGATTCTGGTAGCGCCGCAAGACAAATCAAGGTAACTTCCGATGGTTATTTGCAAATTGATTTTCTTCCGCAGGCAAAAACTCAATTTGGACAAAATCGAACTGTCAATCCTTATACTCTTGCAGATAATGTTAATAAATATGGATTTGATTTAATTGAATTTGCTTCAGCTTCTGTTGGTTCTGGAACCGTTGTTTCTATTACTTCTCAGAGTGCTGTTTCGCTTCGTGTAAGTTCAACAAATGGTGATTATGCAAGAATTAGATCAAACACTTATTATAGATATCAAGCAGGAAAAGAGCAAAATGTAAAATTATCTTGTTATATACCAGGTGGAGCAAAGGCAAATCAAATTTCTAGAATTGGATATTTTGACGATTCAGATGGCTTATTTTTTGCTTTATCAGGATCAAATTTTGGAATTTATAAAAGATATTCTTCGTTAGGAGGCTCTGTGCAAGAAACATTTATTTCTCAGTCAAGTTTTAACAAGTTAAAACTTGATGGAACATCCAATGATTATGTTTTGGATTTGACGAAAGCTAATTTATTTGAAATTAGATTCCAATGGCTAGGAGTAGGAAATGTTGAATTTTTTATAAACAATTCTCTTGTCCACTCAATGACCAATGTTAATACTTTTAATGGTCCTTATATTAAAACTGGGGTGTTACCCATAGCTCTAGAAATACAAAACAATGGATCTTCTACAGGAAATGAGCTTAATTTTATTTGTTCATCGGTTGAATCTGACGGTGGAGCTACGCCACCAAAATATACTTTTAACGCATACAATTCTACAGATATTTCAACAACAACAACAGAACGACCTTTATTGTTAATAAGACCTGGAACTTTGTTTCGTTCTATTGAAAATAGAGTTGTTGGATTACCAATTCGTTTAGCTATTAGCACAGAAGGCGCAAGAGCTGGGTTTAGAATAATTTTAAATCCAACAACTATTACTGGAGGTTCTTGGGTTTCTGCAAGTGTAAATAATTCTGCATTTGAATATAATATCTCGGCCACAGCTTTTACTGGTGGCGAAACTCTTTATAGAGGTTTTATTCCGAACACAAATGACTCAAGAGAAATTGACTTAGAAAGATTTTTCGAATCTAACGCAAGAGGTTTAAAACTTAATGGTTTCGCAACGAATGTTGATAGTTTGTTAATAACAGGTGTTAACGAAGCAACAGGAACAACTTTAATGCGCGCGTCACTTACATGGCAGGAGATAAGATAAATGGCTATAGGATTTGATATTCATGAAAAAGTTAGATATTTTAATTTTTGGTCAGATATAAAACCTTATATTGACGGAACTAGTTCAAGTTTAGCTTATAATTGGTCGTATACACCAAATAATGAATATTATTTAATCGCAACTGAACCTTATGTTGGATTTAATTTTATTTGTTATTTGGAAAATACTTCATCGGTCGAAAGAACAGACTTTGAAAAGAATTGGAAGAATTTACCTCTGAAAAAAGCTAGTGGTTCTTTTGTCGATGTTAGATTAATAAGCTCTTCAATGCAAGAGATTGGAATTCAAAATAGACCAATATGGATAACTGGTTCTGTTACATCTACTGGCGGTAGCGGTGGTTCTGGTGGAACAGTTACCCAGGGAAATCAAGGAACGATTCCTCAATCTTGGTATGTTCAACTTACAAACGGTTCGACAACCATTGGAACTAGTCAGGCAACAGCATTATTCGTGACTGGAAACATTACTGCTTCAATATCTGGAATTCCTACGATTACAGGCTCTGTAGCAGTTGTTTCTTTTCCTTCCTTTGGAACAAATGGTGGATCGATACCTTCTGTTGGAAACTTAATTGGAGGAACATCAACAGGTACAGATTTTAGAGTTTTATCAACTGATACAACTGGAAAATTAAATGTAAATGCTACATTGTCAAATCCATCCGTTGGAGGAACAGGATCAATTGCTCCATATTCTGCCTCTTTAAATGGCTTAAAAGATCTATCTGGCAATATTCGCGCGGCTGCTGGCGACAATGATGGTTCTCAGTATGTTTCATTTCGAGAAAATACGGCAACTGGTACTTTAGGTTCTTTAAATGCCGCTATAACTATTGCACTTAGCGGCTCTACAAGCGTAGGATTTCAATTGGCAGCAGGAACTTTAATAGGAACACTTACCGCAGAAATATCTTATGACGGCGGCACAACTTGGTCGAATACTGGTTTTTTCGATGTCGATACCAAAGGTTTGCAAGATACAATAGTTTTTTCATCTGCAAATACAGCACAAACCAAAGTTCTTGTTGTTGCTCCTGGTGGTGGTCTCGCAAGAGTAAGAGTTTCTGCTTATACTTCTGGCACAACAACTGGAACAATTCGTACATCAATTATACCACAAATAATTGTCTATAATTCACCGCTAGATGGAAGAAGAACGACTTATTCTGCCGCAACAGCAGTGTTTACGCCCGCCGCAACAGCAACAGATATCTTTACGATTATTGGGTCAGCTACTAAAACTATTAGAGTATTACAACTACAAATTTCTGCAACTATTACAGCAGCTGCTTCAAATAACATATTTCTTATTAAAAGAAGCACGGCAAATACAGGGGGAACTTTTGTTGCTGCAACAAAAGTTCCCCATGATTCACAATCTGCCGCGGCAACAGCAACAGTTCAACACTATACGGCAAATCCAACCGCGCTAGGAACGATAGTTGGTAATGTAAGAACATACAGAGGAATTATTCCAGCCTCTGCGACAGCAGTTTCAAATCCTATAGTCGTATGGGAATTCGGAACTAGACCAGCACAAGGAATTGTTTTAAGAGGAACTGGGGAGCAACTTGTTGTAAATTTAAATGCGGCGACATTTGCAGGTGGAAATATAAGCATTTCGGTAGAATGGACAGAAGAATAAAAGGAAATAAATTATGATTGAATTTTCAGGGGCATTATCAAAACGATTTTATAAATGGAAACAGTTTTTAACTGTTGCGACTAATAGAGCAGGAAGAATTCAATATGATGAAGATTCCAACTTTTACTTAATTTATTTTTATGATGGGCCCGAAGTCTTTTGGACAAGAATTTGGAAAACTACAGTTCCTTCTGATATAGAAATTTCTGATGACTATCTTGATAGCGAAAACACTGAAGATAAAATCGAATTTCTTTCACTTTCTTCTTTGTATAACCAGAGCAACATTCCTCGAACAACAAAAGGTGTCGTTGGTTCAGCTGCGGCAAAAGGATTAGGAGGATTTACACCCAACCCGAACAACAATCCAGAAGAACCTGACCCAGATGAAATTGTTTCACTTTATGCAGATGGTGAAGGGTCTTTAGTTACAAGAGGATATGCTTTTACAGATGAAGGATCTTTTCGAGAAGATTTTGGTGGTAAAGAGTTAATTTCCTTAATAGAAGGAATTGGAACATCTGTAGTTTCTTCGAGTCAAATAATAGGTTCAGGTTCCTTTTTTACTCAAGAATTTGATAGAGATTATTATATAAGAATTTCTGGATCTACCGATTGGATGCGTGTTGTTAGAGTTCCAACAGATGAATCTGTGATAGTCGACACAGTTTTTGATTCCACTTTTAGTGGTTCGCTGCAAAAAACAAGATGGATAAATATTTACACTGGATCGAACAGTGGACAAGTATCAGTGGATAATTCTCATGTTATTTTATCCGCAAGTTCGACAATAAGTGAATCAGTTGGAATTAAACGATTTGCTGATTATGGTCCAATGTTTTCGATTTTAAGAGGAAAGCAAAATCAAAGACTTGATGGACAAAAATCATTTTTTGGATTTAGAGATAATATAGAAACTCCAAATGCTCAAACAATTGTCTGTTTCGAAGGAAGCGATAATACAAAAATTAAATTTATTACTTCTACAGTATCTTCTTCAAATGAAGAAAACACAGAAATAAGTACACTTACCTTACCAGCAAGTTTAACAACAGAGTTAGATATAACTTATAAAATTAGCGTAACCCCAGATTATTGTTCACTTACAGTGAATGATGTTTTTTTAAGTAAGCATACTGTACATATCCCTGGCCCTTATTCCGAAATGGAACTAGTTTCAGGTATTGTCAATATCACAACTTCAAGTTCTGACACTCATTTAATGTTTGATTCGATTTATTTTTCAAATCAAAATCAACTACAAATAGCTTCGTCTTTTACGGAACCAGTGCCGATAGTTGTAAAAGAAGATTTGCATAATGTTACTGGGAAACTCACTACAAATTCTACAACTTCTGACCAAGTTATCATTGAATATAACGTTCCAACTGGAAAAGTTTTTTATTTAATAGGTTATTACATATCTGTTGAAGGTGGGGCAGACGCAAATCCAATGAAAATTGGAAGAAACAATATTAGTTCAGAACCGATTGTAAGTGGATCAGTTGATTCTAATATATTTAGAATTTTTAATGTTCCCGCCTCAATGGCAGTTCCACTCGATATTGATTTCGGTGGAAATCCAAGAAGATTGGCAACAGAGGGAGACACGGTTAAAGTAACAGTAACTCCTGCTTCAAGCGTTTCAACAACTTGGCGTGTTGGACTTGACTATGTTTTAAGATCATAATTTAAAAGGGGAAAAATGGCTCAGCAGAAATTACAAATAATATATACAACATTTACAGAACTAGTTTCAAAAGTTCCAACCTATTATATTCCACAAGGCGAAGGTGGATATGTTTTATGCGCAGTTGCAGAAGATTTTTACGCAACTTGTAGAATACAGAGCGGATCAACAGACGCAGTTAATTTTGAATCAGCTTATAAAATAAGTGGTTCACAAGCTGCCTCGCTTGACGATGCTTTAATTCTTGGAACTATTGCAAATGGTATTCCGCTAATTAAAAAATATCAATCTGATTCTGCCATGCCTGTAACGATTGTCGGAAGAGAAGGTTCTGAAACAAATTGGTCGACACACAACTTTTGTGATGCAACAACTTGGTATGCTGATTCTGTTCGCATAGAAGAAGTTCTATTTAACGCTGGAGACAATCTTATATTTTCTGGTTCGCATCAAAAATGGATAAACATGTATGGTGGAAAAGTGTTTGACGAAGGAGCATTGGTTACAGATGTTGACCACGGTTATTTGGTAAATGTAATTGTTGGCGGGGTAACAATGTCGGCCCAAAATCAGTTTACTCAAACTGGTGGAGACTATTCAATAAACTTTAGAAGTGGATCTATTACATTTTTTTCTCCTGTCACTTCTTCTGTTACGTGTTCGTATTCTTATGCAAATGGATCTTCATGGTATTTAACACCTGAGCCAACAAAAGCACTGGATATTGAACAATCCGAAATTCAATTTTCTGAAAATGTTTTAATGAATGATCGAGTTAATTTTATTGTCGAAGGACCAATTGATATTTTCGCCCCACAACTTTTAATATCAAATGGAGGACCATACCCATCTGGAACACTAATTCCAGTAGAAACAACATGGTATGACACCATATATCAAATGGTTGATGAAGCACTAGGCAGCTATCCAATTATTCCAGCAATTGGAGGACCAGCAAGAGGAATAAGTTCATCAATTTTCGGGTTTCCTTTTACATATAATGCTGTAAGAAGACTTCGAAGTGTATATGGTCTTAGACTTAAAGTCAAACTCGATAATGACCTGGAATTTGGTGGGGATCGAGCAACTGCAACATTTTATTGTGTGGCAAGAAATGAATCTGATTTAGGTTAAAATTATTTTAAAGATTTATATTCTTTCATAAGTTTCCCAAATTTCTCTTTCTTTTCTTCAAATTCATCTGATTCCGAGTCTATTTCTTGAATTTCTTCTTTCAGTTTTAACATGGCCTCTAAAATTTGTTGTTTTGTTTTCACAGAATTTACAGAAACAGTTAGTTTTGCTGTTTGTTTTTCTTGTAATTTTTCAGTTTTTGCACTTTCGTTTTGAAAGTTTCCAATTTTTACTTTTGGACGTTCTTTACCACGAATAAAAGTTTCAAGTGGCTCGAAAACTTGTCCGTCAATCATAACTTGTAATTTGCTTTTATAAAGTACCGATTCTTGCAAATTTGTTTTTAGCGGCGGAATTAAAACATTAAAAGATTCCGATTCTTCATTGTAAAGTGCCTCAAACATAAAAGCAATCTCCTTATCCTGTATAATAAATTTACACTCCTGAAGTTCTTCATTTCCAGAACCTTCCAAAGATAAATCAAAACTTAATTTATTATATTTTGTTAAGTCTATTTCAATTGGTTTTTCATTTTCCATTTTATTACTCATAACTAATTATTTTACTAAATTTTTATAACTTTATTAAATTTCACAATGAATTTTTTATCAGGATAAACAATTGTTTCTGTAATGTTTTTCACTTCTGCTACAAGAGTTTTTGCATCGCTTAAATTATCTTTTTCTAATATCTTCATTAAAGAAATATGTTCCTTGTCGTTAACTTTTACTTTTATTTGAACTTTAATTTTTTTCTTTTTAAAAGTTTCTAACCAGTTAAGAATTTGTTCTGGTGTGAAATATGGATATGCAAGATAGCCAGTAGAGGCAGAACCGCCAGAAATTCCTATTGGAACTATTTCTGGTTCAATTACAATTTCACAGTCTGGGTGGTCATAGCAAATAACATCATCATAAAGATATAAATCAGAATCATAGTCTACTAGATCTGCCATTTGTTAGTTAATTACATTAAAGGAATTATTACGTTTATGAACAAAGAGATGAAAAAAATATTGGTTTTAAGTGGTGGTGGTGCTTATGGCAGCTATCAAATTGGCGTCTTGAAAGCTCTTTTGGAAAAAAATTTAGCTGGCTGGGATATTGTTGCAGGTGTTTCTGTTGGTGCAATAAACACTTTATGGCTAAGTTCTTTTAATAAAGAAGAAATTAAAGATGCAATTACTTCACTTGAAACTTTATGGGGAACATTAATAAAAGGAAATAAATCAATTTATAAACCTTGGTATTTTAAACCTTTAAATTATCTTGCTTCTTTTTGGAAAGGCTCATTATATAATACAAAACCACTTTTAAATTTACTTAAAACGAATTCTAATCTTGAAAAACTTAATTTTTCAAATGTGTCTTCTTATGTTGGCGCGGTTTCTTTGAATTCAGGAAACTTTTCGCTGATTGATATTAAAAATAACGATAAAGCTTTGGAATGGGTGCTGGCTTCAGCCAGTATGCCAATGCTATTCAATCCAATTGAAATCAATTCAGAAAAATGGGTTGATGGAGGTGTAAAATCAGTTACTCCTCTTAAAGAAATTATAAACGAAATTGGAATAGAAAATATTTCACACATTGATGTAATTCTTGCTAATCCAACAACTTTAGACAAAAATCAAAAGAAATTCACATCTGTGATAGAAGTTGCAACCTCCTGTTTAGAAGGAGCGGTAAATGAAATTATGATCACGGATCTTGATATTGATATTGAGTCGTTTAAAGGCACATACTCAATTTATAAACCAGAATCTCATTTAGAATTCGATGCCTTTAATTTCGATCCAAAGGAACTTAAAAAGGCAATAATCAAAGGCTATGAAGAAACACTTAAGAAATTAAAATAAAGGTTTTGGAATTTTTATTTCACCTTGAACTATAAGTGGAAAAGTAAAATAGTCATAAGGAAACAGAGAAGGGATTACCGCGTCTAAGGTATTCGAAATAATAAAAGTCTGCTCGGTTTCTCTTATTCTAAATTCAAAAGGTTCATAATAAATTCCATTCGTTCCCAAGCATTTAAATTTTATTATTAACCTATCAAAACTAATACTAACCTCTGGATCAACAACCAATACAATTAGTGGCTGAATCGCTAACCATTCCAATATATCCTTAAAATAAGGTTTGAACTCCACACTATTAAGAATAAGTGATTTAAGATCTGATTTTTTTACTCTCATTAAGCTTTCTCAATTCTTCTACATAAGAAGAGAAATTATCAATTTTTTCTCCAAATTTAAGACCCTTTCTTTTCTCACTCCAGGAATAATGTACCAGCGAAGGAAAACTTTTTGCTCTTATAGAATAAGAAATGCTTACTTTTTCAATTTTGAAATAAAAACTAAAATGAGTATAATGTTCTTTAAGAGATTCTTCGTCGAGATAATTGAAAATTTGAACTTTTCCAAGTCCTGAAAAAGAATAACTTGAATCGAATATTTTTAATTCATTTAATGATGTTTCAACAATGAATGAATCAACGGGAACAATAATAACCTTGCTAGTCCAAAAATTATAATTTTCTTGATACTCTTCTACCGTTTTTTTATCTTCCGATAAAGTTTTGTTTATTCTTACTGCAAACTGTTTACTCAAGTCATTAAACAATTCTTTTTCTTCCTGCGTTATGAATAGTGGGATTTTCATCTGGTTCATTTTTTTTATTCCTTGTTTGTGTAATACTTAAACAATTTTAATAACTCATTTTTGATTATTGGCTTGTTCAAATTCGTTTCATAAATGTTTGGCGTTACAGAAAAAACTACATTCTCTTCGTTTTCGACATAGAGAAAAATTTCACATAAACTATTTGAATATTTTTTGATAGAAACCTCGTCTAAAAATAAATCAAAAATAGAAAACTGTATCGAAATTTTTTCTTGAGAAAATGCTACAGAAACGCTTTGTGAAGGTTCCGTCCCTAAAAAAATTTTATTTTTTATATTTGGGTTATTTAGGTTGGGAGAATATATTGAACGACACAAGTCAAAAACTTGATATGTTAATTTTTCAATACTAGTTTCTGGTTTGTTGTTTATCGACATTGGAAACTAGTGCAGTTTAGTGACTGAAAATGTTCGAGTCAAGTACTTGTTTTCTTGAAATTTGTCGAATCTTAGCGCAATAAATTTTCGATTGAAATAACAGATTCTGGGGCAACTCTATACTCTTCCATACTTTCCAGGTATTTAATATTCGGATCTTTCATGTTCACTTTACAAACTAAGATTCCAACATTTTCTACGGTTTTATTTTTAAAAACATTCATTAAATTAGAAGAATCAAAAAATACAGGATCGTACCTATCTGAATAAGCCAAATAATACCGATAATAATCAAATATTTGATTTATCGTTAATCTTTCTAAATTCTTTTCTTCCGAATAAATCGGCCAATTTAAATCAATCGTGTCTGCGACACCAGCTTGCATTGCTAAAGTTTTAAGATCATAAATATCTATTTTGCCTTGGGCAATTAAAATTGCCTCCTTTAAACATCTTGCAATTTCTTTTGCGATATATAAATCAGCAGTGAAAGAAATAGCAAAATTGCCAGCTTTATCCCTGTTGTGCCCGCCAATACCTTCAATTTCTTGCGCTGTTACATTTTTTCTAAAGCCATTTTCAAATATTTCTTTTGCATTTGTCGAGGCATGATATAAAGTTTCTACGTCTTCAAGGTTTTTATGTTCTAAATCTTTTTCGTCATATGCTAAAATCGTTTGTTGAAGTCTTTCTAATTTAGGGATAGCAAATTCAATTATTAGTTTACCAAGTTCATTAACGGCTATTGCTAAATTTTTTATTGAGAGATAAAGGTCGTGTGGTAAAATATGGTTGTTGTCAATAATTTCTGATTCGAGCTCATTTAAATTTTCTAAAATTTTATTTGAAAATTGATAAAAATTTTCAAAATCTTCTTGAAAAAACTTAAGATCTTGAATAATATATTTTAAAAAATCTGCGCTTCTTGAATTTGACTTAGCAAGAGAAAACAAGTTTTGTACCCTGCTTGTTAAGTGCTCATTGTTTCGATTTATATTTCTTTTAAAGTTTTTTACTTGATATTTTAAGTCATCAAAACTATATGAAGCTAAGGGGGCTAAAATGTTGTCAAGATAATATTCTTTATCTCTTCTTTCATAAGACTCATCTTCTTCTAGAAATTTATTAATTTCTTCATAACTGGAAATAATTTCGTGTTCGTATTTTAATATTCTTTTAGATAGGTTTTCGAAAAATAACTTTACGTTTCTTGGTTTAAAAGTAAATTTTTCAAACACGAAATTATATATTTGCATTACTATTTTAACTAGTTGTATCAATTGTTGCTAATAGCAATTCTGGTGGACTAATTCCACCACTAAGATCTGGTCGATCTCTAAAATAAGAAAAGTTTTCGATAGTTCTAAAAAATGACTTGAATGCATTTAAGGATTTGAAAAGTTTTCCTAGTTTTTGGGGAAAGAGTAATTCGACATTTTCTTTTTCTTCAAGAAACTGTTTAATTGATTGTATTGCAACACTTCCCTGAATTGCCATAAGATTAGTTTTTTCTTTCGGCAAAACACTAAAACCATACATGTGATTTTTATTAGACTTAACAAAAGATAAAAATGAATTTAATCCATTTAAAAGTTTCACAATCCATTCTGTAAGCCATCTATTTCTATTGTTTAATTTAAACTCTTCTAGATATTTTTTTATTTGGATACAAAGTTTTATAAAAGATATTTTAAAATTCTGTTCGGCGATGGTTAACTCTTCAGGAGAACTTTCTGCTATTGATAACAAACCTTCGTATGTTTTCCACGCAGTGTATAAATTTTCATAGAGCGAGCCTGAAAAACTTCTAATTTGTTTAGAAACATCTGTTGATGATAGATCTGAGTATCTTTGTTTCAATTCTTGAAATTCAGGATTTCTATATATCATATTTCTAAAAACACTACTTATTGCGGCGTTTAAAGCTTCTGTTTCTTTGGTAATAAAACTATTATAAATATCAATTTTTTCATTAACTTTTTCTTCTATTAATTTCTCAACAAGATTTTTAATTTTCAAATCAACCAGTTTATTTGGATCATGCGAATCGTTTTCCGAGTAAATTTTTTCTATATAAGATCTAATTTCTTCATAACTCGATAATGTTTGAAGACCAAGTATTCTAAAAAGAGCTTCCTGATAATCCTCAAGAGTTTTAAATCTTAAATTTTTGGTAAATAATTTTATTGATGTTAAATCTTGTCCAAGCAGAAAAGTTAAATTTCCCATTTCTTCTAATATTCTTTTTAATTTATCCAGCAAATCAATATAGTTTGTATCAACACGAAATAAAAGTTTCAGTTTTGGATGACTTGTAAAATATTCAAGTAGAAGATCGTAATATTTTGACTCAAAATGATAAAAAATTTGTTGATTTGGAATGACATGTTTATAATTTCTAGAAAATTGATTATGTGCAAAATTTTTTAAACTATCATGCATTTTCTCATTTGGAACAATTGTATCTATAAAGTCTTGAACAGTTGAGTTAATATCTAAATCTTCTTTTATTTCAGTTTCAAATATAAAACTATAAAGAACTTTCTTGGTCATTTCTTTTTTTAAATAGAAAATACTGAAAATAAAAATTAAAAACTTTAATTTTATTCAAAGTTTTGAGTTTTATCGTTTTTTAAATTATATTAGCATTTTTCTACTCGGTTAAACCTCGACCTGTTGCACCAGAAATATAGAGAGGCTATCTTATCAGGATGGAAGAAGAAAACAGAGGTAACGAACTTATTGTTACTGTTGATGACATTACAGCCGAAGCCGATCTTGTATTTGAAAAATACGAAACACAAAACCATACTGGAAAAATAATTGCTCGCGACAAATCTGACAGATACGTAATTTGGCATATGCAAAACGGCAAGCTACATCGCACATCGGGACCAGCCAGAATTTTTGGTTTTAGACATTCAAAAGAATGTGATTATTTTTATGAAGGTAAAGAATACGGAACCGAAATTCGCGACGACACGGGAACTAAAATTTTAGTTTGCGACAATTTGGTATTTTTAGACAAATATATCATATTAAAAGAGTATGAAAAGGATGGAATTAAATTTTATGATCTTCTAGGAGAAGATAAAATCTCTTTTTCGGTTCCAAACATTAAAGGACTGATTCAAAATTCAAAAGAAGAATATAAACAGAAAAATACCATTTATCATATGGGTGCGGAAAAGTTTTACTCTTCTTTTGATGAGTTTGAAACAGAATTTTGGAACAAGCTTATGGATGGAACACTCGATCCTAAAAATGAATTGTTTCAAATAATAGAAAACCTTTAATTTTATCTTAAATTAGACAATCCTATTTTTTTAATAGGAAAATCTGAGTATCTGCCTAAAGCACGTATAACAAAATCAAACATGGAGTTATCCAACGTTTGAGTTTCAAATAAATTTTCAATCTCTTCTGCTGGGGCTGCATCGAAACTATCTGTATAGTATGAGGTTCCATCAGTTAAAGTAATTTTAAAGATTTCGTTATAAGTATTTCTTCCAATTCTTTCAACCGAGGCAAGCTTATTCTTTAACATTGATTTCATATTTAAAAGTTTGCTTCGATCTGATTTAATAAAATCATATTCTGCTCCTAAAACACGCTCAAGATCTAAAATATAGTCATGATAAACATCTTTTAATTCTGTACTTGCTTGTCCTTCTGCGCTTGAAAGCCGATTTTGTGTTGGTGAGTATGTTACGATCGCCTTTGCCTGATTTTTGTTATTGAACAATACCATAAGAGTTCTAAAATCGTCGGTGGACATAAGTCCAGCAGAACCACAGTTTTTCATTTGCTTACCAATTAAATCACATTTAGCACCACCATCAATCCATCGCCAACCATTCTCATATCGTTTAACAACTTTTCCAGGATCTTTAAATAATGATTTTTTATCGAGTTTGTCTTGGGCTTCTCTAAATTCTAGATCTTTGTATGGTTTTAAATCTGTTATAGATCCATTTAAAATTCCCTTTATTAGAGATCGATTAAAAAAAGGATCTTCCGTAAGATTCTTTTCAATTTCTTCTTTATATAAGCTTTTAAGCTTTTCAAGGTTTTGAGTTTTGTAGTTTTCTGGATTATAAGAGCTGCTCTCCATTCCATATTCCTGTCTTATTTTATGGTATTCCTCAAAAGAAGAGCGCTCAAGAGCTTCATATGCTTCAACTAATCCATAAATATTCATTTTTCCATATGGGAAAAGTTTAAACGCAAGACGCCACCATTTATTTTCGTCTTTTCCTCCGCTATATTCTTTAAACCAGCGAGCTAATAAAAAAGCTTTGTTGTCAAACTTTTCGATAAAAATCGAGGCAACAACTTCAGGGAAACCCATTCCAACTAACAGCGATTTTGACGGCATTTCAAATATAAAAGATTTAAGTTCAAACATAACAAAAATAATTACTTTAAATTTTTATATTTATGAAATATGTTAAGCATAAAGAAACTTATATTTGAAAATAACGACCCTCCAAAGATTCTTACATTAGAAGATGTGTTTGAATCATTTCAAGTTAAATATCCAGGAATATTAGAACAAGTTTCTGAAATAGATACAAAGGTTCCTTCTGGAAAAGAACATGTAGAAGTTAAACTTATTGAGGTTGATAAACCTTATTTGATTACTTTGTTTTATGATCAAAAACAAGGCGAGTATGTTGTTAGAATCTTGGAACTCCAAGACGCAGAAAATGATGCAGAAAATAAAGACCCTTTTAAACTGTTTCACGTTCAAAACAGTTTTTCATCATTTATTGCTCTATACGAGTCACTAGACTTTCTTAAAAACAAAATTGTTGATGATATCGCTAATTTATTTAAAAAAGCGGCACTCAGAGCAAAACTTATTAATAAATCACAACTTGACATTGAAAAAGAAATTGAACTTCTCTATAAACCTGCTTTTGAATCGCAAGGAATTAGTGTTGTGGACTTTAAAAAAATTGGGAAAGATTACAAAACAATTGAAATTTTAGGAGTGAAAAACGAAAAAGTGTTTATTTTGGATCTTGAAATTTTTAAAGATATGATTTCACCTAGAATTATGCCAGTTTCGAGAAAATCTTCTAAACAAATAATGCTTCCTACGATCTATATTATAAATAGATTTAATGGAAACATGGAAGATGTTGTAAACCATCTTGCCGCTTTAGTTTCTAAAAACATTTAAAAATTAGTGTTTACAAAAAAGTCATATTGACTTTCAAGATATCCAATCGCCCAATTTAAAGCCTTTTCAAAATCATACTCATAGTTCTTTAGATAAACACTCCCAGAAGTAAGATCGTCTTCTAAAAGTTCGCTCATTAAAGTTACTGTGAATTTATCTTCGAAAATTCTAACAACAAAACTAACGTACCTGTTTTTATTGTCATTAGCATCAACAAAAAAACTATTTCTATCAACAAGTTGATCAGCTTCTATTATTTTAAATCCATGTTTTTTAAACACTTCAGCATGAAGTTTTTCAAATTCAGAAATAAAATCATGAGTTTCGCGGCCAAGCAGTTCTGTTTTTGTATATTTTTTAAACATTGAGAAAATAAAGTTCAAAGATTGTTCTTTAAGATCTTCAACACTGTCATAAAAGAAAATTTTCTCATCTGGCATTTGTCCTATCTCGGGTTTAGCTGGTCGAACTTCAATCACACCCTGATCGCTTTCAAGATATTCTGTATCGAAAAAAATATCAAGTAAAACAGTTCCATCATTAAGTGATACCTGTAATAAATATAAATCTTTTCTGTATTCGAAAAGAGGACGAATAACTTGGAGATTTTGAGTTTTCAGCTCTATCTCCGTAACAATGTCTTCAAAAATTTCAAAAATCGAAGACTTTTCTATTTTAGGTTTCGACTCTTCGAATATAAAAGACTTTATTTTTATAGAATTGTTCATCAGTATTATGTTTGTAATTATATCGATAGCGGTGCGCAATGATACAGTCAAACATTTTTTTAAAGAACTCATAGAAAGTATAGTATCTTGTTCAAATGGTTTGTTAACTTATTCAAACTTGAAACAAGTCAATAAACTTGAATCTGTTGATCTTAAACAAACTATGAATGAAAATAAAATATGGTTGATTCAGTTTAAAAATGACACATCTATTGGTGGGTGTTATACAGTTATGATTTCAGAACCTGGAACTGTAAAGTTTTACTATGAAGCATTTAACTTACTTGAGTTTCAAACCGAAGAAAATGTTTTGGCGGCGGTCGTTAATTTCATTATGAATTCTATTAGTTTAACATGATTTATTTATCATTAACTTATGTTAAGGAATAAAACTAAACTCAAATACTGAGTCGCTGCTAATATAAACTTCGTTTGCTAAAACGGTTTTAGAAATAATTCTGTAGGAGTTCCCAAGCGCTAAACGACCATGCTCAGCCGCATAAGGTTTATATACCGTAACCCAATCTCCAGGGTTTATTTTGTAGTCTTTTGTTTCTTGCGGAGCGCCACCACCACCAAGAATTTTGTCATCGAGCTTTTCTATCTTTTGAGATATAAAACTGTAATACGCAGAAGGAGACTGAAACCCACGAACCACAACATCTTTTGGAAACTTTCCTGTTTTTGCCATGTATCTTTTTTGCTTCATCAGTAAATCAATTTCTTCTTGATAAGAAAGTTGTTTCGGAACGGCTCTGTATATTTTAACCAACGCTTCAGGTTTTCCTTTTAAAAAAAATAACAAACTTATTATTTCTTCTTCGCCGCCTTGTCCAAAACTATATTCTTTTACAGAACGAGATAATGAGTCGTAAAAATCTTGTGGGTATGTTCCGTTTTTTGTTACATCCCAAATTGGAGCACCAGATTCTTTTGTTGGTGCTTTATGACTTCCTCGGTAAGAAAAATCTCCATTTCTCTTTTCTTCAAAAATTACTTGTTTCAAACTTATTGTCATCAAAACCTAAATAAGTAAGTTTAACTTAAATTGTTAAAATAGTTAACAAAGAGAAATATATGAAAAAATTAAAACCATTGCTTAAAAATTTTATTTGGTTTGAGCAAAGTTTTGCTCAAACCACTGATCCTCTTGAAGAACAACTTGAGTATTTAAAAATGGCAATTGAAAGAGTTTTTCTTGAAAATGATGGACTTGAATCTCTTGATGACCTAAAACAAAGTGGTGACAAAGAGTATGAATTTTCTTTTGTTTACCACGATGATCTTATCATCCAATTTGTTTTTCATATAAGAAAAAAACTTCAGGGGTTTTTCATCTCATCTTATCCAAGTGCCAAAAACAAAAATGCAAATGATAAAATAAAGCACATTGGTTTCTATGATGACGAGGACGAAATAACACTTGAACCAGAAAAAGAAGAAGAGTATATTGAAAAGCTCGTTAGTTTTATGACTAAATCAATAAAAACCAATGTAAACATATATGAAAATCTTGAGGAAAACCAGACAAGTATTGTTGATGAGTTTGTCGAAAACTATAAAGAAGCTTTCGCGGCAAAAAACATAAAAGTAACCGAAGATGTTTATATTCCAAAAACAAAAGCAAGTGTCGGAGTGTTTCCATTCTCTTTTAGAGCCTCATACAGACAACTTAAAGACATTGAGATTTTTGGCACCATTGAAACAAAAAGTCCAAGCATCGAAATAAGTGCAACAGTTCCTGGTGTTGGACAATTTATTATAGCAAGAAAATCATACATGGCAAAGTATGAAAACATGATGAGTAAAACTTTAGAATGGGTTACGAACAGAACCCAAAACATGCTAGACCAAGCAATAGCAGAATATATACAAAGACCGCGACAATAAAAGGTAATAGATAATGAGCCAAAACGACAAACTGTTACACAAGTTTATCTTTCGATTAAATGAAGCTGAAAACCAATCGGGGCAACCTCCTCTAGATGATTCATCTGTAGATGACATAATAGACAGGCTAATAGAAAGAATTTCTGTTCAACTCTTAAACAAAGACATTAACTTTCTAGATGTTGAAAAAAAAGTGCATGACGAAAATGAAACCACAACATACACAATAACCTACGAACTTAGCGAAACCGTTGATCTTAAACTGTTGCTGGGTATAAGAGCCGTATCTCCGAAATATGCTTATATTCATTCTCTGTTAGCTCACAAAGACCCAAATAGGTTTTCTAAAGAAAATGATCATCTTGTTCGTAGCTCAAACTTAAAAAGAATATACCTAAAATTATTCAAAAACCTTGAGGAAGACTTGTTTAAGGAAAGCATGGACTTGCTTGAGTCAAACATCAATATTTATCGGCGGCTAAACGAAAACAGAAACCTTGATAAAGAATTCGAGGCAAACTACAAAGAAGCCCTTGAGTCAATGGACATAACTCCAAAGTCAATAAAGAAAATAACCAATAATCCAAACCTTGTTGCTGAATATAACATAAGTGTCTTCTTTTATGAAGAAGAAGTAAGTTTAACTTTTAAAATAACCAAAACAGAAGTTTCCATAAATAATCGTTATAATAATGAATTGATTGCCTCAGAACAACTCGGCAACCATAACTTTGACATGAAAGAAACACTCAAATCCCTTGCAAAAAAAATAGATAGATGGTTCATAAACACCTCCGCACAAAACCAAGAAAACTATAACAACTACGAAGACTAGTACTGAATAGATAATAGTTACTCCTGTATAACAATGCCCGCAACAAACAATAAAAAAACTATCCATATCCAGATTCATCTTCTCAAGAACTTTAAAAGAAAGTATTGAACTAGAAGGAAAAAAAGGAGAAGAAGAAGAAACCGATGGTGGATCTGTTGCTATCCTAAATCGACTAATAGAAAAACTTAATATTAAGTTTCAAGATGAAATCGAATTCTTATCTACCTCAACGGTAAATGAAGGAACTAACTATATAACCCATATCATATCGTTTCAACTAAACGACCGAACAACAAACCTTGAACTAACAATAAAAGAACCAGGCGAATACGAAAAAAAAGGAAAAAACGATATCTGGTATGTCATGTGCGAACTTTCAGATGAACCAGCATTTAGTAGCCCAATACGAAAAATGGCCGTTGTTGATGAACAACAAGGAGACGATGAACAAGAAAACCTTTTTGATGTTTCTGTATCCCTCATCCAAAATAAACTCAAACAACACCTTATGCATAAAGAAGGTGCCGAAATAAAAAGACAGTTCGAAACATTCTTCAAGTCTCATCTGCAAGAAATTGAAATCTTTCCAACCTCTGATCTTAAACTTGTTAAAGATGACTCCTCTGGAACAAACATTGATATAATGTATGGTTTAAAGGTTAGGTATAATGCCGAACCAGCTACTCTTAATTTCTTTTTAAGAAACAATGTTTTAACATGTTATATAGAGTACCTAATAGAATACTACGGAACAGGTTTTCAAACAAGCACTCGCACGGTCTTTCTAGACTATGACTACAACTTTAAAAATGCCTTCAAAGCCCTCGCCGAAAAAATAAAAGAAATCATGAACACACTGTATGCTCGCGAAGGTTAATAACTGTTTCTTTTTTTATATCATACTTTCATCATTCATAAAAATTTCCCAAAAAAATTTTTCCCACTTAATTGTGCAACTTCGGTTTCCTATTCCTCGAAATTTGTTTTATAGCTATTGGGGGTCCTTTGTAAAAAAAATTTCTCCCCAAAAAAATTTTCTCTCCCTGTAATTTGTGGGTTAAAATGAAACTATAAAAGAGTTTAAAATAGGTTTTCCCAAAAAAAATTTCCCTCCCTGAAGAACGTGGATTCATAAAAAAGAAAACTTTATAGCTATTGGGGGTCCTTTGTAAAAAAATTTCTCCCCAAAAAAATTTTTTCTCCTGGGAGAACGTGGATTAGCACGGTATATGCCAGGAATTACTTCAAAAACCCCCTAAAACCGCCCCCTAGGGGCCTCGTTTTTAACCCCTTGTTTAAGCCAGGGCCCATTTGCGGGTTGAAACCCCAGGCCCTGTATCCATTATGTGGTTTCGATTTTCTTAAAGTCGTCTCCGAATCGAATGCGCTCACTTGTAACGCATTCGTCTGAATACTTCGAGAGAATCTTTTCGACGGCATCAATTCGGAGGTTGATTGCCTCGAATGTTTCTGTGTAGCGGTGAACGCGGATTCTGCGAGCCGTACAGGAATAGTTGTTAATCCCTGAATACTTCAATTCGTTTCTGTAACCAGTCACCGCTACTGGTTTACCAATGGGAGTAAGATGCTCGACATTTTGCTCGCCGTAACGTTCCCAGAACAAGTTTCGCCAGGAATAGCCTGTGCCGTTATCTCCGCTTCCGTAGAGCAAGTCGACTGCCGACATAATGAGGTTGCCGATATCGCTGCTCATATCGTTGCAGTTTTTTGGAATTCGTTTTTCTCTATTCGAGATAGGATAGTCAGCTTCGAACAATGCGTTGTGTTTCATTGCAATTATATCGAGTGCCAACTCGACGATGGTAGAATCGTCCTCGGGAGTAACCTCCGTGAGTTTGTTTTCCATTTGAAATTGTTTCTCCCTTCTGTCTATCTCTTAGCACAATCCACGAAGGTTTATTTACCTTGCGAGAAGTATGCCAAGGGAAAGATAGAAAAGAAAACGACCCTGAGTGTATCAGGGTGGTTCTCTCGAAACGATCAAAGCGAGTTTGATTCAGGGTGCCCGCTCGAAAACGGTTTCATCGTTGCGTCGAATTCGGAACTCTGCTGCGCTCAGGTGAGCGAAAGAACCACCGCGCCCGAATTCGGGGTGGGTTCCGTTGACGAGTTGTTTTGCGTAGCGAGCATCCTGCGCGTCGCGAATGGTTGCAAAATCCAACCATTTGCCATCGCGCTTGATTTGCGCAACGTCATATTCCTTGAAGGTGTATTCCGCGGGCTGTGTTTTGTGCATAGTTTGAATTCCTCTCTCTGTGAATATGGTTTACCACAATTCTTGGAGGTTTATTTACCTTTCAAGAAGTATGCCAGTCGATCAGTCTTCGCTGATATCCTCCTCTGCCATATCTTTCAGATATGATTCGAACGAGGGAGCATTCCAATCACATCCGTATTCGTAGTCGCCTCCGCCCTCGTAATCTTCTCGGTTTTCTCGCCTTTTGATGCGATCGAGACATTCGTTGAGCGTATACTTGCGAAACGACCTGTTTTTTTCTTCGGAGTAGTTCCGCTCTTCGATTTCCAGCGAACGAAAATCGAGTTCAGACTCTTCGGTTTTGAGCCACATTTCTTGCTCGTCTTCGAGGGTTTCGTCGATTCCCTCGGCGATTGCTTGCTTCTCGGTAACACCTTGCGGGTTGCTGAATCGCAAAGTCTTTTCTCTGCGGCTGTTACCGAGAATGCGGTTAAGGGTAAACCTATCGTCAATATCGAGACGAGCAACAAAACCGCGGCGATGGTTGGTTTTCATTCTGTTGATCCTTCCGTGGTTATCTCTTACCACGTTTGGCTCTGAATTATTTACCTTGCAGGGACCGTGCCATCGCGGATTCTGAAAATAAAAAATGGGCTACTCGGGTGCTGGTTAGGCACTCGGTAGCCCGTGAGCGGAAACGGAATCTCCGTTTATTTGTGGATTGAAGGGAGCACGTCGCGCGCTCAACCTCGGTTGAAGGGTAGGAAACAACAGCAAGAGCGACGAATAGGGTTGCGATTGTTTAGCTCCTCTCTGTGTTTAGGTTTAGCACACCCTTGAAGGAATTATTTTCCTTTCAAGAGATATGCCAGTGTTAGCGGTTGCCGTTTTTGAGGTTGAGGGTTTCGGTTGCCTTTGCGATCATTCCACCAGCGACGAGCGCGGCGAACATCATCACGAAGGCGAAAGCTGCCCCGTTGGCGAACGTGTTAGCGATCATGGGTTTGTGTGGTTTCCTTTCGCTGGCGACGAATCACCGCTGCAACCTCAACGATGCTGTAGGTTGTGCGCGCGATGGCGAGAATCAACAGAACGATCATAGAGAAATGGTTGTCGATGGAGGGTTCCATTTGTTTTCCTCTCTGTGAGTATGTCTTAACATACCATTGAAGGATTTATTTACCTTTCAAGAGGTGTGCCAAGGTTTCGTCACTGGTCGGAAGGAAACCAACCCTTCACAACGGCGTTGTGGGCAATTCCAAGACGAAACACCTGGGATCGTACTCGAATGCCGCTCGAAGCATTGAACACCTTGATTGAGGCATTCAGGGCGTTTGGGGCGGCATTCAGAGCAGCGGCGAACGCCTCGTGTTCGGTTGCTCCGAAACCGCTAGCGCTCAGTCCCGTTTGATTACGGGTCCATCGAAATTTACCTTGCATTAGTTCATCACCCTTTCAGGTGCGGTTGAGGGATCGTGACCGAGGTTGAAAGCGGAGCGAAACAACTGTGCTTGCTCGCGCGTATCCGTGAAATGATCGAACACGGCCCCAGTCACGTCGGAGCGAAAACGGACCCTCCACATTTCACGCGGCGGGCGTTGGTTGCGAAGAAAAAACGCCTTCAACTTTTCGAGAAGTAACTTGTCGAGCATGACAACCTCCGTTCTGTTTGACCGTTTCGAATTCCCTTGTGAGTATGTCTTATCACACTCAGTTAAGGTTTATTTACCTTTCACAAACCATGCCAAGCACAGTTTATGAAAACTTTGTTTTCAAGACCTATGCCAGACTTTTGCCGCTCATGCAAACTTGCATGCCGACAAGGTTTTCATCACGGAATACATCCTGTCGATGACCGCGGGGACCTTTTTGTCGTTGTCGTGGTAAAACATGTTTGCGGCGAGAATAACATTTCTAATCGCCTTGCGCTTGTTCATTCCGACCGCGATATGCACCGCACCGCCACGAATTGCGATTGAACACCTCCAGCCGTGATCGCGTACGGCATCGAAAACAACATTGACAGGATTGACGCGATTGTTATTCAGCAGGTCGACCAATTTTTCGACCTTCGCGCCCCCGCTGTAAACCTCGATAACGGCGGCTTCGAGCAAGGTATTGAACCTTTGCTCTCTTGCTTCGATGGCTCGAAAGAATGCCTTGAATGATTCGAATTGTTCCATTGTGAAACCCTTTCGTTGGAGAATGACAGCCGCAGAAATAGGATTTGCACCTACAGTTTCCTCTGTTTTGCAGAGGTTTTGGCCACGATTCGGCACGGGACCTATTCCCGTTCTGCGGTATAGACTTGTTAACACAACCTCGAAGGTTTTATTTACCTTTCAAGAGGTGTGCCAACGAAGGTTTAGTCGTGATACCAAACATCCTCGCCGTGAATGTTTTTCGACGGAAAAACAACCGTATCCGTGTCCTCGTTGTGCTTCGTGACAGCGAACATCACCTTTCGCTGAGCGTTGCGCAGCACCTTGCGAGCAAAGCGCTTGAAACCATTGTGAAAGTGGCGATGGTGGGAGTCCTCGCTGCGAGCGGTGAATCCTCGACGGTGGTTCGTTTTCAATTCCGTTCTCCCTTCTGTCTAGGTCTTAACACACTCTATCGTGAATTATTTTCCTTTCACGAATCGTGCCAAGGTTGACCAAGAGGCTGTCTCGGTGGGTTGAGGCATTCAGAATTAATTTCAAAATCTGTGCCGCGAAAATAAAAAAGCCCCGATTCGCTCGGGGCGTGGCGGGTTTGGTTATGTATCCAAACCAATTGGTTTCTCAATCCTCGTTTTCCGACGAGAACGCGATCGAACGAATTCCGATCTCATGGTAGTTTTTCCATGAGAATGTCAGCCGCTTCGAATCGTCATCGCAGCCTTTCAAAACGACGTGCGTGCAATCCCCCGATTGCGTGACGACCGAAGCGACCTCCCACAATTGCGAGCCGTGCGCTCGCTTTCCCTTCACTTCGAGAATGTCACCAACCTTGACGCGCGAAAGGATGATCCACACGGGATCGCGTCGCGTTCGGTCCGAAACTTGAAATTTTCGTTCGGTCAAGTCATCGTAGAGGCGGCGAGCCTTCGTGTTTTCATTCGCCCACGCGCGAAACGAACCGATGATTGCCGAGAGGATATCCTTGTTGTTGCTCATGTTTCTTTTCTCTTTTCTTTTCGTTGAAGTTGATTGAAGGGTTGGTTTTCAGAGAGAGAGGGCGAAAGCGATATCGAGAGCAACAGGGGTTTTGTTTTCCTCCGTTACTCCGTTGTACTTGATCGCGTGTTCCGCGAGGTTGTAGTGGTCAATCAATTCGACCTCGCAAGGTAGGGGAGTGTTGCAGGCGAGCCGCGTAATCGGAGGCATTTTTTTGTCTCCGAAAAGTTTTACCAACAAAAACTCTGTTCCGTATTGACCAGTGGAGGCGGAACTTGCGGTCAATTGGTAGACCGCAGAAACCTCTTTGCGGCCTTTCCGAAATGACAGCAAGAAAAACCTTGCAACCTTGACAAACACCGTAATCGAACAACCGAGTGTTTCGGTGTTGATTCGATCACCAACCTTGAAAAGATGGTTCATTCGTTTTTTCCCTTGTTGCTTGACGAAAACCTTGTCGGCGACTGGCTTATCGACAATAATTTTCTTGGGGTTGCGAGACAGGGTGATTCCTGGCCAGTTTCTATCTCTTATCACAGCTTTCAGCATTGAATTTTCCTTTCAAGCGCTATGCCAAGATTACCTTTTCCGTTGTTTGATTTTCGAACCAGAGGGCACCACGAGAAACCATTCGAACCTGTTGACAATTGCATTCCAAACCTTGTATCTCCGAATCACTCTCGTGTAGAGAGCACCTTGACGCAGGGTTTCGAGGTATGAGTCGAACGGACCCAGGTGGTTTTCTGAATAACAGTCGCCCATTCGTTCACCTTCCCTTGCTGGCGTGTCTACCTCATATCACGATTGATTCTGTTTTATTTTCCTTGCAGGGATCATGCCAGCAGTGGACTACTTCGAAACCTCAACTCCAATAATCAAAACCATCGGAGGCTCGCCTACAGAAGTCTCGAAACCAGAAACTTTCGTCTGGAAAACTTCATCCTTCTCTGGATTATCCATGAGAGCTTCATTCAGTCGGAGGATCAACCTTTGCGCTTCATCACGCGAAAGGCCGATAACCAAACGATTTTTGAAAATCTCGTCTGCGGTTTTTTCCCAGTGCGCCATGATCTTTTCCTTTCCGTGGTTATGATCTAACACATTCAGCTCTGAATTATTTACCTTGCAGGGATCATGCCAACCACGGGAGATTGAGAATTATTTTCAAATTGCTGCGGCACAAAAAATGCAGGGCCAAAAACGATAAAAGGGCAACCCGCTTGTTAAAGCGAAGTTGCCCCTTTGGGTTTATTTACTTTGCAAACCGTGTGCCAACGTTTAGCGTCTCTGATAGGACTTGAACCTATGACCTACCGCTTAGAAGGCGGTCGCTACTATCCAACTGAGCTACAGAGACAAAGCGTCTCGTAACGTTACTGTGCGCCGCTTACACTACGGTTTTGAGGCCGCGGAGAGTCGAACTCCGTCTGCAACGTTTCCGAGACTGAAACAGTCTACAGGAGCACTGTTTCGATGTGCAGTCGATACGCAATCCGTCTCGTAACGTCATCGCGACGTTGGATTGTCCACTATTGGCAATCAACCTTTCGAGGTTGACTCTCGCTCTCGCCGCGAGAAGGCTAGTGGTGCTGAGAGCATATAATACCGACATATCCCCTCGGTTAACGGGTTGACTGAGCGGTTTAACTGTTTAACCTAACAGGTTACCCTGTGCAGGATTCGCACCCGCATATCTCAGTCGGTGTGATGGTGGTTTGTATTGTTTCACTAGCATTCAGTAACCATCGGTACCGAATGCCAGCGGCCACGATTTATTTAACCCAACACCGAGCATTGTGGCTTGTTTGGTATTGGACCACGGAATTATTCTCCGTGGATTTGCTTTCCTTAAATGGTGGAAAGCACGACAGCGTTTACGACTCCATACTATATGTCGCCTCTAGCATGAATGGTGCTCTCATATGGACTCGAACCAATGCCTAGCAGCGCGGTTAAGCGCTCTAGGTATGAGAACATGTTTTATGTTAAGGAATCTATCGTTTTGACGTTGTTGCCCCGATCGCCTCGCTCTCTCTGTCTACATTCTAGCGCGACCGAGCAAGGTTTATTTACCTTTCAAGTATCGTGCCAGGGAAAAGGGTACCGCCGCGGGAATCGAACCCGCTTTAGACGTTCTAGCCAACGTCTAAATCTCCAAGGTAGAACCCCATAGTTTTATCGGTGCTTGACTAGAGCGCCCGCTATGTTGTCTAACTTTAGGTAGCGGTATAGTGCCAGCAACGGGACTTGAACCCGTATGCCCTTGCGGACGGCGGATTTTGAATCCGCTGCGTATTCCATTCCGCCACGCTGGCATTTGTTCTGCAATCTCGTTTGCAGAGGACGATACCGAGACACATTCTAATATGCGGCTCGATATTAACACGCTGGGATGACACAATGATCATCCGTGTGGTACAGCTTAGTTTGATATGTGTACCTAGTTCACAGCCCGCGGTTTTCATTGGCTGCAAAACAAGTTGTGCCAGTCACTTAGCCCGTGTTTGCAGGATACGCGCACGCCGACTAGCTTACGCTCGCGTTTCCGACGTATGGGATATATTACCGTTCACTCGCTTTCCTTTTCGTTGCTGCCCGCCCCATGAATCTCTCTTACCACACCCGAGCAAGGTTTATTTCCCTTGCAAGCGCTATGCCAGGGTCAGAGCGCGACCACCGCGAGGGTTTCGCGACCGTTTTCCCACGGGCAGAGCCACGCTTTCGCGTAGCCGTTGGGTGCTTGCACGATCACGGGATTACGGGGCGACGCCCGTTTCGCGCGGCAAGCGCGGACGATTTTGTCCACCCCAGAATCGATAGAATAGTGAGTCACGAATGTAGCTGCCGTTTCGTTGAACTCGAACACCACTGCTTTCGAATCGTTCACTTTTGCATCCTCCATCCCCCATAATCTTATGTTAGTACAACCGAGCAGGGTTTATTTACCTTGCACAAGCCATGCCAGAGTTAGACCTTGGCGGAATCCTCCGCTCGACGAATAACCCACCATTCGGTTCCCGCGCCGTCGCGGTCGATTTCACCCACAAGGATGAATTCATTGCTGAGCATATCCATAAACACGCCCTCCCATGCCCCGCGGGTTGTTCGAACGGACACACCGAGGATTCTGGAAAACTCAGCCGCAGCCGCAGATTTTCTGACTACGGACGAAAGATTTGTCTTCCGAACGTCGATCTTTCCGCCGCCGCTCAATTCGAGCTCGAAACCCTCTTGGGTTTGCTCGATCGCAGTCACGGGAATGAATTCGAGATTCAACCGTTGACGAGCGACGATATTCAAATCGAGACCATCCGACACAATGCAGTCCATTGTTTGAAACCCTTTCTTCGTTGGTGTGTTCTCTGTATAGCAGACCCTAGCAAGGTTTATTTACCTTGCAATCGGTATGCCAAGGATGATTAGTAGGTCCAGAAGGAATCGAACCTTCGTTAACTGGTTAAAAGCCAGCTACTCTACCATTGAGTTATGGACCCTTAGAGCGCCGCTGTTTACCAACGATTCCCCGTATGCGGGGCAACCTCGGGACAGCGGGCGGTTTTGCACCATTCTTTTATTCGTTTTAGGCCGAATCACACCCGTTAGGTAGCTATCGGCCTATCGTTTACGACGATACATCAGCGTTTCCTCTTCGCTATATTATTAGAACCTACGCATGCGCGCGGTAGGCTTATGGGTTCGAGGTAGTGAATGCGGAATGACCCGCGCCCGTATCGTGTTGGCAGCGTGCGGTTTCGCTCGGTATCCGCTGCTAGTTTTACCGATCGACTAGCAACCGCTCAGTGGAGCGGCTGACAAGGTGTGTGTAGCACGACTCGGCAGGGTTTATTTACCTTGCACCGTCTGTGCCAGCGGGACGCCGCCCGACCACGGGGCATCGTCGATCATTTCGAAAATGGTTTGAATTTCCTCGACTGAAAGAGTGGTGTCGTGATACCACTCCGTCAACCTTCGGTCGAAAGCGTCGGCAAGGTCGCGGGTTTCAGCGAATTCGAATTCGACCTCTTCGAACATCGAATTGTAAAACCTCGGAGGTTGCTCGCCATTTGCCGCGCGGTGTTCGATGATCGCCTGCTCGCATTCTCCCACGAATTCGGCGAGTTGTTCTCGCGAATAACCGCGGAGTTTCAGCGTTTGCAATTCTGAGAGATTCTTCGTCGACATTTTCTTTCGTTGCTCCTCTCTGTGGGTATGTCTTACCACACCCTTGAAGGAATTATTTACCTTGCAAGCGGTGTGCCAAAAAAAATAGGCTTGGAATAGATCCGAAGCCTCTCACCATTCGTTATATCGCCTTCAACCGCAAGTTAACTTAATAACTCGCTGAATGGCCGCACTCCCAGGCATCGCGCTATGGACTAGCCTTATGGTTGCGCTTTGTTATGGCCGCTTGCACGGTTTGGTTGAAGCAATGCCGTTATCCAACGGCGGTATTGGCTTGACAGAGAATCCTGTTCTCTGTCATGGTAGGCGTAAATGGACTCGAACCATTGACCCCACGGTTATAAGCCGTGTGCTCTAACCGACTGAGCTATACGCCCAACGAATGCGGCCTCGCCTTATTCAGCGCCCGCGGTGAATGCTAACCAGCTTGTCACGGCCAGTGCATTATTTTACCTGCTTTCCGTATCGTTGCGGGTTGAGGTTTTGAGGCAACCTTGCTCGTTGCCCCGTGAGTATGTCTTAGCACGACTCGGCAGGGTTTATTTGCCTTGCACCGTTCGTGCCAGGGTTACGCCAGCTTCGACCACGCCAGCGCGAACAAACGCACGGCGAAAGCCAGGGCGAAAACCGCAGCGCTCACCCTTGCAATCCCCAGCGCGTTTTTTGACGTTCCGTAACCGTACTCGGACGCAAGAAAACTGTTTGTCAGCCTCTCAGCGATCATGGAAACCACGAAAAGCGATCCAAACAACAACAGGTGTTGTCCTGCGGAGAGCGAGAGAAACATCCCGAAAAACGTTCCGATCGCGCCCGAAGCGATGGCGAGCACAAGCAACACAGCCGCCGCGACTGCGGCGAAAACCTTACCAAAGGTCAAGGTTACGACCTTCGCGAGTGTGACGCGCGCTGGAGAATCGGAAGACCAAGAACACCACTCGGTCCAACCTTTGCAAACGCATCGGTTTGCTCGTTGCCGCGTTCGCCAGGGACGAAAAGCGTCACCTCGGCATAGCGGTTGCTGTGCCCCGCGCAGCACTTGGTTTCACTCGAAACCGTTGCGCGCCAGTCAGAAGCGGAAAAAAACTTTTCCGTTTCCTTTCCCGCAGCGTCGTGTCGGATCACTTCGACCGCGTAGCGCTCCAATTGGAGCCGTTCGCGGAGTTCATCGGCGTGCATTTCCGCCGCTGTGCGTGTGTCGAGCTCCATTCCTTCATCGAAGGAAACATCGCCACTGTCTGAACCATTCACTTCGATCGTCATTGCCTACCTCCATGTAGGGTTGCTAGAGGTTATCTCCAGCAACAACTTTTGAATAACACAACCCTCGAAGGTTTATTTACCTTGCAGGGATCATGCCATTCTTGGAGGGCTTGGGAGAATCAAACTCCCCGCAAAGTTTTTGCTTTGCGAACCATTAAGCCCTTGCGGTCACTCCGCTAGTGCCGCCTGAATCTCGGAAAGTTTCTTCTCGAAGGTGAAACGAGTTTCGAAACGCTCGCACACTTCGCGCAATTCCTCGAAACCACTCGCGATTTGTTCGAGCGAATCGGGGTCAACCTCGTTGGGCGCGGTGCGGTCGACCAGCTTCGCATACTCGGTCAACTCGATTCCGAATTGAGCGCCGCGCCAATCTCCGTTAGCGTCGCGGTAGTTGAGCACACGCTTTTCGAGCGCGTACATGATCGCGCCGTCCACATCACCCGCCTTTTGCGCGGTGCGCAGCTCGACCAGCTTCCGATACGACGCGCGCAGGTTTTCCACACCCGCGACGATCATATCAAACTTCTCGTCGACATTCGCGTTTCGAAACGCCGCCAAGTTTTCGAGCGGCTTGTGCTTGCACGCGTCGAACGAGCGCGTGGCTTCGAGAAGAGCCGCCTTATCTGCAACAACAACAACGTTCGTTCCCATTTTTTTCTTTTGCTCCAATGTTTGAAAAACCGTTCACTTGCTGTGTGAGCACCGTTGCTCACACTCTCTACTTAGCACAACTCGACAAGGTTTATTTACCTTGCAGGGTTCATGCCAAGCGTGGCACTTCCGCCGAGGGTTGCACTCGGCATAGCTATTGCTTGTTAGCTTTAGCTATCGTGTCCTGGTGACACCGAAAGTGTTTTGTTCTGCCCCTTTCGGGGCGAGGGTTTCAACCCTCGGCGGTTTCGTCGTCGGTCGCAGCGTCGAGCGCTTCGAGCGCGGGCGAATTGCTCAGGTCGGTTGCAGCCGCGCCAGCAAACCGCGACGGAGGCGCGGAAAGCGCGACGACACGCGCCGTGCGCGCAGGCTTCGCGGGCTTGGGAGCCTCGGGAGCCTTGGGTTTGATTCCGAGCATCGCAGCGACCGAGGTTTGCGGCGCGTTGGGATTGATTCGCGCGATTCCCGCGCACTCCATTGCAGCGCGGAAGGTTTCGATCAGTGACAGCGCCTCGATCGCGCAACCCGCGCTATCGCGCGAGTGGAGCACGAAAACGTTGTCGCGACCGATGACCTCACTGCCGTACACGACCTCGCCGCGAACGATGCGAAGCAACAGCGTCGAGCCCGCCGTGTCCGAGTTTGGCCCGCCGCGCGCGGCGCGCACGCCTTCGAGCAGCGCGAGCGCCGAGCCGCCTTCGTCATCGGTCAAGCGGAACATCACGGGCTCTTGTGGCTCGATCCACAGATCAGACTTCGACGCGTCGCCGCCCTCGCCGCACTGCTCGCGAACGTGCGCAACGAGCGCCGCGAGAACCATTCCAGCGACAACCGAACGAACAGAATTCTTGCTCATGTTTTTTTCTCTCTTTTCTTTCGTTTTGTGAACTCGCGAGCACCGCAACCGTGCGGTGCATCATCTCTTGTGAATCTCTCTTAGCACGACTCGGCAAGGTTTATTTACCTTGCACCGTCTGTGCCAACCTAACAACCATCGAAACTCACGTTCGCAGGTTAGGTGGGATGGTACGAATGTTGTTTGTTCGTGCCGTCCCGTCTACTCTGCAACCGATACCCTGTCATGTGCTCTGTCTAGCACACTCTCGGAAGGTTTATTTACCTTTCAAGTATCGTGCCAGGACAGTTTCAGGCTCAGTCGTCATCGGCAGCATCGAAAAACTTGCCGATCGCGAGGAATTCACCGCGAGTGCAAGCGGCGTGCCACTCAGGATTCGAGCCCGTCCCGTTTGGAATCGGGCTGAAATTCAATTTCTGTACCATCGTGCGGCGTGCTTTGAATTCGGCGAATCCTGGGAATTCAACCGAAGCAAGCACCGCGCCGTTGTTTTTCGACCAGTCGTAAAAGTACCGTTGTTTTCCGACGGCACCGTCGTCGGCCAGTGGGGCAACAACGAGACAGCTTGTTCCTCGCGCCCCGCGTGAGGAATGATTCCCCAGCAAAATGAATCGCCGCTTGTTGATTCGCACAGTTGAATACTTTGGCGCTGCTTTTGCAGCAAGCACCGTATCCCGCTGAAACTCGCTGAATTCATCGTAGTCAGGCGAATCCCGCTTGATTCGCCCCTGGCGAGCACCTTCGCCTGCGGTACAGTCAAGGTCGAGCCTTTCAGGCTCGACAACATTGTCATTGTCATTGTCGTTTTCGTTTGCCACTCGCTGTGCTCCTCTCTGTGAATCTCTCTTAGCACGACCGACCAAGGTTTATTTACCTTGCAGGGTTTGTGCCAACAACCTTGGTCGTTGGAGTTTCGAGCGAAACGCGGCGATCGTCCGTCCCGCCCTGTGTTCTCTGTCTAGCACAACCCAAGGTGCTTTATTTACCTTGCAAGCATCATACCAGGGTTGGGCGTTTGGCGCGGTGCGAGCCTCTATCGACCGCGCGTACACGCGTGCGTAGCATAAACCATGCCAGGTAAGACTACCTAAAAAAACCGTTGGCATGATACTTGCAAGTGGCATGGTTTATGCCTTCGCGGGGCAACCCTCAACCGTTACCATATATGGCAGTATGAAACACCTAAACATTTAGTGAAATGAAATTTAATGAAACTAGGTATGAATTTTATTTGTACTAAGGTTTAGAGTTAAACTTTGTATTTTATAAAAAGAGTTTCGAGTTTTGTTTTAAGTTCTGGATAATGATAAAGGAAACTTTTATTCTTTTTTGGATCAAGGAGTCTTTCGTAAATTTGTTTGTATGAGTTTCTCTCAAGCCACGAGAGATAAGCTGAAATAAACTTATCATCTTCGAGATAGTCAAACAAAGTGACTTCAACCATTTCAAAAAATGTTTCTTTGTCGAGTTTAATTGTTTTGGAGCATATTAGAGCATAATATGCACAAAGTTTTTTGATAAGAAACTCATCATTTTCAAAATCAAGAACTTGTGGTTTTTGGGCTTTGGGAGAGGAAGTATTCCAGTTTTGGGAAACAATTATTGTCGATTGTGATTCATGTGCGGTAATTGTGTTATAAGAAGGGTCAAACAAAATGGCACGGTAATCACAACCTGTAAATGTTTTAACAAAGGTTTTGAGTTCTTTGTTTTCAAGTTTCATTGTTTTGTTGCCTCCTTTTTTTGATTGTTTTGTTTCAACCCAAACTCTTATTGTTTTGGGTTGATTTATCTTAGCCGCAAACCTTATAAAAGGTTTGGGATTTAAGCTTTGAATTAATATGATAAACATTTAGTATTTTGACCCTCCCCTCCCCTTAAAAGATTAATTCTTTTTAGAGTTAAGCTGCGAAAGGTTTTCTTCAAGGGCTTGGTCAATAACTTGCAAAGTATCTCTAAACTGTTGAGTAAAACTATCAGTAAGGGCTTTGAATTCTTTCTTGAGATTCACATTATCGTTTTCGGCGGAATACCATTCGATTCTGAATCTATCAATAACTTCTGAATACTGGGAAAGGAATTCAAGTCCTTCGCAGATTGATTTATCAAACACTTCAATTGGATAGTTTCTCAGGTCGAGGCCGTTTGCCTTGAACAAGTTTTCGTAGGCAAACTTTGCAAGAAACTTTCCAATGAAGCCGAATTGATCTGTAACCTCTTCTTCGTTGTTTATTTCAATAGAAGGAATATAAACAGTCCATTTATCAAGTGGAGAAATAAGAGTTTTGTTATCGTCTCTTGCCGATGATCCTGCGTCGGCGAATCGCATAATAACAAATGGTCCATATTGACCATCCCCAGAATAAACTTGATAACCAACCATTCCTTTCGGAAAAGGATTCTTTCCTCGCTTTGCCGCGACAGAATAGTTGATTCCAAGGTTCATGTTTCGATAATCAGACCTTCTTTTCGATTCTTTCCATTCTGCCTTTTTAATATTGTTTTCAATTTCGATTTGCTGAAGGTGTTTGTTGTACAGATTCATAATCTCTTCATCGGCATCAACTTCAACAAAAAGACCATCCTTTTTAAAGGATTTTCCTTTGTAGAAAACAGGAGGCAAATAAACATTACTTGTTTGAATGTGTTCAGCTGCAAACTTTTTTTCTTCTTTAAGATAGTAGGTGATAACAAGACTGTCATTATTCAAACCATCATAGTAATATGAATTCATTTCAACATTCACAATTGGATTTGATGGGTCGATAATATATTTCTCTGTGACTGAAATCCAGCCATATTTGTTGACGATTGGTTCTTGTGCCTGAAACATTTCAAGATACTTTTTTTGGATTGCCTCGAATTCTTCTTTCTCGTGCAAGTAATACACAGGGGAATTTGAACATGTTTCATAGTTTTTCAATTCCTCTTCGGTCATTTCGTTTCTGCGGCGAACTCTCTTTTCGACAAGTTCGCTGTAATTCAGTTTTTTTCTCAATTCCTCGTGAGCTTTGTATGCAGGGTTTTCATCCGTTCGGAACACACTCAACGACTTTGCGACCATGTTTTTATTTCTCCCGAGTGAATTGGTTTTTGTTGCCCCGATTATCGCTGCGGTGAGCCTCTATCACTCGCGCGATCACGAGCACACGCATAGCACAATCCCCCGCGGATTATTTACCTTGCAACGACCGTGCCAGCTACCGAGGGCAAGAGGATTCGACCCCGCAAAGTTTGCAGGTTTCGCGAGCCTTTCAGTGTAACGGTTACCCGAAACAAACGATCAAACAAGAAAAACAAAAGTGTAATGAAATTAAATCATATTAATTTCAATAGTTAATTGTTTTTAAAAAGATAAGAATTAAAATTAGAAAGATTTACAGTTTCTTCAAAGTTTTCTTGAAGAGATTTGGTTTGGTTCATTTCATTTTCTATTTCAATTCGAATTCTTTCTTTTGTTTCTAAGTGGAAACTAGAATTGGCGATAAAAGAATTAATTACCTTGTCTAGAATCTCTGTAACAAACTCTGTTTCACCTTGAATTCTAAACTCTTGAGAAACCTCATCAAGAATTTCTCCATATTTTGGAAGCATGTGTTGTTTTAGAATTGGTATGATTCCTGCAATCATAAGTTTGAATAGTATTCTGCCGTTAGAAGAATCAAGAAAAAGTTTAAGTTTGTTTTCTTTAATTGAGTTTGATACCAACAACTGTACAAATTTTGTTATTTCATTTACTGCAACTCTTTTTGCAACTTCTCTTGCATCTGATTTAGCTATTTGAATCAGTTTTGGTTCTTTTAAAAACTGTTTGCGAAAACTTTCTTCGGAATATTCTTTTCCTTCAATCCACCATTCTTTTGTTCCATTTGAGAATTCACGAGCTGGACTATCTATTCTATGAAGTTTCCCTTCAACCCACCATTCTTTATTTCCACTTGAATATTCAACAGCAGGACCATCCAATCTGTGAAGTTTTCCTTCTTTAAACCAATATTTGGTTCCATCTGCCCATTCAACCGCGGGGCCATCTTCTCGGTGGAATTTATCCTCTTTATACCAAAGCTTATCTCCATTTACTCTCTCGATAGCTGGACCATCTATTCTATGCCGCTTGTCTTCAATATACCATTCTTTTGATCCGTCTACCCATTCAATAGCAGGACCATCATCCCTATGACGTTTTCCTTCTCTAAGCCAAATTTTTATTCCAAATGAATTTTCGACTATTCCTGTATAGTTTTTTGGGGCAACTTCATTAATTTTTAGTTTTAATACAGGAATGTGATTTTTTATCATCTCATAAAGTTTTGAATATTCCCCGCGATCAACTGTAAGAACTTCTCCAGTGATAAGATTAAAACCTTTGCAGTAGGTTTCTGTTCGTAAACGAATCCAATTTGGATCTATACTAGAAGAATATTGATTTGTTATTACATCAGAACCTTTTATAGTATCTTGGGCAAACAAAAACTCTCCTTCTTTATTAAAAGAGACATGGTTTGCTCCCAGCGAAACAGAAACTTGAGAAATGTTCTTTCCTCGATATTCCCAAGAGTTATCAGGATGTAATCCTGCCAATACCCAACCTGTCCCCGTTTCTTTATTATATTCTTCCCCTATTTCTTTAATGAAAGAAATAAACTCTTTTTCGGTTTTAACCTTTGGATAGATTTCTTTTATCCATTCTATGTTCAATTCTTTTTTGGGTTTTGAAACTTCTTGTTTTTCTTTATTTGTTTTGTTCGCCTTTTTTTCTTCTTGGAAGGCTTTTACAGCTTCGATAATATGACTGTCGTAAACACTTCCGCAATGAATTACTTCCTTTGTTTTTGAGTTATAAACTTCGATTTTTCTTATATCTTCATGGCGACAAAAATAAAGGTCAGAAATGTTTTCAATACCATCAAGCAAGGATTTATTCAAAAATGAATCTAAAGGTCTAACATAAAGAAAGTCTTTTTCATCTTTTGTTATTTTATTTTCTGAAATCAAAAACTTATTGTCTTTATCTTTGTTGTCAAACACAACATAGTCCGCTCCAAGGGAAGACAAAACTTTTTTTTCTACTCCATCTACCAAAAATTTACAAACAATAATCTTCGAGTATTCTGTAATCTGCCACCCTGATTTAGTTTCTTCGTTATATTCTTCTCCGCGAGCTTTAATCAAACTCTTGAAATTTTCCAGTGTCGAAATTTGTGGCAACATTTCGTTTAGAAACTCGCTATTGAGCTTATAGTCTTTTTGATTTGTAATTCTGATAGCTTGCTCGGTCGATTCTGCTTTGAAAAAGCTTTTCTTTTTTATGCTGTAATATTCATTTTTAGATGTTTTTGTATAGTTTTTATCATTTGTAGCTATTCTTAGTAAATTTCCGTTACCATAAAATGAAATATACCTTACTTGTTCTTTATTAGGGTCCGAAATTAGCGAAGCCTCATGTTCAATATAAAACAAATCTAGGTTATCATTAAAACAAATAAATGAACCACCAAGTGTATCGCACAGTGTTAATTTGTCATTTACATAGTAGCGATACTTGTTATGTCCATATTTTTCCCACCCTGTTTTCGTTTCTTTGTTATATTCCAATCCATTTGCTTTAATAAATTCCTTAAATTTATTTAAGTTGGCAACGCTTGGAAAATATTTTTCGACCCAAGTCCTATCAAGTCCTGTTAATTTATTCACTTTTTCTTCTTTCTTGTTTGTTTCCTCAGAAGAAGGTTTCAAATCTCTTTTGTTTTCTTCAAGATAGGTTTTGATTATTTTGATCTGATCTGTGGCATAAATTGTTTCACATGGAATCATTTTTTTTGCTTTAGTATCATAAAATGACGACTTGGATATATCATGCGTGCGGCAAAAATAAAAGTTTTTAAACTCTTCTTGATTGTTTTTTACAAAGTCATTATAATAGGAACTATAGTCAGGCACTGTAATATATGCAATACCATTAATATTGTTAACGTTCTGCGTTACACACGATAGTGTTTTTTTACTATTAAACTTAACGGTATTACATCCAAGAGAAGAAACCGCAGGAGCACCTTTTTCAAAATATTCATAAGATGACATATGCTCTAGCCATCCTGTTTTAGTTTTTTCATCATATTCTTCGCCGCGGTCTTTTATAAGAGTTAAAAAACCATCCAGCGAAGAAATTCTTGGAATTACTTCATCAATAAATTCTGTACCTAACTTATATTCTTTTTGACTTGCAATACTATCCGCATGAATGAGGTTATTAGCTTTAAACCATTTCTTTTTGTTTAGGTTGAAAAATTCATACTCATAAACAGCATTTTGATATTTGTTATTAGTTGCAAGTTCCAAAACATTAGGTTGGTTGTTTTTATCAAAACGTTGTCGGATATACATCACCTGTTTTGAATGTTTATCTTCAATTGTAGATTCGTGATGTTTTATATAATCAAATTTTGATCCTTGAAACAGATAAGAGATTCCAGATCCGCCTAATGTATTGCAGTCGGCAATGGTATGATTTTTGTAATAGCTATAAGAAGAACCTTCTTCTTTCCAACCAAATCCTGTTTTAGTATCATACTCTAATCCATTTATCTTAATAAACTCTTTAAACTTTTCCAAAGTCGAAACATGTGGATAAATGTTCTCAACCCAAGTGCCATCCAAGTTTTGTTTTTTGGTTTTCTTTTCTAGAACTTCATTTTCACTTTTACCTCCAACAGTTGATTTTTCAACCGTGTTATAAACCTTATAATGAAGTGTATTATCTCGACAAATAAGCAAATAATCGTCTTTTGAAGGAAGTTCTTTTTTGTAAAGATTTGTATAAATTGTATCCACAAAATCTTTCCCACCTGCTTTATCAGCAAAGTTTTCAACAAAGCGAACCTTTCCAGTTTTTTTATCAAAACTAATTCTGGACAATCCAAGCTTTGAACTATCATTACTTTCGAACCAAAAAGTTTTTATTTCGCCTATATAGTCAGAGTCGAACACCCAGCACTCTGCTTTAGAAGTTTTACCAACAATATCTTTTGTTCCAACAACCGATTCACCTTTTTCTTTAATGAAATTTAAAAATTTATCGAGTGTATCGATTTGCGGATAAATGGTTTCTAGCCATTCGGTCCCAAGAAGAATTTTCTTTTCTTCCATCTTTTCTTCTTTTTTTGGAGGAGAAATTGTGATGTGTTCATCTTTTGAATCCAAGTCATAGTGCATATCGCAATGAGTTATTCTAAATTTTAGACCAAGGTTATCTTCGGAATAGACGCAAACAGGTTGAATTTTAGTGGAATTACTTGGATACTCGTTCAAGTTACCGTTAATTTCGGCAAACATAAACTTGTCTCGACCGTCAAATTGAAATTTGGAAACACCAAGATTTTCATCAATCACAAGATTCCCATCTTTTCTGTAACGAAACTCTCCAATAGTTTTAGATTCCTGCCATCCTGTTTTAGTTTTTTTGTTATATTCCCACCCATTGAGTTTAATAAACTCTTTGAATTTATCATAGTTGGAAACCAGCGGATAAAGATCATCTATCCATTTTTTGCCAAGTTTATAACTTGTTTTGCTGGCGGGTGCGTTCATTTCTATGTTCTCTTTGATTCTGCCGTTTTCAATAATATGAACCGTTCCAACAAACTCTTTTGGAATTCTTTCTTTTGATGTTAAAAACAGCGTCTTTTCATTTTCTGGGTATCCTCTTAAACTATCACCAAAAAAACAACGTTTTGGATTTGTCTAATATTGAAATGTAGCGTGTAACAGGTGATTTAGAGCGACCAGGTTCTTTTAAATTGAATTTTGTGGTTACAAAGTCTGGTTTAATTTGATAATCATATTCTTCATATTCAAAGTCATTTTTTGAATTTGGTTCAAGCGAACCGAGTTTTATTTCGGTAATTTTATCTGTGGAACCAAGAAGTATCATTTTAATATTTGTGTCAGGATCGGGTTCACAATGTCCATTGCTGAAATAAATCATTTTTGCTGTGTTGTCGCGCGGAATGCTCCATCCAGTATTTGTTTTTGGATTATACTCTTTTTCGGGATGTTTAAGAATCCAATTTATAAAATCTTGTCTTGTATTAAACTCCCTAACAAAATCAACAACATCTTCGTCTGTTTTGATGAACTTATTCATTGGATGATTCCTCCTCCGACAACATGTTTATCATGTTTGTAAAACACGATCGATTGCCCTTTTGACACACCATAAACAGGTGTTTCGAATTCAACAAGGAAAGTACCATCTTCATTCTTTACAAGAGATTTAACTCTCACCGCGTCGGTTTGATACCTACAAACCGCATAAAGATCCTCGATCCGAAAGTCTGTATCGTGAAATTCAACGTTTTTAATTTGAAATGAATTGAAATAAATATCATTGTGATCGCCCGCAACAACCGTATTAGAATCAGAAAGAACCTTGAGAGCATATTTTGGTTTTCCATCTTTCGAGGAAATGGGCAACCTCTGCCCAACAACAACCCTAGATAGCCCGCCGTGGTTTCCTAGTTTATTTCCGCTTTGATCCACGATCGCGCCTGCGGCGATCCCCACGCCACGAGCAGAGAGATAATCGCTTGCCCGTTTACCTTCGAGGAAACAAAGATCAACGCTGTCAGGCTTTTTGGCAATATGAATTCCCATCTCTTCTGCAAGTTTTCTTACTTCAGGTTTTGTCATCTTTCCAAGAGGGAACAAAAGTCTTGAAAGAATATTTTTGGGAATATCCCAAAGAAAATAACTTTGATCTTTTGATCGATCATCTCCTCTTGTAAGCAATCCATTTTCAATGTTTGCATAATGTCCAGTGGACACATAATCTGCTTTATATTGAATTGCCGCTTGAACCAGCGAAGGAATTTTAATAAGGTTATTACAGGTTACACAAGGATTAACAACTTCTCCATTCTTATGTCCTTCGATATATTTATTGATAACTTCCGAAGCAAAAGATTTTCTTCTCGAAAACACAAGGTGTTCGATTCCAAGAAGATCGCAAACTTGTGTTGCGTCAATTGTATCGGAGAAGGAACAACATCCTTTTCCGTCTTCAGACGCATATGCAAACAAGGACAAAGTTACCCCGATTACTTCGTATCCCTGTTGTTTTAATAGTGCCGCTGCAACAGCGGAATCAATCCCACCCGACAAACCAACAATTACTTTGCCCTTGTTTTGTCCTGCGGATCGCATATTACCGTGATAAGCCCCGCGAGCGGGGCTGTCAACGACAAGAGTCAAATATTTTATTCTTGAAACAATTCATCTTTAAAATTTATTCGAAAGTTTTTTGGAAATTCTTGAACTCCAAAAGTTTCACATAATTCTTTTTGATAAAAAATACCCGTGGCGCAATACTGATCTGAATTTACAGTTCTTGAATTAAAGATAAAAACATGATATTCTTTTATTCCCCTATCAACTGTTAAAAACTTTGATAATATGTTTAAGTCTGCCCTTTTTATATCTGTTCTTGATAAAAAGGCAAGAGCGTCAACGTAAAAATAAACACGATAGTAAGAATCATATAATATATCAACCGACATAGCTTTGAATATTTTGTTTTGAATTAAATCATAGTTTCTTGAAACAAGAGATTCTTTTGACTCAAGGCAAATACCATCTTTCTCTAAGATGGTAATAGATTTTTCAATGTTTAGGTTAAGAAACTTTGATTTTGTTCCAAGTTTTAAGTCTGCAAGGACCTTTTCTTTCACTTCTTCGTTTTTAAGATTCATGGTCTTTCTTATTCTCGATATGGATAAACGGTTACAGACTTTGGATAAGCAAACCTATTGTTAAACACAGCTGAAATTTCACTTTCAAGAACATTTGTTCTTGCACTATAAAAATTTGCAGAAATGTTATATGAACGAAATTCTAGTATTAGAACCTCCATTATTTTAGTTTCCATCAAACAAGGAATTGTTCCAAATTCTTTTTCCTTTTCAAAAGAAAAACTTTTTGGTTCAAAACCAAAAGAAACACGAACAACGGGGTTATACATCATTCCACCTATTTTTATTTCGCATAAATTGTTAATCTTCAACATTTCTAAGAAATTATTCAATATATTTTCTTTTGTATTTAAAACAATAAACTTCTTTTCTATTTCTTTAAGTTTGTTGTCAATAAGAAAGTTAATAAGTTTTGAATTTTCTTTCAATTCAAGGTCTTTTTTAATTTTTTGCTCTAAGCTCATTAACTCATCACTATACATTTTAGAATTACCTACAGTCGACGTTTGCTTTCTGGCGTGAGTTTGTCGGTTTCCTATTCAGGAATAAACTGGAAAAGCTTGTGGGGAATCTGAAAAGGTATCCTCGAAGGGATTGATGCTCAAGTCTTTGGTTTTGTTGCCCCGAAAACCCTCTATTGGTTCTTTAACCACAACCGTCAAGTAGACATTACTTTTTGCCTGTCGCTTTCTTTGTGGTCACTACACTAAGAGGGTCTGGGAGAGAAAGGTTAGTTTAGAGCTAATAGAAAAGAAGTATTCAATACTTTCTTCTGTTTTCAAGACTTAACCAAGGAGATAACCTTATGAGGTCTTCCTCTTATCTCTTTTCAAGAGAAAGAACCAGATACAAAGCAATAGAATACCTCCAGTAAACAAAGAAAAGTTATCATTTAAATAACCAAACACTAAAAACAAAACCGTAAACAAGAAATACAAACCGAGAACAATTATCATTCCCATAATAACCATTAGAGCGAAGAGTCTTTCCATTTTCTTTTATTCTCCTTTTTTGAGTTCTATTTCTTCTTCTTTTATTCCGAGTTTGTCTTTGATTTGACAAAGAGTTTTGTGCGAGGCAGAAAGATTAAAATTAATCTTTGATTCAAAAACAACAATGTCTGGATCGCTATCGTATGGTTTGACAGAGCTATTATAAAGCCTAAGAACTTCAGGATAGTTTTGCTTGTCATATTCTTGAATGAGTTTTAGAAGAGATTCTTTCTTATTCTCATTTGCGAGAATGATTTCAATATCTGAATTTATCATTTCAAGAGAAAATCCTGCGGCATGACAAAAAGCATCTTCTTTTGTGAAATAAGAACTTATAACTTCTTTGTTTACTAATCCGATTAGGGATACAACAAATGACATTTTAGTTTCTCATTCTTTCTCTTATCCAAGTTGCAAGCGCGAGTTTTGTGTTTTTAATACATAAAACATGGCCGTTAAGAACGGCAACTAATACTTGTTTATCATTTTCATAAAGATCAATTTTTTTGACAGGTTTTCCTTCTGCAATATAAACACTCATGAGTCGGTCATAAAGACCTTTAAGATTTTCGTGTTGAGCAGAGATGGAATTCTTTTCAACAGACTTGAACCCAAACTCATCCTTTGTTTCTACTTCGAACTTCATTGTCCACATTGTTTTATTTCTCCTTGACTGTTAGCCGATCTCTTCATTGTATTTTATCTTTATTAGCTTAAACAAGCGACTAAAAAGATTATTATGTACCATCCCAGAAATAATAGGAAATTCTTGAATTCCTTGGTTTTCTGTAAGGAACTTAAGCCAATATAAGTTATGTTTGCCTTTTTCTTTTCCAAGAAACAAAGCTTCGTCGACTAACGATCCTAATATTTCTTGGTCAAAACAAATTCCTTCTATATACCAATACTCAAGATTTATTCTCAGTTTTGTTTTATCTGAAAAAACTATTGCAGGACCATCTATTCGATGGAGTTTGCCTTCTTTATACCATCTTTCGGTCCCATCTAATGCTTTATAATATCCGTTGTAGCCTTTTTTATCATTTCCCATTTGGGTTTGTTTCTTTTCTACTTGTTTAATACATCGCAGCCATGTTCTTTTTTAAGAAGAAGAAATGCCTCAATAAAATAAGGATCTTGAGTCATCCCAGGAATAATAGGGAATTCGTAAATTCCATCTTCTTTTAGAAACTTTAACCATTCAAGATCGAATTTTCCCTTTTCTTTTCCAAGAAATACTGACTCTCCAATTACTTGTCTGAGATAACCAAAAGAGATATATTTGCCTTCAAGGTGCCAACACAAATCATTCTCTGAATATATTTCAGCTGGTCCATTTGTTCGATGAAGTTCACCATTTTTATACCATTTTTTAACTTGATTAGGATATTCTACTATTCCTGTGAAGTCTTCTGGTAAAAGTTCTAATTTTTTTAGTTTTAGAATTTTCATTTTAGTTTATCTTATAAACCCCTTTAAAACAAAAGAAAGTTTCGCATATGTGTCCATTCCAGGAATAATAGGAAATTCTTGAATTCCTTGGTTTTCTGTAAGGAACTTAAGCCAATATAAGTCATACTTACCTTTCTCTTTTCCAAGAAAAAGATTTTCTTCTCTTAACCTTAATAAGATTGTTGAATTATAATTTTTTCCATCAATCCACCAATGATTTCTTCCATCTGAAGACTCAACCGCTGGTCCATCTATTCGGTGTAGTAATCCACTAACCCACCATTCTTTATGACCATTTATGTCTTCAAAAGCTGGCCCGTCTAGTCTATGGAGAACTCCATCAATTCTCCATTCTTTATATCCGTTTAATGATTCAACAGCGGGTCCGTCTTCTCGGTGCTTTATTCCCTCTTTAAAAAAAATAATGCGGTTATTAAATTCAACAACTCCACTAAACTTTGCGATGAGTAAAGGCCAAAATTCTTTTTCATCTTTACAATGAATTATTTCCATTTATTTTTTTCATAAACTCCTTTTTCAAGATTTTGCTCTTTCACAAAGTTAATTGCATCTCTATTCGGGAGACCCAAAACAATATTTTCTTCCAAAACCTGGAACTTGTTTACATAAACAAAAATTGATTCAAAGAAGTCCCATATCGCATTAATTTTCGATTCACAAACCTCTTGCAAGAACTTTTCTTTCTCTCCTGGGAAATAATGCTCTCGAAAAGATCCGTTATATTTTCCTTCTTTTTCGATCCATACTTCTCCTCCTCTTCTTTTCCAAGAAGACAAAAGGAAATCATTTTCATATTCAGTATGAATACCTTTCCTTTCGGGAAAAGTTTCCAAAACAGTTCTTCTATCTTTCTCTTGTACTTGACGACCAAACAGATAAATAACCCACCCAGTTTTTGAACGAAAAGAAACATTTTCATTTCCATATTTGTTGGCGAGGAATATATACCAATCAGGTTTGTGTTCATCTCTAAGTTGAAAAAAACAATCTTCAACATCTTGATGAGTTCTTCCATTATATTTAGAATCAATTTTCGTAAGAGACATAATATGTCTTTCTTTTACCCAAAATTTTTCTCCGCTAGGAGATTTAAGAAAATATGTTTCATCAATTCCATATTCCGTTTTGTGATCCAAAACCACAAATGTATCGCAAATATCTTTATAGTCCGCCGTTCCATTTGCAAAATACTTCCAGGCTCGGTATTTGATAACATAGCTACAGTTTTTTTCGAAGATAGATTTAGACATTTCAAATGTCTTTCTTGATTAGAGTTATGATTGTTTTTCTATTGCGAGAATATCTCCGTTTATGTTTTGAACGGCAACAAAACCTTGCATCGGAATAATAACATCTTCGAGAGAGATAAGTTCATTTTTAAGAAACCACTTTGATTCATAGTTTTGAATATCGTTTAGTAATATCCAACTAGAATAAGACCATCTTTTATGATCTTTGTCTATTGCATAATTTGTTTGAAGAGCATAAACAATTCTTTTGTGTTCTTCTCTATTCGCCAAGATTACCTCCACACGGAGACCATTTCCATTCACCCAAATAAGACTTTAAACAAATTCTTATCATTGTGCCGCCCTTAAATTCAGCTGCGTGCATCAAGTTTCCATCGGGGCTATAAGCATACATAATATAGTTTCCGTCATCTTCAATACAATACTTTTCTGTATTAACAACATCCCCAGAAAACTGAACAAGGAAAGGAATCGAAACATCATTTACTTTTCTAAAATAGAAAGATTCTTTTGGGTATCCTTTCAACTCATGTTCTTTACAAGAATATCTCTTGTCTTTTGACATTTCTTTTTTTGTGAACTTTGGAGTATTCATACATTTATTCCTTGAAACCAAGGTGCCATTATCAAAAGATAAAACAGAAACCAACAAGTAAATACCAGCCAAACATAGTTGTAAACACTCTCGCAAACTTTATCAAACAGCGAATAGGTTTCGAGTTCTTTCATGGCGGTTTTACTCGATTGATGAGGGAAGTTCTTGATCAGAAGAAAATTTATCAACAACAACTTCTTTTATTTCAAGAACAAATGCGTCATATTCATGTGTTTCACTGAAATCATCATAAAACACACAAAAAAACGGAGAGAAATAAGAACTATCATTTCGCCTATAATAGTCATCAACATCAAAATTCTCAGTTTCTTGCAGTGTTTCAGAAATATTCTGAATAATTTCATTTACTTTTTTAACATCAAAGTTATCACTAAAAGAATTATTGTATGTTTCCTTCAAAAACTTAACAACAACTTCAATACTTTCTGTTATAAAAATTTGTTCTCCAGACAGAAAGAAATCATTTTCTTTTCTATCGTTAAGTTCTTCAATGAAAATTTTATAAAGATTATAAATACCTTCTTTAATTTTCAAAACCGCGGCATCAATAGCAAATGTCTCTTTTGAAAAAAGACCAAGATCAATAACTTCCGATTGATAGAAATCAGCAATGTAAGATACTGCAACTAATTTTGCTTCGAAATTATAGGTTGTTTGCAAGTCGTTATTTGCCATTACAAGCTCCTTTTAGGGAATTGGTGGTGCTTCGGCGGTTCAATGCACATAAACCCGCCGCGGAGACTTGTAAAGGTAGAATCGGAATTTATTTAAACTTTTAAAGTTTATCTGGAAGTTCTTCTCCTGAATTTTCTTCAGGAACTTGATCAATAAGTTTTTCTTCTATAACAAGAACAAATTTTTCGGGGCTAAAATAATTTTCTCTTACATCAAAGAGATGTAGAAAAGGAGTCCATTTTTCGACAGAAAAATAGCTAAATTCTTTTGTTGCTATTTTTTGTTTAATCTCTGTCGAAACTTTATAGATGATATCATTAATTTCTTCATGAGACATATCTTCTTTAAGAGAATTATAGGTTTCTTTTAAAAAATTCTTTAATTCTTTTACTTTGCTATATCCTTGATAGGAAGGATCGTTATATTTAGTAAAAATTGGAAGCTCTTTGTGGATACGAACAATTGATTTTTTTAGTTTGTTCGCGGCAAATTCTAAAGCAAAAGACTTTTTTGAAAAAGTTCCAACATCGATTTTATAAGACTGACCCATGTATGAATGTAATTTTGACATAAAATAAGTTTCATAAACTGCTGTTGGGATTAGGAGATCACTCATTTTGTTTTCCTTACCAAAGGTATTTTCTGGCCTTCATTAGTTTAACGAGCATTTCTTCATCTTTTTTGTCAATTTTTTCTTCCAGTTCATCTGCGATTTTTCGTAACCTTGTTTCTTCTGGATCTCTTGGTTTTGGAGTTGTTCCATCATTTTCAATGATTTTATCTGTAAAATACTTATGCCAAGCATTATCGGCATCATCTAATTCTTTTTTAGCTTTTGGTCTTTCAACCATAAACCATTCATAAACATCAACAATGTTTCTTCTTTCATCTCGGTCGGTTTCGAGATGAAGCTCTTGAACCTCGACAAAGCGTTTAAAGTTTTCAATTCCTCCGTGGCGAACTTCAACAAACAACTTTAAGATATTAATACACGCATATAAGAGTTTTGAATCTTCGCTAAAAAGAATGCCTCCGTTATCTTCGTGAGTTAAATCAAGTAAATGATCCTTTTTTATGTGTTTTGAAACAAAGTCATATTTCATGTTCGAAACTTTTCTTTTAATAAAATCAACCTTTGATGGAAGTATTTCCGACAAGAAATATCTGACAGGATATGCCTGTTTAGCATCTCTTTCCCAATCTTCCCATGTATAATCATCTTTTTTACAAAAGGGTTTCATTGGAAGAGCAGCAGGTTTTCCTGGGACTTTAAACGGGTTTTTCATGTTATTGTCTTTGTTGTTATGTCCACGTTTCACAGCTGCGACGAGATTTAATATCCAGAATACTTTTTATTTCTTCGACCCACTCTGAAATAAGCATTGAATCCAAAACAGATCCTTCTTCTAGTTCTTCAAGAAAATTATCTAACCTACACCGCCACATTGAACTTGGCCTTGTTTTTCTTTCAAGAAAAATATCGCCGAAAGTATTCTTTTCTGGATCTAGTCCCAAATAAAAAAGATCGTGATAAGATTCGTTTGCACTTTCGAAGTAACCCAACATTCTTGGAATATCACTTAAACAAGGAAAACCTGGAAGGTCCGTTCCATATATGGAAAGCAAATATTCTGGTGCACAAATCTCGGGATTTTCTTCGCACCAATCATCGTGGCAATGAGAATTATAAGAGGCACAAACATCAATTAGTTCCTCATAAGTTCGAATGTTAAATGGCTCCAAAAGATCCAACAACCTGCTATATTCAGCAGGTTTTTTTAGTTTCATCCACTCAACACCACCGTCGGCACCCATTTTTTATTTCCTTTTTTGTTTGAGGTTTCGTAGTTCATAGATCACAGAATTGGCATATCGATAATTTGAACTTCAAATTCATCTACTGTTTTATAATTTTCATTTTGAGCAACCAATTTGATTATATTAGTTGGCAATCCTCTGTTAACAACTAAGTTTCGTTCTAAAAACTGACCAACGTTTTCTATTGGCTCAATCTTTCCTGGGGCAACTACTTTATTTGCTTGAAGCATTGGCACCTTAAAACCCGAAGTGACTTTCAAATAGTCTGCGGCATAAAGTCCACACTCAATTTTCGAACAATAATATCCAGAAGACTTCTCCAATTGATTTAATGCATCTTTAATTGTTTCAACGAGGTTTCATACCAAAGTCTTACTGTTTCAGTGAATTTAATTGGATTAGTTGGGTTTGGAAGGCTAACTTCTTCATAAACTCTTTAATTAATTTTTCTGTTTGACCTTCAGCGACAAACTCTTTAATTAAATTTTCTGTTTTAAGAGCATATTCGTTTCCAGTATACTTATTAACAATTTTACCAGGACAACGACTCCAGTAATATTTCTTTTGTGTTTCTTTTGTTTCCATATTTTTTTATATATTATAGTACTTTAATGAAATTGTTTAAAACTTCAGGAATCATCTCAAGGGATTCTTTCTCCGTTGAGTCTCCAAGACTGTCTACAACAACTTCGGTAATATTATATTCGTATTGCCCGTATACGGGCTCTCCAAAATAATTTTGAAGTTGGTCTATAACCAGACTTTCCGAACGATTGGCGGTAATAAATTCATTTAGTTTAAGATAAACATTGGCAATAAATCGATTTCCATCTGATAGGGAAAGTGGAATATCTTTATTGATATTAACAATATATTCTTGAAATATTGGTGCAAAAATTTTAACAAAATAAGTTTTAATTTTGCGCGCTTTAAATGCGTTAATACAAATTTTTGCTGCTTTGAGCAAAGCTTCTCTAATACGTTCTTTCATTGCTTCAAGTGCGGTTGATTCAGTATCAAAAACAAATATATCTTCGGGCAAAATAATATCTTTGCCATCTGATTTGAAAAAGCTATATCCCCAAGTCAAAACATAAACTTTTTTCACTTGTTCGTCTGACATTTTGGTTTTCCTTTCGTGTCAAAGGTTTGCAAACAAGAATTGATCAAAGCGAGAAAGAATATCTTTCTCATCTTTTGGAATGCTAATAGTATCAACAACTTTTTCAACAATTCTATATTCTCCTGGGGAGACTATTCCTAGTCCAGAGTCATAAATTGTAAGAAAATCAATAAGATTATCAAAAAATTGTATGGTGGTTTCCGTATCTTCTCCTTCGTAAAGTTTTTGCAAAGATTCAACAATTGAATCAATAATCTGATTAGCTTTATCAATGGAAATTTTTGATCCGATTGAATTAAAATTTTTTTCCAAAATACACGCAACAGAAACAAGTTTTTCCATAGAAATTTGTTTGGAGGTCTTGGCAGCAACAAGAACAAGATTCATCATTCCCAACAATTTAGATTTCAAGTCCTCTTGCATTCCTTCAAACGCTGTTGGTCTATTCTCAAAAATAAAAATCTTAGTTTCAACATCAATCGAATAATGGCCTGTGTATTCATTATAAGAACCCCAAGTCAAAACAAAGCACTTCTGAGTTTGTTCTGTCGACATTTTATTCTCCTTTGGGGGAATTGAGAGCAGCGCGGTGTATCGTGCCTGTAAGGCTTGCGACAACACACGTCAACCCCTCTATGGTTTTCTGCCCAAACCAAAAATATGAAATGAAATTTAAAGAACCGATAAATAATTTATGTTGGTTTTTTAACCATCAAAACAATAAATTCTGTTCTGTTTTTCGAATTTATAACATTATTAATTTGTTGAACTTCAAATCCTCTTTTTGCATAGTTGTTAATATCTATTGTCAAATGTCTTAGATTTTCCATTTGGAAAATTAGATATTCTGGAGAATTCTCAATAGAGGCATCAAGTTTGTTTTTCAACAAATCGTTTTGAAGCTTCAGAGATTCAATCTCTTTTTCCAAAGTCTTTTTTTCTTCTTCAAATTTTTTTGTTTTAAGATCGAGAATTGCTTTCATTCCGTCATTATTTTGTGAGTTTCTGTTAAGTTCTTCAGTTAGATCTTTAACTTTTTTTGCAAGAGAAAGAAAAGTTTGGTTTTTCTCTTTCTCTTTAAGAAAAGAAATTTCTTGTTTGAGTTCAGAATTTTTCTTTTGAAGTTCTTCGAAGGCTTCTTTCGTTGGAGCGAAGTTCCTGAAAATCATCGATTTATTCCTTTTGTTCGGGTTTTTGACGAGGACGAAGAGCAATCAAATACAAACAACTATCTCTTGATGTACGGGAAAATTCAACAATAACATAGTTTGTGGAACCTTCTTTGTAAAAAGAAGCGATTTCGTCAATATCATAATCCAAAAAGATTTCATTTTTAAGGTAATCTTTTGGATTCCATTCAAGAAGAATAATAGTTTCTCCAAAGGAGTTTTTATACTTTGACCTTTCAACAGCATAGAGAAAGGTTTGTATTGGTTGTTTTTTTAGTTGCACGGTTTTATTTCCTTTTCACACCAAAAAATTTGGAATCCATTCTTCTGGATATGGATATGATTGCATCTCGTTTACTTCAAATGTTTCTACGTCAATTTGAATAGGACTCAATTGATCACTTTCTCCAACAAGAAAAAACGGCGAAAAAAACGTTGGCTCTCTATGTAATAGATCTATTCTAGTAATATCTGTAATAAATCCTTTTTTGTTTTGGTCCAAAAACTCAACAGTATCTTTAATTTCGGTATTAAGATTTTTAACACTCATTGTTTCATTAATTTTATTATAGAAAGTTTTAAGAACATCAGATAAGTCATAAGCCTCTCTTGGGTTGTTTGTGCTAACTGACTTTAGGTCTCTATGAAACAAGAAAACTTGAATTTTAATCCTGTTAATGAGAATAGGCATAAAGAATGTTTCGCTTGTAAAAACTCCAAGGCTTTCACGAAACATTTTTACCGTTGGCTTCATATTATCAAAGTTAGATAACAAACATTTGCCAACAAACGCAGGCAAAAACACTTGGTCGAGAACTTTGTTGTCCGTCATTTGATTTTTCTTTCTGGTTTATGAGGTTTTGGCATAGAGAAAAGATTGTATTGGTTGGTTTTTAGTCGCATAGTTTTATTTCTTTTTTCACTCCAGGAAGTCGGGAATTGAATCTGTGATTTGAGCTTCGTTCGCCTCGAAAGATTTGATCTTAATTTGAAAAGGAATAATATATCCAGAGTCATCTACCATAAAAAACGGCGAATAGTTCCAGGATTTTGTACGATCCATCGACATGTTTCGAAGATATCCTCTGTTTGAGTCTATTTTTTTAACAATCTCTCTAATTTTTTGATTAATAGTTTGAATTTTCATTGTTTCATTAATCAATGAGTAAAAGGTCTTAAGATCATCAAACAGCCCATTAGTTTCCTTAACGCTTATTTTCATGTTTTTCAAATAATTGTTTAAATCTTTGTTGAAATTAAAAACTTGGACCTTAAGTTGATTAACTATTACAGGCATAAAAAATGTTTCTCTTGCAAAAATTCCAAGTATTTTGTGTGTATCCTCATACGAATATCTTTCAAGAGTTCCATCACAAATAAACATAAGCAAAAACACTTGATCGAGAACCTTGTTGTCCGCCATTTGATTTTTCTTTCTGGTTTATGAGGTTTTGGCGAGCGAAACTGTCACAAGCTCTATAACGAGCACTGTGCTTGCCGTCAACCCTCTTGTTAAACACATTTCACTCTCTAATAATCGGCTCTTTATTTTCAAAAAGAGTTTCTGGAAGATTCTGGATAGAAGACAGTTTAGGAAACTCTACTTCCATATATCTTGATCTTGTGATTATTAAGTTTGGATTCTTGTGCGCCTCGTGTTTTGGAGACAACTCAGAAAGCTCTTCTTTTGAGAAAGGAGTTGACAAAGTTACTTTTTTAATATAAGTGCCGCGTTTAAATCTACTTGGATAATCATCCCAGTTAATTCCTTTTTCTTTAAAAAGTTTTTCTTGTTTTTGTTTGCCGTCTAAACCATGAAGAGACTTATGAGAAAAGTTACACTGCGCAGCCATTGAAATTGAATTCTTTGTTGCGTCAAGTTCTCTCCAAAGAATTGTGTTTGCTGCCTCTGCTAAAGTTGGAACATTCCAAACGCGGCAATCAAAACTTGGAAACTTACCTTTCTTCTCAGGTAAAAACTCTTCGAGTCTTGAATAAAAATACACAGAGCAAATTGCAGAAAGTGTTGAGCATATTTTTTGAATCCTGCCTCCAAAATAAGGTTCCTCTTTTTGTTTCGGAAGCATCACAAGAGAAATCTCATCACTTTGAGTGTATCCTAATACAGAGTTAGTTTCTTTTGTTAGGTGTAAAGTTGTTTCAAACATGAGTTGTTGAAATCTTGTGTCAAAAGGTCTTTCAAGTCCTTTTGTGAAAGTATGAAAACTTCTTCCATCGAGGCGAACCATAATTGGAAGTAATGGCATGAGTTTCCTCATTGCTTCCATTCCTTCATATTCTTTCATTCTGTTTCCGAGAGCGTCATTGTCCATTTTTTATATCCTTCTACTTTATCGAGATCCATTCCAGGCATAATAGGAAATTCTTCAATCCCATCTTTTGTTAAAATTTTTAACCATTCAAGACCATATTTTCCTTTTTCTTTTTTAAGAAAGATTGATGAATCTTGTATTAAAAACCATAAGATAGTTGGGGCATATAGATGACCATCTACATACCAACGTTGTAATCCAGTTTCTAGTTCAACTGCTGGACCATCTACCCTATGACGTTTTCCTTCTTTGTACCAGAATTCATCTCCGTTTGAATGTTCAACCGCAGGACCATCTTCTCGATGAAGTTTGCCCTCTTTATACCAAGATTTGTATTCGCCAGATTCTTCAACCGCAGGACCATTTTCTCTGTGAAGTTTACCCTCTTTAAAATAAGAAACTTTGGTTCCGTTTTTCTGTTCAACAATTCCTGTATAATTTATTGGAAGTTCATCGGAACTATTCAATTTTATAGTTATCATAGCTTACCTTTCATATTTGCCAATAGGTAATTTCAATATTTTAACCTCTTGAATCATTTCTCCATCAGGAAGTCCTTTAATAATATTTGACTTAAGGACTTCAAAGTTGTATATGTGTCTAATCAAAAGCTTATTACAATATTCACTTATAATTTTCCATGCTAGATTAATTTTGTTTTTCAGTATTTCTTCTTCAAGTTCTGTTTGCCACATTGGATTATAATGTTTATATAACTTAAGATTATACTTTCCAAACCTTGGTAAATCTATCATAGATTCAGTCCACCAAGAATTTGAAGGATGCCTCTTGAAGTTATCAAAATACCAATAGTCCGAACCAAAAACTTCAACTCTAGGAATAACGCTTTGAATAAATAAACTTGGAAATCTTCTCGTTCTGTTAAAGGTTTCGTCGACTTCTGTATGGCAAAACCTTGGATCACCCAATGGTTCAAACTCTATTTGGTCTTCTCTGTTGAAACCATAAAACCTTGTTTTCCCTTTTTGAATAACTTTATATGGTCCATATTTTTGAGTAAAAAATGCTAGCCAGTTTGGTTTTTGATTATCTAACATATTTGGAAATGTCATATCTATTACATCTGATAAATTTCGCCTATAAAGAATTTCGATTTGGTCAAATTCTTCTATTTTGTATTCAACTGCTGAATCAAGATCCATTATTTTGATTTTGAAAGTTCCATCATAAATAAATTTTTCTGATTCATTGCCACCAGACTCAAAATATCCATAGTCTTTGTTTGGTTTGCCGACAGAAACCACTCTCCCAACAAATGAGGCACCAGATGTTAAAGTAAACCTATAAGTTTGATTTGTTGAAAGATGAGTTTCGTCATATTTTTTTGAGTTTTGATTTGACATATAGCTCAACCTTCGCAAGAGGCAAAACAAACAAAGCATAAAAGGCAACAACCAAACAAATGGCAGCTGCCGCAAAAATCTCTTTAACTATTATTCTAAGTTTCATTCTTCTCCACAAGCAAGAGAACGGTCCATCCAATAAAGTTCATTAGACCTAGTTCTAACTCTAACAAATGTTTTGTCTTCAATTGTTTGGATTCCAACAATCTCAAGTTCTGAAGTAGGATCTTTTTCTTCTTCGAGTTCTGGAAACAAACTATCGAAGTAATAAATTGCATCAATCTTTTCAAAAACTCGATAAATTTTATTGTCGTGTTCTATCAACTCTGAATATGCAATTGCCGTTAAAAGCTTATGAAAGAAAACGGATTCTCGATTTACTTTGACGGTTTCCATCATGACCTCATTAGATAGTTTCTGGAGACGTATTTGAGAGCAACCCTTCCGATCTTATAGTCAGTCTTTTCAACTTCTGTTTTAATAACAATGCCTTCTCTAATATGATCCTTTCCACAACCTTCCAAACTTGTTTCTGATTCTTCAGCAAGAGTTTCAAGAAGTTGAGGATTGTGTTTTCCGTGATAAAGGACAGGAACGGTTTTTAGTCCTTCATATTCTTTTGAAGACACAAGTTCTCCAAACGGAACCCATTGATTGTTTTTAAGAACATCAAAAATACGAACTCCATATTCTCCTTTTTTAATTCCATAATGGAATTTATCTCCTTGAACGTTGCCGCCAAAAAGTTCTCCATAAATAATAATTCCTGGGTTTGCCTTGCACCATTCCTCAATCCAAGGATTGAATTTCAAGGCTTCCCACCAAGAACATTCGGGAGCATCCTTTTCAATTAATTCACCTGTGAGGGGATGAACGAAAGAGATTTTTTCTCCCTCGGTTTTCTTTTTCCATGTAGTTCTCGAACCACAGTGCATCTCGCCATCCCAAAAAACATATCGAGCAGAACTTCCGTGCAATTTGCATGTGTAAAAAACCACATCTTCCTCAGAAATAAGCTTGCCATACTTGCGTATGTTTTCTAAGTCATACTTAGGAATTCTTGAGATTCCTGGGATGGAAGGTTCTTTTGTTTGAAGTCCCGATTTAAGCGCGGCACCTTCCGCTCCCCAAGCATTTTTAACAGGAGGCGGTTCCCACCTTGTAATTCCATATTCCTCCATAACATCATCACCAACTTTGTGATGTGACTGTGCTTTAATCAAAAGTCCTTCCGACCAAACACCTCGAAGTCTTCGGCAAGTGATTCTTTGTTTTTCTTTTGTTCCTTTTTGGAGGAAAGCAAATTCAGAGCGAGCAGTAGGAACCATATAGTCAGGTTCAACAAAGATTCCAAGGTCTCCTACTTTGAACTCTCCAATTTTTGAAATGATTGAGTAGTCATACCCCTTTACTTTAATAATTTCTAGAGCATCTGCCCCAGGATGCTTTACAACAGTTTCGATTTCAACAACGAGAACTTCGTGCTCAGACATTTGATTGGTTTCCTTTCAGGATTATGAGAGTTTGATTGAAGAAACAATTTGATCAATCTCTTTTTGAGAGACCTTCCATGTTGTTGCCCCTTTTTCTTTAATGAGAAAAATACTTTGTTCTAAAGAATCTCGAAGAAGTTTTGAGTGAACAGATCCAAAAACTGCTGCTCTAACAGTTGGAAGAAATATTTGTTTTGGAACCTTGTTGAACAACTTGTTTAGGTTTAAAACAATTTCGGCAACATCACCGTATTTTCCTTTTGAGAAGGAACTACTAATATAAATTGACAGAAGTCTCGCCGACTTGGTTTGATCCGAGGAGTTTAGAACTTCAATCAGTTGATTTGTTTTCATGGCCAGCTTGTTTCTTTTTTGTTGAAAGCGAAAACAGTCAAACCTAAATCAATAGTTTGATAGACCGCTGGAAATATAAAACAAAGAGAAATCGTTTTTGAAGCGACAGTAAAAAGAATTATCATTGATATAACAAATAACCAAATCTTGAAATTGTCAACAACATCAGCAAAAGAAATTCTAATCTTGTTCTCTTTAATGAGTTTTATTACTTTACCAAGAGTAGGAATCCATACCGCATTAATAAACAAACAGTACATTATTACTGCTGAGTCAATTGGTTCGAATTTCATTTTGTTTTATCTCGATTCTTTAAGTGATTCCAAATCATCCAACCAAACATTGCTGTGTGAAAACACAAGAAAACTATAATTGCAAGCGAAATCTGACCTTGAAAATAACAAAAACCAGTTAATAAAAAGAATACAAAAAGAAATCCAATCAAAGATGTAGTCAAGTAAAGTTTACTACCAATAGTTTTAGGACTTTTTTTGATAAAGTCATTTTGCTGATAGGTAATAAATAAAACATAAAGACATATTGAAATCAGCAAAAGAATTTGATTTTTGTCGATTGGTTGAAAAGTTATCATAGCGGAATTCCATCGTCGAAGTCTTCAAATTCTTCTCTTTCCTCGAAAGGTTCTTCTTTTGTTTTAATTTTATCTACTTTAGAGGTGTCCAACTCAGCTTTATAGTTCTGAAGTCCTTCTAATCGTTTTTCTTTTCTTTGTGTTTTCATGTGAATTACTTTCCTTTCCTTTGTTTCGAAAACAAGAAAACTTATCCTTCTCCATCATCATAAAACAATTCTATTTCCGAGCCGTCGGGGTGACATTGATTATATTTTTCAACAACTTGTTCTAGCTCTCTGTTAATATAATGTTTTCGATGGGAAGCATCAGCAGAAAACTCTCCAACATTATTGTAGTCTTCTTTAAGTTTTTCAGAAAGCTCTCGAAGTTGTTTGTTTGTCATGTTTGCGTCATAGCGATTCACTCGTTCTGGATAATACCTATAAGTTTCTTTTTGGTAAGCATAGACACACTCACCTGAAGGTTTTTGATTGTTGTATGGTTTTCCATCTCTAAACCATTCTGTTGCTCCGTCTGCCCATTCAACAGCGGGACCGTCATCCCGATGAAGCAATCCATTTCTGTACCAAAATTTGGTACCATCTTTCATAATCAATGCAGGGCCATCTTCTCGATGATGCAAACCATTTTTGTACCAAGCGGTTGATTGATTCGTGCGAATCAAAATACCCGTAAAACGGGGAGGCAGAGGACTAATATCAGTCGGAGACATTTCTAGAGTTTGCATTTAGCATTATCCTTTTTTTGCACTACCCTTGTTTCTTCTTTCAATTTCTTCGTTAAATTCTTTTTCTGAATAATATCTTTCTCCTTCAATCCACCATTCTTTGTGACGAACTCCCCACTCAACCGCGGGACCATTGGTTCTATGTCGTTTACCTTCTTTAAACCATTCTTTGTAGCCGTTTTTGTTTTCAACAGCGGGACCATCTTCTCGATGTAATTCGCCACCTTTGTACCATCTGTTTCCTATAGATTCAACTATAGCAATTCCTGTAAAATTAGATGGTCGAGTATCCAAATCCCCCAACTTAATTACTGTTTGTGAATTTCCAGCAGAAGGATTCTCTTTTGTAGTTTTCATTTATGAATCCTTTTGTTCGAGTTTTATTATTAGTGTTTTGTCTTCCAATTTTATTTCTCTTAGATCAATCTTAATTTCTGTTGGGAAATTCTTCGGCAGCAATATGCTCAAAACAATGGTTCCGTTTTCCATATTGATTATTTCAACTTTGTTTTCAGAAACGATTTCAATAGGCTTATCTTTAGTTTCTTGGTTTCTTCTTTTAATTTCTTTCTTGAAATCTTCTTCGGAATAATATTTTCCTTCAATCCACCATTCTTTTGTTCCATCTGCCCATTCACAAGCAGGACCATCAATTCGGTGTCGTTTATCTTCTACATACCATTCTTTATCTCCATTTGAATATTCAAATGCTGGACCGTCTTCTCGGTGGAGTTTTCCATTAACCCACCATTCTTTTGATCTATCTCTCCGTTCAACAGCGGGACCATCAAGCCGATGATGAAATCCTTTGCTAAACCAATATTTATCTCCATTTTCTAATTCAATAATTCCTGTAAAGTTGTCAGGAACAAACTCTGATTTTTTTATTTTAAGAATTTCTAACCCATCAGAAGATTTTGTTTCGACTGACGGTTTCTTTGTTTCTGTTTTAGAAACTTTCTTTGTATTCTTCTTTGTTTTGGTTTTCGCCGTTTTCATCATTTCCTCCTGTTGATTCAACCCATCGCGGTTTTCAAGGCAACCGCAGAAGAACCAACAGTTTCCTCGTGTGTTGAATTGGATTCAACACCAGAATCAAGAGCAACCCTAACAGGTTCAACGGTTTCCTCGAAAGAGGAAAACAAACTTCCAAACTGAGAAGTCATCCCCGATGTAAGCATCGAGAGCATTGGCGTTACCATATCAATAACATGAAGGGTTGCGTCTGTTTCCCCCTGAATTCTCATTTCCTCCGAAAGAACTTGAACAATCATAACATGTTGAGGTTTCAACATTCCATAATTGGCGGCGTACGTCGCCAATTGCGGCAACATCAAACCCGAGGCAAACTTTACCATTGCCCGACCAGCCTCCGAAGAAAAGAATTCTTCGAGGTTAGACTTCAAAGCAGTTTTTTGCTTCCCTTTCTTTCCAGAAGAAATCAATTCAATCAACAAATCTTGTATGATGTTGCTGATTTGTTGAACCGCAACACGCTTTGCGACTTCAACCGCATCGGACTTTGCAATCTCAAAAACCTTTTCCTTCGTGCTTTTTGTCATTTTCTTTTCCTCGCTTGCTGGTGTACCTTCACTCTTGAGGCTTGCCGCGGAGGCTGTCAAGGGAGCAGCAATTTCGGTTTTGATGTTTGTTTCTGAGTTAATGTTTTTCTGGTTTCTTCTTTCAATTTCTTTCTTGAAATCTTCTTCGAAATAATATTTTCCTTCAATATACCATTCTTTATCTCCATTTGAATATTCAACTGCTGGACCATCTATTCTATGCCGCTTGTCTTCAACCCACCATTCTTTTTTTTCATTTACCCATTCAATTGCAGGTCCATCTAATCTATGACGGTTTCCTTCTTTAAACCATTCTTTTAATCCGTCTGGATATTCAATTGCTGGACCATCTTCTCTATGACGGTTTCCTTCTTTAAACCATGCTTTATATCCGTTTGCATACTCAATAGCAGGACCATCCAGTCTATGATAGATTCCTTCTTTACTCCAATATTTATTTCCTGATTCGTATTCCGCAAGACCAGTAAAGTTTTTAGGAATATTTTCATATGACTTCAGTTTGATTGTTTTCATCATATTTTCTCCTTGTGGTTTGGGCTGTTTTGATTGATTTCTTTTTTCAACCTCTTTTTTGAAATTTTCTTCGGAATAATATTTTCCATTAAGCCACCATGCTTTATTTCCATTTGGATATTCAGCCGCAGGACCATCAATTCGGTGCCGTTCATTTTCTACATACCATTCTTTTGATCCATCTGCCCATTCAACCGCGGGGCCATCTTCTCGATGTTGTTTTCCATCTTTGTACCATAGTTTAGTTCCATCTTCCCATTCAATAATTCCTGTATAGTTTTCTTCTGGTAGCGGGAGTCCCTCTCTTTGCTTTATGACCTTCATGGTGTTCTCCATTTGGTTGGATGAAGTTTGATTTCTTTTTTCAATTTCTTTCTTAAAATCTTCTTCGGAATATCCTTTATTATCTAAAAACCATAATTTTTCTCCATCTTCACATTCAATAGCTGGGCCATCTTCTCGGTGAAGATTTCCATTAATCCACCATTCTTTTGTTCCATCTGCCCATTCAATAGCAGGTCCATCTATTCGGTGGCGTTTTCCTTCGGTATACCAATGTTTGGTTCCATTCCAATATTCAACCGCTGGTCCATCATTCCGATGAAGCGATCCATTTTTTCGCCATTCTTTAGTTCCTGATTCAAATTCAATAATTCCTGTAAACCTCGGTGGAATTAATTCCAGTGGTTTAAGTTTCAAGGTTTCCATTTCTTTGGTCAACCTCGTTGGCATTTCAGCTGGCTCGAATGTGTCGGTTTTGTATTCCATAGCTTCAACGAAAGCCCTTCTTTTTATTGGTTGAACAGAGAAAAGTTTCACCACGTTCTCCGTTTTTCAATTTCCTGGTTTTGCCACCTGAATTCCATTATCCTTAATATAATCTTCTGCGCACTTCTTTGAAGTGAACGAAGAAATCCTGTAAGATTCGCCGACTAGTGGCTGAATCTCAATATAAAACCACCGATCCCCTTCGACGATTTTGAATTGCTTGACTTGCATTTATGGACTCCGTTGTTATTGGGAAAAGACAACGAGCTACCATGCCTCTATAAGCACGCACGGCACCCTGTCAAGAGCACCCAAAACAGGCTGTTCTTAAATGTTTATTCTTCGGATGGAATTGTCATTCCTGGAAAGAAAGGAATTTCTTCAATTCCTTTTTTTGTTAAAAACTTATACCACACAAGTCCATATTTTCCTATTTCCCTGTTTAAGAAAATATTATATTTAAAATAACTAAGTAGAGAGTACATATGATACTCTTCTCCTTCAATAGACCATATTTTTGATTTATCAAAATATTCAATAGCTGGGCCGTTTTCTCGGTGAAGCAAACCTTCTATATACCAATATTTTGTTCCGTTTGAGAATTCAACAGCAGGTCCATCTTCTCGATGAAGGTTGCCATTTTTATACCATTCTTTGATTCCATTTCCCCATTTAACAATTCCTGTATAGTTGTCGGGAATGTATTCATTAAGTTTTAGTTTTAAGACTTGCATTTACTGTTTAACACCTCTATTGCTTTATCAACATCTACTTGTCTTATACCACAAAGAGGATTTGTTTTAACAAGTTTATCTGTTAAGTGCCCCATGTCGGTTGAATCATCTAAAATCACAAATCCATCAACTTCAAACTTTATGGAATTGTTATCTAGCCACTCTTGAATTTGCATGCCCCTTTGGCAGTGTCGGTATTTCTTTGCTTTAAAATGAGTTTGAGGAGTTGAGTCGATAACCTCTCCAATACACCCCATGTCTTTAAGAATTTCAATCAGAATATCATAATAAAGAATCCTCCAGGTTGAAGAAACAACTATTTTTGCATTTGTTGCCTCGATAATTTTATTAAGTAAAGGAATCGAAGCAGGATCAATTTGATCCCTTTGTCTTTGAGTCCATTTACCTGAATCATAGTGATAAGAATCAGAATTTAATACTCCATCAACATCAAGAAAGATTATGTTTGTCATGGATTACTTCCGTAGATTTGTCTATATCCTTCGTAAATTTTCTCAACAACAGTCCTTTGTCGAAGACAAGCATTTGGAAGCAAACACCCAGTATCATCTTCTTCCCAGAAATTAACACCTGAACTAAAGAATTCAAACTCTTCAGTTTTTGGTTGAAACCTTCTGTAAGCTTTTTCAACAACCTCTCTTGCTTCCGAGAGAGAAAGAACAGAATCCTCTTCTTTCATTCCCCATCTTCCATCAAGCAAAACAATTTCCATTGCTTTTTTAAAAATTTCTTCTGTTACTTCTGCCGCTAAGGCAAGTTGATAGTTTGCATCGTCAAATTCTGACTGTATAGTTTCATCATCTACATTTTTAACAAACTCATCAAAACTTACCTCGGCGAGATATTTCTTATTCACTTTGTTTCTCTCCTGTGAGAATTGAAAAACGGAATCCGCTAGAGCTAGCATAAGGTCGCAAGCTAGCCAGTCAACCCCTTGCAGGCTATTCACAATTAATTCTAGATTGTTGCCGCGCTAGCTGCGGCGAGTCCTCTATCCGTCCCCATAGAGGCTTATTTTTCTTTTTTGGCTAAACTATATGCTCTTGCTAAAATTTGATCGGCTGGAAGCTTGTCTCCTCCGATTTGTTGAGCAAGGTCTTTTAACACAACCGCAGCATCGCCTTTTTGTTTTACTGCCCCAATTATTTGTTCTAAACCAGGAACTTTATCCATTTTTGTTTGAAGTTTTTTCCCCGCTGAACCTTGTACTTGTGAAGTTTGTTGGCTAAAGTTTTCGGAAATAGCTTTTGCCGCAGAGGTTGGTTGAGCATCAGGAAGTTTGCTAAACATTGAATCTGTGCGTTGTTTGCCAGCATCGGATTTTAATTTAACGTCTTTTTGTAAAAGAGCAAGATATTCTCTTTTCTCTTGATCAGACAAAGATCCAGCTTTCTTTTTATTTTTCAATTCTTCAAATCTTTTTCTTTCTGGTGGGATAAGTGTTGGAACAACTTCATCTAAATCCAAACCAATTTGTCCCGAACCTTCTGATTCGTCAGAAAGCTCTTCAATTCCTTCATTAAGGGCCATAAGCATGAGTTGTTTAAACTCTTTTAAATTCATTCTATAAATTTTTTTGGGCATTTACTTTACCTTCTCAACTAAATATAAGTTTTTTGGCGGACTTTGAAGTAACCTTTACAATTTCTTTTATTTGATTTAAATTTTGTTTAATTGTTTGATTTGGATGCCAGTTTTCATTAATATATTTTGTTGCCCTTCCATCTTTTAAGTCTTCAAGATAATCTTCACAAGGCAATTTAGGAATATAAACTCTGTGTTTGATTCCAAACTGTGTAGCAGTAATATCAATAATGGATTGGTCATATTCGACCCAACAATGAAAGCTTTTCGAGTTCGAAACTGAATCATAATAAAATCCAGTAACAAAACTAGAATCTAGTTTAAGAGCTTTAAAAGTTTTGTTTAAGGAATAACTCGCTATAGCACAATAACATTCAAGAGTTACTGGATTGCCTATTGAGTTATTCTTTAGGGCAAACTTTTCTATTTCGGTCCTCACCAAGAGGGATGTTTCAATAATTTTGCCGTCCAAAAGCTTTATGCCTCCTATTTCTTTCTTGAGCTTTTTTATATGTTTCTATTAGAGAATCTATTGATTTAAACTCTGCGTGAAATTTTTCAGCAATATACCACGCAGGGCGAATAAATGCAATTTTTCCATTTCTGTTTATGCAACAATCTCTTTGAGAAAAAGAGGGAGGAAACAAAACCTTTTCTTTATAAAAGGTTCTATTCGTATCTACTATTCCAAAATGAAGTGAGCCATCTATAATCGCAACAAAATCAATGTCAGGATTTTCTTCAAAGAAGATACTTGTAGAGTTTATGAGGCACTCCAAATAAAATTTATATTTTGTTAAATCCATCTCATAAACTTTATCCAAGTGAGATTCAAGGTCTGATAAAACATGTTCTTGATTAAGAGAATCGGTTATTATTTCAATTTTTGTTTTTTGCTTGTCAACAGGTATTTTTCCTGTTTTAGTAAATGTGTATTCTAAGTTTTCGGAAAGATTTTTAATCTTGCAAACAAGGTCTTCATAATAGTTTTCGCCGCTATTTTTTTTATTGTAGTCTTTAGCTATTATTCTTTTAATAAAAGAGTTAATTTGAGATTGGATTATTAACGCTTTAGTTTTTTCCGATGTTGGAGTTTTTTCTATATTTTTATAATAAGGAAATCTACTTGACCTATCAAGGTCTTTTCCTTCTTGTTTAAGAGATTTTGCAAAGAGAGTAACTTCAAATTCACCTCCTTTATCAAAAAAGGCTATTTGATTAGCAATTTCAGTTGTGAAAAATTCTAGTTTTGGTGGGTTTGCCGCCGAAATCATTTATAGTTTATTATCCAATTTTTTCGAGGATTTTAAGAGCAACGAAAACAACCGCGGCAATAATAGCAAAAACAATTAAAAGGTTAACAAGCAAAGTCAAAAGATAAATTTTTCCAAAAGATCGCTGTGATGATTCAAACGAGTTTCTCATATCATTTCTATTTTTTTCGAAGTTGAACATTTTATTTTCCTTTTTGTTTAGCTTCTCTTGTTTCTTGTTCTTGAACTATTTTCTGTTTGAAGTTTTCAATCTCCAAAAGTTTGGAGGTCTTTCGGTAATCGGGTAAATCTGAAACATCAATTTCGGCATCCATGTCTTCTCTGATAATTTCTTCTAATCCTAAATATTTTATTTCCGTGTACAACAAACCTAAGACCTTTAACATCATAATATGGTTCTTTTGAAGGATCTCTTAACAAAACTTGTAAAGTTCCATCCCAATAAGCGGGATTAAGAGAAACGGAAAAGATATCATGGTTATCAATACAAACATGAATCTCTCCAGTTGGGTCAAGTTTCTGAAGTTTTTCGATTAGGTCTTTTGTTTTCATTTTGTTTTCTTTCTAAGAAAATTAAACTATATGAATCCTCTGTAAGAACCATAATCTTCATATCCATACTCTTCGTGGTATTCTGTAAGAGAATCATCTCTCGTATATTGTTCCATACCAAGAAGTTTCAAAACAAGATGATTTGGAGCAATCATTCTTTTTGCCTCAAGTTCTGTGTACCTAGCTGGAATTCCAAACTTAAGTTCCGCAAACTTTCCAATCGCAGACGAACGAGAAATCCCCGCCATACAATTCACAACAAGGATAAACTCTTGAGAGTTGTTTATATGATGATTAAAAATAAAGTTCTTTACTTTTCTTGCAAGATTTTTTGTAAATGCTTTCCGACTTGTTTTGTCTGTGATATCATCAAAAAACAAAGGCAAAGTATGTTTGTTACCACCAGAAACAAGTCGTTTCTTTTGATCGTTTGCAATGGTAATCCAAGCAACTTTTTCCCCAAGCTTTTTTAACTGAGGAACTATTACCTTTGCAGTTTCTCGATCTGTCACAATGATTTGCTTTACCATTTAGGCTCCTCATTCCTAATTTGAAAATATGCCTTTTCAGCCGAAATAATTGTTTCAATTAGAACTTTTCTCGTCGACAAACATTTTGTTTCAATATATTTGTTGTAGTTTTGAGAAAGTTGAAAAACTATATCGTCTGTTTTACCATAAGCCATTTTTCCATTTCGAAACCAAAACAAATTATACGACAGTGCAAGAAAAGACATAAAGGTCTCATTGGCAATTCCATTAGCAATTTTATAGCCTTCTTTTTTTAGTTTTGCTGCCCCATTGGGAAATTCATATTCAATGGAATAGAGATATACAGTGTCGAGGAATCTAGAAAAAACAACAAAATCAATTTCAGGAGAATCGTCAAGCAATTTTTTTGTGAGATTTTCCAAGTGAACAATATACATTTCAAACATAGCAGATTGAAAATTGCTTATTTCCTCTGTAATAAACTTAACAGTATCAGAAGAAACAATTTCTTTTTCGTTTGAAACAAGTTTTGCTTCGGCGAGCATCGGATGTTTACACACAATTAATTTATCAAGCTGCCCAGGAACCTCGACTCTAATATATAGAGTTTCGTTGTAATCATTTTTTGTGTCGTTTGATGTTTTAAGTTTTGAGAAACATTCAGCAATAAGATTGCTAATTTGTTTAATCAGAAATGGTTTAATGTTTTTAATTGCGTTTTCGTGTAAATTGCCCCGATTGATCACTTTTGATTTTCTGTAAATAAACTTTGATCCATCAAAGTAGTTAGAAAGAACACCAAATTCAATAGATTCAAAACTATCTCCATCTGGAAGATTTAGGAATTTATCAAGTTCTTCGGCGGAAGGGACAACACCAGGATTCGGAGTATAGTTTTCTTGCATTTAAGCGTATTCCTTTCGTCAGAGAACCATGACGCCGTATTCATCTTTACCAATTGAGTAATAAACCTTTTCGACCCCTTTTCTTTTCATGCAGCGCATACAACCGCCACAAGGTTTCGAAGGCATCCAAATACCTTTGTCTCCAATCCTGACAACAGCAACAATTGCCCCAACATCAATTTTGCGACAAATTCTTGCTTCTGCGTGAACTTTCCATGTTGGAGCCTGTGCCTTTTCGTTGTATGAGGTAACAAATTTACCATCGGCTCTTAGAGCTGCGGCTCCGTGTTTGAAATTAAGTTCTCTTGTTTGCGCGCGCCAAACAGCAATGCCTGTTGCCATATCGAGCAGTCTTTCGCCGTTGCATCGCATGAATTACCTCTCTCCCTCAATAACCACAACCGAGAGACTGTCAAGAGGCAGTAAAACCGCAAAGTTCTATTCTTTTCCTAGAAGAAGTTTTTCTTTTTCCTGGGTTGCCTCGATTGAAACACCCAGAGTTTCCGAGATTGGAGATTCCAGCACCAACGGATTTGCTCTTATACCTGTTGATTCAGTCTTTTGATTATCTAAAAACTGAAATGAAACGAAACTATCAGTGTTTATATTTTCAATAACAAGATCAATAAATCCATCTGTTAAATCAACTTTTGATTGTATGTCAAACTCTTCTACAATAGATTGATAAACATCTTGATATTTTTCAGGTAGTTGCGGTTTGAGAAGTGGCAACAACTGAGATGTTAATACCTTGATAATACTTATTCCAATATCTGTTTTGAAGAAGTCTTTTATCTTTTGATGTTCTGTCTTTTTAAGGTTGCCAAAAATGTGTTGAACAACAAGCGCGGCAACAATGTTTGCTATTCTTTTAACAGCAACACGTTTGGCAATCTCTTTTGCTTTGGCCGAAACATCTGGAAATATTTGTTGTTGTGGCGGTGGATTATCTATTTCCTTTCGTGCTGTAATATACAGCTCTTTATGACTTATATTAAATTCAGGAATTAATTCTCCTATTTCTTTAAGAAATTCTTCTTCGTTTAAGTTATGATCTTTAACAAGACACTTGAATTCAAATGTTTCAGATAGATTTTTTTTAAGGTCTCCAAAATGGACATGCGACATGTTTTGTTTTGGAAAACTAAAATAATAAAGAAAGCTATTATTAGTAGTTTGTGTTTTCGTAATATTAAATTCATCTTTATAAGAAAAGACCTTTGTCGTTAAAGCTGCTTCTTTTTTAAGAAAACTTTCTAAGTCCATTTTTAGATTAGGCCCAGAACGAAATTCTTCGTTGCCAATTTTCAATCTAAAGTCTTTCGTTTTTGTGTCAAACAAGCATTGAAGAATCTCTCCTGTTTCTTTTTGTTTGAGTCTCGCTAAACAATTTCCACCACAAAAATATTCTGGTGGATTAATTTGCTCATATCCGTGTCTCTTTATTATTTTGATTTCTTTATCAAAAAGAGCAGAAGCAAGTGTTTCGGTTTGGTTTCGCAAATTTATATGATCCAAATATGAAATTTTTTTACTAAAGGTATGGTCTTCGTAGTATGTTTGAGACAATAATTTTCCTGTTAAGTCAAAATCATAAATTTTGTTGTCTTGATAATCCTGGACAAAAATTGTCTTATTTCCGCGATATGTGTCGTACCACGAAAGAAGATTAAAATCTTTATAGTTTTCTTTTTGCGCTTGAAGCCTAGAAATAAGTTCATCATAGTCTGACTCAAAAACTTGTTTTCTCTTTATTTCCCATTCTTTTTTCGAGTTAAAAACTACGCCATCCAAGCAATAACTCATATTGGAGAATACTGACGACAAAGCAATTGACGCATATCCTTTATTCGAAGATATATTTCCATTTACAAATTTAAAAAAACAGTGAGATTGTGGAATTACTATAATTCCTGTATAATCATTTCTATCTTTAAGAAACTTCTGATATTCATCTATGGAAAAAATTTTTATTTCCAAACCTTTGTTTTCTTCAAAAAAAGTTCTTACTGTTTTAAACAGTTCCTCTGTTGTAATATGAACTCCATAAACCCAATATTCATCATTAAATTCAACATCAGAATTTTCAACTGCTGGTCCATCCAATCGATGGAAAAGATTGTCATGCTTATGGTATTTCTGCGTATTATTTGTCATGTTTGAATCTTTACTGTATATGTTTTCTATAATATTTGGATTATAGGTTTTTGTCGAAGCAGAAGATTTAAAAACATCTTTATTGTTAAGATAAAGTTTTATTATATCTTCTCTGGAGAGTACGACCATTTGATTTCAACACCTTTTAGACTATTCTGAATATAACCTTTAAATTCTTCTTCTGTTTTAAATGAAGTTACTTCTCCAGAAGAGTTCCTAACATGCCATTCTTGGAGACCTTTTAAGATATCCATTTTTGAAACAACCAAAACATCAACCGCATTCATCTCGCACGCCTTTTTAAGTTCATCAATATTAATCCAATTTACTTGTCTTGATCGACCTGTATTATGAGTAACTATTCCACCAGTTACGTGACTTTCATCTTCTTCGACTGTTAATCCAAACACTTCCTGTTCCTCTTCCAAAATCTCTATTTTGGATACTTTTGAATATGTAAACTTTACTAGTTTTTCAACTAACATATTTGGGTCTTCTGGTTTCCAGGCTTTATTTGTTCTTATATCTCTAATCAATTCTCTTGACACTTTAAATCTTTTTGCTAATTCTTTATCAGAAATACTGGTGGATTGATTTTTATTATCAATAACTCTTGGCAAACTTCTAATGTATTGAACAATTTTCTCATTCAGCTTTGTTGTTTTAAATCCTCCATGAGATCCTGGCCTCCTTCTAGACATCGAACCATGTAAAACAGCATCCTTTCTATTTTCTTTTGGAGTACCAAGTATCAAATTTTTTATATTATTATCCCATGCAATTCCGTTTAAATGTCTTACTTCTAAAGTTTCAAAATTTGAAATGTTTTTTCCAAAATATTTTATAACCAGTCTATGAACGGGAAAATCTTTTTTTATTTTTTTTCTATTTATAGTCTCGTGCAGGGTCACTTTCAAATGTCCCCATTTACCTTTTTTAGAAGGTTTTAGCATTTTTTGCGTTTTAATATTGTATACTCTTCCCCAAGAAGATATTTCATAAATTGAAAAGTTTTCTTCTTCAATCTTTTTCCATTTTTCCAAATCTGAAGAGTGACATTTGATAATGTCACCGATTTTTAATTTATCTGCTCTAATCCATTTATCATTTCCAGAGCAGTAAGGATGTTTATCGTTTGTTTTTAATTTCAAGCCATTTTCTAATGTAACTTGATATATTTTCGATTTTTCATGTTTTGATGTATCGGCAACGGAACGAACTTTACCAGTATGAGTAATAACTTTATCACCAATTTTAACATTTTCAACTGCAATATACCCTCTAGAAGTTAACACCAACTCACCTTTTGGCATACAAGTTACTCCGCGTTCCGCTCCAAGTTCTCGAATTTTTGCAAACAGTGGGTTTGAAGTATCCTCAAACTGCTTTGAGCCAACATAGGTTTCGTAGGCTTTAATAGCCCCGTAAACCGTGTCAATTTGTTTGTGGGTGAATCCATTAAGGAATACCCCACCAAGCCCGCAATGGCTTGAGGTAACGAAAGGATAGTCTCCCCAATCAATATCAAGATAGAAACCTTGAGCTCCTTCAACCAAGATGCGTTTAAAATTCGCGGCATCCTTAACATAAAACTCTTCATATAGATCAATAAGACAAGGTTCCAAAACAGTTCCTTTTAGAGCTTCCTCTGCTCTAATTCCTGTTCTTGCATATTTGTCTCTGTAAGCAGGACCAATTCCTCGTTTTGTGGTTCCAATTTTTGATTCTTTTGCTTCTTCTGCAAGGTGTTCGTTTGTAACAATATGACAGTTTTTAGCAATTTTAAGATACTTTAATACTTCAACGTCTCCTTGAGATTCAATCTCTTTTATTTCTTTTAAGAGACTTTCTGGATGAAAGACGCAACCTGAACCAATCACCGAAGTTATTCCATGAAACACTCCCGAAGGAACGATATGAGTTGCATACTTTTTACCTTTGTGATAAATTGTATGTCCTGCGTTTTGTCCACCAGAAGTTCTCATTACATGAGTATAAGACTTGTTTTCTGTTGCAAGGTGATGTGTGATTTTTCCTTTTCCACAGTCCCCGTAAGCAACATCTATTACAACGTCTATATGAATCTTTGACATTTGTTTCTTCTTTCTTTATTTAGGTTTACGATCTCTTTTCAAACTCTTCCTGAGAAGAGCAGATCCCTTTTAGTTTATCAAGCCAAGCGGTTGATTTAATTTTTACAGCTGGACAGTAATGTTGTTTTGGAAGTTTCTTTGCTTTGCAAATAACTCCTTCAAATGTCATTCCTTCAAGAGAAGATGATCTTACTAAATCTATAAACTCTTGATCGACCGATCCATAGTGAAGAAGTTTTGGAGTTTCTATTTCTTCTATACCAAACAGAGAAAGGAATTCTTTTGGATCAATCATTCCTTTCTTTTCAATCCATACATCAATAAGAGAAACTCCATGAGTTTCTTCCCAATTATGGTTGCCCGCAAAACTTGAAGGTCCATAAAACTCAAAAAAACAAGTCCCTTTTTCGAACTTGTTCTTTTTTAGAACTTGAATTATTGCTTGTTCCTTTTCTTTTATTAAAGGAATTGAATGTTTTCCAAGATCATTTGAGGATTCGTCAATTAGTTGAGTGCGGCTACCAAACTTTATAAAACCTTTTTTGATATTAAACTCGCACCTAACATTTGAACCGTCTAGTTTATCAAAACAATAAAAATTATTTCCTTCAAGAATCTGTTTTTCTATTGTTGGATATTCTTTCATTTTATTTCCTTTTGCGAGCAAAGAAACTTATCAAAAACTTCTTTAAACCGAAGGTCTTGTTCCATTCCTGGAATAATAGGAAACTCTTCTATTCCTCTTTCTGTTAAGAACTTTAACCACACAAGATCATATTTTCCTTTTTCTTTATCGAGGTAAAGAGCAGTACCGAAATACCAATTTAAAATATGTGGATAATAGATCCATGAATCAATAATCCAATTGTAACAGGAGCCATTTGAGTATTTAACTGCTGGTCCATTTATTCGGTGTTGGTTTCCTTCTCTGTACCAGTATTCATCTCCATTTGGAAAAATTATTGCTGGTCCATCTTCTCGATGGAGTTTTCCAGTTATAAACCATTCTTTGTATCCGTTATTCCATTCAACTACTGGTCCATCTTCTCTGTGAAATTTTCCATTTTTATAATATTCTTTGTTTTCGTTTTCCCACTCAACAATACCAGTAAAGTTTTCAGGAGGTAATTCTCCCACTGTTAGTTTGATTGTTTTCAACTTATTAACAACCCAAAGTTTCATCCAAACTGTTTTAATTCTTTCTCATTGCATTCAATTTCGCTTTCGCGGCACCAACATCTGTTTCAACATAATCAAGCTCCTCTTCATTTTTTTCGGTTTCTTTTGTCCCTGTCATTGTCAACAAGGAAAGAGTTGGTTCAGCAATAGCTCGAACATTAATTTCTCCTTTTTCGTTCGTCATGTCATCGAGTTTTTTGAAACCCTCGAATGCCTTGACGATTGTGTTTCTGAAAGTTTCCGCACCAGGACCAGAAAGATAATCAACAAATTCAACAGCAAAGTGAGTCATTCCATCCGTTCGGAATCCTTTTCCAACTGTTTCCATAACATCTTTGATTGATTCTGGAATCTTATCGGAATTTGTCATAAGAGGAAGAAGCGCTCCAATAAGAATTTGGAAAGCAGCCTTTCCATCTTCTGTTGAAAGAAGATCCTTGACTTTCTTTTTCATTGCTGTTGCTTCGCTGCCCTTTTTGTTCGAGGCAAGAAAATCAACAATCAATCCAGAAAACAGTTCTGTTGATTTTTTAACAGCAACCCTTGTTGCAACTGCGCTCAAATCTGATTTAACTGTTGCCTTGAAACCACCAGAGGCAGGTTTTGAACCAGAAACAGTTGGTTTCTTTTCTGTCGAAACAGAGGATGGTTTTTTGTAACCATCAGGAACCAGATAATCGGGGCAGGTTTCTGGTAAAACAAATCCCATCTTCAAAACATTTTCAATTCGTGCTTTCGCGTTTTTCTTCCAAGCGCTTAAAGTATAGTTGTTGCCATCTAACCAATACTCTTCTTTCGTTTCTCCTCCGTTATAAAAATGGTGAGAAATCTCTTCATGGAAATCTTCTTCAAGTTCTTTACCTTCAAGAAGATCAATCAATGCTGGTCCAAACAAATTATGAATGTCTCCTTCGCTGGAATAATAAATAATAGCAATTGGATCTTCTTCTTTTAGATCCCCTAAAGCATTTTCTCCTGCAAGAACAATATAAGGCTTATTATATGCTACATTTTCAAAATCTTCCGATGGGACTCTTTCTGCTCCTGCCGCCTCCGCGAGCTTAAGATAATGCTCCTTTTGTTCGCTGGTCAAACCAGTCGAAGTCTTTGTTTTCTTTGGTGTTGCCATGTCTTTATTATCTCCTTCTTCTTCTTTTGCTTTGAGTTTTTGAATCTCTCTGTACTCTTTTGGTGTCGTCCAAACATCCTTGTCCGTTCCATTTTTGGAAATCATTCTTTCTCGAAATTTAGTTTCATTAAAAAACAAATTATTTTGGACAAATTCTTTAAATGCAATAAATGGAACACAATCTCGCTCGGTCATCATTTTGTTTAGTTCTTCTAAATTATCAGTTAAAACAACATAAACTGGACCATTTGAGTTTTTAGCGGGGATGCCGCATTCTTGATAAAAGCAAAACAGAGGACTGGATTTACTATCTTTTGCAACAAGATACCAACCATCTTCTTCAGTTTCGTAATTTTCTTCTGCAAAATTATCCAGAGATAAAAAATGATCTTCTGGAATTATCTTATGCCACTGTTCTATTTCTTTCTTTGAAAGAGGGTTCTTTGAAAGTTTGTCTTGTTTTCCAAACAACTTTTTATATCCGCTTGGAGTATCATATAATTTATCGGAATCGTATCCTGTTTCTTTTTTAAACTCTTCTAGAGAAACAAAGTCAAGCATTTCAGTAGAGTATTCTTTTAAATATTTAAAAGGCTCATAATCATGTTTGTCCATAAACTTGTTTACAACATCAATATTATCTAGCGCAATATGTGAAGGACCTGAATGGTTTATAAAATCATCACAACTAGCATCGTAATATGCACAAAACATTGGCTTATTGCCATTTTCATCATCATAAATGAGGTACCAGCCTGGTTTAAACTGATATCTGGTTTCATAGCCAGAAATTGGAACGTGATTTTCTTTTGGAATAAACTCAATCCATTCCTTAATTTCTTCTTTAGGTAAAGATTTTTCTAATTTTTCTTTTCGTTCTGTTGGTGTTGTCCAAACACCCGCATCCGATCCAGTTGAATCAATCAATATTTCTCTATACCTTTCCTCACTTAATTCAATTAAATTGTCAAAGAAATATTCTTTTAGGTGTTTAAAACCCGAGAGATTCACTTTCTCCATTTCTTTGCTAACATAGTCAATGTTGTCCAACACAACATATGCAGGACCGTGGCTGTCGGAATTTATAGTGTTTCTCTTATCGCAGTACACAGCAAAAAGAGGTTTACCTTTGTGTTCAATAATATTCCATCCAGGGGTGTCTATTCTAAAACTTCGAAAATCTTCTAATTTAGCTCTATTTTCTTTTGGAATAAACTCAACCCATTCTTTAATTTCCTTTTCTGGTAGGATTTTTTGTTCTTTCATCACATTGGACCTTTGTATGAGGTAGAAAACTAAATCCCAAACACAAAAAGCTCGGAAGATGTTACTCCAATCCAAGCCAAAAAATTTTTATTGTTTAGGAAATTTAATTAATCTACCTTTGACTTCTTTCCCGCGAGAGAAGCCTTCGCGGTCTCAACATTAACTTCTGAAAGTTCGGGGGCGGTTTTCGCCGCTGGAAGATCCGCGCGAATTTCGGTTGTTTCGCTCTCGATAACTTTGTCGAGACTGCTTTGAATTCCTCCCAAAGCAGCCTTCATTGCAGGTTTCGCAAGTTGTTCAACAATCGCGCCTGTAAAATATACTTCTGCTTGGACACGCGCCTCTTGTCCACCTTCCGAAGCGATTGCGCGGTATTTTTCGGGAATCTTATCTTCAACGACGGGAACAATTGCTCCCATCATAAAAGACACAACAGCCCTTCCACCAGGAGTTTTCAGGGCTTCTTCGACCGATTTGCGCGTGCTCGACGCTTTCTTATCATTGCCAGGAGAAATCATATTCGCGAGAGCGCTTGTAACCGCTTCTGTTGCCTTCGTCACAACAACACGCTTGGCAACTTCGCGACCGTCTTTCTTTACCGTATCAAGAACTTTACTCATTGTGCTTTTTTCCTTTTCTATGGTTTGAACTGGAGTTTCCGACCGATGGTTGACAGTAGCTACTGTCGCGGGAGTAGTCAAGCCCCTCGAAGTAACCGTCTCTTTTTCTTTGTTTAAAGCTTCGACAGCTTTAGTCCATTCTTCTTTTGAAGAAAATCTTTTTCCGTTAAGAAAGTAGTGTTCTTCTGCAGAAACAAATGTATCGCTGGCGCTGTTGTATCTGTACAAAACTTTTGCGGGACCCGTTTCGCAGTGATCTTTACCATTCACAAGAGGTTCTTTTCTAAGAATCGTATTGCTTTGGCACTTATAAGTTTCAACGGCTCCGTTCAAATATGTCATAGTAATGAGAGTTTTCTGAGGATCTGAAGAAATTTCTTTTAACAAACAACTTTGAAATTCTTTTGGAGCAGATTCAAAATCGAAAACAATCTTATTTTCTTTTTTTTCATAGGCGAAAACTATTTCGTTTTTATTTTCTTTATTAAAATAAATGTCAAAAATACTTGAATAGTTCCTAAGAAAGTCGCTAAAAAAGGTTTTACTTTTAATATCATTTTTGATATCCCAATAAAGACTAACTTTTATGGTTTGGTTTATTCGGTAAACAATTTTTGAAACCAACTCTGTATACGAAGTTGCTTTTACGAAACCTGTGCTACAAAAGAATGAACTAAAATCACCGCCATACGATCTGGAAACCTCGACGTGTTTAACAAAATTATCTTTTTTTGGTAAGAGCTCAACGAGTATTTCAGGCAAGTTAAGTTCGGAACTATCCATAGAATCATTTCCAGAAAACCATGTAAAAATTCTAAAAGGAAGTAGTTTTATGGTATTTGCAGGGCTGTCTTGCCAGGACAGCTCATATTCATAACCTGAGTTTCTTATATTAAGTCGATATTTCTTGGCCAGCTCATTTAACTTTGTTTGAAACTCGTCTTTTTTTTTACAATTGACCAGTTTAATAATTTCTTTTTCAACTTCATCTCTCGAAGAGAGAAACGAATCGTTTTCTATGATCGAATCTATCTTGGGGATTTCCATTGCGAGTTTCCTAGTTCAGAGTTTTTTGGTTTTTCTCAACTTCTATTTTCTCTAATAGCTCCGCTTCATCCTCTATAGAGCTTGTCGAGCTAGCTGTCAAGCTCTCGCCAACGTCCACCCTCACCTTTTCAGCATTATTTCCAGAAAAGACCTCGAAGGCTGACAGCCCTGTCCCTAGCTGAGCGAGGAATGGCGAAATAACGTTATCTGTAATCTCAACCGCAACTTCTGTTTCTGCTTGAACCCTAAATTCGGAACCTATTTCCATCAAAGCTTCCCTATACTTTTCTGGGAAGTGGTTTGTTATTAGTGGTATCGTTGCCCCGACCGCAAATCCAAGCAACACCTTTCCTTTTTCAGACATAAGAAAGTTTTCTATTTCTGTTTTTGCTTTCTTTTGTTTGTTTGTTAGAAAGTTTACCAACATGTCATGGACGAATGAAGTTACTTGTTTTGCAGCAATTCTTTTTGCAACTTCTTTAGCATCGGATTTGGCAACTTGAATAAATTTATTTTGTTGCGGCGGGCTTGGAGCTTTTTTCTCAAACAGATTTGATATGTCCTTGGCATCAACAGTTGATGTAACATATAAATTAACCTGTTGTTGACCTATTGGCGCAGCTCCAGAAACCAAAAGAGGAATAGAAAGTTTAGATTCTGAATCCCAAACCTTAGACATAGATCCCGAATCCAAAAAAGGAGCGGAAGCCATAGATCCTGAACCATTTAAAATGGTTGGTTCAAACTTTAATTCAATCGATCCATCTTTTCCTACCGATGGAACAACATTATAACCCATTTTACCAAGTTCAACCGCAATTTTACTAAACGTTTCTTTTCCAATAAAATCAGGACTTGCCACTTGAACTGTTGGGACTTGCGCTGTTATTGGGGATGCGTTTTGAACTATCGCGGTTTTTTGTTTTGTTAAGATTTGGTGAGATCTCATAAATTCTTCTTTCGAAATTGAAACAGGTTTCGAAGTAACTCCCGCAACATATCCAGCTTTCAAATAAGTTGTTGGTTCTGATTCCCAAGACATGTCAATCTCGGTATCATTTTTTGCAAGGCTTGGCCTTAGAGGAATTCTCTTTTCATAAATTAAATTATTTGCATGATCTTTTAACACATAGAAAAAATTATCTTGATAGACATAAAACAAAGATGGAGACTTGTTAAATGGAGACATGAAATCATCCAAGACCAATTTCAAAGCAGCTGCGGTTTTATATTCTTGAACAACTACATCTTTGGTAAGTCCAAGTTGAGGAAACTCATGAAATTCAATCCAGAGAGGAACTCCTGTTGTTGATTTAGGATTTGGTTTAAATACCGCAGATTTCCAGTTGTCAACTCTTGAATGCGGCTCTGTGTAATATTCTGGGTTATCTACTATACCGTTAGTGTCAAATGAATAAACACAGGGTTTAATTGGATCATAAACATTTCTAAAAACCATGTTATGGTTAACATAAATCGTCTCTTTGTCAAGAAGATCATATCTTATACTACCATAAGATTTTTTTGATTCCTTTAAAAGTCTAACATTCGTAATGTTTCCGTTAGCATCTTTTTTTAGAGAGTCTCCAAAAGCAGATTCAAGACTGTTTATGTTAATTTTTAACTTACCAAATTCTAGGTATGTTGGTTTCGGGGCAGCAGCTTTAGCTTTTGCTTGATATGTTGTATAATCATAGTTTATTCCATTTATGTAATATTCTTCTTTTAGGGTGCCTCCGTTCAGAGAATATTCAACAACCGCGGGGCCATCTAATCTATGTCTATGACCTTTTTCGCGAAACTCTTCAGTTTTTAAGTTTCCATCGACACTAAACTTCACAACCGCAACACCCAAGGTTGGATCATTTTGCATATGACCATTAACATAGTGAACGTAGCCACCTGCAAATTCTCTCCAACCAGTTTGGGTTCCAACTGGAACCGACTTGTCAATAAATGTTTTTACTCCTTTTAAAAATTCTTGTTCTGTTGTGTACTGTTTTTTTGAAGACATGTTTTGTATTTCTTACATCCTTTTTTGGCCCAAAAATAAGAAAAGCCAGAATAAACTGGCTTAAGGTATAATAGTAGAAGAAAATTTTCTTTTGGTATTAAGCCTTTGCTCTTTCTTTTGCAGAGGCCAATTCGACAACTTCAGCTTCTTTTTGATTGTCTGTTCTTACAGACTCAACAGAAGAGGTCTCAATTCTTACAAATTCTTCTGCAGCAGAGAATTGATTCAAAGAATCCATAATACCTCCTGCTGCCATTTTAATCATTGGTTCTACCGCCCCAATTAATTCAAGCGCAGCGGTTGTTTCACCTTGAATTCTCATCTCATCAGAAATCATTGTAAGTTTGCTGTGATACTTTTCAGGAATATATTTTTGTACAAATGGTAGACCAACACCACAAAATACTTGAATTACTGCCATTCCTTTTTCCGAAGCAAAAAATTCTTCGAGAGCAGTTTTTGTGTCAGATTTCTTTTTGCCTTTAAGGTCTTGAGTCAGAGCCTTAACAAGAGTATCTTGCATTAGTTTTGAGATTTGTTTTGTCGCTACTCGTTTTGCAACCTCTTGTCCGTCAGAAATTGCAATTTGAAGAACCTTGTCTTTTGCGGTTATTGCCATTTTATTTTTCTCCTGGAGAGTTTCCGTGTCGCCGTTTTGTTGTTTATCGTTCAACGTAGTCACTGGACCAGTTGTTGTCAATGCCTCTTTTGAGGCCATTTTATCTTCTTTAAGAATCTCGTAGTAAGAGTTTACTAAGTTCACAAACGCTTCAATTTGTTTATCCGAAGATGTGTGGTGGATACCCTGTTTAAGGGGACCAAATGCCAAATCCCAAACATCTCGTTCAGTAACCATATATGTTAACTTTTTACTTTCGTTTGTTTTTAGTGCAGCCTCGAAATTTTCGATTGCCGCCTTGGAAAGTTTATCATAAACTTTTTGTTTAAATCTTGTTCCAAACCGATTTTCAATATCTCGAAATTTATCGATATCATATTTTGCTTTAATTTTAAAGGCTTCTTTTTCAAGAATTTGTTTTCCGTTAATGTAAACGGAAGTGCAATCAAAAGATTGTGATTTTTTATCAATTGAATAAGTTGTATGTGTTATTTTAGGTTGGGAAACATTTTTATAATGATATTGACTAGACCAATAATAGCGGTTGGACTTTTTATATTCTTCGGGATCGAACTCAAAAAATTCGATAAATTGATCGGAAACATAGTTCACAAAATAACACTTTTCTTTGGTTGAAGATAAAGCATTGTAATCCCACTTTTGGATTTTCATTCCCTTGGGAATAAGATTCTTAATGAATCTTGGAATCTTAAATCCAGGAGTCCCTTCCTCTTCTTTAAGTTCAACCAATTCAGACTGAAAATCAAACCAGTTTTTCTTGTCTCTGTTGAAACTTTTCAAACCATCCCCAGCAAAATTGTAATATTCGATTTTGTTATAGCCAGAATAAGGTTTTACTACAGCACTATAATATGCGCGGTTGTCTCGTTTATCATAAATTGTAGCACCAGTGCTGCTATCATCTTTTGATAAAAAGACAAAATCATGTTTTGTATTGGGAATTTCAGACACTGGAAGTGAGTAAAAATCAAATATAGAGATGTGTTTCGTCAACCTTTCTAAGTCGAAAGATCTTATATGTTTATTGTCAACCAATACATCTATTGTTTCTTTTGTTTCTGTCATTTTACTACCGCCGATTTTTCTGACACTAGAGGAGAAGATTGAAGTTCATACAAGTTAAAGTCTTCTCGACCACTTGTTAAGGTTCGATTTTCGGATGTGTTTGTATTGTTTGAAACATCAATTCGAACAAGCTCGTTTTTGTTTAAAAACTCGGTAATGATTTTACCACTTATTGTGTTCGAAACTTTATCGAGAATAAACATAACAGTTTCGGTTTCGCCTTGAATTCTTAATTCATCGGAAATGGAAGAAACTTGTTCTCTATATTTTTCTGGAATATGTGATAGAACATGAGGAATCAATCCTGATACCAAAAGCTGAATTAAGGTTTTTCCATTAGAGGTTTTAAAGAACTCTTTTAGTTTTGTTTTTAACAGTTCTTGTTTTTGTTTGCCCGTTTTTTCCGTTAAAAGTTCCAACAGCAGGTTTTGAACCATGCTGGTTATATTCATGCTAACCAATCGTTTTATCGTCTCTGCCGAGTCCAAGGCGGCAATAGAAGACAGTTTAGAAACAGGAACGTTTGCGGTAACAATAATTGGGGCAACCTCCTTAACTTCCTCTTGTTTTATCTCAGGTTCTTTTACTTTTACCGCTTCTTCTTTCTCAACTTCTTTTAAGTCTTTTTCTTCTGCTTTTGGAGTTTCGATATCGGAAATAAACTCTTGAATTATACGTTTTGCTTTTTCAATATCTTGAAGAGAATAAATATCCGTTAATCTAATATATTCGCTTGTGTGTCCTTTTGATAAATCTTTAACACTTATCGAAGTGTAACTTTTTGAAAAAGTATAATTCTTTGGCAATAGATCACTTAGGCAACATGGGATACCATCTTTATCAGTTTTGTCAAATACCATTGTTTTAAACTTATCAATCGAATCGGATTTCGTTTTAAAAGCTATAGGCAAATATGTTCGTTCGCCATTTACAAAAACAGAAGATTCTACAATTGCCTGATTGTTTTTATCTACGATAAAATCAATGTGAGTAATCCTTGGATTATCTTCATAGGAAAGATATAATTTCTTTTCTAACCACCAATTGCAATGTTCGAGTCTTGAGTTTTTCGCGGCAAGAAAATCCCCAGGTTGAATTTCAACAAATCCATATCGCGTTGATTTATGGTCTATAATATATACAGGTTCAGTTATTTCGGATAAAAACTTATTATATCTCGATTTTCTTACAGTAAAAGTATCGTAAGAAATAAAACATTTGTTTTTCGCTCGGTCGTAAATAAATTTGGGAATCCTAAACTTATGGCTGGTAACTGGATCTTCTACTTCAATTTCTTCTAAAAGATTTTTAAAGTGAGTTTCTTTAGACAAAGATTCCCAATTGCTTACCCAACTATCATCAGACAACAAACGACCTGGTTTAATGTTTCCTTTTTTTTGAGATTGCTGGAATCCTTGTTTTGAAAAACTTATTGTTTCATTGTTAAAATAATCCCATAGTGATAATCGATTTACTGCTTCATCCAAGAGAACTTTACCGAAAGTTATACCGCTACCGCGAACAGTAATTTTTTCGGTTGCGGGCATCCGTTCTCTAACAAGAGTTGTAACCGCTTGGCAAAACTTTGTTTTGCCTTCTGTTGTTAGATTTGTTAATTCAAACTTAAAATAAGGTGTTTCTTCTATACAAAAGCTAGCATGTGTAGGAACCATGTCCATCATAATTCGATACTTTAATTCAGATGTTTCAATTTCTGCTTTTACATCATTTGGAAGGGTTTTCCACAATTCGAGAGGAAATTGATTTGGAGGAATTATTTCTTTGTTAAAATATTCATTTGTTTTTTCGATAAACTCGTCAACTTGTTGCCTGGAAGTTTCGGAAAACACGATTCCGCCACCGTTGATATTTCCATCGTTTTTTCTTAAAAAGATGGAATTAATATTATATGTTAATTTGTTTATCAATACATTTTGATGGACATGTACAAGGTTTTCTTTGGCTTTTTTGCAAAGTTTATCCCAAATATATTTTGGGATTCCATCCGCGGTTTTGTCTTTTAATAGATCAAAAATTTCTTCTTTCTCTTTCTCTTTCTCTTCTTTCTCTTTTTTGGAAAGAAGTTTTTTTGCATAGAAGTCATTAGCAGTTTTTATAAACTTATCATAGGTTTCTTTTGTTGCTTGGGAGAATATAATAAGTTTATATTCATCTATTCTCAGCAAAATATCATCGTAGGTATAAGTTATTTTCTCGTTTAAGTCAATAGAATCACCCCATACAGATACATCTAATAAATTCTTTCTTGCTTCCTCGGATAAACCATCCCAAATATATTTTGGAATACCTTCTTTTTTTGTAACCAAGTCAACTTTAACGGATGGTTCCTCTTTTTCTTTCTCTTTTAAGTTTTCATAAAACCTATTTGCTTTTTCAATAAATCGATTAAAACCTTCTGGTTTGTTGTAGGAATATAAAACTCCTTCGTCACCGAATTCATCTCTTAACGTAATAGAGAAATTGGTATACGTTATTTTATTTGCAACTCGTTTGTGGGTCCAATCCTTTAACAATTTAAGATTAACGCAGTTATCTTTTGCTTCCTTGGAAAGCCTTTCCCAAATATATTTCGGCATGCCATTTTCATGCAACTCGGTCGAAATCTCTTCCGATTTTTTTTCTTTTGTTTCTGTTGGGTTAGGAGAAGACTTATAACGTTCATTAACTTTCGAGGCGAACTTATTGATTTTCTCAAGAGATCTTTCGTCATAATATATATGAATATCAAACTTACCGTATCCAAGCCCGTCTCTTAAAAGAAGAGAATTTCCATCATTAGTTAATTTATTTGAAAAATTAGGTTTTTTGTCAAAGTCTAATTTATGAATTCTTTCGATGTTTATAATATTTTCTTTTGCCTCTTTTGACAAAGCTTTCAAAAGTTCATCTGGAATAAGATCTAAAGACTTTGTTGTTTTGGACCATTCGTTAATTTTTGCGGCAAACTCGGCAAGTTTTTTCTCCGAAGCAGAAAATAAAACATAATCTTTTTTATTTCCTTCCTTGTCTCGAATAGAGATACTTTTATTAGTAAATGTTACTTTGTTTTTAAGATCACTGGCATCCGACTCGTTCTCGACAAATGTCGAGGCAATACCATCAATTTTTGACCATAAACATTTAGGAATTCCATTTTTTTCTAATTCTCGTTTTGGTTTTGATGCCGTTTTTTTGGGAGTTCCTTTTTTTGTGGTTACCATTATTAGACATTCCTTTATTGTTTAGTTGACAAGATAAGATTTGTCACTTGTTGAAGAGCTTACACCGAGATCACTTTCTTCTTCTTTTCCGAAGAATTGATTTGGAGTTTGATTAGTTGCTGGGGTTAGGTCAACCCGAACCAGCTCGCCAGAATTAATCAAATCTTCAACAACCTTGTTCTTCAACACTTCCGTTAATTTGTTTGTTAACTCAAGAACAATTGTGGTTTCGCCTTGGATTCTAAACTCGTCAGCGATAATCGAAACTTGTTCTCTGTATTTTTCTGGAATATGATTTGAAACATATGGAAGGGCGGCAGAGGCAGAAATTTGAAGAATTGCTTTTCCTTTTTCAGAAGAAAAAAATTCTTCTAATTTGGAACCTATCATTTGTTTTTTCTGTTTTGAAACAGAACTAGTAATGAGCTGAATCAACAAGTTTTGAATGATGTTTGAGACATTCATCACAACAAGTCTTTTTGCAACTTCTTTGCCATCAGAAACCGCAGTTTCAAATATTTTATGTTTGACTAAAACACTCGTTTCAACCTTGTTTTCTTTGGCTTCTTTTGTTTCTTTTTTCGAAAGCAGTAGTTTATTAACTTCTTCCAATTTTGAGAGGAGAAGTTCGGCATCAGCGGCTTTAATGTGATTGGCTATAAATCCATTAAAAGTTTCTCTAGAGAGATTACCTTTTTCTATACTTGTTCCATATTTGGATTCAATATAATTTTTGTAAGAGGATAGAGAAGCAAGGTATTCAGGTTTGTCTTCAAACCTAGTTTTCAAATAAACAGGTATTCCATTTTCATCAAGGTTTTTATAAATCTCCTCCATAAACTCGGCTTCATCTTTAATTGACTTTGATTTGATATCAATTGCTTCTCTGAGAGATTTGCTCTGACCATCAACACAAATATCTTTTTCTGTAATTTTCATTACAGCATCATCTTGATCAAAAACAATGTGTGTTATTTTTGGAGATTCTCGATCAGAATAAATCTCAGGATCTCTCCAAAACTTGGGAAAGGTACTCCAATCTTCTTTTCCTTCAAAGTATTTTTTATATACTTTTTTAAATTCTTCTGGTTCAACTTCCATCAACGAGCGCCCCCCTTCACCTCTTTGATTTGGGTTATAAATCACGAAACTTTCCGTCTGTTTCAACATCCACTCGATTTCAGTTTTCAAGTTTATATTGGATTCACTTAATCTTGGATAAGGAACAACTTTTCTATTCTTGATAATTTGTTGAATAAACCAGGGAACTTCAATTGTTTCTCCCGAGTAGGTTTCAACAGAAACTGTTTCAATTTGAGATTCATACCACTGTTTTTGCGAACAAGCATCTCCGTTAATGTTATATTCAAGCATTCCTCCAACAATCGAAGGTTTGATGCTGTTAAGCGAATAAGAATACAAATCAAAATCAAGATTTTCGATTCCTTTGTTTTTATAATAGTCTAGCAGAGGAATATAATCAAGAATGTCTTCACTTGAAATGGTTTTTAATTTTGTTTGCCCGTCATCCAAATAAAATTTTTCTGTTCGAAGAGTTTGATGGTTTGCAAAATAGTTTAAAGCATTTATAACATATTTTTGGGTCGCTAAATCGAAGAGATTCGTTAATTGTTTTATAACAATACCTTTATGGTTTTTAATATAACACTGTAAAATACCCTCGCCGTAAAATCTCACATCCAGAAAAAGAGTTTTATCTTCCAGAATTTGTTTTGCTCTGGGTGTTAGACCATTTATAATGGTATCAACCGCCGCAAAATATTTATTAACGACTTCAGGTTGTTTTCCTAGCGGGGCACTAAAATCAATAGAAAGAATTTCTACTCCATAAAAGTCTCTAACGCAGAGAGACTTATCACTCACCGTTGCTTTTAGTGCAAAGGTTTTTAAATCCGATTCATCACCTCGATCGATTTTAATCAAGTATTTTTTGGTGGTTGCCGAAAATAGGTTTCTAAAGTGTTCTGGTATGCGGGATTCTGCTGTGTCTGGTTTTTTTTCTTCAAAGGTTTCATAAAATGAATTTACTGTTTCAAGAAACTTGTCAATTTTATCCATTTTAGAATATATAAAATCGAAAGAATCGTAAATTACTTCTTTGGAAATATTACTTTCTTTGTCTCTAAAACAGAGAGAATCATCCGAGTACGTTAATTTATTTTTATAGTCTGGCGATAACCGCGACTTGTTTCTATCAAACTTATATAACTGTTTTTTTGCTTTGTCAGAAAGATTGTTATAAACGTATAGCGGAATTTTTGTGGCAGGATCTGTTTCTGTGAATGTTTTCCCTATATCAACAAAATAATCATTTACGGTTTTGCAAAACTTATCTGCATCTTCTTTTGTTGAGGTAGTGTTTAGCATAGAAATAACTTTTCCTGTTCTATCATAAAACCAACAGTTGTTTTCTAAAACATTGAGTTGATTTTTTGGTCGAGCAATGTCTTTAACAATGTTTAACCTTGCAGTATAAGATAGCCTATCAGAAACATAAGCTGGAAGCCCATCTTTTTTTCGCTCGTTTTCTTTATAAACAAGGTCTGAGCTTGTGCTTTTCTCTTCAGTTTTTTCAAGCTCTTTTTTCTTAAGAGTTTCGTAATATGAGTTTACTCTCTCAATAAAGAGGTTTTTTTCTCCAAGTTTCCAACTTGACGGACTTTGAAATTTAAAGACCTCTTTTACTTGACTTTTTTCGTCCCTCAAGCAAAGAGTAGGTTCGTTGTGTGTAAGTTTGTTTGCATATTCAGGAGCAATATCAGATATTGAGGAATTGTATTTATATAAGTTTTTCTTTGCTTCATCTGAAAGCATGTTTAAAACATAACATGGAATTCCTGTGTCTCGATCTTTTTCGATGCACTCTTTCTCAAGAGAAAAGTAAAAAGAATTTACATCTCTTACAAACTTATCTACATCTTCTTTTGCGGAATCATCACTTATACCTAATGATGAGTTGCCTTTTGAATCATACAACCAAAGTGTAAACCTTGTGCCAACTTCTATTAGGTTTAATAGATTCTTTGGGTTTGCGTGATTTTTTACAATTTGCAGTTTCGCAAAGTTACTTAACTTATCATAAACATATTTTGGCACCCCATTTACTTTGTCTTTAAGATCGAAAGTTTCTAACTTAGGTAGAGATTCATAATGTTTGTTTACCTTTTCAATAAACAGATTCAACTTTTCTGGTTCGGTTGCTATTTCAGCAAAACGAAAAGAACCTGGTTCTCTATCTTGTTTTACTGCATCGCCGTGTTGGTCGCGCAAACAAAGATTTTGTTTTTCAACATATGTTAATTTGTTTATATATTCTCTTCTTGAAGAATAACCATCAAATCTATGAAGATAAGTTTTAGCTTTATCCGAAAGACGATCATAAACAATAAGAGGAATTCCAGTCTTCTCATCGTATTTTTTTAAAAGTTCTGAATAATATGAGTTAACTTTTTCGATAAATTCATCAGCTTCTGCTTGATTTCTGTCTGTGTGATATGTTGCAACAACTACAAGATTTCCATTATATAAAAAACAAGTTTTTTTATAAACATTTAATTTATGAGTTAGCGAACCTTCTGACTGGGTAATAGACTTTTGGGCAACTTTAGAAAGTCGATCAAATATATAACGTGGAATTCCTTCAACAAGATCAGAAACATCATATTTTTGTGTCGGTTGCCCGTTTTTTGGGTTGGTATTATTTTCCATTGCTGTTTATCCGAGAAGAAGTTTTGTGCCGTCTTGATTCACAGTAAACAGTTTTGTTCCTTTTTTAAAAAGGCACACGCAAGGCTTGCTCACACGAGCGTAAACACTCGCCGTCGCAAGCGCAATGTCCTCGGACACCGTAGCAAGTTCCATGCCATAACTTCCAGTAGTTTCATCCACAACAAAAATATAAAAAAGATCTTTGTCGGTTATTTTATTTAGTCCTTGTTTATCAACCACTTCGAAGAATTTTATTGCCATTGTTTTAGTTCACCAGTTTATTGTTGGTTTGAACAGTTTCAAAAAAAGAAACTTTTTCATCCAAGTCTTCTTGTAAGCCAGAAAAAGAATTGTTAGTTGATTCAAAAGATTCGACAGCAACTCGAACAAGTTCGGGATTTGATTTTAGTTTTTCAAGAATTGCCTCTTCGACAAAGTTGATTACAGAAAGTGATACTTCTGTTTCCGCAGAAATTCTCATTTCGTCAACTATTTCATTCAGAATTGGTTTGTATTTGGCATCAAAATAATTCGACAAAGCTTTTAATAACAAACTTGAGAACATAGCTATAATAGCTTTCCCTTGGGTGGTTTGAAGAAGTTTTTCTATCGAAGGAATGTCTTTTTTTGCTTTTACAAGCGTTAAAAGAACAGAACAAGATAGGTCATTTATGTTTTTTACAACCAAGCGTTTTGCAACAAGTTTTGAATCTGATTCGGCAATTTGAGCCACTTTTTTTATTGAAGACGATTCTTTTTTGATGGTTTCAAATATTTTATCAAGTTCATTTTCGTTAAAGTTCCCAATAGAAAACATTACATGGTTTGGATATCCATTGATGTAATATGTGAGTCGATTGGCTTCAATCACAATTCCGTTTTCGGTATTTCCTATTGTTTTCTTGATTTGTTCATTTTTAATATATTTTTCTAAAACTTTAGGGCAGCAAATTTTTTCACTTCCAACATAAAAATGTTCATTTTCCCATATCTCAAAATACTCAGCTAATGCAGAAACGGTTTCGGTTGTTGCGTTTAGAAAATCATGTTCAGAAATCGTCAGAACTATTTTTCCATTCTTATCTGAAAAAGCATAAGAATTTTCCTTTTTAGAAAAATAAATTGTATAAGGGTGTTTGGAATTATAGTATTCCACATCAGAAAATTCGGCAATCTTAACTGGTCCATATGGTTGATATGTATTTTTATAGTCTTCTGGAAAGAATTTCAAAACTTGAATTGGAAGTTTCCACAGAGAATCTTCTGAATAAAAGGAGAATTCTGATTCGATCTTCTTTTTAACTTCGTTAAGTTGTTTTTCAAATTTCTCATTTATAGCTTTTGTGGGATAATTGGTATTTATTTCGAATATTCCAAACACAGTTCCATACCGTTGCAAAGTATTAGCAAGTTGCGGTTCTTCAAGAGGAGATTCCATAATTTCTTGAAACACTTTTTTGTATTCTTTTAAGAGTTCGGTACATTTTGTTCTATTTTCCGTTAGTTGGGCATGCAATTTTTCAAATTCTTTTTTAATTCCGTTGCGCCCTTCTTCTGTCAAGGTTGATAATTCAGCAACCAACTCCTTAGAATCACTATAAAACGATAGTTTTCCGTGTTGGTTTAGATGTATATCATATGGTTCAATATCCACAGACTTGTTTTGTTCAACTATTTTAATTTTTTTCGGAAAAGAACTAAATTGATCTGCTATTGTTTTTAGAAAAGAAGGAATTGCATTTCCTTTAGGAAGATAACAAGAAATATGTTGGTTGACAACACTTGTTGCCCATGTTGCAATATCATTTAAAGAAATATCACAACTTGCTAAAACTTTGTTTCCTTCTCCGATAAATTCAATTTTATTGTTTTCATACCAATTAAATTCAAAAGGTTTCTTTTCTTTAGAAAAAGAAAGGTTAATCGGGAATTTCAAAATCAAATCGTTAATATATTTAAGTGTTGGGCGAAACCTATATATACCATCAATTTTGTCAAAACTAAGTAACCTGCTTGAAATATGACTTTTTAGATCGTTAAATTCGACATTAAGGTTAAACTTTCGAAGTCTTTTCATGTCTTCTGGTTTTGTATATCTTGCATCGAGGTCAGTAACAACTTCGTTATCTTTTTCAAACCAAATCGCAAGAGGAGCACCAGACTTCTCAATTTCAGACTTGTTTTTTAGATACTCTTCTTTTGAAGAAAATATCCATTCTCTTTTTAAGTCTTTGTTTTCTAGGAGTTTTTCAACAACTTTTTCTTGGGCTTCTTTATCTTTTTTTAATTTCAGTTTCTTCGTTACCTGTTCATTATAAAGTTTTATTGCTGTTTTATATCGATTTACATCATTTTTATATTTGGTTTCTAAAACCTCGCTGTTGATATATTCGCGATATCCTTCGTGGCCAAATAAACAATATTCGACTTCATGTTTTTGTTTGTCAAAACACATCCATTTAATTTCTGCTGGATTTTGTAGATTTGGTGTCGCATTCAAATCATAGTTTCTAACCAATGATGCGTTCTCGCATCTTAAAATTCCAATCTTGTTTTCGTCGCCTTTTCTTTTTAAATTAATTTCAACAAAACCTTTGTTTCCAAACTTTTCTTTTATTTTATTAATAAGGGAATCGCCGCTGTTGCCGTCAACAAAAACAATGTTTTGTTTCTCATATTCAGAGAGGTAATCATTGTACAGCCATTTTGGTATTTGACCTTGTGTCCCAAAAACATCTGTCACGAGTTCTGTTTTAAGAAGATCTTCTTTTATATCTTCTTTTGGATCACAAACCACATTTGTATATTCAATAGTTTCTTCCCCAGTTGTCAAATTTTTTTTATAAGATTTTTTTGCTATATGGCGGTAAGACCTGCCATGTGAATAATTTTGATATCTCTTAATACTTTCTATTTGATCTGCTTTGATATAAACATCCGTTAACGTTGATTTACTAGCAGAGTTTATGAATTCAGGAGGAGTATAGTTTCCTCCTCCAATAAGACAATTTGAAAAACCCCATAGCGGAATATGTTGCATAAGCAAATCCAATTTAACTTTAATGGACTGTCCTGTCTGCGTAAGAAGTTCAACTTCTTCTTCTATAGGTGTTTCTTTTTTGATTGGTTCTTCTTTAACTTTTAGTTCTTCGTTTATTGGTTCAAACTTTGAATTTGAAATTATTTTTGTTAATATTTCGGAACATTTGCGCTGGCAGATTCCATCTTCTATAAACAAATCTCCGTTTTTTGAAGTGGTTAATTTACCAGAATTCAGTATTTTATAGTAGTTTATTTTATTATTGTAATAATAAGCTCCGCGTCCAACAAAGTCAATTTTTGTGTTATACATAGCGTATCGAAAACCATCGCCAGCGCTGCCCTCGTTTACATAACAAAACTCAAGATTATCGTATTCAGGTTTTTCGCGAAGTTCAGTTTTAACATTAAAATAATTTTTTGTTGTTCCAATAACAACTTTTTGTTTGCCTTCTTTTGAAACAATTGGAATAAGGATATCCACGATCCATTTTGGAAAAGAAGTTGTTTTTCCTAGATCATCTTTAAAAGGAGTTGGGGTAGTTTCATTACCAAATCTCTCTTCTTTCCCATTTATCAAACTAGGATAGTCTGCAAGCGGGTGAGAAACATAATAATTATTATCCTTTTCATTTATGACCGCATAAAACTTTTTTTCCGATGCTTTCGCCGCCTCGATGGTTGGAAACATTCTTTCATAATAAATTGGAGGAATGTGTTTTTTAATTTTCTCTAAATCAACATAAACTTCTGTGTTTCCTAGCTTGATTAGATTTCCATTCATTTTCAGTTCACCATTTTTGGAGATTGAGACCGTTGTTCAATAATCGAATAATCCTCAGAACCAAAGTCTTCTTTTTCTTTTGTTTGATCAAATGATTCTACTGCAACCCTAACAAGTTCAGGATGGTTACTCAACAAACCTCTTTCAAAGGTTTCTTGGATAAAGTCCACCGCACCAAGAGCAAGGTCTGTTTCAGATGCAATTCTCATTTCGGTTGAAATTTCTTCTATGATGTTTCGATATTTTGAATCGAAATAAGAAATTGAAGTTTTTAGAATTAAACTAGAAACCAATCCAACAATAGCCTGCCCTTGAGAAGTCTCAAGAAACTTTTCAATCGCAGGAATATCTTTCTTTGTCTTTGCCAGCGCAAGAAGAATTTTTGTGGTTAGGTCTTTAATGTTTTTCGCAACCAATCGCCTTGCAACGATTTGGGCATCGGATTTTGCGATTTCTGCCACTTTTAGCAGCGGCGAAATACAAGACTTGAAATCTTCAATGTCGATAGATTCATCATCTGTCGCATAGGCAAAAGCTTCTTTTCCATAAAGTATACCGCGAGCATAAAAAGCTATTTCATTATAAGAAACTTCGATTCTGTCTTTTGGCAAAGAATCTTTTTCGCTAGAAGAAATATCTGTATCATACATAACAAGTTTGTTTAGTTTTGGGTCCTTTATGATGAAATCATATTTCTTTGGTAAGTAAAGATGTTTATCTTCCAAATAAAGGTGTTCTTCTTCCCATTTTTTGAAATAACTTCTTAGATATTCAACAACTTTATCATTGTTAGAGCTAAGCATTTCGCTTTTAGAAAAACTGAAAGCAGGTTTTCCATTTCGATCAAATAAAGTATAAATGCCTTTACTAGATTCAAAACACATTCCATAAGAATATTCGCCAACGCGATGATTAAAATTATCATACTGTTCGCCAGATTCAACAAAATATAGCTCTAGAAAAGCTTCGGGAAACTCTTTGGCAAACTTTTTCGAAAGAAAAAGAAACTCACCTTCATCTTTTAGAATATTTACCGTGTCTTCAATGGCTTCATAAGTTTTTGTTAAACTTTGTTCAATAAGATCATTAACGGAACTTGATGAAGATAGTTTTTCGGTAAGGGCGAAGTCTGTAAAAAAACTATCGTATATAACATCTTCTCCTCTTTTTATGGTTTGGCCACCAACAGATTTAATAATCTCTTTAAACCTATCTCTAAGTTCTTTTCCTCTCTCTTCTTCTTTAAGAAGTTTGGTTTTCATAGAACTTAAAATCGAATGCAATTCTTTAACTTTAGTTTCATCAGTTAAATTAAAACTGTGACACTCAGAATATTCATCTACAAGATTCACCACAACTGAATCTTCAATACAAAAAAGTTTGTATGGATCTAGTGCCCGTCTGTTAAAATCTTTTTGCGAAACAGTTTCGATAAACTGTTCAAACACTTTAAACCCATCGTTTTCTTCGATAAGTGTTTTTAGTATTGCAGGTGGATTGTCTTTTCTTGTAAAGTATTTCTCATATGTTTTTTCGAGATGAGATTTGATCTCATCTTTTAGTGTGCCGCTAGCTTTATTGCTATCAAAGCGATGCAGATTTCCAAGTTCAATTCCCTGTAAAACAAGCTCTGTAGAAGAATTATATTGTAAAGTATTTGGCAACGCAGCGGGTGTTACTCTTAACTGAATCAGAGACTTATAGGGTTCAATAACCTCTTGCAATATTTTATACAGAGGCTTGTATCGATAGTAATAATCGTCGATACACTCATATTGAGAGTATCTAGATTCTATCAAATCAGGTAAAAGCTCTTTTTGTTTTATCGCTACTGGTGGGAATTGCCCAGGCACGGTTGGATATGCAGCATTTGTGTCATATTCAATCGTGGTTTCATCTTTAAACCAAATTGCAATTGGAGCAGAAATCTCTTCGAGGCGGCTTTTATTCTGAAGATACTCTTCTTTTGAAGAATATATAAAGAGACTTTTTGTTTTAGTTTTTGGATGCTCTTTCAGGTAAGAAGTAACTTCTTTTTGAAAAGATTCCTTTTGTTTTAACTTTATTGTTTTTTGATTATATTGCTTAACAATGTATTTGTATTGTTCGTCAACCGATTGAGTATTATGGGTTCCAAATGTTTGATGACCAAACACACAAATTTCGGGCTCCGTTTTTCTTTTATCGAACAAAAGATATTTAATTTCTGTTGGATCTTTAAGATTTGGAATCCCAGACACTGAATTATTAAATAATGTATCTTTGGAAATATTTTCATATCTTGAAAAGCTAATATTGTCTTTAGACTTAGGATGACCTATATTGATTGCGACAAAGTTTTTACCAATAAGTTTTTCTTTTACTTTGGCAAAAACCTCATGATATGTTTCTGACGTATAAAATACAATTTCTTCTTCTTTTGATAAGAGCTCATCATACATCCATTTTGGAATGGATGCTTTAACATCAAAAAAATCTTTGAGCTCAATTTCTTCTTTTCGTAGGTTTTCAGCTTCTGTTTCGGTAATCTTAACACTGTTGGCAGTATAATAAGAAGTGTATCCGCCAGACAAAGCTGGCTTGACCAAATGGTTTGAGCTGCCCAGACCATTTCTGCCATAGTTGTGAACGGCGACTAAATTTTGTTTGTCATCAAGAATGATATCTACATGACCATGAGTTTTGTTTTTGTGTTGGGTTTCAGGAAAATAAGATCCCCCAAGTCGATCAGCGATAACAAGATTGTTGAACTTCCACAAGGAAACATATTTTTTCAATTCGCTAAAAGGAATAGAAACAGTCCTGGCTTCAGATTCTTTTGTGTTTGCACAAAGAATAATTTTTTCTTTGGTTTCGAGTTCGGTTTTAACAGAAACCAAGTTTTCGATGGCTTCCATAAAAAAACATTTTATGCCTGTAAGTTCACTCGCTGAAATTCTATCATTAATACGTTCGACTGTTCCATTTTTAGAAATCTCTGTTATTTTTTTATGATTAAAAGTGAAAAAGTTAAGCTTGTCATTAATATACGAAGCACCAGTTCCTACCGAATCTAACTTCGTATTATACACAAAATATTCAGATTCATCAAAATTAGAAGGGAATGAATTAACAAAACAAAACTCATTGGTTTCAAACTCTGGTCTTCTCGTTTTTATTTTATTTTTAATAGCTTCTCTTTCACCTACGAGAAACATACTTTTTGCATAAACAATATCTTTTCCTTCTGAAATAAGTTTAACAACATTTTCATGAAACCACTTCTGTACTTTGTGAGTTTCTCCTAGAGCATCTGTAACATCTATAAGAGTTTTATCATCTTCTGATTTAATAATTTTTCCATTGACAAGACTATCATAAGTTGAAATTGGGTTTGAAACATAATATGAATCATTTTTAACATCAATAACAGCATAATACTTAGTACCAGCTTTTTTTGCAGCTTCTTCACTAAAATAAATTTTATCCCAATACATAGCAGGGATGTGTTTTAAAACTTTTTCAAAATCAATACCAAGATGTTTGAGCATTTCGAGAAGTTCGGAATTGGTTGCCATTTTTATTCCTTTAGAGCTCGGAGATTTTTTTCCACGAATTCATTTTCGAAACAATGTTTTGTTTTCCGCAAGGATTATCTGAATGAACAGAAAAATCTGGGACTTTGCCTTTGATTCTTTCATCGAGATGGGCATTAACCATCCAAACAATAAACTTTATTGAGGTATCTTCGCCGCCGAGATCATGGTCGAATGCAATTGATTGCGGCAAATAACCATTTGCCTGAACCAAGTTTATTGCCTCTTGAGAAGACTTGCAAACCGTCCACCCTTCGGTTTCCTCTCCAGAGAAAACCATGTTAGGTGTTTTAACATCATCAATAAAAATCTTGTAAGGTTTTTTCTGTTCAAGAAGTTGAATAATTTTCTTATCAAGTTTGTGTTGTTTTTTCACTTGTTTCATTTTGAAACCAATGAGTAGATAGTGTCGAGGTATGAGTCCGAGTAAGTCCCTTGTTTTGTTTTGCCAGCCAAAACAAAAGCATCTTTAAATGATTCAAACTTTCCTACATACAGGTTCATAAACCAAGAAAGAGGAAGCTTTCTTTCTTGACAGAGAACCGCAAATTCTTTTCTTGAGAGACCTTTTGTTTTAAGTTCTTGCCAAACCTCTTCGTTTTCTCGAATGTAGTCGGAAACCTGTTGTATAATTTTTTCACAATCTTCTTTAATAGAAGGGGAAACAACACACATTGCATCGTCGATGGTTCCAAGCAAAATCGATTCAACAATATTTCTTGTGCTCACAAAAGAAACACGCATTGCGTTCAAGGAATTGTACCCAGGGTGTTTTACTTTAATTCTGTTGAATTCATCATCCATGACAACAAATCCTTCAAACTTTGAAGGATCAGCTTTTTCAAGAAAAGAAAAAATCTCTTCAAAAGTTGAGATTTCGTATCGCTTAACTTTTGAATAAAAAGTAGACTCAGGAAGATTCCAAATGTTTTTTTCTTGACCTGTTTTGGTGTGAATAACTGCAAGAAGGCTAATAAATGGTTCTGGATAGTTTACAACCACTTGGTTCCACTGAGAACACAGTTCGAACAAATAGGTATATTCTTTGTCCAACTCTTGAACAAAGGAAGAAAAATTTTTTACGATTGTTTTAAACAGGGTTGTAAATGTGAATTCAGAATCTTTGTGCATTCCTCCAATTTTCACATGGGCTTTTGCCGTTCCTCTTGTTCCGATCGCCCATTCATTATTAATATGATCCCACCAAACTTTGGTGCAAGATCCATCAAGTTTTTCCATGTAATAAACCTTGGTATAATCTAGCACCGCAGCTCCACCAGTACCATAATTATAAAACCTTTTCATTGGGCGGCAACATACAATAAACTCTCCAAAATCAGAAAAATCTGACTTGAATTCAGAACCATCAGGTTTACAAATCACCAATCCGCGGCATTCCTCAACAATTTGATTGCCGCTCTTTGCCTCTATTTGGTCATAATCCAAATTACAAAACTTCTTTGAATTATCGAGTGTTGGATAAACACCTCGAAGTGTCAAGGAACTGATTGGATTTGACAAAAGGTGATTTAACGTTGGGCTGGTGCGCATAGTTCGCGCGATATAAGCCCGCCCCGTTGCTCCGTCAACCCCCTACAGTAATTGTCAATTGCCAGTTAGAATTAAACTCACAAATCCATAATTCATCTACTTTTATAAACTTAATGTCTTTATAAAACATAGAATCAGTTTTTTGGTATCTGAACCAAACATGAGATTCATTTTTTACGGAAACTATTTGCCCGCATAATATGTTCTCGTTTTTAGTTTTGTCAAAAACTTCAACAATATCATCTTTATTTAGTTTTATTTTGAATTAATTTAATTGTTTCTTCAACTGTGCTCTCAAGGGTTGAAAAGAAGCTAAACATGTTTTTCATATCCCCATTCGGTGTTTAATATATCGTTGCCCCGTATATTCTGGGTCAATACCAATTGCAAGGTGAATATCTTTCTCGTATTGTGCCTTTGTAAGCCATTCTGCGAACTCAAACCTCGTTGTTTGAGCATAACTTCTATCGCAATAATGCTTCGTTTCTGGGGCCATCCAAAATAAAATAACACCTGTTCTTGCAGCAAGGTTTAAATATTTTGTTTCCCAATCGATTATGGAATCATCCCAAACTTTTGGTGGTGTGCTTGAACGTGGATTTGCGATGACAACTCTGTCAATATCTTTAAATCTAGTTTCAAACATTTCAATTGCTTTTTTTTGCCAATCCTCGGCACCTTGAATTGGTCCCGCTAGAAAAATTACTTTTGTGCCTTTGCTGACCGTAACATGCTGTCCAGCTTCTATTATTTTCATTACTTTGACTCCTTTGGTTTTGTTTTCAAACCAAACCTTGTCATATACAATGCAGATGCAATGACTGAAAGGCTTGCCAGCGTTGCAACAATAGTAAACCAAACTTTTATATGCAACTTAACACTAAAAAGAAAAACTAAAAGAACTGTAGAAAGCATTAAAACAAACCAAGAAGAGGAAGCCTCAGAAAAATAATCTGCAATTGAATCAACTTCCTGTTTTTTCATTTGAATTAATTCTTTTTGTTTTGTTTCAAGTTCTTTTTTTAAAGCATCAATCTCTGCTTGTTTTAGGTCTGTTTCTCTGTATGATGATTTATTTCCCATTGTTTATATCCACCATTCTGGAATTTCTTGTTCCCATGTTGCTAGCCGTTTTTTTTCTCCTTTAAAATAAGCTCTGTAAGAAACCACAGGATCGGTTGTTTTATATTCATCAGGCATTGCAAGTGCAAATGTTTTAAGTCCTGAGTCAAGAAATTTTATTTTATCTACAGATGATTCTGCCCATCGAATTATTTCCTCACAACCATGTTGTTTTTTTCTTGTTTTGGTAAACCATTCACACAAACCTAAACCATATTCTATGGTCCATAAATAATTTTCTTTTGTTTGTCTAACCCATTTCGCACAAGGATGATTCTCGTGAGTTTTTTTATATGGAATATCGTATTTGTTTGGATTTAACACATGGTGTGCCGTGCATAGAAGCTGTGCGGTTTCAAGAGGCATTTTAACCAAATATGACTTTGGATGATCTTTTGCTGCTAGTCTTGGATTTGAATTAAAAACAAAAATGTTCATTCTTCTTCGTTTATTGATTCTCCTATCGGTAACCCATTCTGCACAAAAACTTTGTGCGTTACAAGTTTTGGTTTTTTTCCTTTATGTTCTGTTTCAATTATAATATTGCCGCTTGCATCGGCCCACGCATGGACAAACTTTTTCCCTTTTTTGTCCGTCTGGATTATTATTTGGTTATCGGTCTTTTTGATTACTTTCATTTGTTTCTAGCTGCTCCTTTTGCTTTTGTTTGAGTAGGTTTTTCAAATGAATTCCCCTGACAACATTTTTCATGTAGTCGTAATCGAAATAATATAAACTTTCTAAAAGTTTTGGGGCAATATTATAAGAACCAATAAACTTTTTGGCCTCTTCTAACTCATAAACTTTAACATCTTCTATTTCTTCAATAAGTTCATTGTTTATTTTTGTCATCGCTTTTTCCCTGACCTTCGGATATAGTAACCAAGGTCTTTCTACATTCCAATCCTCAAAAATTCCTTGGAGTAATTCCACACAGTCCCACAAGTCGAACACCGAAGGTGAACCTTTTATGCGATCTGCAATTCCCATTAAATGAACTTGATCTTTTATCGGCTTCTTGCAAATATTTATTGCCTCGATCAAAGCTTGTTTTTTGCCGCCAACAGTAAAAACTTTAACAAGATGTTTCTTGTTATCATAAATCGAAACCACGAACTGTTTCTTTTCTTGATTTGTCATTTTGAAGATTAGTTATTGTTTGTACACAAAATAAAGTGAATAAAATCTTTGGACGACTTTGTTTACTTTTTTCAATAATCTTATTTGGTTATTGTTGTATGCCTCCTTCACCTAACAGAAACACACAATTTAATTCCAGAAGAGAAAGAGGAATAACACACGAGTTAAGAAACTCTGAGATTATCTATATTTACTTCGATCCAAGCTATTCTGCTCTGGAAAAGAAACAAATGACTCTTACTTTTGATTTGTTTCGTGTTCTTGGATTAAGACCAAGACTTGTTGAATCTTTTACTTTTGAAGTGAGAGATGTTTATGTAAGAAATTCAGATGAGTTTTTTTCGCAATCTGATCTTGGACTTTATGCCTCAAATACTTCATATATTCAAGTTCCAACAAACAGAATCGAATCAAGGCATCAACTTCAAATGATTTTTATGCATGAAATGGGGCATTGGCTTGGGATGAAACACGTTTGTGTTGAATCGGAAAGACTATTAAGAATAGATTGTTCTCCAGTGGGTTACGGAACAGCAATAATGAATCCAATTAACGTTCCAGCTCTAGCTGCTGTTTTTTCAAGACTTGACCAACTTGAATTTCAGAGAATCAATCACCTTTAAGGTGATCTTTTATTTCTTTATTAATTCTAGTCCAATATTCTTTCAACAGAGCAGTTTGCAACTCTTTTGAGTATATTTGTTTAAACTCAAGCATTTCTCTAATTTGTTCGATTGGAAGTTTTTCGACAAAGTTTTGAGTTTCTTGTTCTGATTGATATAGAATAAATCTCATTATAAACTCACAATTTCATATGGTTTGCTTACATAATGAGATAATTCTGCGGCAATTACCATTGCTTTTTTTAGTTTTTCTTCGGCTGAATAAGTTGTGTTTTCTTCTAAGGCAGTTAATGCCCCTAAAGCATAAGGGGCAGCAACACCAATTCCAACAGTTGTTTTCTGTGTTGCCCAAATACTAAAATCTGAATCAAGGTAATAGAATTTTTTATTATATCCTATTAAGAAGCTGCTATCTCCCATTACAACTTCTCCTTCTTCATCTTTTGTTGTGACTTTTGATTTTAAACAAGCTTCTTTTATAATTTTTGGAAGTTTGAACTTAATCCAATCTTCGGATTCCACAAATGATTTTTTCTTGGTTTCTTTTTTAAGAACCTCTTCGAAAATTAATTCATGTTTTGGGGAGCCGCACAAACCAATGATGAAGTTTAAGTGTCTGTACACTTTAGGACTTAAACAAAGATCTTTGCAGTCATGGGAGGCACTACCTGTATAAGAATCACCTATCAACCATAATTTTCCTTCTTCAAACAAACCAAGTATTGCCGTCATTGGTACTTGGTTTTAAGTATTGATTAAATTAATTCAATGTCTTGTTTGAACATTTTTCTTTCCAAAAAGAAATCATGTCAAGGTCTCTTCTTTCTGCAACCTTGACTCTAACTCTCATATCTCCAAAACTATTTGGAACCCTAATCATGTCTGAATCTTGGGGATTCTCAAAAATAACTTGGATAAAAGAAGGATTTTCCCTAAATGCTTCTCTTACATAACAGTATACCTGTGACTTCGGTTTTTTTGGAGCAATATGCTTTTCAAGAAATTCTTGACAAAGCGGTTTGTTTTCTTTTGAAACAACCTGTTTTATTTTCATTCTATTCCTTTTTATTTATGCTGAAGATTTTTGTTTTTCTTGTTTATTTTTCGATTTCTTCTGGAAAGTTTAACCATTCACCTTGGTGATTATTAAACTTCTCACATTGAGCTTCTCTATGAATTATTTCAAAACCAATAAAAGATTCGCCTGTTGTCCTATCTCTCCCATATGTTGGGAAACAGCAAGCGTCTGAAGGGGTAGGCTCTAAGTCTTGCATAGCATAGTTGTACACAATAATTTGATCTTTACCATTTTGAACTACTCTATATGGGTAATATCTACCTGATGCAATTCTTGATTTAATTGGATTTTGTTCAACGTACTCAACATCATCATATGACTTTAATTGAAGCTTTTTCTTAAAAGCCTCAAAAATATCTCTTCTTCTCCATTCAGGAAAAGTACCTTCGCGTTCTACTCTTTCCAAACCATATAGCAACGAACCTCTGTCTCCATCATCATTAAAATCATCATCGTGATAATATGTAATGAATGCCCATCTAAACCACCGATTCCACCACTCCATTGAGAATGAAGATGTTTCTTGTTCAAAAAGTTGGGCAGGAGACCTACCTTTCATATAAAATTCATTATCAAAAATTTCGTGGAGGTAGTCGCTATATGATTTAGAGGTTGTCATATCAATTGCTATTGGTTTGAGTTGGAATTGTCAATCTTGTAACTCGACATTCCGAATTGAAAGAAAGAGCTGCGGGACATTCAATTGATTCGGGTTGGTGCCCGCTTGCACCAATTGTGCAAGAAACATACCCATTTCCATCCGTATCATATCCTTGACAAACTACTCTTGGAGATTGCCACTCTGGATGAAACGTACCAGCATATCTTGTTGCGGCTTGTGTTGCTGATTCAGAAGAATTCATGCAACCTTTGCCGACAGCCATAGAAAATCCAACGAAAAATACACCAATGATAGTAATACCAATTATGCTTTCGAGAAGAGAGAATCCTTTTTTGCTACGCATTTTTATACTCCTTTTTTTGATTGTTGTTGTTTTGTTGTTGAGAGCCACTTGAGATATTCTTGAATAAATTCATCAATATTGCCCGCAAACACAGAATCGACATTAAATGTTTGGTATCCTGTTCTTTCATCTTTAACATAAGTTAAAGGAGAAGTTGAATATGTTATTGTTTGGTGGCCAAACGAAACATCTTTTTTGTTTGCCTCTTTTTCTGCTTGAGCGGCATCAATTTTATCTTGTTCGAGCTGGTTTAACCTTACTTGAAGCATCGAAAGGGCTGTCTTTTTGTTTTTAATTTGATCTCGTTCCGTGCGACAAACGATTGCAATTCCAGTCGGTTTGTGAATTACACGAACCGCAGACTCAACTTTGTTAACATTTTGTCCTCCCTTGCCGCCAGCTCGAAATGTTTGAATTTCAATATCCTTATCTTGAATTTTAACTTCGACAGAACCTTCTTCGTAAATTGGAATAACATCAACAGAAGCAAAACTTGTTTCTCGTTTATCTTTTGAAGAAAACTCAGAAATTCTTTTAATTCTATGAACACCAACTTGGGACTTTAACATTCCATAAACATTATAGCCCCGAATTTCTAATACCGCAGAAGAAATTCCCGCAACATCACCGTCTACTTGAGAAAGAATATCATAGTCAAATCCATTTTTGAATGCCCATTTCAAATACATCTTCATAAGAGACTCGGCAAAATCACAAGCATCATCCCCCCCAGCGCCAGAATTTATTTCCACATAAGCACTTTTATGGTCATCTTCTTCTGAAAGAAGAATTTGCTGTTGTTGTTTTTCAACCGATTTATGAAACTTCTCGGCATCTTCTAACTCAACAGAACCTTCTTCTTTTAGAAGAGAAATCCATTCTCGTTCTTCAATAAAAGATTTAATCGAATCAACTTGTGAGGAAAGAAGAGAATGTTCTTTAGCAAGAGAAATATATTCTTTCTTGTCGTTAATATATCTTGGTAAACCAAGTTTGTGTTCAACCTCTTCGAGTTTTGTTTGAAGATCAGACAGTGAAAAAGAAGATATGATTATCTCACTTGTTTTTAAATCTTCTGATAGAACAGAATCCACATCTTCTTGTTTCATTTGAGTTTATCCTTTTGAAGAAGGTTTAATGTTTTGGTATGTGAAATTTACATTTCTTAGTTTAATATCAAATGTTCCATCCTTGTTGTCTTGGATGGTTTTAATCTCATATTCTTTAAACCTGGAGAATGTTGAATAAAACTTGTCTGATTTTTCAGGAGGCTCCCCAAGCCAAACAAAAGAACAGCGGTCTGTTGGATTGCCTAAAACGAACATCCGAGGGGTTTTCATGCTCGTTAGCTCCGTCTTGCCTTGTAAGCCCCCGAAGACCAGCTGTAAAGCCACAAAATCATTTTGTTGCAAGAAAAGCCATAAAGACAAAAAAACCTAAAACGACAAATACCATACCAATCGAATAAAGAACATCATACAACTTTTGTTTTTTTCTTATTTGGATAACTTCTTCTTGAAGCAATTTGGTATCATCGATAAAAAATAAACGAAGTTCTTCGTTCTTTATTTCTTGTTCAAGTTTTGAATATCTCTTAAGATATTCCTCTGTTTTTTCGCCGTTTTCTTGGCGAAGAAGTCTTAGTTTGTGTTTAAGATGGGCAAGATTTGTTCTGTCCATCATTTCACTATCCAATACTAAGAATATCAGTTACTGTCGACTTCAAATAATCAACGTTTTCTTCAACATATTCTCGTTTGCCAACCTTAACGATCTCCGTTGAAATAATTGGAGCAGTTACTGCCACATTAATTCTGTTTGGACGATAGTCTGCTGTATGAACTTGGGTTTTATCATTTACTCGCGTTGGTCGAACGGATGTAAACCCAAATTTCGCGGCAAACTTTTCAAAGTCTTGAAGGGGCATTCCTTTCCCTTCTTTTTTGAATTCCGCGGTCATTGTCCCTAACGTATCATTTTCATTCATGGTATCATACTCCTTTGTTTGTTGAATTGAACTGTTTCTATCTGACCTGTTCTTAAGTTGGTTTTAACAACCAAAGAACGTCTTGGATTTGGTTTTGGGGTAAAGTTTTCAGTAAAAGAATTTATTATAGATTTGGCCCAGATTTCTTCGTCGAAGCTATCATCTTTTTCTTTTTCAGGCATTCAGTTCCTCCAGCTTATCTTTTATTTCCAAATAGAGAAGTTTGTTATAGGCTCCAAATGGACCATCAAACAAGGTTTGCCAATCAACCCATTTAACAACACCTGTTTCATGGGCATCTAAAGTATCTTGTTTAATTGGATTAAAGTGTTTGAATGGTAATAGGAATGTTTCGGTTGTATAACCATCATCTTCTTTATGACGTTTAAAAACTGAAATTAAATCTTCTGGAGAAACATCGTATCCCGTTTCTTCTTTCATTTCTCTTGCCGCCGCCTCGACAGAGGTTTCTCCAGGATCTATTTTACCGCCAATTATTCCAAATTTTGTTTTGTCGTTTTTTCTTGATACGGCGAGAACGGTATTGTTTTCTGTGTTGACAACCAAAACACAAGCCGCATACATAATAGGTTTTTGGGTTTTAAGTGATATAGTCATGGCGTAGCCACACGCTAACTATGGTTCGAAGGGCTGTCAAGCGAGGCACACCGCAAAAAAGAACAAGCATTTGCATATCTAATTCCTTCTTCAACTAATAAAACAAGAACAGTCCTAAAGTTTATTGTTATAACATCTAAACAAATAGAATAATAAAACTTATGAGTTGTTTCTTCTGCCCAAGAGAGATGACCAGTTTTTGTATCGAATCCCTTAAACAAATATAAATCTTTTACTTTATAACACCCTCCAATGCTTAACTTGTTTTCGATACTCTTGTTCATTTCTGTTTAAGAAACTCTTCTAAAGGTTGAAAAATAATAACTTTATACTCTAAACCAGGAATAATTGGATATTCCTCGATTCCTTTTTCTGTCATAAACTTATACCATTCAAGACCATATTTTCCTTTTTCTTTCCCAAGAAAAATTTTATCCCGAGTATTTACTATTTCTGTAAACGATTTCCCTTCTATACACCATTTCTTAGTTCCGTCTGCGTATTCAATAGCAGGTCCATCGATTCGATGTTCTTTTCCTTCAAAATACCATTCTTTTGCTCCATCTGAAAACTCAATAGCTGGACCATCTAATCTGTGGCATTTTCCTTTTATATACCATATTTTTGTTCCATCAGAAAACTCCGCAGCAGGTCCGTTTTCTCGGTGGAGAAGTCCATCTTTATACCAATATTTATTTCCGTTTTCCCATTCAACAATTCCTGTATAATTTTTTGGAATATTTTCTCCAAATTTCAGTTTTAGTGTTTCCATTTTGAAAACGACTCCAGTGTTTCCAAATCAATTTGGAATTCATATTCCAAGCCAGGAACAATTGGAATTTCTTCAATCTCTTTCTCTGTAAGAAACTTTAACCATTCAAGATTATATCTTCCTTTTTCTTTTCCAAGAAAAACTTTATTTCGAATATCTAAAATAAAAGAACATTTTATCCCATTGATCCACCATTCTTTGCAACCATTTGACCGTTCAATTGCTGGGCCATTTATTCTATGAAGTAAGCCTTCTTTATACCATCCTTTTGTTCCATCTGCCAATTCAATAGCTGGCCCATCCTCTCGGTGGAGGTTTCCATTAATCCACCACTCTTTTGTTCCATTTACCCATTCAATAGCAGGACCATCTATTCGGTGGCGTTTTCCTTCGATATACCAATGTTTGGTACCATCGTTCCATTCAACCGCAGGACCATCGATTCTATGAAGTAAGCCTTCTTTATACCAAGACTTATCTCCATTATCCCATTCACAGGCAGGACCATCTAATCTGTGTTTTTTTCCTTCTTTATACCAAAATTTGGCTCCATTCGGAAACACAGCAATCCCCGTGTAATTCTTTGGCACATCATCTGTATGTTTACATTCTATTGTTTCCATTACAATTCTCTTGTTTTTGTTTTCCAAAACTTAACAGCAACAGGAAATCTTGGAATTCCATCAGGAGTTAAATTCTGATATTTAATAGAAACAAGTGTGTCAATATAATCAGATTTATTCTTTAAAAGTTCTCTAAAAAACTCTCTATCGCCTTGAATGCCCGCCCCAAATTGTTTTCCTGTGACTGTCTCAACCAAAACATTCCCTGCCATTCCAGAGCGGTTTCCATCGCCCTCCACGATATCAATAAGTTTAAATTCTTCTTCTTTGAACTCTTTTCTTTTGATCAGCTGTTTAGTTCTTTTATTTTCATAACCTTTGTTCGAAATTCGAATCATTTGCCCTTCGTAACCTTGTTCCATATACCTTGCATAACACTTATCAAGTTCTTCTTTTGAAGAGACCTTTGTTGTTTCAACAAGTTTTATTACAGAAGATTCTGTAACAAGAGACTTAAGTTCTTCGTGCCTTTTTTCATAAGGTTTGTCAGAAATTAAATCGTATATCCAATACTGGAGATAGTCTTTTGACTTAAGAAGGTCTTCTGGTTCTGGTTTTGATTTTCTTGCAAGAGAGATTATTTCGTTAAAATTATCTGAAAGTCTGTCGCTATAAAGTTCTCCATCAAGAATAAGATCTGGCTGTTTGTCGAATATAGATTTAAGTTCTTCAAGAACATGCGGGGCAGAAATTATTGGTTTCCCTTGTCTTGAAAACAAACCTTTTGAAGTTGCGATACATCTACAGTTGTGTACCAATATACCATTTGCATAATAATTGTTGTTATCTTTTACTTCTATGTTATATCTTTTTTGAGAATTAATAGGGGTTATTGATTTGATAAGTGGTGATCTTTTTGTTAGGTTGTAACCACAGCACTCTTCTTCGAATCCCAAATTGTTTGCTTCAATCCAATCATTTCTTGATACTGACCACAACTGATGATTTGTTGTTGTTTTGAGTTTTGTTCCATCTTCAAATTCAATTTCTACCCATTCTGCTGGCTCCTCAAATGACATAAATGCTAAAATTTCTTTTTTTTCTTGTATATTGTCATTTAAATTATATGACCAAACTTTAACCTTCATACGATTTTCAACTATTTTACCAATTGGGATTGGTCCATCCTCAGTTTCAATTAAAGTTTCACAAGAAAAGCAACCGTCGAGCTTAGGCTGGGAAAACACAGTGGAACCTTCAACATACTCATAGTCCTCTCCATATTCTTTTGCGAGCATTGGTTTAATATAGTTGTCTTGATTTAAAGAATTCTCGTCAAGAGTTTCTTTATAATTTCCTTGGGCAAGTTTCTTTTTATAGTTTGCAGCAACTTCTAGAAGACACTGTTCTTCTGCAGTAGTTTGGTTCTTTTTTCCAATGTTTTTGGATTCACAAACGGTCCACTCAGAAACAACAATTTCTCCACCATAAACACCCGAGTGTGTTCTAAACTTATTATCTTCCGATTCCATCCACCAAACTCTCGTGTTTTGGTTTGAATCTTTTTTGTAGAGTTCTTTATGTTTTTTTATCATCGATGAGACCTTTTATTTTTTTGTGCAGAGTTGGATTGGTTGATAAAACATGATCTAAAAATCCAGGAATAATAGGAAATTCTTTTACTCCTTGATTTTCTGTTAAAAACTTTAGCCAACATAAATCATATTTGCCCTTTTCAGTTCCCAAATATAAACATTTATTGACAAAAAATTCTAATTTATTTAAAAAATATAAAGTATCTTCAATATACCATTCTTTATAACCATTATATGTTTCAACTGCTGGACCATCTATTCTGTGAAGAACTCCACCAATATACCAATTTTTTGAACCATCCCAAAGCTCAACAGCTGGTCCATTTTCTCGATGAAGTTTACCCTCTTTATGCCAATATTTATTTCCGTTTCCCCATTCAATAATTCCTGTAAAGTTACCTGGGACATTTTCATCACCATTTAGTTTTATAACTTTCATTAAGCCATTAATTCTTTCATGTATCCAAAATATATGAGTTCCATTTCTACAGGGTTTACTTCTTTGATCGTATATTTGATAACTGAATTTTTAAATGAATTTATTTGCTTAACTTCTTTTCTTTCAAACAGAAAAGAAGAATGCAAACAATAAAGATTCTGATCTTTTTTTATCGCGTAAATTCCATTGCGAGAAGTGTAAATCTTTAATTGATCATCGGCCCCCAAAGACAAGACTGTGTGAACATCGGTTTTAATGTTTAATTTTGTTTTAAATGATTTTAACGAGGTTCCGCAATAAGCTTTTCTGTCTTCCCAAAGTTTTTTGGTGACGATTTTTCCATCGACAATATAGTATTTTCCATATGTTGATCTATATGAAGGATGGGTGTCTGAACCATATTTCCCATTTGTAAAATAATATTTTTCTTCGGGAGTATCAGAATACTCTCCTGTAAAACCATTCAATTCTTTTGAAAAGAATTCGCAAAAGAATTCCATTATGGAATTACTAAATGCATTTAGTTTTTTAATTGGATAATATGAAATTTTTCTTCTGTCTGCTTCTTTTAGAAATTCTTCATATTTGTTTTTGTCGAGAATTAAGGTATCCATGTTTTAGAGTTCCTTTTAGGTTTAAACAAACACAAAAAGTCCTCTACCTTTCGATAGAAGACTTTTTAAATTTACCGATTCTTTTTATAAAGAATTTCGCATGGGTGGCCGTCGAAATCGTATAACAAATCTCCTTGTTTTAATTCAACTGGGCCAGGAAGTTCCGATATTCTTTTATCGGAAAGCCGTTTTGTAATATAAGTTACCAAAACAACAGGAATGGGTTTTTCTATCATTTTTCTGGCACAAACTCCACGGGAATTTCAAGTTTTGCCAAAAGAATCTCAAGTTCTTCTTTAACAGCAGAAGCAAGAGTATTCGAACTCAAAGTTCGTTTGAGTCCTTTGCCCCACTTGTCATATGTTTTCAAATGAATCATAATAGGTGTGCCTTCGGCAATAAGATGTTCGGACTGAACCATTTGCCCCATCATTCGAGCAAGGTCTTTAACATCTCTGTACCCAAGATCAACGTGAAAAGCGTGAACAACAACACGATTCAATTCGTGGGTTGCAAGCGGAACGAGTTGTGATTCCTCAATATCGAGATTGATTTCTTCTTTAACCTCTCTAACCGCAGCCTGTTCAAGAGTTTCATCTCCATCACAAAAGCCACCAATCAATCCCTGGAGGCCATCCCACCGATGGACTCCGATAACAACGGAAACAACTTGATTTGAATCTACCGAAGGATCACCATAATATTGATATAGTTTGCTGTTGGCTGTGATCGCCACAAAAGCTCCGTTCTTCTTTCCTTCAACTTTGGTTCCGAATGGGAGCTCACGAACTAGATCAGTCGACATTGTTTTTTCCTTTTCTTTCTTGGGTTTTGGTTGTTTGTATTTGAGACAGAGAATCAATCCAGGTCGCAGCATTCGCCACGACAACCGAATTGTTCACAGATTGGACACGGAGCTTTTAATCTTTTATAAACCTTATCATCATCAAGATTGTCTAACTCATCTAAATCATCATCGTCTACAATATCTCCGAGGTCTTCTTCAACATCATCGGCAAATAGAGAGTTAATATCATTTAGATTGATTTTTTGTGAAATGTTACTCATTATCCAATTTCCTTTGTTTCTTTTGCTGGTTCTGTTGCCGCAACCGTTTCTTGTTTTGGTTGCTCAATTTCTTTCTCTTGTTTTTCTGGCTGAACTCGAAGTTTTTCAATTGGTTCAACAAGATCAGTCATCGCCCCAATTAACCCCGTTTCAGCAAACTTGAAAAGTCCAAGAATTGAATTCAAAGCTTCTTCTCCCGCGACCGCCATTCCTTCAATTCTAAATTCAGATGCAAGTTCTTCCATAATATCTTGGTATCTCTCAGGAAACTTTGTTTTTACTACGGGAAGAGCTTGTCCCATAATATATCCGATCAATCCTTTTCCGTATTCGGAACCAAAAAGAGCATCAATTCCCTTTTTAATTGATTTTGCTTCTTTTGGAGATTTGTTGTGAGAAAGTAATTGAATTAGAGTTGATTGAACAACGGAAACAGATTTCCGACAAGCGATACGAATACCTGCTTGTCTTGAATCTGACTTAAATTGTCCAATAAAATCTTTTCCTTCTTTCTTTGTTTCCATTACAGACTCCTTTTTATTAGATTCTTTCACGCTTGTTGTGTTTTCTTTGTTAATAAGATTTGCAATAAATCCTTTAATATCAACCGAACTACCATTTAAGTAAAAATAACCATCTCTACCAAGTTTGCATTCAACTGTTTTGGTCACGGTATTAAGCCAATAAATAAAATAACACCATGCTGGTCCATCTTCTCGGTGCAACACACCATTTCTATAATACTTGACTAATTCAATTTCATCTCGAAATTTGCCGTCAGGTTGTTTTACAGATCTAAAAACATATTCTGCTGGTCCATGTTCATTATGGACAATTCCACCAACTTTATGTTGAAA